TTGAGACTCCCTTATTGGGAGTCTCTTAAACAAAGATTAAAATATAAAATATATTTGAATTCCAATCTTGTAGTAATTCAATATCCCAGTAATATAATAATAAGATATTTAAGAAGGGATGATTGAATATGTATCCAAAGATTATTGTATTTGAGGGTTTGGATTGTAGTTTCAAAGAAACCAACTCTATTGCTCTAACCAATTATATTGATAAAGAAGCTAAGAGATATACATTTCCAGATTATGATAATGATAGATCTTATTATATTAAACAGTTTCTAGGAAAGAACTATCCAAAAGATATTAGTAAGAAGATTATCAGAAATATGTATCTGATGGAAATATATGATAAATGGAATACAGAGATTAAAGAAGATATCAAGAATGGTATTAGGTATATCATCTTTGACAGATTCTGGTATTCAGGATTGTATTATAATTGCAATAATGATAACGATTGTAATGATTTAACTATGGAAGCTCTACATACATATAGACTTCCTGTAGTAGATTTGTTGTTTAAGATGATCACAGATCCAAATCTTATGATACAGAAATTGAAAGAGAAGTCTAGTGGAGATATCTATGAATCAAACATAGAAAAGATGCTTGAGATATATAATAGATTCAATACATTCAATTTCTGTGGTGATAGACAAGAAGATATTTATATTACAGAAGATATAGGTGGACATACAGAATTTAAGAGTAGAGAGGAGATCTTTGCCAACATTATAGAATGTTTTAAAGCTAAGAGCGAGGAATGGTCATGAGTTCATTTCTAAATGAAATCCCATCTTCGTTTCCAGAAGGAATGACAGATGGAATTGCATTCATTGCAGATAAAGATTATGATGATAGACATGTAAAAGTATATCAAGATATACTTCTTACTGTTATTCGTCGTAATCCTGAAGCTACATTTGTGATCTACTCTCCTGCTGAGAAGATTATGGAGTGGTTTAAAGACTATATGAAGGTATTTAAGATACCAGAAGAAAATCAATGTATTATATATCCTCCTGGATATGAAGAGAAATCAGAATATGAGAAGAATCAAGAAAGAGCAACTAGTCTACTAATAAGAAACCCAAGAATCTTCGATCAATCATATGCTCAGCCTCTTGAACACGCTCAAAGAGGATACAATACATTTCCTGGCAGAAACTCTATTGAAAATAGAGCATATAACAAGAATATCAGAAAATCTCCAATCTGGTATACCTTAGAGAAGTATAAAGAGATCTTTGGCCAAGCTAAAATCAGATTGGTTATTATCTTTACTGATAATCCTGCTGCTACACCAGTAAAAGAGATGCTTTCTACGGCTAAAGAGTATCAGTTCCAGCTATTTATAGTTGATTCATATGGTGAATGTACAGATCTAACCGATCCAAATGTTTTAGGACATAAGAAATTCTATGGAGGAGTATTTAAGCATGAAAATTCAAGAAAAGATTAAGGCTTTGTTCTCTGACATGCCTTCTGAAAGAGTAGATGATATTTCTACCATTATTCCTGATCATCATAGAGATGATGGGTATAAAATTACAGACGGTACTGTAGAGAATGAAGTGGTATATGTATCTGATTGTTCTTATCTTGTATCTAAAGCTGCACGTATCTGTATTGGTCAAGATGTAGAAGGTGATTATGAGAAAAGATTGATGCATATTGCTAGAGTAGCACTCAGAGGGCATGAGTCTACATTTGAGCATACCAATATCATCATGATGCTCCATTTTAATACATCTCTGTATTCAGAGTTCATTAATCTTGCTAGTGCAATGAGATATTTGAATTGGAAGGTTAAACAGGATAAAAATAATATTCATGTTCTTATTGGTGGAACAATTAGAGCATATAAGAATGCTATCAGATTCTGTCCTGATTGTATCCATAATCCATTTATCTCATCTATCAAAGAAGTATTGTATTCTTGTACTGAATCTGTATATTATGATGATTTCATCAAATATGGTGTAATGGATAGAGCATTATTCGCTACAGCAGTAGAGAATATGAAGAATATTAAGTATTCTCGTGCTAGTATTGATAATGATGTATTCTGTGATTCTGCTGGTCAAGAACATAAGAAACTCGAATCTGAGAATGTAGAGATCCTTGCTACTGAACATCATACTCTTGATAAAATTCTTAAGAAAGTATCTCCATATGGGTTTGGTTTGTATGACTGTATGGATATTGCTGCTGTAACAGTAGTATTTAAGAATATTTCAAGAGCCATTTCTCTTCAGGTTATCCGTCATCGTAATGGGACATCACAGATGTCTCAGAGATATGTGGATTACAAAGATAAAGGATTTGTAGATCCTATAAAATTCATTTCTAACGGGGACGTTAACAAAAAATATAATATAAGTATATTTGGTGCTAATGTATCTAAAACATCTAATGAACTTGGAAATGAATTGTGCGATATCTATAGACAGGTGTCTGAGCAAGGTATGAAAAGACAAGATGCAAGATCTTTCTTGCCATCTAATGTTGTTACTTCTCTTATGATGACTTTCACTTATAGAAATCTTTATCATTTCTTTAAGATGCGAGAAGCAAGTGATTCTCAAGCCGAGATTCAAGATATTGCACATCAGCTCCATGATTTGTTTAGACAATATGAGCCTCTTGCTAAAAATAGAGAGATGGATGAGCTCATGCTGAGTTTTGAGAACCTTCCTCTTTATATGATGGAGCAAGAAGATTATACTGAACCAATTATTGATGAAGAAGAGGTAGTTGATGGAGAGATCATTGAATAATTATCTATATAAAAAGGGAGTATGTGGATAATGAAGAAGACTATTTACAACCCCACGATGGAACAGTTCTTAGATTGTAAAAATAAATTATCTAAGAAACATGTTAGTATGTGTATTATACTTAAAGATGGTAAATTTACACGTCCTACAGAAATTTACAATGTAAAACGTGGAGACATCTTTAAATACTACATGTTTAATGGTACTGAATGGGTTATGAATCCGATGGCAATGCCATTTATTGCTACTGGAGACCCATATATTAATGCATATGGCAAGCCTGTCGTCGAATGTCGATATGCGCCTATGGATAAATATAAGTCGTTGTTAAAGAAGGAGAAATGAAAGATGGTTCTGAAGAATGCTACAGTATACCAGAAGGATTTTGACAACTTCTATGATGGTGTAGATGCCGTATGTGAAGCTGTTTCTGGTCTCAAGAGATTTTTTAAAGATGCTCGATCTGAAGAGGAAGCAATGCAGAATCTTTTTGAAGAGTTTCTAACGAATGCTCCTACTACCACAAATGGTAATTTCCCGTACACGTTTTGCATCAAGATCAACTCTCGTGGGGTGATCTTTGATACAGATAAAAGACTTAGCTTTGGATGGCGTCCTTGGGTCCGAGATGGCCGTAAGTGGTTTACGTTTAGCGTTTACTTCCCGAATGCTAAGACAAAGACCATTGCTGAGACCAATCTTGTCAATGAGGAGTGGAAGAAGCTTCCTCCTCGTACCGATGAGACGAATGCGGCAGAGTAAAGTCTAATCCAATCACCTCCTTATAAATCACTACCTTAAACTCACATATACCCTCTATCCATAATAGGATAGAGGGGTATGTAGTGTCTAAACACATTGATAAAGAGGTGATTATACGATGAGAAATCCTGAAAACATTAATAGATTAGATGTTACAGAAGAACAAAAAGATACAATTAAACTATCATCTATACCAGAATTTGAAATAGAAGATTGGGATTTGTCTGATCCTAAACAGTTTAAGAAATATATTAATGCTATAGAACGAATTGTAAGAGGATCCTTTGAATATAGGCAGTTTATTGGATTCTTAAGAGATTACGTAGGGATGAATAAATGCTCTGTATTCAGTAATATAACTAATTTAGAGTCTTATAAGGTAAAGATTCATATACATCATGAGCCAATCACACTATATGATATTGTATTGGCAGTATATAATAAGAGATGTGCATGTAAAGAACCATTATCTGAAGATATGGTTGCTAAAGAAGTTATGTATCAGCATTATATGCTTAGAGTGGGACTAATACCATTATCTGAGACAGTGCATGAATTAGTGCATAATCAATTTATATTCATTCCTACTACTGCTGTATTTGGCAAATACTGGGAGTTTGTCGATATATATCATGATTATATAGATCCAGAAGTATTGGATACTCTTAAGAAAATAGAAGAGATATCTAAAACTTTTGATATGGAGCAAAATAGAAAGATTCTTGAGACTCATTTTATCCATGTAGATACTGGAGACTTCTATCCGACAGATCTTAACATGGTTAAACAGACTCTTGAAGAAAGAATAGAAGAGATTAAAGAATCTTATAAACGATAATATATTATATAGATGAAAGGAGACTCTAGATATGAAAATTAAAGTGAAGCCATCTAAACCAGATGATAGTAATGGTGCTGTCAGAGTATTTAGTAAACCCATTGTTGGTTCTACTATTATTGCTGATCCAATAGATAAGATTCTTAAGAAAGAAAAAAGTTTTATAGATAGGATATTAGATCTTATCAGAGTACACTGAAGAAAGGTGTTTAGCCTTTCTTTTTTGACACTACGATAATCTATGATATTGGAGGTATCAGATATGAGTCTTTATAAAAACACTTTTCAGTTGATTGCTGAGCTCGCTAAAGCAGAATGTGGTGAAAATTGTCATTCTTATTCTGCTAATACATGTGAAATTGAGTGCAATAACGTTCTTGATGCTATCGATAAGATTAGTCAAGGGGAAATTAAGTATTTACCTCAGGCAGTCAATATTCAGGTTAGTAATGAACACGGATACTTTGTTGAGATGGATGATCTCGTAAAGTATATGGTTGGTACTCATTGCCGAAGCTTTAAAGAAGCTCTTGATGAAATTGCTAAGGGCAATGGGACAGATAAACCTCTTGCAATCTGTATTGAGGCTAAAGAGCTTAAGAAAGCTGCTAAGAAGGCTAAGAAGAAGAAAATGGAGATTTGTCCTGATTGTAAGAAGCCTTCATATCTTTGTACTTGTAACAAATCAAAGAGTGAAAGCTATAATACCACCGATGATGAAGATTTTGATGATGGCGATCTTGATGACGATGATGAAGAGCTCTATGAGTGTGCTATGTCCGTCATTGAGAAATGCAAATCTGAAGGCATTAATCTTCTCCAGAAGTAATAAAAATATTATATCTCCTCTACCCAATATGGGTAGAGGAGATATTTTATTTATAAATGATATTTTTATAAAAATATGATACTATAAACATCTTAAAATGGGTGTCTGTGGAGCTAGTAATTTATCTATATTGCAAATATTTTAAGTATAGCAGAAGGGTATATGAGAGAAGTTTTATATTTTGCATTTTGGTATACATCATAGTTCTAGCATGCACCATTTTAATAAAAGTAAACAAATATTTAGATATATACTATTATGGTAACAAGAAAGGAGCGAAAAATTATGAAAAAAGAAACAGATTCGGGTGTGCATGAGCTATTAAGAAAAGCAGCAAAGCTTTTCGGCCCAGACAATTATGATTATCTCTGCGTTATGTGTGCAAATGTAGCTATTATGATCTATATGACTGAGAGTGGAGCATTTAATAGATTTAATGAGCTATGTGAAGCTAAAGATGAAAAAGCTTTAGATCATTCGCACAGAATATCAGAAATCATAACACATGAGGTTCAAGCATATCCAAAACACCTTCTAAGAGGTATCTTAGAAGATAAAACAACTTGTTATGGGTTTATTGGTCTGTTTAAGAGGAATGAAGAGTTAGATAAGATAATGAAAATTCATCTATTGCCAGATCAATATGAGAATTATAGAAAGTGGTGTGAAGAATGAAAGAAGAACAGAAAGAAAGAATTCAAGAATGGGTCAGAACTAATGATACAATCAATCATGAAATCATTAAGTCTTGTGCAAAGTATATTATGCAAGCTTTGATCACCAAGGATCCTGTAATTGAATCTATCTCAGATGCATGCAAGAGATTTGATGAACATGCTATGAGAACCGCGATTCAAATTCAGTCTACTATTGCATATAAACTCTGGTCCAGATCAGATGCTGGAATAGAGTATACAATGGATCTAATCTCATTGATGAATAAAGAGGATAAACTGATGGAATTCATTGATGAGCTTAAAGCAGATAAAGCCATTAGTAATATTGTAAATGATTATCTAGATACTCATCTAGATTGAGAGGGGGAAGAATAATGTGATTGCATTCTTTAATGCTATTAATACATACACAGATGCATCTTTGTATAAAGATGAAAAGGGTATTACCAGTACATGTGCAGGATATGTAACTGTGTATCATGGTAAAATCATTGATGAAGGTGTACGTGTATTGTATAATACCACAAACAATTATGGAGAGATTTATGCTATCTATATGGGTGTGCAAAGTTTACTTAAGTTTGCTCATATGGATACGTTTCTAAATCTATTCTCCGATTCAAAAATATCAGTAGATGGATTAACGTCTTGGATATCTGGGTGGGTTAAAAACCAAGATAAAAACGGGATTATGTATTCGTCTTCTGGTACCAAAGTTGCTAATCAGGAAATTTTTTCGGCTATCATCAACATGATTGCATTCCATGGCATACATTTACAATTGCATCATATATTAGGACATATCAATCCTAATAATGCACAAATGTTGGAGAAAGCCAGGATTACTTTTAAGCGTGAGAATGGCGTGTTATTGTCAGAGGAGATTATGAGAGAGATTTGTTCTTATAATAACTATGTGGACAATCGCACTAGAGATATGCTTATGAGTAGTGTAAATAACAAGATGTCTCTTGCTAATTACGCTGCACCTGAGATAGCAATGAGTTATGTTTTGAGTAAAGGTATGGTTGATAATTACCTAAAGCTGTTGAGTGATTAAAGAGAGGAGATTGCACTTAATGGGTATGGAAAAGATCATTGTAACCACATCTAAAAACGGTCTTAGTTACAAAGAAGACGGTTCTGCCATTCATGGAACTGCATATGAAGAATTTATGCGGTGGAGGCCCACATATTCTGGTCTGGGCCAAGAATGGTTGAATCTTTTTGGAGATGCAGTACGAAGTTTGATTTTGAATACTGAATCTGTACAAAAGGTCAATCTTGGTAATAAAGTAGATCAGATTGTAGAGATTTCTAAGAGATATGCTAGAATCTATTATGCTACTGAAGGAGCAGCAAGAGAAGCGGATTCTTCTAGAGCATTGTTTATCTTTAGAGGAGTTCTTATGGATCTTGTACGAGATTACAATTATATGGATCCTCGATATGATGATCTTGTCGATGGTTTGTATAAGAAAATTTGTGATCTTATTAAGGTTGGTAGGTAAAATAGTTAGGTGATTGTATACTATATATAAAGTATACAAGATAAGGAGGTAAAATAAGATGAAAGTTAAGAATGTCAATGATGCAAATGCAAAGACAGATGAACGGAGAATTGTTACAAGCTGCGGAGTAGCTGCAATCATGCCTTCTAAGAAAGAAGAAGATGCAGTTAATCGGTATATTTTGAATATCCGCAATCAGCTTGGTGGGGATCTTTTTAATGTAGTCACCCATCCAGAATTTGCAGTTCTTCCTCTTCATTCTGACAAGGAGTTTGGACCATATCTTGGTGATCAGAAGACTACTGAGTTTATGTGGATCAATCTTTTCCATTACATGTTTTGGAAGAACAATGCAACAAAGATTGAAACCATGGTTCAGAGTTTCATCTCTCAGTATCCTTCTGCACAGGAGAATATTGCCGATGTATATCGGTGGGCAAGGGAAACATTTATCAATGAGGAACTTGCAAAGCGTGGAAGAGCGCCTATGTATCAGGCTATTCCGCCGAAGTTTGATCCTTATGCAAACATTGCTATCAATGCAGAAGGATTCTGTGCATATACAAGCAGTGTTATGGGCAACATGATTACCGCTATGGCTCAGAATGGAGCTTGCGTTGAATATGTTGGTCAGACTATTGATCAGTTGGTCAATGAGATCACTAAGATTCTCCAGTATTATTCTGATAATATTCAGCAGCAGATTATGCAGCAGCACCAGGAAGCACAGATGCAGAGCGGTACTGTATCTAATATGATCCAGTATGCAGCCTATTCACAGCCTGAGCAGAGTACTCCAACCATGAACCATGAGACTGTGGATTTTGTCAGACAGGATATGATCAGAAAATATGCAGCTCATCAGGCTAATCTTGTTCAGCAGAAGGCATTTGAAATGCAGCAACATGGTATTCCTGTTGAACAGATCGATCGGTTTGTAGGAGAACAGATGCAGAATATTAATAATCAGATTGTTGCATTTACGGCTCCGTCACAGCAGATGCCAGTTGAGGAACCTGTTGTAAATAACTATGTTCCTGAAATGAGCAACCCAGAAGAACTGAAAGAAGTTATTCCAGATATTTCTGCGGCAGTACAGTCTGAAAAGGATTTTGTAACTGATATTGGCGATATCGCTAATGTTGATTTCTATCCTATTGATAAGCCTGATATTGGTCATCCTAATGCTCATGCAGCAGTACAGGGTCCTCAGAATATCTATGGTAGTCAGATTGGTGGATATGGTGCTATTGGTAATAATCCATTTGCATCCAGTTCGGATTATTCTGGAAATTTTTAAATGCGGCACACCAGAATACCCTGGAAAAGGTGTTCGCCGCTAGTCGATCTACAACAAAGAGTGGAGAAGAATATTTTGATCTTTCTAAAATTGGCAAAGCACTTGCAGATGAAGTGAAGCCAGTTTCAGCCAATATCGATATTGATCCTGATGATGGAGGAAAAAGGTTGAACGTAGAATTCTCATCAGAAGATATGAAAAAGATTATGAGTGTGGGTAAAGCTGTAAACCAGATTGATGAACAACAACAGATTGCAATGAATGCAGCCAATGGTCCACAGCCTCAAGTAAACAGCACTAATACGATTGATTACACAAATATGGCTGGAATGAGAACCATGGGTAATAGTTATTATAATAATTATAGCTCTTGGTATGGAGATCGAAATTCGTGGATGGATCTTACCCAGGAAGAAATAGATTCTGGAAAGTATCCTGTAGGTAAGGTTATTAGACCAGGGGATGAAGATTTTGGTAAGCCGAAGACCATTAAGCGCAAAAAAGAACAGATTATCGTATGTGTAAAGAAACTTCGGACTGATGAAGATGGAAAGACTCATTATGAGTATCATGGAGATAAAGCTGCAGTAGAGCACTTTAAGAAAGAAGCTCAGATTGAAGATTATAAGAGTGCAGCACAAGACGTATGGCGAAGAGTACAGCTTGCAGAGGTTTATAACCTTGCAAAAGAGCTGAAGAGATATAATAGTATGCTTTCGGAACAGCTTCTTTGGTATCAGCATGAATCAACTCTTGAAGAGTTTGAAGAGTTCAAAAAGATGTGTCTTCAGAAGCTGTTTGATTATCGAAGCAAAGATCCGTTTGCCAAAGTGAAATCCAATATCAGGGTTATCAATGGGCAAACACATATTCTTCCAACAGAGAATGATAATGTGTCTAAAGAAGAACTTGATCAATATGTAAGAGAGCTTGAAAATAGAGCATATGAACCTAGTCAGAAGGATAAAGAAGATGCAGTAATTGAAGGATATCAGAAAGAAAGTGATGATCGTCTTGATGGTGTTCGTAAACAAATCGAAGCCATTAAGAATGGAACAGATCCAGATAGTTCTATCAAGAGACTGCAGCTCTTAACTAATATCCAGGTTTGTTGTTCTCAAGAAGAGTATGAAAGAGAAGTTGAATGGCAAGAGAAACTTAAGAACCGTTGGAATGTTCAGCAACAAAGTAGTCAGAATCAATATGCTATCTGGAAACAGATAATGAAATGTGCGATCGAAGATGTACCAGAAGGTATGACTTATGATCAATGGTTTGACGAATGGTGGAATAAGCCAGCGAAAGATGCTGAAGATTATTATCGTAAGAATAAGCGTGCAATCCTTAGTGGTCAGCTTAGTAATAGGCTTGGACAGATTGTAGCTTCACAGCCTACACCAGATCAAATCAAAGCTGGTTATGAGGCAGATATAATCAGACGGTATCGAGAGTTTGATAAGGGTTTGGTAAGAGATGAAGGTTTGAACCAGTTCTTTAATGGTGAATATGGTTTTGCATATCTATGGCATTGTCATCTTCGTGATAAACTGAAGAAGCAACGTCAAGATCTGAGAAGACTGTTTGATCCTAATGAGCTTCATGAGTTGTTTAGAAGCAGAAGCGGTACAAGCAATCATCCGTCATTGCCAGCCAAACCAGATTATGATACAATTGTTAACTCAGAAGAGTATCGGAAGAGAAGACAAATGTTCATCGAAACCATCTACAAGAAAAACAAGCTTGGGAGGTTGAGATGACTCGGAATGAGATGCTGCAGAAGCTATATAATAAGAAAAAGTTATATAAAAACTTTGACTTTGATGCTCTGTGGCATCCTCCGATATCAGCATATCTTGGAGCAGATGATGTAAGAAGAATGAATCAAATTGCATTATCCGCAAAGCTAAATGGAAGACCTCATGAGAAATATCATATGTTAGATGAAATAGTCAGGCCTAGAGGGTTTACTAGATTCCATGCTGGTACCAATAGGCTTGTCTATAAATCTGAATATGATGATACATTCTTATTGAAGGTTGGTATTGACCGAGTCGGTATCACCGATAACCCGTCAGAATTTTATGCGCAAAATATGCTTAAGCCATTTTGTGATAAGATTTTTGATGTATCTCCGTGTGGAACTGTTGGTCTCGTTGAGAGAGGAGATCCTATTCGTAATCGTCAGCAATTTGAGGAATTTGCTGAAGAGATTTTCTATATTATAGTTACGGAGTTCCGTGGACTGGTTCTTGAAGATATTGGTACAAACTTCTTCATGAATTGGGCTATAAGAAAGAATTTCGGTCCTATGCTCATAGACTTTCCTTATACTTATGCGATGGATATAAATAAGATGCATTGTACAGAAGTAGATAAGATAACTGGTCTAAAATGCCCGGGATTGATAGATTATGATGCTGGATTCAACACATTGATATGTGAGGTATGTGGTGCTAGGTATACTGCAAGAGAACTAGCGAAGTCAAATCAAGTAATCTCAATTAAGAGTGCACTTGAAAGATCAAAGGAGACAGGAACAATGGAAAAAATCATTGTATATGTAACAAGAGACGGTGTTAAATATCCTTGCAATATGGTAGATGATGCAGTAATCAAATCTGCTTCTCGTCATCGTAAGGATAAGAAAACTGAACGGAAATATGATAAATTTGTTCAGGAGATTAATGATAAGGGAGAAGAGATCCTTCATGTTCCAGGGCTTGGCACATTGAAGAAAATTGATGAGCCTGCTCCTGTAGTGAATGAGAAAGTGGATCTCAATGCTCCGCCAGAAGAGGTTAAGAGCGATGAACTCGTTGGTGAAGTAAAAATCCCTGAAGTGATTAATGTTGAACCAACAGAAGATATTGAAGAGGCTCAGGATGATGAGATTGCCGAAGTCAGTGCAAAGGCTCGGATGAAGCGAAAAGAGATTGAAGATAAGATCAATGTTCTCGAAGATGAGTTCTGTAAAAAGTACGAAGATAAATATGATGAGGATCAGATTATCACCTTCCAGGATGATCTTACTAAGTATACTGTAGAAAGAATCGTCAAGATGTTTGAGATTGATGAAGTATCTGCAGAGAAGATTGTCCGCGATATCGTAGAAGAGGACTTCCCTAAGAAGACCACTTCTGTTGATACCCGTGAAGATGATACTGAATCTGATCATGAAGATGCAGAGAATGCTGATAAATATGAAGAGCTTGCTGAACAGTATGGCGTAGACCAAGAGGAGGCTCCTCAGAAGCGTTCAAAGAAGAAGCTTGAAGATTATTGATGGTAATATACTATAAGAAGGAGAGGGTATAAGTGCCCTCTCCTTATTTTTAGGAGGTGAATGATATTGTTTGCTAACTGTTATATTACTAATCAGAGTTCTGATATTCAGCAGATGTTGGTTAGGGGTATAAATGTAATCGCCCTCACAGAGGAAATTGAAGATTTCAAATATACTCCAGTTATGATTGCTAGTATTCTTCTTCCTCCTTATGAATCTGCTGAAGCAGATACGTTTGGGGATGAAGAAGCAGCAAAGAACATCTATATTCAATATTTGGCAAGACCAGAAACTATGAAGGTATTTGCAACTATTCTTGCAGCTCTTCATGCTGGTAAGGAGATTTGCTTTTATATTCCAATGGATGAAAGTACTGCTTTTAAGTTTGGCAGAACTCTTCTTGAATTTATGGCAAGCCAGTTTGGGGTATATGTGGCAGATGGAATTGGATATGGGTTTCCACCAGAGCCTTCTATCAATCCTGATCCTGTATATGAGTCAGCAAGATATAACACAATGTTCTTGTATGATGTAATGGATCTGAATACGTTTGCTGTTGAGTATCCACAGAATGCAGCACCAAATGATCTTGTGTGTTATAAAATCTTGTCTATGTATGGACAGGATTTCAGGCATCTGAGTATGGAACAGATTAGGGATTTTGTAATGAGATATATTACAAATATTCGAACCGCAATCGTAGATCGACGTATCACACCATTGATGAGAGCGTGATTGATATGATTGTGTTTGGAGGACCTAATCTTGCTTCTATGCTAATGCTAGATGCGGAGATGAATGAACAGAAATGGTGGGTATACAATTTCATGTGTCTTACCAATATTGGTAGATATGTAAATGATATGTTTCCACCAAAACAAATGTTAGAGTTTTTCCGTAATGCAGATATGGGATCTCCTGAGTTTGATACACACTATGCCAATTATATTTTGTCTGAAGAAAATGCATTTATTGCATTCATGGATATTATGATGGGACAGTACTATGGAGGGAATGCATTCGTGCTATATGATGATAATTCTCCATTAGTAGAAAATCTAGTAGATTCTATTAGTAAATTAATAGAGCTGCGATATGGGTTTGTTCCTAAGATAGTCCATGATGAAATGGATTTGATGTTTTTGGATGAAGATAGTGTGATGTCTCCTCAGGGATATGAAACATTTATGATGGATAAAGAGCGTTATACTATGCTCGTTACAGATCCACAAGAGCTTATGAAAGCATCTGCTGTCATGGAGGATATTAGTGGTGGGACTATTTAAAGATGAGAAAGATAATTATTTAGCCCCTATCTCTTATCTAATATCTAACTATATAAGAGAGTATGATATATCCAAGGCGAATATCAATATACTCTTGTACAAGGGGCTTATCAGTAAAGAAGTATATGATGAGCTTTATTCTCTTCCTAAGAAGGAAAGAGAAATACGGGTTGGTTTGATGATAAAGTATGATCAGAATCTCAATAAAGGACTTTTAGAAGGCTTTAAAGAGATGAGAAAGATGTTCTTTACAGCAAATCAAATATGGGAGTACGAGGTTATGGCAGTCAAGAAGGATGCCATCTATCTTGTAGGTCGAGAAGCACAAGTGACTGTGTTTAATAATGTCAAGTTTGTATGTAAGAATGTGTATACATCTTACTATAATCTAGGAAATGTAGAGTTTTATTACTATCTTGATACTAAACAAACGGAGAAGCTAGACATAAAGGGAATTAGTGATAATACACTTTATCTGCATGATCCCTTTATGCTAGACTTCTTAAGATATATATTTTCTCTAGCACAGAGTGGAGCATTTGTAGATGCTATGAACGATATATCTGAGTTCTGTAAACAGATGATATCATATCAACTTCCGCTTGGATATTATAGAGAATTGAATAATCGTTCTTTGTTTAGATCAAGAACTGTCATTGATGGGAATAGAATATATCTCTCATCCATAGGAAAAAACTTTGATATTCAAACAGCACTTGATGCTAGCTATAATCTTGGGATTCTTAGGAATCTGTATAGTATTATGGCATACCATGTTAGGTGAAGGGAGAACTGGTTAGTTATGGATAAAGATACATTGAAGAAAGGTATCGATATTGCTGCTGAAGTATACACATATGCCAAAGAGGTATATGATAATATATTCGGTAAAAAGAAAAAGATTGTCGAAATCATAAAAGAGTGTAAAGAGGATGGTGCTATTAAAACATATATCCTTACTACTTATGAGGATAGTAATGGAAATAGAACCTTCAAGAAAACCATCGTATCAGATAATCCTAAAATGGATTAGACATTATTTATCCCCGTATCCACATAAAGGATACGGGGGTATATTTTGATCTAAATATATTTAATAACATCTGTTACTGCCACAGAGTTTTCTTTTTTGTTAAGATCTGGTTTAGGTTTGTTGCTTTCTACTACATATGCAGTTACGGCCATGTATATCTTCTCCGATATGATATTTGGAACCATATCTTTGTTATAGAAAGCCTCTAGTTTCATAAGCATAGTAGACGATATTCTGGAGGATACAGAGTCAATCATAGCATTAATAATTTCTCTTTCTTTTTCTGCATTTATGTAGTCGGTGTCTTTCTTAAACCCAATATTCATAAAGATATACTCATTAAATGCTTCGTCTATAATAGTATCTAATGCTTTAGAGATATCAGCATCATAAAGTTTTGTTTCAAACTCTTTCTCAATCACATTGGTTCTTCTATTTAGTATTATAAAAGTATATAAAACTATACCATAGATGATATTATATGGATTCAAATATACTGCAAATGCTGTAAAGATTGCTAACCAGAATCCAAATTTGTTATTTACACTATTCCAGATAAATTTTATATACTCTTTAGCCACTATCAGATTTCTCATAATATTCATTCCCCTTTCAATTACCAGAATGTACTCTATCTTATCTTTGATGATATATCAGCAAATACTCCCCTAGGAATATTCCTAGGGGAGTATTTTAAGCATTAGTCATTAATAGATTCTCTTCATTCCATCTGGACCAATCGAGAATCGTATCTCTTAATTGCATTAGCTTCATTATATGATTTTCATTTTCGAGTTTCTTATCAGTCACTTGTTTAATGTAAACAAGAAGTTTATAACATATATCCCTTGTAATACCAGTTCTGTAAAGTTGTAAGAACGTCGGCCAATCACCAAAACACATACTAGGCGGTATAATAAATTCAGGATCACTATGTACTAACTGATGCGCTGTTTTAGTTAGCATGACAGTGCATACATGGTGTTTTGTGTGTTCCATCTTAAGCAACTCTACAAGATCAAATGTTGTAATATAGTTATATATATTAAGCATATGCTCAGTTATAATAAGAGCTACATCGAAAATTGTAAGTATATTATGATGCATCTCTATTGTAGCCATCTCTTGATCTATATCTGAATGGATATTAGATAATATCTGACATCTATCCAAACCAAGTTCCATGAGATGAGCTTTATAGTGAGTATATGTTTTAGAATGTCTAAATCTTGCAATAGCGTTATCTAAGAATGCTTTATACACTTCTACATCGAGCATAGTTTCTCTTGTTTGTGCGAATGAAAGTTCGAATGGTGAGTTCGGAGAATGTAATGTGGGGTTTACATCGTTATATTGCCAGATTTCTGGCACACTGGGTTGCCTGTACATTTCAATCCTCCCCGTTTCCATGAAATGTTTAAGTTTTTACTAATCCTACCTTATCTGTATGTTATGCGACATGATTTAACTGGATTTACATACTGGTAATTGGAAAAGAAAGAGGAGGGATTATAGTGTCTCTAAAGATCAAAAAGACATATCTAGATAACCCTTTTACAGATTCTCTATTGTTCTATATTAAGACTCTTGCTTATGGATGTATTATCAAATCAGAAGTAGATGCTACTGCTGGCGAAACAATGGATTCGATTAGAAATGCAGAATTATATATCTATGCAATGGAGAATGGCGCAGATTTCAATATGTATACATATACAGAACAGATGCTAGTATCTGTTCTATCTCCTGGAGATCTAGTGCATCTGAATTTATATCTTAAGCATAAGAGTGCAATACCAGATATATATAGACCAATACTTATTAAGAAGGCTAGAAAAGAAGTTATAGATAATTATGTAGAAACAAATAACTATTATCGAATGATATGTGGCCTTCCTGATTTTGGTGATCGTGGTATTGCGTTTGCACCATACTCTTATCTTCTTCCACCAGGGGAAGATGTTATTGTCCCATACATTCATGAAATGGGCCCAGATGGTGCTAAGATGCTTGAGATGTATGGCATAATGGATAAAATTAGAGCAGATCATCCTAAAGCAAAATACTTGGATTATATTAGCGCTGGTATACCTATCTATAAAGCTCGTAAATGTATTGATAAACAGATTCTTTATATGCCAAGCTCAGGTAATGCAGATATTGATGATCTGTTTCAAGAAAAATATGAATTAGTTAGAACTTTTGTTCGTAGAAGAGTTGATTCAACAGCTATGGAGTATGAATCAGAACACTATCAGGGCTTTCTTACATCTTTTATATTTTTTATTACTATGCTTGAGCTTATAACTGAAGTGCAAGATAGAATAATTAAGAAAGATATGCTTGATGCTCGTTGTATTGCATTTATATATGAAACATATGGAGTTCCATACTATAAGAAGATTCCTCTTAGGTATCAGATTATGATGTGTAAGAATATTAATAGTTTGGTACAATACAAATCGTCCCCAACCGATATGATAGCATTTATCCACTATTTTGGTGCTAATAGTATCAATATCTATAAATATTATCTGCTTAGAGATAGAAATATGGATCCATGGGGTAATTATATATACATAATGAAGACGGTTATGAAATCTATTCATAATGATATTCTTGCTCATAAAACTAGAACTGCTGGTCCTAATGATCCAATCCCATATCCATTTGAATATTATCTAAACAAAGGTAATTTGATGTATCCATGGGTTGGTAATCATAGATTGTCTGAAATTGAATATGACGTTCATGATTATGATAAGATCACTGTAAAAAATCCTGATTATCAGAATCAACCGATACGGTATGAGTTCTATTATGATAAAAATACTGAATTCGATATATTTACTCCAAACACAAAGGATTCTATTAAAACCCATGTACAAGTTATAGAGAATCTGAGCTCTAAAGTAAAAACTATAACGTTAGAGCCTCCAAGTATAGACTATTTGCAGAATGATAATGAATTGTTAGTTATCGTAGGATCTACAATTCTAGATAGAGCTATGTATGAGATCAGTCTAGCTGATACAACTCTTACATTTAACGGTACTTTTGATCTTGCTGGTAAGAGAATTCTGATTGTATATTTCCATGGCGCTAGTGTAAAGACTAAATTTGTCAAGACCCATACTGTAGCAACTTCTAATGGGCAAAAGACATTTGCTATTAATGAGCCATTCCCTAATTATCTATTGAATGGCAATCAATATTTTGTAACTATCGGTTCCACATATATAGAAGATGATAGATATGAATATAGTGCTACGAATAAAACAATCATATTTACAGATGGAACTAGTCTTCTTAAAGGAAGAAGAGTTACATTTAACTTTATTTATAGCCTCAAATCTGTATACTCAAATATCAATATCTTTCATCTTGAGCAGACTCTGACAGCAGAAGAGCCTTTTCAGATTGTGTTCCAGATGAATGATAATGTGAAGAAGTATGTTGATTTTGGGTATAACGTCTTTGTTGAGATTAGAGGATGGTATATAGAAGCAAGATTGTTTGAGGTATATGGTAATACAATTGCATTTAAAGACCATTCCATCGGACTACAGCCTGGGGAATCCTTTAAAGTGCATCTTTATTATGGACCAATTGCAGAGAACCTTGCTACATATACAGAATGTATTGGTGCTTCTGAAAATATGCAGGAAGTATTTAAAATCAACTTTCCTGTAGATAAATATTTTGAGAAGGGTAATAAGATTGTTGTTGATAGTGCTGGGTATCCATTAACCGAAGGGGTTCATTATCATATCGATGGTGATAAAATTGTTATTACTGATGATAATATCAAACCCAGACTTGGAGAAAGAGTTTCTATACAGTATGTGTATAATATTGAAAGCGACTATGCTATCAGAGTTATGACACAAAATATTCCTGTAACTACAAACAATCAAAGAGAATTCTTCTTAACCCTTCCATTCTATCCTTATTTTGAAACTGGTCATGGGTGTCTCATTATTCATAACTCAGTGGTTGTAGATCCAAAGTTTATGAAGGTTGAGAGATATAAGATGACTTTGGATATAGATTGTAAACAAGGAGATATGGTTACAATTCTATATGTGTTCAATAATAAGTACATGACAGAACGCAATAGTGTGATCAAGGTGAAGAAGATCACTGTTCCAAGTAGTGAGGTTGATGACAATTATATTATGAAGATGCCAGTGCCATTTGATGATTTTATTGAAAATGAGTGGCCGTGGTTTGTAGATACAGAACAGAATTACATTGATCCTAACACATACGATGTTTTCTCCAATGGTCTTGTCTTTAATGACGCTCCTAGTATTAAAGATAAGCCAAGTTATACGTTCTTCTTTATGTATAAAGACATTGCTCCATGGGTAACCAAAGAGCAGTCTGAGGATTTCGATAATGATATTGATATGAAATTCCTTAAACTTCCTCTTACTGCATTTACGGATACTGATACATATATTAAACTAAAAGAGAAAGTTAAGTCATATGATGCTGTTACATTAGAAGATAAATTCTGGGATGGTGAAGACGGTCATGAATATGCTAATGAACTACATGCCAGTATCAAATCTGCTATTGCAAAACAAAAATTCAATTATGCTCGTACAAAGTATATGAGTCTTAATTATCTTATTGATATTGCTGAAGTATCTTTCCAGATACCATATTTCTACAATATGCTTTATGATGATGTGTTTACAGAAGAAAGACTTACAGTATCCATTCCTAAGATATCTCCATATCATCAGTTTAAACTTTCTCACGTCTTCTGTTATATGACTGCACTAGCATATTTGTTTAAAGGTATTGAGGATACTATTATGAGATCTCCTACTCAGATTATGTGTGTAAAGGGATTTAACTTTAAAGCAGATATGGATGCATTAAAAGAATGGATCCTTGATATCAGACGCAGACCAGAAGACTATAAGGAAGTATTTGATTTTATCAATAAGACTACTGAATACAATAGCATAGAAGAGTTTATCAATACCTATCAAACCAATAAGAAAGTCTTCAAAGCTATTGTAGAGAATATGTTTGAGGCTCGTAACTATGATATTCATATGATATGGAAGAAGATGTATGATTCTCTTATGATATGGCAATTTAACCTAGACTTCTTTAAATTGAGTAATGGTGAAGTGGCACCCACATTCACTGAATTCTTGAAAGAAAAGGATAGATTGTTGTACAACTCTATTAAGAGAATTGAATCTATGGGTAATAGAGACGCAATGGAAGAAGAGATTATCAATATGATTCAAGATATTGTATATATCCTTGAAGAGTATATTGATTCTAAGGAATTCCGTTATATTTATATGCATCTTCCTGGTATGTCTCCTGAGCATCTTCTTGAATATCTATTTACCATGATTAACTTCTTTAAGTCATATAAAGTTGTTCTATTCCAAATGGGTGTAGAATGGATGTTTACTGACAAGAATCTTATGGGTATAAGACCTTATGATGTAATTAATATGAAATGCAATCTAGATAAACTAGATTATATAGCTATGAAGGAAAGAAAGTTGTCTCAGACAACAACCGAGTATCATGATAAGATATCAGAGACATGGAGAGATAAGATCTCCATCAAATACAGATGGGATTGACACCAATATAATCCGTATGAGAAAGGAGATCGACCCATGGAACTTAAATTAAAAGATAATGTTGGTAAAAATATAGTCGATGATTGTGCTCTTAATGAAAGATCATATACAGAGGGTTTGAGCAAGCTTCAGACTAAGATCATTCTCACAAATAGAGATACAGGAGAAGTTATTTTTAAAGGTAAGAATAAGCTTATTCTTCCTGGCGCAGAATTTCTTGCTATGGCTCTATTTGATCTTCCTGATGTGCCTCTCACTCCATCATATAACACTAAGCTGAATTTGGATAATACTATCTATACTACCACACCTCAGGATACAAATAAAGTATTCTTGTTTTGTGTTGGTACAGATGGTTGTGGCACAGAGAATTCTCAGGTATATGAGGAAGATTATCGTAAGTGGATTCAGCCAGAGGCTCTTGTTCCGTTCCAGTACAAGCCTAAGAATAAGGATATTAGTGGATCACTAAGAGCTGTGTATTATGGTAGAAAGACGCTTGGAGATCATTTTGCTTATTACTTTAAAGCATTTGACTCTAAACCTCAATTGGTTCGTCAGTTTACTAATGGTACATCTATTGATAGTACTGTCTATGACGTTACAGATCAGACACCTGTTGAAACGTATGTATCTATGTCTATGAGCATCACTAAAGATGATTGTAGAGATTACTTCATTAAGACAGTGGGTATCAATAGTGCAAGAGTAAATACCATTTCTCTCTGTACTGCTTGGAAGCGTGTAGTGGATGGATTTAACTACTATCAGGATATCCGTCCTATCACTAAGCTTAACTTCCCGAATGAACCTTTGATTGATCTTCGTAAGTCTATTGACATTACGTACCAAGTGTATTTCTAAAAGTATTAGGACAGGGATTATTCCCTGTCCTATATTTTATTGAGGTGATGAGATGAAAAGACGAAGTAAAGAGATCAAAGATCAAAAAGATATCGATTATCTCCTCAATATAGATGAAAGAACAGCATGTAGTCTTTCATTTATGATGGAAACATTTGGTATCTTCAACAATAAAAGAAAATTTGAACCATTTGATATTATTCATGTACCAACAGGTAAGTTTGGTAATGATAAGATGAAGAATAAATCTGCATTTACTACTACTGCTGGGTTATGGATATACAATAAAGCTTTCATTGAGAAAGATTTGGTTCATATACTTGGTTATATAAATGAGCCATTGACCTCAGATGTTACAGATGATATTAACCAGAAGATTACATATGCCCTCTTAGAGAATAGAATAGATCTTAATGTGCTTAAGAGATATATTATGAAAGAACAAAAATTTCAGCCATACTGTAACATTCTTTGTTCTTCCTTCTCCGAAGAGATGCTCTTATCTACTGCAAAGATTGATGTTAAGAAGAAAGAGTTGCAGAAGAAGTATGCTAAAGAGCTTAATGGTGATGAAGCATCTAAACTGATGGCTGCAGATAAGATGGAGAAGGAACTCCTATCCTATTCTAAAGAGATTCTTAAAGACGATCCTGCAATGGATATCTATAACTCAGGGGCTAAAGGTAGCTTTGGTAACAACTTTAAGAATCTTTTCGTTATGAAGGGTATTATTAGAGATCCGGATCCTACAAAGGGCTATGATGTCTGTATGTCTAACTATATTGATGGGATTAAGAAAGAAGATTATGCTACTGTAGCTAAATCTCTTGCAGAAGGTCCTTATTCTCGGGCTGGCAAGACTGCTATCGGAGGATACTGGGAGAAGCTGTTTCTTAAATCATTCCAACATATGATTCTATTGCCAGAGGGAACAGATTGCGGTACGAAGAGAACCATTACTGTTACTCTTACTAAGAAGAATGTGAAAGATTATATGTATTCATATATCAAAGAAGGTTCTAGGTTTGTAGAGCTTACTTCTGAGAATATGGATAAATATATTGGCAAGACAGTACAATTTAGATTTTCCTCTCTGTGTGAATCTAAAGATGGTATCTGTCATAGATGCATTGGTAATTTCTTCTATAGACTTGGTATCAAAAACATCGGTGTTGTTACACCACAGGTGGCTTCTAAGATCAAGTTGATTGATATGAAAGCATTTCATAATAGCCAGGTTAAGCTACATGAAATTGATGTAGATAATATGTTTGAAGAATAAGATTAATTCTACCCTGTACTCATATGAGTACAGGGGTATCTTTTGATTTATCTGTTTACCATATAATGAGGTGTGTATTTAGGTTAAAGAGAGGTATGGTGATATACTATAATCTTGGAAAGGAGAAGTAGTATAGAACTATGGCAACCATTTATAAGGAAAAGGTGGTATAATGGGACAAAACTTACAATATCCGTTCAGTGAGATGTTTGATATAGAGACAACTCTAGAACGGATTAACATGTCAGAAGAGATGCAACATGACATGAACATTGGTAAGGGATTCTTTATTAAAGAACCACAAGGATTGAAGAAGAATATCAAGTCTTCAGATTCAATCTATTCTGATAAGTTCATGAAAACACTGCAAGATCCAAATGCATATTCTGATCGTTATAGTTGTGCATGTGGTTCAACTAAGGGAGCAGATTATGCTCGTCTCATTTGTAAGCACTGTGGTACAGAAGTTAAATTTATTGGAGATGATTTTAGCATCTTTGGGTGGATTAAACTGAAAGAACCATACAAGATCATCCATCCTAATCTATTTAAGTCTCTTGGGTCATATTTTGGAGTATCTACTCTTCAGGCTATTATTGAGCCAGATATTGATCTGAATGAGAATGGTAATAGAATGACTGCTTATGATAGACGCATCTATGATAAGAAGATCAAAAGGAAGTATAAGAAGCATACTAAAATTGATAAGACTTACTCTGGAATTGGAATGATAGAATTCTATGAGAAGTTTGATGAGATTTTAGAGTACTTCCATAAGAAGAATAAGAGTAACAAAATTGATGTCTATAACGATATTATCCAAGATAAGGATAAAGTCTTTATAGATGCAATCCCTGTATACTCTACTGGTATGAGACCATTTAAGGTTGAGGGTGGTAGGTTTACTTTTGAAGGAACCAACGCTATCTTCAATATTATGGCTCGATTAGCAGCTAAGATTAATGAAGATAAACTGTCAGTCTATATGATTGATAAGTATCGAACTTCATTACTTTGGGATCTTCAAGAAAGATACAATGCTTTGTATATTGAGATTCAAAAGATCTTAGCTGGTAAGAAAGGTAATCTTCGGTTACTCGTTGGTGGTAGATGTAATTTTACAACACGTTGTATTATTACACCAGATCCAACACTTCGTATTGATGAGGTTAAGTTGCCGTACCATTCGATGGTAGAATTGCTTCAACAGACCATCATCAATATTCTTGTTCATTCATATAATATCTCCTATGCTCATGCATATTCTATCTGGTATAAATCTCAGATTAAGAAGAATCCAAGAGTATATGAGATTATAGACAATCTTATCCGTTCTAGAAACGGAATCCCGATGATTATCAATAGGAACCCGTCGATCAGAACTGTAGAGGTAAACTCAGCAGCTTATAGTCCCGTATTATGGTAATATAGTGCGTGAATCCCTTTGAATTGCTGGGAAATGCTAAAGCTTGAATGCCTTAATGGAGTCGAAAGACAGAAACAAGTTTCAAGATGGCCTATGCTGAAATAAAAGCTTAGTATATCTATACTAGGTGCTAAGGGCAGTTTCATAATGTATAATCAGCAGCTAAGACTTCATATGAAGTAAAGTCCAACGAGCATATATACTAGTGCGCTAGTTAGTGGAGGGACATCCTTAGGGATGGTGATGTGCTCTATTCTATGAGTAACTCTCATAGAAGTTCATAAGAGAACTGCATATTGAAATTACGTATCAATATGTGAATATAAAGAAATTACGGTAGCATTCTTGCAATGCGCTGCATCGGGATTAATGATTCATTTACAATGTCTATGCCATTACAGATTCTAACACCACTGAACGCTGATCAACAAGGTCCTCTTTCTATAGCAATATAGAGAGTGAATCCTCTTGAACTGCTGGGACACTTTCAATATCTTAAAAGCTACAACGTAATCCGTAAGGATAAGCGTGATATGCAGACGAAAGTCAGAAAGAATTTTAAGATTGAATCTATGCTGTAACAAAAGCCATAGTATATATGGTGCTAAGGATTCATTAACAAGAAGCTATCAGCAACCAAGTTACCTTAAAAGGTAAAAGGTTCAACGACTATCAAAAGGCTATAAATATTTATAGAACCGAGTAGAGTAGGAGAAATCCGAAGTGGGAGGCTGCCCTCTGGGTAGAAGATATAGTCTGACGTATATAAATTATACGTTGTTTGACGGTGACTGTCTGAATGGCATGTATATTCCAAATGATGAGTTCTGGGAAGTAGCAATGGAATGTTTTAATCCTAGAAACTCAATGATGATCTCTCGTAATGATGGAATGTTCAATAATACAGTTAATGTATTTAAAGATATTCTTATTACAGCCAATGGTCTGATTGGTCTTGGAAGAGATTCTTATACAGACGAAGAGATGGCAGAGATTAAAAAGATTAAAGAAACATGGCAATAAAGGAGGATATTGCCATATGGAGAAAACTCGTTGGTGTAGAATGTATTTTAAGATCGAATCTAATACATTCTATAAACAGTTAGAAAATCAGAAGTTTCATACTGAGTTTGTAAGTATTGAATCTAAAGCTGATGATTATGAAAAGGATGTAGTTATACTTCCAATTCGTCATCAGGGCACTGGAGAACGAGGAAATCCTATTTGTTTAATTCTCCAAGTTTCTCTTAGAGAACATGTAAGAGAAACTAATAATGCTTTATTGGAAAGATGTAGTTTACAAGCTCTTATGGAAGTGGAAAAATGGATGAAAGTTAATTATAAAGATTTACCACCTTCATAAACGTACAGATTTAGATACGATTGGAGTTAGATAAAATGGCAATTCGGCGTTTATCTGATATGCCTAAAGTTGGTAGCTGGATTTTTGAACAGAACGAGATTACGCTAGAAATAGAGCATTTATTGTGTGTAGCTCATATGAAAGATACAGAGGATCCTACAATAACATATGCTTTATTTCAGACAGAAAATCAAGAGGATAATCGGTATATTGAGGATGGAGTCCCATTCTACATTATGCATGGTTATATAGATCTAGAATAAAAAGGAGATAATGAATAATGAAATTTGTACAGGACGTTATCAAAGAGAAGGCCGATGAGGCATTCAAGTCGTTTCTGAAGGATAAAACTATCAAGAAGTATCTTGAGAAGCATTGTAAGTATTATGATGTGAATCCGATTCATTTTGATGGTGATAAGCTTAGCACTATTACACTGGTTCTTGATACTGGTCGTTATGGCGTGCCGACAGATATGGATGCTGAAGGCATGAAGACTCTCTTTGGCATTTGATTTGGATTCAAAATAAAATTATTCCCTCTACCCTTAACGGGTAGAGGGATATTTCTTGTTCAATTTTCTTTTTAGTTATATACTATAATATTAGTAAAATTGGTATAGAGTATATAAAGGAGATATTTATATGAAGCCAATTACAATATATTTTAAAAGAGTTTATTTTGAAGATGGCAATAGCTTTGCAGTTGCTAATACTGCATCTGGAAGGAGATTTATTCTTGAAGATATAGCAAATATACTTGGAATTGATATTAACTATGCGATAAGTTTTATACGAGACAAGACCCAATATTTTGCTGTTGATATTATGGGTATAGATGGTGGAGGATTATGTCATTGTATTGAATTAGGAGAGATAGCAAATTTATTTGCTAATCTTCCACAAGATAACGTATATCGTCTCCATTATCTGTTTTTATTGTTAAGAGCAATAAACTCATCAATGATGTTTGATATCAATACCAAATACACCTCTAGAGAGTTGGTTAGGTATTATGTAGATCTTATAGCTAGTGCTCGAAAGATAACCCAATCAAATGTGTATACCATGATTAATGAAAGAGTTAAGAGTATATATAAGATCGATATCTTTAAATTGAAAGAGAGTGGAGCTATAGACAGCATTCCAGACTATATCGAGAAGGTTCCAAGTATGGCATATAATATCCTTTTCATAATCATCAATCTTATGAAAGAGATGTTTAATATGCATCTCATTTCAGACTATAATGGTGCAATGGATAATGGTATGTTTGAACATGGTATTTCGGCTACAGACGATGTAATTAATCGAGTTACATACGATCCTAACGCTAGCATTTAAGAGTATACATATTTTGATATTATCTTGGAACATATGGGATATTACTATAAACTTAAATATCATGATGGATCATTTTTAATTCTGTACATATCTATGAGTGCGCAGTAATAGGTATGAGCAATACAGCTTCGTTATAAAGTAGAGTATAAAACAGATATTGGGAATGGCACTGATATATCTGTGGTGAACTAGTTCCACCTGCTCGCGAAGAGAAGCCTGGTATCTACCCATATGGAGACATATGGTATAGGCGTGGTCAAAAGTCCGTTATCTTGTATCTGAAAACAACCGTATATTGAGAAATATAAGGTTAGGATATAGGTATTTAGGTTTTAAAATAGTAATTGGGGCTACACATGGTGACATGTCAATGGCTGTGCTAAAAGATAAACCATAGGAAATGATGGTTTATTTTTTGTGGATTGACACCATCGTAATGGAGGTGTATCTATAATGGGAGAAAGCAGAATCATAGTATCTCCTAAGGAGATATTTCCAGATGGTAAAAGAGAAGTAGAATTTATAAGAGAATTGAGTGGTTCTCTTAACTGTGCTCTTATAATGCCATCTGAAGCAAATACATATTCACTAGCCATAGAATATATGAAAGAATGGTATCTTGATGGATTTGTAGATGGATTCTTTAAATCAGTCTATATTAATGAGAAGAATCTAATTGATGATTTTAGAGTTATGAGTAGAGAGCAACTTATTAAGAGACCTAAACCGTGTCTATCTATCGTACCCAGAGTGGAACAAGATTTCAACAGAGATAATCTAGATCTATACAACTATGGATCCAATATCTATTACAATAAAGCTAGATTCAAAGATACATTCTTTAAAGATCCTGAGAAGAAGCTTTTTGTTGGGATTGATTTCGAAATGAAGAAGATTATGTTCCATTATAGAGCTAAAGTACAGACTCTTACTATGGCTCAGAATATGGCTAAACATTGTAAAGTTAGATTTAGAGCTAATGGTACACAGGGTAAATATGTAGATCTTGATATACTGCTTCCTGATAGTCTTATCTATAATCTAGCTAAAGATGTTGGGTTTGAGATGGAAAATGGTATGGTTAAAAACAATACTACTTTTCTTTGTTATCTTAATCAGCATTCCCAATTACCTATACTTTATAAATTTACTACTGCTGTAGGCAGATTCCAATATTATATGAAGCTTCCTGATATGTATATGCATATTAGAACAGAGAATGTATCATATGATGATGGAGAGCGTAAGGGTCATACAATGATGAATTACATTGTTGATTTTGAAGCCGAGCTTCTTATGCCTGCTCCTAAATTTTTTGCATACTATACTGCAGAAGAAAGAGAATTCATTAAGATTGCAGAACCAAACGCAAATTCTTATTCTCTTTATTCATTCCCAATGCAAGTGGCTCCTAAAGTTAATGATAAAGGTTGGCCACAGTTTATTACTACAAATTATGAAGATGATGAAGATAATTTCAAAGAGAAGAAACCGGTTGTTATATATTTTGATGATCTAGTTGGAGATCTTAGAAAAGTTATAGATTATACTCTTTCTATTCATTTGAGCCCTTCTATGTTCATTGATTTTAAGCTCTTTAACGAAGGTAAAGAAGTCAAATTGCAAATAGATTGGCTTAAGCTTACTCTGACTACAGAAAACGCACTACAGAATCTAATTTCGTATTTAGTGCTGTATGTAGACACAAATTACCTCAACACACAGATAGTAAAATTAAAGAATGAAGAAGATGAAAGAATTACATCTTATGTGGTGGCTAAGAATGTAAGAAGCCAATAAGTTAAATTATCCCTCTACCCAATAACGGGTAGAGGGATATTTGTTTAGGTAATATATACATGTGTAGGTTTAATAGGAGCAGCTATTGTAGTAATTTCACCTTCAATCTCAGCTCTTTCTACACCCCATGTAGTAACAGTGCCATCGAATTCTTTTTCCTCAGTAGCTCCTATGACAAGAGTACTATTTAGCCATACTGTGTGCTTAGCAGTTACATACAATACACCAGTAATTTCCATATCATGCTCATTACTGAAATCTGAATGATCTATATCTGGATCCTCTGGATTAGCATTATGAATAGGATCTGGATTACCATGCATATACCAATAAGTTTTACCATGTTTAGCCAATACTCTAAGATACGGACCAGAAGCCATATCATCAATCCAGATAGTATCATTCCCATTTGAATCTTTGATATATTTTACGTTATCACTAGGACACTTAATGAGGTCACCATTTGACACTGTATTTTGTGTATCTGGATCTGTAATAACTGGGAATACAAATCCCATAGCAGTCATTTGACCAGTGATAAAATCACCTTCTGAGTCTACACTGAAATATTTACTCCATCCTTTAGAGATAGCATTCGTAATACTCCATTTATCATCACATACTTCTGGTAAAAATGTATTTCTGTCCAAGAAGGTCCATTTAAATACAGAAGCTATAGTCACATATATTTCACCAGTAAGCAAAGTACCAGGAGAAGATACATAACCTGTATCTTTGTCTTCAAAGACCTTAAATACATGCCCTATTATTCTAAGATATGGACCAGACAGGCTATCATCTATTTCAGGAATAGACGGCTGTGGTACAAACGGAGGTACCATCTTATATACGATATTATCACTAGGACAGTCTATATCTGGTAAGCCAGGTACGGGTAGAATAACCATAGCCTCACCAGTAATATCTTTTGAAGGAATAGAGTTAGATGCAGTTACTGTACCAGTGATATTCGTTATAACTTCCCCTTGAATATCGAAATTACCAGTAATTTCTCCTTCTTGATGAGGAACTGCAATATCGGTTGTACCAGTAATTTTAGGAATATCTGGTACTTCATATACTACAATACATTTACCAGTTATCTCTTTGATTATATGACCTTGAGTCTTTACCTCACCAGTAATTTCTAACTCGCTTTCTTCATAATCTGAAGGATGCAGTGTCTCATTATATACATTTGTAGGATCAAAGACATTTGTGTCTTTATGTTCTGTAAATACTGGTGTAGTTTTATCAGGTAATAGATAATACTTATGATCAAATACAAAGAATTTAGGAACTTGTACAGATCCTTCTATCTCTGTATAAGACCCAGCATTTACAATAATATTACCTGTTATTTCTACATCATCTACTATTTTCAAAACTTCTGCTGTACCTGTAATTTCAGGACCAACAAATGGATTTGATATACCCATAGATCCAGTAATATAAACAACTCTTCCACCAATAACATCTGTAGTACCAGTGATAAAATCACCTTCAGATTCTGACTTCTGTACTGTAGAGTTCTGCAAATACATATCAGAATACCAGCGAACAATATCTAAAACCTCAGTGCCCTCATATAGAATTGCATCACTTGGGCCTTTAAAGGTTAATTTAAATACAGAGCCCTTCCAGACATTCATATCACCCATTATCCATTTAACTGGGCCTTTTCTAGATGAACGCATTGTACCAGTAATCTGAACTCCCCAATCTCTATGATGATATTCAGATTCATCTGGATTATATACATTAAGCAACTCTGTTTCATGTCCTAAAGGAACATTTTCCCTAATAAGAGCATTAGAAGCATCAAAATATTTTTCATTTACAGCCATATACTTAGGTACATAAATATCTCCAGGCACTTCTACTCTGATTCTATCTGCTTCAATCTTAAATTGACCATTAATGTATTTATTCATCTCTCCAGCACGAATCAATGTACCTTTGATTGTTTTCTGTATTGGAGAACCAGGAATATCATAATAGCTAAATGCAATAACGGGTTTATGATCACTCTCACGAGACATGACAGATATAATTCTTCTTGTAGCAGTATCATTTGAGTTTAGATAATATCCGACGTTATCTATCTTATTCGCTATTCTACGTTTGATATCAGTGGTTATGTCTTTCTTGACAATTCTATCGTCTTTTTCGATGTAGATATAGTCAAGATGGCCACCTTTTGTAGGAGCATTAGCCCATGATACAAATATTTCTTCCCAATTAGAGTTATCATACTGATACATATTAACTGTATGATGTTTTTCTCTAAACCCATTTATATATAACTCTAAATCTATCTTAACTAGGTTGTTTAGAACTTTAGCAGGAACCTTGGTAAGCCCAACAAAATTCATGATGACTGCAGCATCAGAATCAAGAGAGTTTATAACCTGCATTGCTCTAGATTCACCATAGTTGGTATACTCTTCTGATTTTAAGAGAAGAGCATCTTTTTCTACTTCTAAGTAGAATTTTTTTATTGGTGGCGCAATAATATCTACAACACCAACAAATCTATTTTTCTTAGACGGCATTTAATTTCACCTCTCATTGTATTGAGAATAATGAATTTAATGTTAGTGATTGGATTCACCAGATACATCAAATTCAGCAGATTGAGGAGTAGCGCTAAGTGATTTAGATGCTACCCTTACATAGAATGGATATTTACCTCCATTAGCAAGTGTATCTATAGTCAAAGATGTTCTTGGATTTGTAAAATCCTCGTCTGTATCAAATTCAATTCTGTATTCTTCAGAAGGATTATCATTAATGATAGATTTAATTAGTATATTAGATAACTCCGTACCAGTCTTATTAAGCACTTTGGCTTGCTGTGCAAAAGATGTATTACCAGCAATTATAGTTCCAAAATCTATCTTTTTAAGAATATCATCGAATTCTGTTGTAAGAACATCTTCATTTTCATTTGTAAATAATAGTCCATAATGAGCACCAATAAATTTATGTGTTGCCGTGACAGTATTAGTCTCCCCAGGCATATCATCGGATGCAACCATTTTTATAGTATTCTCCACACCAATTTTGATCTTCGTTGATGGCACTATAAATGAATGCACTGCAGGTGATTCTTTAAGAGAAAATTCTGCAAACTCAAAATCATTAATAAAGAGTTTACAAGATACACGATCATTATCTGGATCTGTTACTGTGATAGTAAAATTATTTTCAGACATTGTACTCAATATGGTAGGTAACTTATTTTGTTTATACACATAAACAGGATTATATCCTCCTACAGCACCATTACTATCATATGGCACTATATACAGTGAAGTATATGCGGTTCCAGCTTCATTCATAGCTTTAAAGTGTTCATTTCCTATTGTAACGGAATATCTTAAATTAGATTCAAGATCTTTGACTTCTATGATTTTTCTATCATCTGATATACTATTGCTATAAATATTAAATCCAACTACATCTTCTTCAGTATCATTTATATTAAAACTTATAGTTACATCTTCTCTATGTACATGCGCATATCTGTCAGTCCCTTTATTAGATGCAACTATATTTGCTAAATATGGGGCGCTATTAGCTTTATTAATCATAGTGACCCCACCACAGGCAGTTTGATTTACATTGGGGCCCGGGTTTATTCTAAGATCTATAATCCAGTTTACTACTCCACCATTTAGTTTACGATGATAAAATTCATCATTATAATGCTGCATTATATCAGCAAGTGCTCCACTTGCACCACCTGTTCTCATATCACTTTCATTTTTACTTATCATATCATCGTGCTTTAGATTTTTAAACTCACATGGCTCTAATTTTGTCCCAGTTTTGGTACCAATTACATTAAGATTAATTAATGCTAATTTTGTTGAGGCGCTATGGTGATCAGATGAATCATATTTAAATAACCATCTAATTTCTTTAGCAGTATAATTCTTATCATAGAATCTTTTTTCATATTTTTTAATTGATGTGATTTTATCTGAGAGTACAGTTTCCCAATGATCATCTTTATATATTTGAAATTCTATGTTTACTGGTAATTTACATGTATTTTGTGGCTGTATTGCTATCCCAGAAATCTTATTAAATTTATCTACATTATGCTTTACCCACACAATATTCTCATCTTCTGCATCTACTTCTACAGACCCAACTTTATTCATTATGCCTTCATATCCAGCAGTACATGACATATTGGCTGGAAAAGGGCCAGTGAGTAATGATAGTTCTGGATATGGAACTTCGGTATCTTTGATTACCTTATAATACCCATCTTTAATATCATTAGTCGTAAAGCTGTATGCTAGTTGATATTTATATTGGGCATAAGTAGAGCCAAGAATTTCGAGAACACCGACACTAGTTAATTTATTAAATGCCGTATGTAGTGCTTGATTAGCATTAATATTCCTTACATATCCTTCCATACATACTATTCTAGCATAATCTAATTCACATTCATTTACATACAATCTACCTTTTCTTAATAGTTTAAACTGGTTATTCCGCAAATTATCTAAATTTGCCGCATTAAAAGCTTCAGACCAATCTAATGAATCGCCAATATATTTGAAAGTGTTTTCACTTGTGACAGTATAGAACTGTTCTTTTTCTACCCCATTATCTTCGATCATTTGAGATATCAGAAACTGTTTAAGCATCTATATTCACGTTCCTTTCTATGCAATATTACACCAATGTCTCCGACAGACCTTATCGGGGATGACCGAAGCCATCCCCGAGTATTTAAGAAATAACATAATCGAATGTTATAGATTTCTTTCCATTACAGTCATATGATACACATGGCAATCCATCATCTCTTATGATACATGCAGATCCTTCAAATGATGTATTTGTTGAGAGTGTAGTAGTAAGTTTTATTCCCTCACCAAGCACAATACCAAGGATCATCTTTATATGAATTGTAGTATTCTCATTAGATACAGCCCTCTTCCAGCCAATATAATAACTGTTTGTATATATTTGTAGATTTCCACCATTATTGGCCATACTAAGATCATCAGAGATGAATCCTTTGTATTGAATAATATCATTATATGACTCACCATTATAAAGCTCAGGTACCTTAGTAGCACTCTTAAGATATACATTGTTTGTAGGAAGATACAGACTGTACTTATGGTTATTCTGATCTACAAATATACCATCATTGGTATCGAAATGGAAGTCTACTCCTCTACCAATAAGACCAAGAGTAGACACTCTACTCTTATCTATCTCTGTAAAGATAGTCTCTTTGCCATCATCTTCGTATTCAGGAACAAATATACCATTACTTTGAATAATGTAATACATAAATACCCGATCTGTAATACATTCTGGCACTTTCTTATCTTTAAACCAATTCATAATATCATTCCTTTCTTTTTATCTTTAAGTAAAATCAATAATATAAAATCCCTCTACCCATAATGGGTAGAGGGTTATATAATGCTTTTAGATTAAACGTAGTATCCCTGGAAACGAATCTTGAATCCAGTGGTACCAGCATCAGCATTCTGAGGAATAGCAATACGGAAACGAACCTTAGCATAGTTCACCTTATTTGCAGTCTGTGCTGCACTAGGAGTACCAGACTTTGGAACGATCTGTCCAGTATTTGTGGTGCCCTTAAGAACATAGTCCTTAGAGTCATCACCAGTGAATGAGGTCGGATTAGCAGCAGCATTATAGATCTTTGCTACAGTTGCACCACCAATCGGCTCCCACTTATCATCTGTTCCACCACTATCTTTAGCATCATTGATATTAGCCTGAATCCACTTATCGGCCGCAATCGGATCTGTTGCTTTACCATTAGAATCAAATGCACCAACAGTGCATTCAATCATATCAGAGACAACAGTGGTATTTGCAGAACCAGGAGTTGCAGACTTATTGTTCCACACATAGACTTCAAGTTCGCTTGAAACATGGTCGGCTTTAACGGTACCAGGAGACCAAGTCGAAACCTGAGTCGTATTGTCGTCACTATATAAGCTAATAACAGGTGTAGCCATATAGTATTACCTCCATTTCTTTTAACGCGTTAGATCTTCATATAGAAGCTGTAACGCATCCTTCTTTTCGTTTAGGAATCTATCGCGAAGTGCATTAATTTCGTTCTTAGTTCCATTGATCCAATGATGAACACTATCAAAGAGTCCATCTTCGAACCTTACTCCATTAGTCTCATTGATTAAAAAATCATACATACCAGTTATAGTAGCATAATCGTGTCTTACGTCATCAATATAACTAATGGCAGGCCAACCACTATAGCTCTGAGTATCTTCATTCCACATATGGTGTGCAAATTGATGATACAGATCAGGCATATTGTTAGGGCCATATTGAACGGCCCTAACAAATAATATTGCCTTCACTGAATCGGTATGATTTTCTACGTCATACCCTTCTCTACTCAGAAAATATGTAGCAGGCCAATAATATTTTTCCATCGCTTCTTCCATGGGAATATCGAGTGAAGCATATTTATTGACCAAGCTGTCAACCATTTAGAATCAGTCCTCTACTTCAAGGGTGATGATAACCTCAAGGTTCTTAACAGTTGCCATCGCAGTAACAATGTTAATACGAAAACGAGTAAGCTTTGCCACACTTAGACCAGTAACCTCCTCAGTCTTAGCATTGCCAACCGTAGTACTATCAAGCTTAACAGTTTTGACCTCATCCCAATTCGAAGTATCAGTATTGTACTTCTCAACCTTAAACTCAATACCATTGGTATCAAGTACTGCTCCAACAGGAACAGCAGCATCAATACTCTTAACTGCAGCCTTGAACGGAGAACGAAGTTCTACATTGTTCGTACCCATATTATGAGCATCCTGGAGATTGAAAATGATGTGCTTTGTATTGGTTGTGCCAGTAACCTTAGCAAGCTTCTCATCAAGAGTCTTACCGTCAGTACCAATCACGTTACCAAGAGTGAGAGGATCAACCCAATCACTATCATCAGTCGTATCTCCAGTAGGATTGGTACGAAGCTCATAGAATCTCTTATCTGCAGCCACATAACCCAACATTCCAAGCTCTCTACGAGAGGCAGGAATAGCATGGAGAGTTGTCTTTGTGTCTACACAGTGGAGTCCACCCTTAATCTCATTAGCCACAGCAGTTGCAAACTTATCATCCGTGCTAAACGGACGGATGGGTGCAGCTACGTTAGTTCCGCTAATATTAGCCATAGTTCTTTTCCCTCCCTCTATTAGGCGATCTCAACGAGAATAGCCGAGCCATTCTGCTTATCGTGCGTTCTGAAGACCTTATACTCTTCCTGGTGTCCGCTTGCGTTCGTGTGGCTAACAGTCTCGACATCCCATGCGGAGTTGGAGAGACCACCAATCTTGAAGTCAGAGATGCTAAGCCCAAACGTCGTCGGCATAGCAAATGTGATATACTTACCACCCGTGCAGTCGAATGTATGGCTGAGCTTCTTCTCCGTTGCAAGAGCAGACTTCTCAAGAGCAAGAATCTTTGTGGAGTTGTCGACATGCTCCTCGTCTGTAGCACCATAATAAATGGAGTTAAGGAACTTAATGGATACAGTCTTCGTAACTGTAGCGGCCTTGTCATCCTTAGCCGTAAGAGTATACGTAGTATCAGTCGTCAGGTTAGCTCCAGTGATAGTCTTCGTAGCAGTACCAAGAACATCACCAACACCATTATCAATCTCAAGGCTCGTCATTGTCTTATTTACAGACCATGCAAGAGTGACATCTGCAACAGTGGAACCCTTCTCAGCAGTCGTCTTATCAATCGTAAACGAATTGATCTTCGGTGGTGTATAGAGAAGGAAATCAATTGCTTTCTTAACAGTGTCGTAGGTCGGGTGATCATGGGTAACATCACTATCTACAAGGGGCTTATCAGCCTTAGTAGCAATAGAATTGATCTTAGCCTGAAGATCGGCATCGAGATCAGTCATTGTGATAGTGGTACTTCCACCACCGCCGCCACCATGACCGCTGCTGGTATGACGATACTTATGCACATAATATGCCTGGAAGCCAGTAGCATCACCAATACCCATTGGGTTATAGCAAGTTACAATGGTTCCACCAATTGCATTCTCGTGAATCTTGTTGATTGTATTTGCATTGGAATTGTATACATATACATCACCATCAAGATTTGTAGCAAGCGCATACGGCTTATTCCCAACAGGAATGGTATTAACAACTTTGTCATTAACAATCTTAGATACAGTGTTCGAATTGAAGTTCGATACGTATACTGCGCCTTCCTTGTCAAGAACAAGGTCATATGGATGAGTACCAACAGGAATGTTCTTCTCCATGATGCCCTTGTTGAGCTTAACAACAGTGTTAGAGAATGTGCATGCAACCCAGATAAGACCATTCTTACCAGCACGAATTGCCTGAGGCATACGGCCAGTGCGAATCTTGGTCGGCAGAAGCAGATCGGAGCTGACCTTAACAACACAGTTATCAAGGAACAGTGCAACCCAAATATCACCATTCTCATCCGAGCAGAGACCCTTCGGACCACTGCCAACATAGACATGCTTCTCAACCGAACCATTTACGATCTTCGTAATAGTTCCAGAGAGATAGTTGGATACCCAGATATTACCAAGATGATCTTCACAGATAGAGTGCGGCTTCGAGCCAACACGAATAACCTTCTGAAGATCACCATTACGATACCAGCTTACTGTATTTTCATCAGTATTGGTAACGTAGATATCAATCTGGTTGGTCGCCACATGGATAGCACAGGGGCTCTTACCAGTGAGAACGGGATCCCCTACCAAACCGTCGTTCGTCAGTTTGAACATCTTGTTGTTAATAGGGTCTGCGTAAAATACGTCATTCAAATATGACATTCTAAAACCTCCTTATATAATGGATTTACATATGTGTTCGACAGCAGAATACCACCTAGATCATCAGATCTAGGTGTTTATGTATTCTTGTCATTTTTCATATCAGATTGATCTTTTTCAATCATGATTTTACGATAATTTGTATATAGATCTATAAATTTGAATATAATATTGAGCAAACTATTCAAATTTGATATCCTAACCAATACTTCAAATCCTACCAATCCAGCAATAAAGGAAAATATAAGTAATCCTTTATTAGAGAAATGTGCTACTATATGCTCAGAAAAGCTATATACTAGTATAGATGCTGTGATAGTAGATAGGATTGTTTCTATAAGATTGGAGAACGAAGCTTTTAGTTTTAGCTTCATTATTCGCAGGTATACTTTTGCAAAGCTTCCTAAGAATGCAATGAAGACAATGGTCATTATCTCCAATGCACCCTCAAGCTTAATCAGTTCTTCTAGGCCCATTAACATCACTCCACTTCAAGCATGTTGCCACAACAAATAAGATAGTAACAAATACCAGAGACATGGAGGCGATATTAAGTACCAGCCTATAGATTATATCAGATACTTCTCTATCCAATCTCTCATTGTTTTGTTTAGCAATAAGTTCATAAGCAGAAAAAATCTCTTTGTGCTGTTGCACAGCATCATATAGATTAAATCTCTGAATGACAATCATCTTGTCATTATTATTTTTTAATCCATTATGGTCTACATCTGGAACGCCAAATATATCACCATCCTCGGTAATATATGCTGGAACGAGTCCATCATATTTCTTTAATGCTGGTAGTCCATATTCATAAAACTCTTCTTTAAGACTGTCTATGCTGATATCTATAGCGCCATACTTGTCATCCGTATAATAATATGAAGATTCTGTAAGTATGAGCTCAGATGTCTGTTTATTGATTATCTTCTGAATAGCATGAGATGCTAGATCTTTATTCTTTGAAGAGTTAAACTCATTATCCCATTCCCTGGATCCCTTTTGACTTGCTGCTAGACTAGGGTCAAATATAACACGACTCTCATTTACAATGATCATTCTATTATCATCGCTTTGCACATTGATAAATTTACCGACGATAGCATCATAAATGATTGTATGTGCCATATCTGGTTTATATCCAACATTAGTCTGAGCTCTACGAAGATCAACACGTAGTTGATCCATATTGCTACTATACTCTTTTAGTAGCTCAGATTCAATAATTTTCTTAGTTGAGTCGGCCTGTATCTTTGCTTTAACAGCATTCTCATTAATAATAACTTTAACAAAGTCCCATTCATGCTGTTTCACAAATTCTGCTTGGTCGATATAATTAGATTTACTCCATTCGATTGTTTCAAACGATTGGAATATAGTATTTGCAATAGCAAATATTGGTATCAATGATATCAACATCAGTGCTCTGATTGCATATCTGGTTTTCCAGTTAAACACACTACTCAACTCCTTTCTATATATTCTATATAAAAGTCGATAATTATCTTTATATGGATGTTTTTAGGCCATTTAAGGGTTCTGGAAACATAGGGATAAAGGAGGGACTAATATGTCTAATTTTTTGTCACAGGTGAAGAATTTTATTGCAGTCCGTATGTTAAATCATACTACTTATTTCGTGATTATATATACACTTGCTATTTTCTGTAACGGCTATTTCGACACTAAATTCGAAATTAATGATATTCTTATGGGATATGCAGTTATTAGTGGTAAGAAACTTATTGGTCATGGTATTGATTCTGCAATGAACTCTCAGCGTGGTGAGATGCCTAAGAGACCGTCTACTGCAGTATCTGCAACACCAAGTGATCCTAATGGGAAATAACATATGAAAGAAAGTGTGTATTTATCTTTGAAGAAAGAAGGAAATAATTATGAGATTACCTGATCCCATTCAATATACTGGAAGAATTAGAACTAGACTTGAAGATATGGAAATTGGTGATATTATTGGTTGTACATATAGTAGATCTAAAGATTTTAAAACAATTGAAATCGGTTCTTTTACAGATATAGGTAAATCTCTTAAGCAATCTGATACGGAGTTTGATATAAGAGCTAAAGATCCTGTATATTCTGGAGGAATGTTCTTAACCAAAGTGGCTCCAGGTACACTGTTTACTAATAGTATAGTTATGGCATATATACGATGGATAGATATGGCTAGAGCTGGGTTGGTGTATGGCAAAGTTGTTAATTTTGGTGGAAGAGAGTTCCTAATCAGAATTCCAAAATTTAGAGAATATAAAGTCATACTTACAGGATTAAATGGCAGATTATCTCCTAGAGATGATGCGATGCAAAAATTTCTTCACATAGAACAACCATCTGGGACAAAGATACCAGTTATATATGCTGGTTATGAATTATTACAGGATACAAATAATAATTATATATATATAATTGATGCAGGCCATGCTCTTTCTATTATAGACACTATTCGTTCATCTGGTAGCACCATTATATATAATAATGCGCATTATAGATTTATATTGACATATAAAGAAAATCCTAAATGTACTGATTTTTGGCATTGAGGTGATATATTATGCAAACAGAGAATGGAAATGAAATACCAACATTTGTTACATCAGGTCTTAAGTATATAAGAAGTAATATAGATAGCCTCTCAATTCAAGATAAACAAAATATGTATAATACTCTTAGACCAGCAATTATACCAATGACTTCTGAGACTATAGCGGATTACAATAAACTTAACCCATTTAGAATTAGAATACATAGAAAGAAAGGAGAATGAGAATAACAATGGATATTATGAATGATCCTATTGGAACCAAATATGGATGTATGTTATCATTTAATCCTAATGGTACAGAATATGCTTTTTCTCCTCTTTCTACGGCTTATAAAGAAAATGAATGTATTAGAATGTATGGCACTAGCACTATTAGTGCTTCTACTTTTAAAGCACAATATGGTAAATTTAGCAAAAAAATATGGAGGCAATCTACTACTGATGATAAAGTTCTTTTATTTAATAACAATTTCGAACTTAAAATAGAAAAAACAAATGATCTTGGTAACGGAATGGTTGAAGATATTACAGAGGAATTAGATGTTAGTGAATTTGGAAATGTTATATCAATTAATCATACAAGAGTAACTGTTGTGCCAAAAGATCAATTATTTGTATCCGATGCCATATATCTCTCTCCACACCCTGAGCAGTCATTGCGTAATATAGACGCGGCTGGTACTAATATGGTTCTTGCTGGTGGTGCTATTAGTACAGATAATAAAACTTGGTATACATATAAACAAGCAACCAAAAAATGGGAAAAGATAGATATAACAAAAGATATAGAGACACTAAAAACCACGATGGGGACTATAGTATCTCCGCCATCATATGACATTTTGGGGATTCCTATAAAAAAGATTTATATAGCCCTATTATTTACTATAGTATATAAAGTAATTACGCCTACACAAATTAATTATGTACAGATATATACTACTCAAAATAAATATAATCATAAACAACTGTTTAATTTTGTTAAAGTCGGATATACACCATCTAATGGTGTAAAGCTGATTGCAGATAGAAATATATTATACACCGCTTCTAATTATATTTTTAATTGGTATACATCACCATTATCAGATGGTAATGTAAATAAACAAATGAGTGATTTAATATACGATGTTTATTCAGGGTTGATACAATCTAAAGTGAGTAAGCAAGAGGAGGCAAATCCTCATGATGAATGGAAAGATCTTATTGAATTTACTGAAACTGGAGGATTATCTGCAAAAGAATTTTGGCATATAGATAACCCATCATTAACATATGGAGTATTTTTAGATAATGCAGAGTTAAATAGTGATATCGTAATAGCTCGTGGTAGTAGCGATGATATCGAAAGTATTAACATTATTACGGCTGGCGCACTTGTTGGATTTAGACCACAGATAGAAGTAAGAACCAATAGACGCATAGAATGTATACCTGGGAAACCGCAACTTCCGGAAGTTACTAAATTAAAAGATATTAAGAAAGGCACATGTATTTCGTGCGACTTTTTTAGTGTTTTTAATAATTATTTTTACGGCTCATTTGCAAATTTTGGCAAAGCAACATTACCACTATATAGTGATGGAAGAAAGTTTAGACATGAGTTAAATGAAATTTCTATAGAATCTGGAAGCTTCTATTTTATTTGTATTGGCTACAATAATTATGGAGAACCAATGCTTGTTCCAGACAGACCAATTGCCTCAGGCCCTCTAGAGGTATTATATAGAGCTAGTGCAATTGGGCATATGGTGGATCCATTAGCTGCAGATGATTTTGCAAATGCGTCTAATGATGGTAGATTATATACAATGGATGGTGTAGCCATCAAACAAAGAAATATAACCAGTAATATTACTCCTAATATAGATAGGTCTGATGTTTTTGATGAATATGAGCGTATATTCACTAATGAGCTTAATACTTCTCTTAAACCAGAAGAAATATGGCACCATGATAAAACCTATACTATGGTACAGAATTTTGAATATAAAGATTCAGAAGTTCTATATTATAGAGTATATAGAGATTATAATAACAATATTCGTTTAGTGGCTAGCGCATTTAATACTACTGCAAATATTGAAGACAGACATGCGGCATGGAGACCTATAGTCACAATAGATAGAACCCCCAGAGTTGTATCTATGGAAATAGACAGATCTGTTATTCATTATGATGATATTGAATTTAATGTAAATATAGATGCGGTTGATGAGGATTATAACCCAATAGAATATGCTTTAAAATTACATTATGACCCTGCAAAAACTATTATCTCAGATTACTCTATGGATCGAGAGCGTAAAATAGAAGTAGATACGGGAATAAAAGAGTTATTTAATACTTATCATGTGAATGGCATTGTAGTCGTATCTGTATATGTAAAGATAAATAATGTAGAAACACCAATAAGTTATTTCTTGATGTTTGGTGATAATTTCTATAAATCTAGAGGTACTGGAATAGCATCAGTGTTTGGACCGCAATATAGCGGTCTTGAATATAAAGGTGTTTTTGTGGCTCCTAGTTCTTATAATACTTTAGCTTGCAGTTTTTATCCAGGACCCGAAAAAGCAAAGTTTAAAACAGATCATGGGTATAAATACGTCGATATCCCAGAAAATCTATTTAAAATTACTATATAAAATATATCCCCCTCTACCTTTAATGGGTAGAGGGTATTTTATCATGAATTTGACATCATTGTATAGTCTAAAACGAAAGGAATGAATATAATTATGAATCTTGAAGATAAAGTATCTTTTGATGAGCTAGCTCCTTCTCTTCAGAATCTCCTTAAATCTAAAACAAGTAAAACTGACTTTAATGATGCTGCAGGTAAAGTATCTACTGTGTATCGTAATCTTGGTACAGTACGAGTATCTATTGTAGCAAGTGAAAGCAGTGTTCCTAATCCTCAACAGGATAAAGAACTTATGATCAATACATCTGATCATACTGTAGAGGGATATGGTGGAGGAAAATGGTATAAGTGTGGCGGAGTATATTCATAAAGATAGGAGGAATATATCATGGCAAGTGATTATGATAAAGAATCTAGTAAAATAAGCTATTATGAACTAGCTCCTTCACTTCAAGATATGATTGGTAAGATGGCTAACTTTGATCAGTTCAATAATATAAGAAATCTTGTTAATGCAATTCATGGCAGAACTAATGGTGTTGTAATTACTGTTGGCCTTACAGAACCAGTACATGGTGTTACTAAGGGAGCAGATGGTCTCCCACTTGTTATTGCAGATAACAAAGCTATCCATCTCAATAGTGGTGATCAAGTATTAGAAGCAAGGACTAATGGTACTTGGATTAGACATAGGTTAGTATACAGATAAATCAAATACAGAAAGAAGAGAAAGAATAAAATACGAAACTCCCATATGGGAGTTTCTTTTTTGTGTGTCTTGGAGGAAGTATATATGAAAGTAAGGTTTGAAGAATTTTATAGGAATAGTGACTCTATAACTTTGAATGTCACTAATAATTGTAATTTGACGTGTTCTTATTGCTTTGAAACAGATAAAACTAGAGCAATGATGAAGCCTGAAATCGCTGTGGAAGCTATTAAGAAGGCCTATTCTCCGAATATGCCAAATACAATGCCATATACGATAAATTTCTTTGGTGGAGAACCACTTCTCAATTGGCCAGCCATCAAAGCAGTCATAGATTATTGTAATGAAAATAATCTTAAAGTACAGTATGGGTTTACTACCAACCTAACAATTCTTACAGAAGAGATGCTAGATTATATGGATGATAATTCTATTCCATTCTTAGTATCTATCGATGGTATCAAACAGGTTCATGATAAGAACAGATGTAACTCATATGATACAGTAATGAATAATCTTAAGAGAATTATAGATAGAGGGCTAGGTATTTATATTGAAGCCAGAATGACAGTGCTACCAGAGGATGCCAAGTATCTCTTACAAGGCGTTAAAGAGATATACAATATGGGCATCAATAATATCTGTCCAATTCCAGTAACAGATGTTGTATGGTCGGATGATCAGCTTAAAGATCTTGAACAGTTCTATCTAGATATTACAGATTTCTTTATAGAAGAGATGTCTAAAGAGAATAATACTAGATCTTTATCTATTAAGAACGTGGACGATATTATTCAAGTAGCAGCACTTCCAAATACATATGATACGTTCATGTGTTCTATTTATGATAAGAGATGGTGCGCTGTAGATTACCGTGGAGATGTATATGCATGCCACCAAGGTCCCACTTCTAGTACTGATATTAAAGAGATGCTCTATATCGGTAATCTAGATTGGGTAGATGATGAAAAATATAAGAACCGTGTTATACACGGTGAATATATAAAAGAAGAATGTGATGGATGTATTGCAAAAGCGATCTGTAAATGTGGCTGTCCGGTAGAGAATCTTAGAGAAACAAATCAATATATGAAACCAACAGACTCCTATTGTGAGATTAAAAGAATCATCATGAGAACAGTATCCTCTAAATTAGATGATATTATGAATATAGAACATTCTAACTCACGTATTCTTACGATTACACAAGAGAATCTCAAGTTAAAAGCATATGTGGATAAAGTATACGATAGCTTCATGGATAAAGAGATGAATGATCTCACTCGTATGCAGCTTCTTGCACAAGTAGATCATATTCAAGATCTAACGGATAATATGAAGGGCAATGTACTTATTAGGTTTAGAGAATATATTGATGAGAAATTAAAGAATCTCTTAGCGATTCTTCTAACCATAGACGGAATTACGTATGAACAATTAGAGGAGGTACTTATAAATGGCACAGAATGTTCGTAGAGGAAAAATCTCTCTCACAATACCAGATAAGGTTAATGCTAAGAAAGATATTGTGACTGCAGATAGAACAAGAACTCTTCTTAATATTATTAAAACTTTTATTAATGAGAGAGATTCTATTGAAAAGATGAAAGCTACTACAGGTAATGAAAACCCCGCACATATCTCTCAGCTTTCAGGAATTTCTAATCCTACTACAGAGAAGAATCTTACAGATGCATATAATGCGTCTTATGTCAATGGACCAGTATACGCAAGAGATATTAATCATATGATTAATTATACTAATGAGCTTGCTACCACTACTGGATCTCGTGTATCGTCTTATCAGGTTGCTGAGTGTCAGTATCCACAAAGAGACGTTACCATTATTAAAATTAATCAAAATACTGTTGTTCCTGATATGGAAATGGTAGATCCTGTTACTGGAGAAACAGTTATAGGGGCCGATGGTAAGCCAGTTATGGTACCAGGACTCAGAAATCCTATTCCTCTCTTAGATGGCGATGGAAACCCAGTATATTACACTAAGACCGGTAAGCAAGTCTTTGTCGAAGGTCCTCCCGTTAATGTCGATGAGACTCAGAAGATCATACGTTGTACTAATATTAGCATTGTATGTCCCAATAGAGTTAAGATGTCTGGGTTCGATTATGTTAATGATGCTACGCCAGACCACATTGTCTATGCATGTTCTAATACAAAACGCAATCAGATTGTATTTACTAATGCTCCTTCTGGTCAACCTCCGATTCCTAATGTGGCTACAGATGAGATGATTAAGGCAGATACATTCAATCTTGTCATAGAAAACCTGTCTGCTATCAATACGGCTCTGGATTCATATAAGTCTTGGTTTGGTGAAGGCCAGTGTGCCGGCACCTGTCAGCTTGCATGTCAGACCGCATGCCAATCTGCTTGTCAGTTAGCCTGCCAGCATTGCTTTTTTCAAACGTGCCACAACCAGAATTGCGGGGGCTGGAGTTAAGTGCTTATTTTAGGTATGATTAGAGCATTAGATGTTTTTAATCGCTGCTAAAATAAGATAGGCGGTACGCGTGTAATTTTTATTAATTATATGACATTTTTATAATGAGTTATTGGTATTACTGAAAGGAGTAATAAAAATGTCATATGTATTTCCATTAAGAGCAGGAATAATAAGGAATAATGAGAATAAGTACAAGTATTCAACTATACCATATGATTATACTAGAGGCATAAGTTTCATCACATATCCTGGTATTAAAAGGGATCAATATACTATAACGACAGAAGGAAAAGTAGTTAATATAAAAACTGGTTTAGAGATAAAACAGTGTATAAATAATAAGGGTTATTGTTATATATCATTGCCTACAGAAGATGGAAAAATGTGTCATGCATCTATTCATCGCCTTGTTGCATACCAGTTCTGTAATCCACCAATTGATATAGAAAATTATCATGTAAATCATATTGATGGAAATAAACAGAATAACGTGTGTGGAAATTTAGAGTGGCTTAGTGTATCTGCTAATATACAACATTCAATACAATATCTGCATTCAGAAAATCTATCATATACTGGAAGAATTCGCCCAGATGCTACACCAGAGTTTATAGAAAGTATTTGTTATCTATTTTCTATTGGTAAAACAGATACAGAAATAATGAATGAATTAAATATGGTGCAATGCGACCCTAATTACTCATTCCTCTCTGATATTCGTAATAGAAGAAGTTGGACAGGAATAAGTTCTAAATACAAATTTTCTACAAATAGTCAAGCCAAGGTATATACTCCTCATGATATAGAAAAGATTAAAGAATATTATAATAGTGGATGTATGGACCCATATGATATATATTATAATATTGAAGGCATTAAATACTCTGCATCTAAAGAAGCTATGAGAAAAATTAATGCTATTAAACGAGTATATGGTACTATGAGACGAGCATATTTGCGTGAGAAAGGATGCTGATTTACTATGAGTTACATTAATCCATTTAGCTATGTATATAAAAAACTCGACAATGAAAATTCTCTATATTCTACTAGAGAATACTATACAACAAGATCAATAGCTATCTTAGACTGCTTTAATATCGTGCCTAATAAGTATACAATAAATACTGAGGGGCAGATATATGATATGACCACAGGTGAGTTGGTTAATATATATCAGGATGCTACAACAGGATATCTTAGGCTCAGATTGATGACATATAGAGGATCAGTACAATTTTTGTTACATAGGTTGGTAGCATTTGTATTCTGCAACCCTCCTTGTAATATAGATCAATATCAAGTAAACCATATTAATGGTAACAGATTGGATTGTAGAGCATGCAATCTAGAGTGGATTACTATTGCTGCTAATAACCAGCATGAAAAATTTGAATTGGGAAATGTAATCTCATCAAGACCTCATGCGACAGACTCTACTGTCCACCGCATATGCCAGCTATTCCAAGAAGGAAAATCTAATACTGAAGTAATGGATATTCTTGGATATGAAAAAAATAACGCTAATCATACTTTCTTAAGAGATATTAGAAGTGGAAACACTTGGAAAGGTATATCTTGTAAATATACATTTGATAGAAGTAGTAAAAAGCATGCTTATACAAAAGAAGAAAAGGAAAAGATCAAACAACTATTCTTAAAAGGATACTCTATTCCAGAAATTTTCTATGAGATGCAAGGGAGAGAATATTGTCCTGCAACAGATAGAAGAGAGTCTATCTATAGGACAATACAAACTATCCAAGTAGAAATGTCTAATAAAGGATTGCTTTAATTATATAAGTATAGAAGAAGGGATTAGGACGATGTACAAAGAGATATATTTGATGCTAACTGAATTATGCCCTAATAGATGCGAATATTGCTACATCAAGAATCGTTCTAACCCACATTCTATACCAATGAATCTCATTGATGAGAAAATAAAATTACATAACCCAGACCGAGTTATTTTTTTCGGTGGAGAACCATTAGCTAACTTCTCACTCTTTAAAGGAGTAGTAAAGAAATATCATGGTCAATTTAAGATGCAAATAGTGACATCAACAATGGCTAACTTTAAAGAGTTCATTGAATTCAATGAAGAATATCCGATGTCTGAGATACAATTATCATGGGATGGATTTAATAAGAATCGTATTGATTCTAATGGAATGGATACATCTCATAAGACATGGGATAATATATGGTATGCAATTGGAAAAGATCTGAAGTTTGATATTAAATGTGTAATCTCTAATGATAATGTAGAACAGATGGTTGAATTACATGATATATTCAAAGGAATGTCTAGATATGGAGTTAGTGGTCAGTTTGTTATTGCCCATAGAGATTTGTATACAGAGTCTTTCTATAAAGGATTAAAAGAGAATCTGATAAAGACTTTTGACCTAAATAAGATGTATATGGATCATCTGAATAAGATAATTGCTTATATGAATCAAGATGACGGATATAGCTCTTGTGATGGTGGTAAATACATTGTCATAGATCCATATGGAAGAGAGACATGTTGCACAGCATTATCACAAGAGAAAGATATAGAGATTGGATCTGATGAAATACAGAAGAAATGTTTAGACCCATCTTGTATTGGTTGTAAATATAGCTATTTATGTGATGGTGGATGCAGATATGAAAGATATCTAGAATATGGTAAGGATTGGAAATACCATAAGCTAGAGTCTACCTGTATGATGATGGAGATATATGATGATACAATACGAACTTGGTTATCATCATTAGATAAATATGGGTTAGAGAGACTAATGCATATTATTAATAGATACAAGAGTTATATGAGGGGGTATTATTCTTGATCAATTTTATTAATATGAATATTTATCACTATTGTACAAATGGATGCTGGTTCTGTGAGGTTAAAGAATATGCCCGTAAGAGTCATATGGAGTTTACTAGATGGAAAGAATTAAGAGAATTTTTGGTTAAACTAGATTTGGCTAATAGAGTAACGATAAATCTTGTATGTGGAGAACCATCATTATTTCCAGATAAGCTAAGAAAAGCTAAGAAAGAGATAGATAAGATCAAAAGAGTTAAGCCAGTAGACATAGTATACTCTACGATTGTTTGTGGTCATAATCCTCAAAATGTATTAGATCTTATAAATGATGGTGTTTTATCTACTGAAGCAATGATGATATCATATGATGGTATAGATGATGGAAGGCACCATTATGCATATCACGCTCTTCCTATACTAGCTCCTATTGTACCATGTGTAGCGACAGTATTAGATAGCGATACTGTAGTTAGTATTAAATCTATATTAGACGATATGATTAGATATAAAGCAAACTCATGGTGTTACTACTATCTATTGGATGATAAATCATATTCAGATGAGCAGTTTATTAAGAACTTTGAAGAGATATTCTTACCTACTATATATGAGTATAGAGATAAGCTTCATATCTATAATATAGAGAATTTCAAACAAGGTAGACGAACAGTAAGAAATTTAGTATGTAAGTATGGTGAAGAAGTAACTGTTACTGTTAAAGGTAAAGTTTATCCATGTGGTATAATGGATGAAATATGTGAATATAGTCCATATGTAGAACCTACTGCTGATATATCTGATGATATAGATCATATAAATAGAGAATTGGATAAGATGAGAAAATTATGTGTAACAGATACATGCGATTATAGTGTGTGTGAATGCATTCATTGTACTGATTGTGCTTTAGCAGCTAAAATAAGACCACATACAGTACATCAGCAGTGTGCTTTAAGGCATTTAGAATTAGATGCATATCAAAAATATATATCATAATATACTATACAATTAGTGATAGTTGAAAGGAGAAAGTTATATCATGATTAACTATATTCCAGAACGAATATATGTGTATTTAAAGGAACATGATTCTCTTCACTATTTTGAGGAAATTAAAAAGTGGTTAGAATGGAATATTGATTCTTGTTCGTCTCTCACTGAATTTATTGAATTTAGTAATATGGATGAGATTTTTCATGCTAAAATGATAAAGCAACTTGGTTCTCATAAAGATCTTATAACAGAATATAAGATCTCCATTGGGCAATATTCTCTTAATAGATTGGAAACAATATGCAAGACATCTACTGATTATGAGAATAGGATGTTTGCTTTATCTCATATGCTGCATTCTTATAGTATTAGTGATTTTGAGAGATTCAAAATTCTTGTAGAAGAATATTGTGGTCTATACACTGCCAATACTATTAGAGACCAACATGATCTTCCATTCTATTTTGCTCTTAAATTTATGAATAATCTTACGACTTATGATTTTATAACTGAGAATCAAGATATTATAAAAGGATATGAAAAAGGAGATACAAGATCTATTATATCTGCTTATCATGATATATGTATTCCAAAGAATGTCGAGATTAAAGGATATGACAGAACTAATGTAGTTTATGTAGATATAATGGAAGCTGTTCTTGTTGGGTGTGATTATCTATTAAGCACAGACTATCCAAAATACAGAGATATAGTACTTAGTATTTATAACCATCTATTCGAATTCTGTAGAATAGTATTTGATGATCTTCAATTTATTATTATTAAGATACTGCATAAGTGGTTTCTATTGTTATCTTCTAAGATGGCCGAAAATAGTGATTTTACGTTGTCTAAGGGATGTGCTTTGGTGATTATGCAAATGAATGTTGGCATATGCCATATGTATAGTCGAGGAGTTCCTAAACTTATCAAGATACTTAAACTCTATGATAAGAATGATATTCCGATGATGCTTTGTATGATAAGATTCTTGAACAAGTTGAAACATGGCTCATTGAAATTAGACAAAATAATTAACCTAGATTATATTCCTAAAAAAGACATTGAGTTTGCAATGTCTGATATGGATTTACATATACAGAACCATATACTTAGTCCTGTACCAAACACAAAGAATGACATCGATTCATGGTTTGAGAAAGCAACAGGTGTACTAAGAATGCTGTAAAGGAGATGAACGGGATGTTAAATTATCTTCCTGAGCCTTTATATAAAGCCATTACTTCAGATCCCAAAAAGTATTTGGATTATTTAGTAATCCTAGAAGAAATGGAAGATATGAGGGACAAATGTTCTTCACTATCTGATTGGATTATGATGGACAATCCATCATATATAGAAAAGAACCCAGAGTTGAAAAAGATCAAAGATAAGCTCGATCAGTTTATCTTTACCAATTATCATTCTGGTAGTTTGGATGAAGCATATAAGATCCTGAATAATGTATATAATCTATCTGAATTGGAAGAGATATATAGCGAGATTAAAAAGGGTAAAGATGGAGAGTATGCTAAAGCAGACAAGTATACTCTATATGATCTTAGAGCTATATGTTTGGATGCAATTATAGAGTTTAAATATACTGATGGAACATATTTGAATTATATGAGAGAATACGTAGAATTCTATAATAGCATTGATAATAATGATCTTAAAGAATGTAGCACTTATACTCATATGAAGTATATGAAGGCTGCAACACACTTGTTTACGACAAGTAATAGATATGTAGAGTGGCGTACTCTATGTGCTCATATGGATAATATATTTGAAAAAGTCATGTTGTATAAGGATACAGATGTAATAGTGGATGCATATGTAGAATGTATTGTGGACTTCCTGAATATTCTTAAAGATCATAAGGATATTCTCAATATTGTTGATACTATGTATGATAAGGTAAATGGCCTTACATATCAATATGAAAACTATTCATATGGTAAAGCAGCATTACTGATGACTATGACAGATATTTATACAAGAGAAAGTATGCTTATGGTAATGCCTACATTGGAGGCATTGACAAAGTATGTCGACAATTCACTTAAGAATCCAAAAATGCTTATCAGAGGATTGACTGTCTTTGATAAGATTAATACAAACATGTATATCTCTATTATTAGATGGATTCTTAGATTGAATAATGAGATTCCATTTATTAAGAAGAATGGAATTTGTAAGCTAAACAATCTTCAGATCAGTGATTATAATCTTATAATGGGAGATATAGAGAAGATTAATGAAAATGATACTGCGCGAGATTTCATTTGTTCTACAGAATTCTCTAAGAGTGTAGATAAATGGTTTAGTTCTGATAATAGTGCATACTTAAAACTAAAGAAGTTATGATAAAAAGAGTCCCTCTATCATTAAGATAGAGGGATTTAATTTTTCTCGTACGCATGATTTTTACCAATTCTAAACACCTTAAATTTAAGGTGTTTAGAGATATACTTGTTTCTGGCATGCACTAAAATATAGAAAGGAGATATTAGATGTTTAGAAATCTTACTGCTATTGTATTTAAGATTGGTACATACTGTGATTTAGATTGTGTATATTGTTTTCAACAGCATGATATCAAAACAATCAACGAACGGTTTGAAATATATAAAGATACAGTCAAATTTTTATCTCATCCTTTAATTACGTTTGCTGATAGATTAGAGGTTAAGATTACTGGTGGAGAACCATCCTTATATGCTAAAGATATCTATAAAGCTTATAAAGAGTTTAAGAAGCTTGAGAGATATAAACAAACTAGTACCTATTTCACTTCTATCTTCAATGGTACTAAGATAGAAGATATGATAAGTCTTATGGATGATGGTGTATTAGATTCTTATGGTTGTAAATTATCATGGGACGGAATATATTCATCATCTAAATCTAGACTTACTAAGATTGCTAAATATGATGATGAATACTTCAGGAACGTAGTAAAAACTCTTGGTAAGAGTAAATATGGTAAAGATATACTAGTTAGAATAGCTCTAACTCCTAATACAATAGATGATATAGTAGATTCATTTATATTTGCTTTAGACTGTGGATGTGATAAGATAGAATATTATTATTTAACAGATTGTGAAGAATACAGAACTGATGAGTTTAGAAACAAGTTTAAAAGAGTATTAGATCAGTTAGTAGAATTGAAGATCAAAAGAAACTTCAATTGGGCTAATTGGGAGACTTTAGAGTTTGCTTCTCTTCTTGATCCAGAAGAAGATAGATTAAGAGCAATAAATTGCCGTCATTTAGGAAAGATGCTTTATATAGAGCAGAATGGTAAACTAGCTCCATGCGGGTTCTTTTCTAATGATGCTCTATTTAAAGGGTGTAATCTCCATATTGGTGACATATACAACGGATTTTATAAAGAAATCCTGTCAGATTTCATTTTTCAGTATAAAGAGGCTCCCATGTGCAATGAAACGCAATGCGCCAATTTGCATTGCTTTGAATGCCCCGCTGTCAATCTCTTTAGGAACAGTCATATGCAAGAAAAACTCTATCAAACTTGTTTTATGCGTTCTTTAGAGAGAAAATGTTTTGAAGATAATAAGGATATAGTTTTGCTTAATCTAGATCAATCTAAGAAAGCATATTCATATACTAATGATTGGGAAGTAGATTATAGCCTACCAAATTTACCATATGCGAAGGAGGAAATAAAATGACATATGATATTCAATATAAAAAGGGTCCTAATGTCCCAAAAGACTTTAAAGCTCTTTTAATTGAATCTTTGAAGTCAAATGAAGATATAAGTATCCGCATTTTTAAAAATGGTAAGATCATGATTACTCTTATTCCACATTATGATGAGGAAGATGGATTTTATGCTCTCGATCTATATAATGGGGAAATTACAGTCAATACTCCATTGCAAGAATGGGGTATTGAATGGGCTATAGACCCATTAGAATATACATTTAGCTTTGATGATAAGTTCATTTCATTTATAACCCCATGGATAAAAGAGATTGAATCAGCATTCAATAATATTAGTTAGAACATATCCCTCTACTCATATGAGTAGAGGGTAAATACTTTTTTAATAATATATTATAATTATAGATGGTAGGTATAGTGAGGAGGAAATCTATTTATTATGAAAGCCATTAAGTATTTAAAGAAGACTGATATGGATATTCTAAGAGAGGAGGTTAAGAATTATTTTGAACACAAAGACGATGAATTGAGAATTGAAGTAGTTTTGACAGAGAAATATTCTGTGTTCATTAGTCTTTATATAGGTTCTGTTGAAGGAGATACCTATATTCAAATTGATACATATAATATTCATATTGTAACAGAAAATATCTGCTCTGGTCCAGAACGTGTTCTTGGAATGGTTATGTATAAATGCGGGTATTCGAAGAAAAAGACATTTAATCTTTTAGAGAGCGTTATAAATGAGATTTATAGTGTTTATGATAGGATGTATGGGTATAACCATGATATTATACGCCCTGCAACTAGAGAATACTATGTGGATCTCACTCAAGACTATGATAGAATAAAACCTATAGACAAGTATAAAGAATATTTATATGAAGCAATAAAAGTTAATGCTCCATTTAAACTTAATGCAATATCCAATATAGATGGAACAATAACTTTTGAGCTTAAAAGAGAGGTAAGTGATAAATACATTATTCTAGTTCATTACCATAATACAGATCTTAGTTATGATAGCGCAGATGATTGGGTTGATACAATAACTGAGCTATGTAAGAATAGATTTGCTCTTAATGAGCATACTATAAAAATCATTGAACTATATATGAAAGAAATGTCAACTATGCTTTCTGAACTTGAAGGAGTATGCTAATATGACCACAAAACTTATATCTTCTATCAATGGAAGCTGCATGAAAGATGCAACAAGAATTTTCAATTCCATTAAATCCCATCATGGGAAAGCAGATATGCTTATTTATGGTGTGGAGAAGAAAGCATATCGATTTGTCTTCTATCAAGATAGTGGATGTCTATTCATTAGACCTGTTACGATCAATAAGAAGATGAATCAAAAAGAAGAATATATAGTGTTACGAAATAATGTTAAACCTAATGTTCTCCATAAGATGATTGAGCAATGTCCTGATATCAGTAAAGATACAGTGAACAAGCTTTATATTCATCTTTTAGAGATCCTTAATTGTATTCAAAACATTATGTTTCCAAAAGTAAAACAGAATTAGAAAGGAAGTTATTATCATGGGCTTCAGGTTTAAACAATCTGCAGGTTTAATTTGTGAAGAAGATCTTTTAAAAAACTAAGTGGCTTTTTCAATGGAGATATAAAAAATATCGTCATTGAACTTGTATTGCTTAGATACATTAATCTTATGATCTTCTGCTATACACATAGAAAAGAGCCATGGATTGAAATTAGAACGTATATAGGGCCAACAATGAATGTTGCTTTTCATAATACTGACTATAGCAAATTCATGGAGCTATTCTATCATAAAACAGAATATGATAAAGAAACTCGTCAATATATTAGCCGAATAATAGAGTTTATATATTCTGTATATGATAAACATATCTTTCTCCAACAATATCGGAACATGAATAGAGAGAAACCATATATCACTATAGATATTCTGAAAGATATGGAATATGATAAAATTCATAAAAAGGTTAAATCTCTTATCAAAACAGACGATGCAATTCTTATTTTTACTGCAGATGTATCTCCTCTTTTGAGCGCTCGTCTGTATAAAAATATGAATAATAAAATCTTAATAGAGCTTGCAGCTAAAAATGCAAGTGCAAATATATTTAGATGGGATAGGCAAAAGGTTTATGATTTGATTAGAAAAGCGCTCAATCTAACAGTTCCTGTGACCAGTTCTGTTGTAACAACGTTAAACGGCATATACGATATCTGTTCCAAAGAGGCCAAGAAAGCAAATTCTCTAGATATGCCTGATAATATAGTACACTGTGCTATAAGATCGCATGGTAAAGTAGAATGGAAAGTTTGTAACAATGCTGATATATCACTACAACCTTTTGGAAAAGATTATATAATATTTGGATACATAAATGGCAGTCACATGTATTCAGATACCATTCCAGGGTATTTGTTAGCCAATAAACACATTGATGCAAACTATCATATCTATACAAGAGTTATAATGGCTCTTGATTATATCTATGATCAGCAGCATATGACCATTGGTAAAAACAATAGATCTGTTAATGAAATAGCCATGGATTTTGGAGTATATAAAGAGTAGTAAATATTAAACAGATGAAAACTATTATATAATAATATATTATAATAGTGAAGGAGAAATAGGAAGAGGAGTAATCCCTTCCAAAGTTCTTTTCATACATTTCCATCTATATAGAAAGGATAAGTAAAGGAAATGAAAAGGGCATTAATTGCAGCATTGGTTGCTGCAGCAGGAGTGTTTGGAGGAACAGTTGAAGCTCATCCGTGGATCTTTGTAGAAGATCACTATACGGTACAGAGCGGAGACACACTCGTTGGGATTGCAAATGAGTTCATTAAGAAGAACACATATGCCCCGCGAGAAATTAGGGAGTTTACAGAGGGGATTAAAGAGTTGAATCCTGAGCTTCTCAAAAGGGATGTGATTCCTGGAGAAGTGATTAATATCAACTATTGGATTCCCAATGCGGAAGAGTTTTAAATCTTAAGGTATAAAAGGTTTCCCTCTACTCATACGAGTAGAGGGATCTCTTCTGTAATTTTTCTTTTTTATTATTATATATTATATATGTAGATGTAAATATGTGTAATGTTTTTCTAAAGGAGGAAACAATTATAGTCAAGGAAGAAATAACGATGAAAGAACTGCGCAAGTTCAAGAAGGTAGTCTTTGAGGACTACACACAATATGAGTACAATAAATGCTGGAATGGCGGTTGCTATTCCTATAAAGACATTTATACTCGTGCCGATGAAGGGTGGAATGCGGTTTATACTACATCGTGTGATCTCGTAGAACCAGAAGACGGGTTTGTGGACGATCAAAAACTGCTGTATTCAGTTAATGAACACATCAAAATGGTAAATGGAGTTATGCCATTTTATATGGATGATTGCTTTACTGAAATGAATGAAAAAGAAGATAAGTTGACCTTTTTTACTGGCAGAAAGGATCGATAAGATGGTTAAAGTAGAGCGGGTAAACTCTTTAAAGGAAATTCGGTTTCTCTTTGATCACTGGACTGGAAGTGAGTTTAGGGGTGTGGATGAAAAATATTATTCGATCTCTATATATAAACCAGTCCATGATTTCAAAACATGGGAGATTACGTGGGTCGGAGATCATTTTGATAAATGGATGGGGAAGTTCACTTCGGATAACAGCTCCGAAGAAATGGCCTCTATGGTATCCAACTACTTCAAATGGTTAGAAGACGTATCTATCTAAAGGAAGGAGTTTTCATTATGATGAATGGCCATATAAGAGAAAGCATCAAAAATGACCTCGATAGATATAATGAGGCCACATACTGTATCTATTCTCAGGATACAGGGGAATTGCTTGAGGAGTGGGCATTTCGCAAATACCCTGATAAAGGCATCACTGCTGCTCAGAGGGTATACGAGGAAAACTTGGATAGTGGATTTAGAGAAGTTATTCAAGAATATTGTCATGTATATGATGGCACACTCAATGAGATCTGCGATATAATCGAAGAACGCGAGATGTATACTTAACCTATTCTAATTAGCATATAGGAGGAGATTAGAAATGGAAGATCGTATTTTTACATATTTGCTCAAGGCCATTATGAATAATGATGCAATGTGGATACCAATTTATTTGGTATTTGCAGTATCGTTCTCATTCACTGTTGTTTGTGCTGTTGATGCAGCATGCGCAATGGTGAATAAGCATTTGAAACCATATCACCGTCATCTCTCTGAGCTTGGAGAAGCTGCTGTATCTGGAATGGTATGGGTATCAGCGTGTGCAATGATGATTACTATGTTCGTTGTAGTAGAAGGAGTGATTACACATGGGTGATACTCCTGTTATCGTTGTAGTATATGATAAAAAGAAAGGTAAGGTTCGATGCAAATGACAGTTAAGGATAAACGTAGAGAGGATTTTCTTAGGATAGCCAAAATAGCTATCGAAGAAAGTACTAAAACTCGTTCTATGTGTAACAAGGCTATTATGGATTTGGAGAGCGAGATTTCTAACTATGTAGTCCTATATGGTGACACAAAATTGGTTGACATATTGCTCAAATCTAAGAATCATCTTAGAAAAGCTCATATGCAGATTGGAAAATCTATTAATGCGCTTTTGGTTGAATATGATGACCAATACAAGAAAGCCAATCATGAGAAAGTCAACAAAATCCTGGAATCATTGGATGCAGAAGAAGAAAAATAAAATCAACACCCCTGGGAATATTCCCAGGGGTTTATTTTTTTGTATATATTTGTTAGAACCAGGATTCTCCGCGTTTCTTCTTTTCAAGACTATCATGAATCTCGCTAGAACCACCAGCAATTTTATCCATAATAACACTTCTAATATCACCATAGGACCCAAGGAAGAAATTAATCATATCATCAAGAAGACCTCTGGTTTCCATCTCATAATTGGTCATATCATCATTGGTTCTAAGTTTAACATTACCTTGTTTGAACTTGCCAACGGCATCATAAATAAGCTTGATATCTTTCTTAACCATAGCTTTTGTTTTAGAATCAATTCTAGGATCTTCAAGATCCTTCTCAAGAATCTTAACAAGTGACATACAGCGTGTATTAATATCTGGGTGCCCATCAAAGACACTTGCAACATGACCAAATACATATGCATTAAGACCCATAATATGACCAACAATAGGAACCTTAGCCAGTATCTCAGATATACCAATATAATCGTTCGTATAATTAATCTTATTCAAAGCAGAAGCTAACTCAGGGCCATAACCAACTACAGCAACAAACTGGTCAGCCACTTTCTCTGATTTGAATGAAAGCGAACCAAAGATAAGGTTTTGTACAAACTTATCAGGTCTTGCAATGCTTGTAATATAATTAATCACACTATTCAAACCAAGCGACGTCAATAGTGGTGTAAAACAAAACAGGAAGATATTGAGTAGCCTGATCGGGAAAGTTCTAATTGTTTCAAATACATCAAGAGCAAGCTGCAAATCTTTATTTTTCTGGATATATTTCTTGATCGAATTCTTTAGCTTTGTTACAGGTGTACAAATAGCTGCAAACAACATCGGATACAGGCTAATCTGTCCAGAAGCCAATGTACTAAAAATTGTAGCAAAAGTTGATAATACATTAATCGGCTGCATAGTGACCAATACAGGGAATTCGAAATTGTGACCAACTTCATGCAGAATTATAGCCAATATCTCTTGTGGTGTAAGTATCTTACTAAACAAAAGCTCTGGTGTAATTGCAATATATGTACAGAGTTCATCCTTCTTATCAAACTTAATGAATGTCTTACCAACCGTAAGAGATTTACGAAGTCTAGGCCATGCATCAATTGCAAGATGAACAGGGAATGTATATGCATTTGGACATGCTGCTGAAAAATCTAGATTAAGAGAGACAGAATAAAAGCCAAATTCATCCTCAATAAGAGATTGCCATTTGATCCACTCTGAATCACTAGGTATAGTTTGCATTGCGTTAGACCCTAATGCAGTGCTAAGGTCATCACTAGCCATATACTTCTTACGCAGCTTATCAATACATTTTTCCATCTCAAGACAACGTTTAGTCTTATTTATATAAGCCTCATTGATCTGATCTAAGATCATATACGATCACTTCTTTCTTTTTAGATTGGGACATTTTTAATTGATTCTGACCATTCATCAAGCTTCTTATGATATTCTCCTTTAAATTTAGTGATTAGAGGAGATGAACTTAATATAGTCAGATTATATCTACAACCTATATCTACAGATACTTTATGTATCTGATTAGATATATCTATCATTTGACTACGCGGTACAAGTCTTCCATTAACAAAGACCAACATCATTTCTTTATTGAAATTTCTATCTATCATATTCTTTCTGATTCTGAAATAACCGGATACAGGAAGATATGAAAGTAGTCCAGTATGATCGTTTCTAGTAAAGAAGAAAATAAAATGGATCAGGTCTCCTTCTTTAACCTCTAGATCATCCAGGTACAATTTCTTTTTCTTACTATTGACTGTATACCTATCTTTACTAAGATGAACTCCACCATATACAACTATCATTCTTCTATTAAGATTGATAGTTTTATTAAATGGAACAGGTATATCAATTTCCTTTTGTTTAGCTTTAAGAGTAACAGACTCTTCACTCTTATCGATATGAGTAAAGAACCTATCGTGAACAAAAGTAAATCTTATTTTATGACCAGTTCTAAAATTACCCAAATTATCATCAATAGTGATAATATCATCTTTTATTGTATATCTACTTTGTGGGACAAATGAACCACCGATAGTAACAAAGAAAGGAGAATCTTTCTTGAATATTGGCATAGGATATGGTATAGAATATCTATTAGAATTACTACGCATAGCAACATCTACGTCTTCGAACATGATGACATCTTTTTCGTCACCGCCTAGATCTACATTGCTTTGCTGTTCTTGTCTAATGAAGAACGCTACCACTTCTACGCCTTTGGTAAACTTAGTACCATCAAGAAGAGTGATCTTTCCGCCATCTATTCTATACCGTTCTGGTTCATAATATGTGGAGTTGACAAATACCAAACTATTCTCTGTACTAATGCCAAAATGCATAAAGTTATCTGTCTCTAGTTGTACAGATATTCCTTCTTCAGTAGTATTACCAATTACTTTTTCAGTAACAAAATGGGTTTTAGCGATAGTACTTATATTACGAGGCTCATCTTTATGGCGAGCATATGCAAACAGTAGTTTCTCCCCATGTTTATATGTTTCTCCGTCTGTCATAACTACTTCATTTCCTTCTATTGTATATCTAGAAGGAGATAGTACAAGAGAATTATAAAATATGAAGAAAGAGTCTGTATATGATGGAATAGCAAATCTATTGCTTCCATCTTCAGTTACAATAGTCTCAAAGACATCCAATACAATATTACTATCCTGAAGGTCTTCTTCGTCTGTTGCTGCAACCATTGTAACCATGACATCTGGATCAATAGTCTCATCAATAAAAGTTAGCTTTAGACCTTCTCTTGTATATCGATCAGGAGCAATAAATGTTGTATTCTTAAATACATGCACACTACATTCATCTTTAGGAATACCATCACCATTATTATCGAATTCTATTTCATTAGTAGCTGTTGTAGTTCTCTTACGGTAATATACAAATTCAGCTACATCATCTTCATCAATCTCTCCATCTGTATCCCATTCTTGACGATAGTATGGGAAGACGAAGGTAAGTCTTTGTCCGTTAAACAGACCTTCTGATTTGTCATAGAATTCTATATAATCTCCATCAATGGCATAGCGTGACTTATCCACATAAGCATCATTCTTAATAACAAAGAATGATGTATATTCTCTTGGATAATTTACAAATGGATATGGAACTTTAAATCTTGTTTGACCATCTTTACTTGTATGCACTTTTCTCTCTTCAATAAGAAGATCACCAATAAAGTCAACTTTACGGCCATTCAATCCAGAGCAATAGTATACATCAATGATCTGACCAGTAGGATTCTGGAACCTAAGGTACAGAGCTTTCTTTTTAATATATGATTGGTTTGTTATAGTGGGTACAATGAGATCATATTCCAAGCTTCCAAGATATCTACTATCAGCAAATATCATAAACTTATCATCGTCATATGCAGTTTCAAACTCTTCTCCAAGTTCAATCATATTACTTCCATTAAGCACATACTGCTTATGAATAAACTGATTACGAGATACAAGCCATAGCTTCTTAGTAAAATGCTTGTTCTTCTTAAGAGTAATCTCTTTCTTATCGTCAGATAGTGTAAAGTTTACTGCAGCTAAGTGTTTACTTGGTAGCTCTACAAGAGGTATTATGTCATCTACAGGAATATAGCTATCCTCTACAAGAATCTTATTATTATCGATCTTAGGTTCGTATTTGCCATTAATAACTTTCTTGAACCATACTATCTCTACAGATTCTTTAGCAACATACTGCTTCTCAGGATGGGCTTCTTTAGGATTATCAAATACAATACGATCAGGATGATATTCTATATTCTGATTTATATCGTGCATTGCTAATCCGCAATAGAAGATAATAGGGAATGACTGATAGTTGCTTCCCTCATATACATCTCTAAGTACAGAACACTTACCACTAGGAAGATTATGATATTCATAAATTTTCATATTGGCATAGTGTTGGAAAGTCTGATCAAATTTATTCTGATCTACCCAGAAATTGTATGATATGTTATTCTCTATATTCTCTTCAAAAGGTTTATCATATTTATGAGCACACTCATATTTGCTCATAAAATTGATAATCTTATAATTAAGAAGGTTTTCATTACCATTGATAACTTTCTTAACAAATTGATGGTTTACGCCTCTCATAGAAGAAGATTCGTTCTTATTGGATCTTTTATCCCATATAATAACTAAACTCTCTTCCATTTCAGCACCGTTTTTAACTGTTATAAGATTTCGATTTGTTGCAGTAATTTCATATGGCTCTTTCTCAGAAAGCCATCCTTCTTTATTGAAGAAGAACATGTTTTTATCAAACAACACGGTCTTTACATCTATTCCAGTATCAAACAAAGAATAGCTCCTTTGTGCTGTATTATATACTTGAATATTAGGGTCATTGGTACAGATATGTACCATAGCATCATATTTAGTTGTGTATTTACCATTCTCATCAAAAGCAAATAGAGTCTTAATGCCATCTTCAGTATACTTCTCACTGTATATAATCTTAGGGGGCAACCTAAGTAACCGCACTTTCTTAACGGGTATATCCCTATCTCTATTTCTTACCAGTATAGTGAAATAGTTATCACTTCTTACAATATCTATATTACTCCAGAGGACAAATCCTCCGTTTATAAATAGAAGAAAAGGAGTTATAATGTCCTGTTCGATGAGCTTAGTTATATTCATATCAAAGTATTTATTATCATCTTCCGATATATCAAGATTATTCATAATACCATTTACAAGAAGTACAGTAGTAAAATCATCTCTATTAACTTCATATCTTCCATTCTTGAAGTAAGTTTCGTCTCTTCTCCAAGTAAGGTTTTGCATAAAAGTAGGTATCAGACCAAGCTGATTATCAGCAATAGCAGAAAAAGAGTTTTTCTCTTTCCATTTTGCTACCTTTTCAATATGATCTTTAGCATCATATTCTCGTTCTATCTCATAATAAGTTTCTGTTTTCTTTCTTGGCATTTATAATCTCACCTCACATAACAAAACATATTAGGAGAACCAATTACGGTTCTCCTAATATAATTTATTAGATTCTGTCTATATATCCTTTGGCCATAACAACCATATTCTTGCCACAAACTTTCTCAATTGTCTTCTGATTGTTTAGATAAGATCCAATATAAGCGTCTATGATCATTCTTACAAATGCTGGTCCATATTCAAGAGCAAATACTGTTGATGGTCCATACAAGAACATCCATTTCTCTACGAGAATATCAAGAGTAAGCTTATCAAGTTTAAATGTATTCTTGATGAGCTTTACAAATTTGGTGATATCTGTAAATGTCTCTTTATCTTCATCGGAGTTCATAAAGTAGATTGCTTCCTTAGAATCAGAGATACCAGCATACTTAGCTGAAACTTTTCGAGAACGATCTACATCAAATCCACAGATTCCTTCAAAGAAGTATCTTGAACTAAGATAAAGACACTTATCTCTTGCTCCATCAACAATACTGATTTTACCAATGTAATCAATAATATGAGTAAAGAGAGCAGAGAAGCACTGAGCATCTGTAATTAGAGTATTATAAGTATATGCTTTGGCACTACCATATGTAAGATAATACATCTCAAAATACCCACTAATCAGATGCGAAATAAGACGAATATCGTTTACTATATAGCCATTATCTGTCTTATTGATGCAATTCGTAGTATCAATGAACAATTTCTTCTCTTTTTTAGATCTAGGATCTGAAGCTACAAAGCAAGTAAACGGTTTCGGAAGAGGTTTATCAGGTATAAGAAGTATAGTTTTAGGAGACTTAAGGACCCTAAGAAGAGCATCACTGACTTTAGTTCTCTTAACCTCATATTCTACATCTTTAAACGAATCTACATCCTTATCGATAAATTCACTATGCATCATTGCTTCAAACAAGATCTTATTATACATGGGATATTTATTATACAAATAGCAGTCGCTATAGGACTTGGTTTTATTCATGATTTATCAACGTCCTTTCAGTTTAGATTACTTGTATGTCTCCCATCTATCTATTCTAATGGCTTTAAGAGAGTCCATTTTATTAATTAACTGCTTTTAAGACTATCAATTAAATTATGAAACTGAGGTGAGTCTTTAATGGAGAAAAAGCATCCAATACCAACAAAATTTGATATAAATTCGGTAAGAAAATTAGGGGAGATTATAGACGATGGATACTATTCATATAAAGGATTACGTGTTCCACGAGTTACAAAAATTCTGTCTACATGTATACATAATGATTCACTTATGTATTGGGCTAATAGCCTTGGATTTAAAAGGCTTGGATATAGAGAGACACTTAATCGTGCGGCTGAATACGGGACTCTGGTACATGGATTACTTGAGAAATATATTAAAGGAGAGGACCTACCTATCGATATACCTTGGAACCCAATACATGCCTTTGAGAAGTGGTGGAAGGGATTAGTGGCCAGTAATAGGGTTAAAGTATTAGGACAGGAATTTAGTTTGACCTGTCCTTGGTATGGTGGAACATATGACATGCTGCTTGAAATTAATGGACAGCCATGGCTGGTTGATTTTAAGACTAGTAATCATATCAGAGTAAACTACTGTCTGCAGTTAGCAGCATATAGAAACATGCTCAGATTCAATAATATAGTTCCTGATGTTGCTGGAATTATTGTACTTAGGTTTCATAAAGATAAACCAGAGTATGAGGAATTTGTTTTAGATCTTATTGATCCTAGACATCGGATGTTTATGGATCAGTGTTCAGCGACATTTAATGCCATGGCCTACCAGTATTGGAACATGGTTGATATAGAGAGGCAGTTTAAACAACTTCATAGAGAGTCTCAAAGGAGATGAGGGTCTAATGCTATTTAAGCTATATCTAAGACATAAGACAAGGCTTATTGAATGGAATCGTAAATGTAAGAAACTCCCTAAACTATTAAGAAGTATACTAATACCTATTGTATTCTTTTTTGGATTTAGGTGTGTATTGGTTCTAAATGCTATTCTTAGCAAACATGTTTCTATTACTAGCATTATTGAAGATATTGCGGCTCTTCTTATGTCTATGACAGACGAAGAAAAGAGAAGTCTTAATTATAAATTTGATGATGATACTAATAGCCACAAGTTTAAGCTAGATAGTACAGAGCAAAACAATATTTCATTTGATATTGTAATAGATAAGCTTAATAAAATCAAGAATGTCAATCTTACTCTTGTTATTGGTATTGGCGAAAGAGTAGATTACATTATTATCTCATATCATGTTGTGAATAAGCAGTATGATGTAGATATTAAGGCTAATAATATCACATTGAACTATACATGTGCTGTAGATAATAACAATGATATCAGAGTATCGATAGATAATCAAGAAGTACATATGAGTGCAGAAGATATAGTTCGTTCTGCTATCCTTAAGACTATGGTAAACATGTTTACGATCAATATACCTAAGATAATTGAGGTGGAAGCAAATGAAGAAAGATCTAGTAACAAATAGATGGATAGATTTGATATTAGATACAAAGAATAAAAATTTTATTACGAAATGTTTGATTAAGAGGTCTATTCGTAAAGAGCTAAGTCAGATTACACCGTCAATTGAGTATATGACTATAATGGCTAAAGCTCTTACTCATCTTTCAGCATATTTCTTATACCCAAATAATAAAGATCGTTCTAAGATAGCATCTCTTACCTATAAAGATACTATATATATCTATCTTAATCCATCTGAAGAGGTTAATGTAGAGATAAAGATTGTGTATGATCAGATAACTCTTACTGTCTTTAACCAGAATAAGAAGTTTATGGGAGTTACATGGAAAGAAGGATCTGCACAAAATATAGTGCAGAATCGATATGAAGAAGAGTTGTTTATTAGAGTTATAGACAATCTTACCACCTCATTTGGAGACTTGATCATTTCATATATTTAAAGTACAATACATCTCTCTACTCATATGAGTAGAGAGATATTTACTTTTGATTTTTATATCTACAACTAATGTAATTGTATTGAAATAGAGGTGATTAGGTTGATTGAAGTCGTCAGACGAGATATGAATAGTATATTTATAGAGGCACACATTGCTGATATTCATTTTGGTTCATTTGAACCCGCTAAACAGTTTATTATATTGAAAGAGCAGTTCTTAGATTATATAGAAAAGCTTCCATTCTTGGATATCGTATCTATTAATGGAGATATTTTTGATCATAAGTTCATGGCAAATTCAGATGCTATCATGTATGCATGTAATTTCATCGAAGCATTGATTAGAATTTGTCAAGAAAAGAATACAACGCTTATTATTGTTGCTGGTACAGCATTACATGATGCAGACCAACTAAAGCTATTCTATCATTATCTTGGTAGATGTGATATAAGAATTGTAGAACGAGTACAATTCGAGTATGTAAAGGGAAAGTCTATATTGATCATTCCAGAGCTATACAATATGGGAGAAGCATATTATAACCAGTTTCTTAATCGGGAATGGTATGATGCTTGTTATATGCATGGTACATATAAAGGAGCTATATTTGGTAAAGATACAGCAGATCTTTCATCACCAAGAGAACCAGTATTTGATATGAATGCGTTTAAGTTTTGCAAAGGTCCAATTATCTCTGGGCACGTACATACTCCTGGATGCTTTGATAAACACTTCTATTACTGTGGGTCTCCATATAGATGGAGATTTGGGGAAGAAGAGGATAAAGGATTCTTAATCCTTCTGCATAATATTGAAACTATGCAGTATTATACACATTTTGAGCCGATTACATCTTTTAGATATGATACTGTCAATCTTGACAGTATGCTTTCTGCTGATCCACATGAAGTTATTGAATATATTAAACATAAGAAAGCAGAAGGTATTGAGAATATTAGAGTTCAGTTTACTCAAAACGCAGAAGATAAACTGGCTATCATTAAAGCATACTTCAGAAACTACCCTGGCGTTAAGATAGATGCAAATTTTAAAAATGAAGCTGTTGTTGAAGAAACCACTAAACTAAACGACCAGTATCAGCAATATAGTTTTATTTTTGATAAATCTGCTACCCCATTTGAAATTCTTGCTAAGTATATTAATATGCAAGAAGGCAGTACGTTTATAACATCTGACGACCTGATTTCTATCTTTGAAGAAGAGTTATAAACTATGCTATATCTGACACCATAATACATATCAGAACGGAAGAGGGATTTGTAGTATGGATACATTCAAAGATAGACGTAAGAAATATAGTCGCAAATCCAAACAAGATTCAACTAAGATTCGTTTTAACTTTGACCTTACTATTATGGACTTATTCTGTGCATATGTATTGTCAGAGAATATGAATATACATCGCAACTCATTAATGATATTGAAAGATGTCTTTAAAGCATTAGACGATACTATATTTGAGAATAATCCGGCATGCATTCTTCGATATCGGTTTTGTCAAGATGTATTAGAGACTAAACTAGTTAAGAATATCACTAGTAGAGATTTGGTCATTCGAGATGTCATGGGAATGGTTGGAGATAAGTATGCAGATTTGTCTCCACAATCATTTAGAGAAGTGACAAACGATGATGTAGTTTGGGTAGAGAAAACAATATCATCATGCTCTAATCTGTTATTTATCAACAACTCTGTTGCAGAGATGGGTAATCTTTGTAATGAATTTATCGCCACAGATTATATTCATAAAGAAGAAGTTGCAAAGAGTATTGAGTCTAAAGTAGCAGAGATGCAGAGTAAATTTCGTCGTAATTCAGTTGATTCAGATGATCAGAAGAACACAATTAATCTGATGACAGCTAGAAATTCGATGATAGAGTTATATGATAATGTAACAAGACCTAGATACAAACTACGTACTGGAATGCATGGTTTGAATGGTATTCTTGCTGGTGGATTTGAAGGAGGTAGAGTATATTCTTTATTCGGATTACCATCAGATGGTAAGACAATTACTCTTCTTAATATAGCATATCAGATTAAGAAGTACAATAAGGATTATGTCTGTAAAGATAAAACAAAGATTCCATGTGTGGTTGTTCTTACAATGGAGAATACAGCACAAGAAGCTTTGAATACTTTATTCAATATTGCATGTGATAATAGACCTCTTGACCAGATTCCAAAAGAAGAAGCATTGGGTCTGTTAGACAGAGAGCTCGGAGTACATGCAGATGACCCTATAAATATTATCGTACGTTACAAACCTATCAATTCAGTAGATACGTCATATCTTTATAAGCTTACAGAAGACTTAGCTGATGAAGGATATGAGGTTATTTGCTTAATTCAGGATTACATTAAGCGTATTCGTCCTGAAGATTATACAAAGGATATGCGAATTGATTTGGGTAATGTAATTAACGAATTTCGTAACTATGCTATCTTCTATGGAGTTCCTGTATTGACCGCATCTCAGTTCAATCGTGATGCTGTTAGAACTATTGATGAGAGTCGTAATTCTAATAGGCATGATTTGGTTACAAGAGTTGGACGAGCAATGATTGGTGAATCTGGTCTTATTGATGAAAATCTTGATGGCTCTATCTTTATAACTAGAGAAGAAATGCCAGATGGTCAGAATTATATGGGATTCAGGTTGACTAAGAAACGTTATCGTATCTTTACTAATGTAACCACATTCTATCAGCCATTCCATATGGAGAATAGAATTAAGTATGTTGAAGATGTTGGTTGTACAGAACCTGCATATAGAACTAAACTTATCAGAGATGAGAAGTTGTTTAAAGAAGCATTTGGTGAAACTATCAAACTTGAGCCTAAGGGAGAGATTAAAGAGATTATTGATGATATGGCTGAGTTTGCTAATCCAAATATTACTCCTTCTAGAAGAGAAAGTCTGGAAAACAGTATTCTGGGTGGCAATGTTATTGGAGCAGCATACGATATACTTGATAAAGTATGTCACAGAGAATTTGGGTTTATCAAAGTCGTTAAAAGAGTTGAACCAATCAAACCACAGCTCCTCAAAGTTATTGAGAGAGTTTAAACAGCATATATACTGGAGCGGATATCCGCTCCAGTGGTATTTTATGTATGCATTTGGTTATATTTTTTAATGTCTTTGCCTTCTGTTAGCATGATACTAGCAATAGAGTTGAACAGTTCTTGCCTTTTCATCATCAGAAGATTTTTGGTATTAAACTCAATAATACTGCCTATATTATTCAGCATAAGAATGATATAGTACAACTCTGTTGCTCCATACACATCATATGCAAGCCGTTTAGGATTGTATTGGTATTTAAGATACTCATCTTCATCCAATACTACTTTTAGAGCCTTATCTTTAAGATCTGGAATATAGTCTTCTATAACGTTTTTTACCACATATAGAATATTCTTGTCTCGTTCTAAAAAACTTGCATCTCCATATTTAGTGACATGCTCTGCTCTACCAGCCATCAGAAATTCTGATAGATTATGTGTAAGAGCAGGATCAGTTACGTCTTTAATAATCATAGGTTAAAACTCCCTTCCTACGATAACTGGTTTAGTAATGTCACCAGATGTAAATGACACTAAGAATCTAGTTCCAGGAGGAATAAACTTCATTGGATAATTCCTAGACACATCTCTAGGTAAAGGCAATTCGATGATTGTGGATGTTTTAGCAGAGGATATGGGTACATTGCTTGTATTCTTATTCATAAGATTACTTTTAGATATAGTTCTAGTTTCTATATCAGTAGAGTTTTCTTTCAACCCAACAATCGACTGTAGACGAAATTTATGTGTACCTGGTGTATACTTATTAACTGTCTCTAGGAGGATAGCAACCTCAGTTGTATTGAAATCTGTCATACTATAACCCCTCTCTATAGTTTAATAGAGTGTCGAAATGAGTAATTTTGAAGGAGAGAATGAATAATGACTAAGAAAGAACTTGAGCTTGAAGAGAAGAATAGCAAACTGGCATTAGATCTTATTATGCGTCATCTTGGATTGGATATTTATGTGGATGGCACTATTGTCTATACTGATGATGATGAAGATTTTGGTGCACAGGAACCAATTCTTATTGATGGAATGCCATGCAGATATATTGGATATCCAGTAGATAAAACTGAGACGACTCTAGAAGTTTATAATAATCCTAAATATGCTCATAAGCTTCTTCTTTGGTATATAGCAAGGAATAAGTGGGGTATCGATATTATGTCTCTCACAAATAGAAAGCCTGATACCATCGGAAGGCTTGAGATTAAGTTTTCTAATGGAGTTACATATACATCTCATGTATATAAGAAAGATTCTCTTAAATATATTGATATGGTTATGCTTCTTGAACAAGTTCCTGAATATGAGTTTGCAGAACTAAAGGGGTTGGATATCAAATGATAGAACTTACTGGAGAGCAAGAGAATCTAGTAAAAGAAGCTGTCAAATGGTATAAGAACAGTTCAGAACAAGTGTTTCAATATTCTGGTTCTGCTGGCACCGGTAAATCTGTAGTAATGAATGCTATTATCCAGAGACTAGGATTAGATATAACAGAAGTAGCGCCTATGTCATATATAGGTGCTGCTGTAATTATAATGAGACTCAAAGGTCTTATTAATGCTAAAACAGCTCATTCATGGTTATTTGAACCAGTGTGGGAAGAATCTGGTGAGATAGATGGATATCTAAACAGACCTAAGAAGAAAATGGTATTTGTTCCTAGAGAATTGCCTCCAGAGAAAAAGCTGATTTGTATAGATGAAGCTGGCTGTATACCGATGAATCTTAAGTCAGAGATAGAAGGTAGAGGACTAAAAGTACTAGCATGTGGAGATCTAAATCAGCTTCCTCCAGTCATGGATAACCCAGCATACCTCTATACTGGTCCTGTTAGATATCTTACCCAGATTATGAGACAAAATAGCAAATCGGGCATTATATACCTCGCTAATCGTATCTTAAACAATGAGATTATAACGCCTGGTCATTATGGAAATGCCATGGTTTTAGAACATGATCAGATTACGGATTCCATTATATCTAATTCTGAAGTGGTAATCTGTGGTAAGAATGCAACAAGAGAAAAGTTCAATAGATATATAAGACAGAAGTTATTTGGGTTCAATACTGTTCTTCCTAATTATGGCGAGAAGCTTGTATGTAGAAAGAACAATTGGGCTAGAGAGGTGGACGGTATTAATCTTGCTAATGGTTTGATCGGTATTGTTTCTAACCAACCAGAACCAACTACATTTGATGGTAAGACATTTATGATTAATTTTTTACCCACAATGCAATCTAATCCATTTGTAAATATCAAATGCGACTATAAGTATTTTATTGGAGATACAGAAGATAGAAAGAAAATCAAGTTATCACCATATTATCCTGGAGAGAAGTTTGAGTATGCATATGCTGTCACAACACATATTTCTCAAGGAGCACAGTATGGTACTGGTATATACTTTAAAGAATATCTGAATGAGTCTATCAATAGAAATTTGGATTATACTGGTATAACTAGGTTCTCAAAGGGCTGCTTCTTCTTCATACCAAAGAGAAAATTCTATTGAATTATATACTATAGTATTGGTTATAGGGTAACTATAACAAGGAGTTGAATAAAATGTATGATGAAAAGAGGATGAAAGAAAATATTATAGATTGCTATAGAGAGAAAGTTATACAATATGAATATGAAATAGAGGCGAAAGAGAAATATATTGAACTATTAAAGTCTGAATTGCAATTAGCTAAGATCAGATGTAATAAAGCTAAAGATCATCTGAAAAGATGTTTGGATAGTTATGATAAAGAATATGGTACAAAGGAGACTGATTAATTATGCCAATGGTAGAAGAGTTAATCAATGTGATTAAGCGGTTTGATGAAAATGGGAATGAAATTCTTCCTGATGGTCCTAGGGTGTATTTGTGTCTTCTAGAACTCATGGATGAACAGCGTATTTGGGAATCGTTCATGGGATTTAAAGATGGAGCAGATTCTCCTGAAGGTAAAGCATATTATATCGGGATGGGTGGAACTCTTAAATCTACAAGAGAAGAAACATTCCTCTATCTCCAGTCTATGCTTTCTGAGATGAATCTGTTGAAATCTTATGTCATGACGCAGAATCAGACGTTGAAGACAAATATTACTGCATATTCGTTCATGAGGATGTGTCTTGAGTCTGATAAAGTAATTTCGGCGTCTGCTGAAGTTACAGTAGAAGATCTAAATGATCATGTATTGGGAACGGATCCCAATATTGACGTAGAAGCTCTTTGGAATAAAGAAATGGAGTGATTTGTTTTGGCTAAAAGAAGGAAATCACAGTTTTTTGAAAAGCTAATCAGTATGAAAGGCAATAACTGGTTAGAATATACGTCTCCAGAAGAGCTGGTTAGGTTCTCTGGTCTGTTCTTTAGAGATCTTGCGTTTGGTTCTATTGATAGAAATGAACACGGATATGCATTTATGGATTATCAGTTCATGACTATTATGATCAATAGAGCATACCAAAAGAAGGCTTCATATGATATTGAGAAATATGCTATGGATTGCCTCTCTATCAATGAACCTAGAATCAATAATGATCAGATATTCCAGATGACGTATAGTCATATCATGAAATGTGATATAGCATATAATACAATATACTCGTATCTCTCTGTAATCAATCTTGATCATAATCTTGGTTGGCTTGATGTGATTTCGAGTCAAATTAAACAGTATAGATACGAACTCTAATGACAATGAAAGTAATGGGGATGGGCACATCATCTCCGTTATTTTTTCTTGGAGGAGGTATCTACGATGAAAAAGCCTTTTCGCTAATTATACCGCTTTTCAAGAATCAAGACACTTGGCAAAAAGAATTAAACAGCGTGCTGGTATCCCTAAGAGAGCTCAAAAGAGATTCATAATCAATATTCTTAGATATGGTAGTATGGTAGAGGATTATAAAAAGTATCCTGATCTATACACTTATTTAACCAGTATCAGCAAAGAGGGATATGATATAAGAGTTTATAAAGGATATATCTTAGTTATGTCTGCAGATAATGATGTATTGAGAGTCGGAGTTACTCTGCTCAAAGTGCCAAGAGTATATTATCATCAGATAAGGAGAGAGCGCTATGGACACACCAGACGTAATCAAAATAAGAAACGTACTAAGAAGCGTCAATTATCCGAAGACAATTGTGAACAAGGATACTGGCGCAAAAACAGTCGTAAACGACATCGTACCGATCTCAATCGAGTTTGATAACTCACTTGCTGTATCTGAGAAGACAGATATTGTTATGTGGGACGATACAAATGGTGTTGTATATGCTGTAGGATTCAATGTTGGACAGGTTAAGAGCGGTGAGTATCCAATGGGTACCGATACAGTTCTTAATCCTGGAGTGCTATATTGTGTTGACTATGGTGAAATCCAGCAGTTCCGTGTTGAGCTCAATGAGAAGCTGTTTGATGGATTCATGCAGAAGTTTAAGGCTCTTGGTGTAAAGGTCAACTTTAATGGTTCTGAGGTTACACTTACAGATGCTGCTATCAAGCGTAGTAAAGACTTTGTCTTTAAGGGTACAGATCCTATGGATGTAATCAAGAAGGATCCTCTCTTTAAGTACAAATAAGCACCATTAAACTTTTAAATAGTTGTATACTATTATATTAATCAAGGGTGAAAGACACACTCTTGATGAATTTTTATTCCTTATAAGGAGGGAAAGCACAATGTCTTATGCAAATGCTTACTATGGAGGAAACCAAATGGGAGTCCCATACAACAACGGCTATGGGTACAGCCTCCATCCTCAGCAAGAAAACATCATTATGAACCAAACGCTTACCAAAGAGGAAGTTTCAAAGCTTCGTAATGGTAACAAAGGGTTCCGTCTTTCGGTAACGGAAGATGACTGTCTCCGTGAGATGTGCTCTCACAAGGATCCTGAGACACATAACATGACGCTCGTGAATAACGGTGATGGAACGGTTACTTGCAATATTTGCGGATCACGTTTCAGCCTTGTTGATGAGCTAAGCGATGAACAGGTTCAAGATGCAACTGACGATATCTATGATATCATTCAGACTGCAAAGACGAACTTTGGGCCTGTTCCGATTGAAGCAGGACGAGCACTATATCGTTCATTTGCATTCATTAAGAAGATTCCTGAGTTCTACAGTGTTGCTCGCAGCTATCGTAATAAGTGGGCAAATGCAGGGTATAACCTTGAGCAGAACAATGGTGGCGGAGCATGGGCTAATGCAAATATGCTTCTGAATCCGATGTACTCGATGATGCCTGGTCAGATGGGTGGTTATGGCGCCCCTCCGATGAATATGGGTCAGCCGATGGGCGGATATGCTCAGCCGCAGATGGCACCACAGCCGAATGTTATGCCTGGTGCACCCGTGATGCAGCCTGGTCAGATGGTACAGGGATCAATGATGGGCGGATATAACCCGATGATGGGTGGACAGGCTCAGAATGTAGATCGACCTGTAGGTATCGTTGAGCCTGCTCCTCAGGCAGGTCCGTCCCCGATGGCGGCACCGTCCACAGCAGCAACGACTGCAGACGTGTCGAAAAGCTTTAAGGGATAAAGTTAAAAATATAAATGGACATATCTAGTGTGGACAGGTTCCACACTAGATATTTTGTCTTGTCTTATTATAACTTTATTTCTAAGGAGGTACTTATATTGAAAGTATCCGACAAGATGAAACAAAACATACTGTCATATAAAGATGAGATTAAGACAATCTCTTCCTTTATAGATGCAGTACGAGAAACTGTTGGACAGTACCTCGGATATAATGACACTCGCGGTCATTTAAATATGATCCGAGAGATTGCACAAAATGCCTTTGACGAAATGGTCAAGGTAGACAGCCCATGTCATGAGATTTGGGTTGAATATGATGAGAACACAATGTGGACCAAAGTCCGAGATACTGGACGAGGAATTCCATTTGATAATATGATAAGAATCTTTACTACACAACATACTTCATCTAACTATGAAAAGAAAGCTGGAGAGTATTCTAGTGGTAGACACGGTGTTGGTAGTAAAGTAACAAATGCTTGTTCATTGAAATTCATTGCTGAAAGTTATTGCTTTGACGGAAATGCAAGAAAAGTAGAATTTAATGACGGGCACCCATGGAAGAAGGGCGAAGTTCCTATTCCTAATAAAGATCATTATCAGGGAACGGTCATATCATTTGTACCGTCACCTGAAGTTATGATCAATCTTACAACGACCTGTGAAGATGTATTGGGGTTACTTACTAAACTCTTGTATCTTACTCCACCAGCTTCGGTGCTTCCTAACGGAGTAATCAATACAATGCACTTCAGAGGTATTAAGAAAGATGGGTCTGTTATTGAAGAGACTGTACAGAATATAGATGGCATTCTGTCATTCTTAGTCATCAAATGTGATGATCCTATCATCACACCAATAGTTCTATCGGCAGATAATGGTAAGATAAAATGTGATATTGCATTTACATATGACCAGTCTAAGATTGGAGAATCTGAGAATATAATCTCTTTTGCAAATATGTGCCCAACTGTAAATTCAGAATCCGCACACGTAAAAGGATTTACTCAAGCTTTAACCAACTACTTTAGGACCTATATGAATAAAATCTTCTTGCTTAAGTCTAAGACTAAGTGTATAGGTAGTGATATTCTATCAGGCCTAGTTGCAGTGGTTACTGTATCTCATTTGAAGCCTATCTTTTCCGGACAGGCTAAAGAGATTTTCTCTAATACAGATGTGATTCCATTTATTGCAGATGTGTTCGAAAAACAGATCAATGAATGGATCAAGATGAATGGTAACGATGTCGCTAGACTCTGTAAGTTTTATAAAGACTCTGCAGAGTTAAGACTTAGTGAAGAATCTAATAGAGTTAATTTCATTAAGAGAGTAAAGACATCTGCATTCTCAAATCTGCCATCCAAATATATTAAGCCATCTGGGAAGAAGCACCTGGAGCTGATTATATGCGAAGGAGATTCTGCAAAAGGACCAATGCTTAATGCTCGTGATCATACTGTTCAGGGTATATTCCCGATACGTGGTAAGATTATTAATAGTATGACAAACACAAGAGAAGCAATACTCAAGAATGAAGAGGTCTGTGGTATTGCTGCTATTCTTGGAGCTGGTATTGGAAAGAATTTCGATATCGATAAATGCCCATTTGATAAGATCATCTTTGGTACAGATGCTGACGCAGATGGTCTGAATATCAGACAGCTTCTATCGAAGTTATTCCTTACTCACTTTAGACCTCTTGTAGAAGCTGGTCGTGTATATATAATGGTAGCACCATTGTATAGCATCGTTGTTGGTAAGGATAAAAAGGGCAAGCACAAGAAGAGATTCTTTATTGATAGAGAAGATTATAATAGGTATCTAGAAGAAAAGTTCTCATCTGCATATAAAGTTGGACCTAATAAGAAGACTACATTTAGTCATAAAGAACTTAGTGCTTTGCTTTATGCTAATATGGATTATACAGCTTTTCTTGAACCTATTGCAAAAACTTATGCAGTAGATCCGCAGATTCTTGAATATTTGATTCGATATCGTACAATGCCGATTGAATGGTTCAAGAAATTCTTTAAGAAAATGCATCGATTCTTAGAGATTAAGACTAAAGATGGTAAGATGGTGCTAGATGGTCTTGTTGGAGATCAGTACTATACTGTGGTATGTAACGAGATATTCTATAGTGCATCTTATCATATTATGCCATTCGTTGATAAGAGTCTTGAGACTTATTATGTGAATGGCGAACCTATGACGCTATATCAGTTGATGACTTTGTTTAATAAGTTTAAGCCGACTGGTATTCAAAGATATAAAGGTCTAGGTGAAATGTCTGTCAATGATATTGCTGTATCTATGATCAGACCAGAGCAACGAACTTTGCTTAGACTCACATCTGATGATATCAAGAAAGATATTCAGAAGATCAGAGAGGTTCAGTCAGACCTATCATCATTGTTCAAAGATGTTGATATGTCTAAATACACATTCTAAAAGTAGAGAATATCCTCTTACTCATCTGAGTAGGAGGAATCTTTATTTTTATATCAATCGTTCGATCTATGAATAAATACGTAATTGTATTTGTTATGGTATAAATAATTGTTATTAATTGGGTGCACTGTATCAAGAGTCTGTACAAGACACTAACTTCATGGTACCCGAGAAAGGGAGAGATTGTTTTATGGTTAAGAATTATGCTACAGGCGAAGGATATCAATATGATATGAGTACAGACAAGTATTGTGTAAAGTTTAAGCTTGGTGATAAGATTATTGAATCTGAAGAGATTCAGTTCAGTATGACTGGCGATGCGATCACATTAAAACTTGGTGATTATCTTAAGAATAAGTATGATAAGGTTGTTGTGTTTCACCATAATGATCTTGACGGTCGTGGTGCAGCACATCTTTTGTATGAAGTAGGTGCTGATCATTTTGTAGAGGTCAACTACTCTGATCGCAATATTCTTAATCCAGTTGAAAAGACAATTCTTGGGTTGGACGAGTCTGAGCTCGTCGTTATTGTTGATTATTCGATGAATACAGATACTTTCAGAGAAGTAGCAAATACATGCAAGAATCTTATTTGGCTTGATCATCATAGGACTAGCTTTGAAGTTGTAGATGTTATCTATAAAGAGTTTATGGATAGGGTCAAAGATGGCTCTCTTATGGTGGATCTGAATAACTCTAAGTGTGGCACCGCTATTACATATGAACATCTTCAGAACATCATTTACACTCCTATTGAAACGACACAAAGGTTTGTAAGTCTTGTGAATGATTATGATCTTTGGATTCTTCGTTTCAAAGAGAGTTTGTGGTTGAATAACTATGTATATGCATCTGCAAACTATGCACCTGGGTCTGAAATCTATAAAGATCTTATCTGGGATGACAGTGGAGACTTCGACAAAGCTCTTATGGTTGGTAAGAAGCTTACTGATCTTGCAAAAGAGAAAAATGAAGTTCTTTATGATGCATTCTCTTTTGAAATTGAGAAGAATGGTCTTAAAGGAATTGCTATGGTAGGATATGGCAATTCTCAGCTTTTTGGTGATCATGTAAATGAATATGATTTTGTTATGGTCACACATAAGAAAGGTAGCATGTGGGAAACATCTCTTTATACAGTCAAAAATAATGTAGATGTGTCCACTATTTGTAAAGCTCTTGGTGGAGGCGGTCATAAGAAGGCTGCCGGATTTAAGAGCGATAAGTGTCCGTATGGATATGAAGATGCTATCTTTACACGAATCTAACATTGCACTTTATGAAAGAGAATGAATTAGATCATCCTCTTTCTTTTTTATATAAACTATTATGAATCAATATAAAGGAGAGTAGAAACAATATGATTCAGATGATTGAAAAGCGAGATGGCACAGTAGTTAAGTTCGAGAAAGAAAAGATCGTTAATGCCATCATTCCTGCTATGAAAGAAGTAGGAGAGATTGATTATGATGCTGCAAGTAAAATTGCAGATAAGATTGCTTCGTCTAAAGTAGAAAAGGATTCTGTAGAGCATGTTCAAGATCAGGTTGAAGAGGCTCTGATGAAGAAGTTTCCTAAGGTAGCAAGAGCATATATTACGTATCGGAATGAAAGAACTAGAAAGCGCAATATGCATTCTGATCTTATGAAAGAGATTAAAGAAAAGGTATTCGTTACTAATGTGCAGAATTCTAATGCCAATGTAGATGAATACTCATTTGGTGGTCGTAAGAATGAAGCTGGTGGTATCATAGAGAAGGAACTTGCTCTCAATGAGCTTATTGACCCAGTAGTGGTAAAAGCTCGTAAAGACAATCTTCTTTATATTCATGATCTTACCGAGTATCCAATTGGCGACCATAACTGTCTGTTTACTGATGTGGGAAGGCTTACTAAAAATGGATTTAATACTCGTAATGGTGGAGTTAGGGGAGCTAGATCTTTTTCTACTGCATGCCAACTTGTAGCAGTTATTTTCCAAATTCAGTCGCAGGTTCGACTCACCGCCTAAATGGACCTGCCCTTTGTCCCCAAGATAAAGGAAAACAAAACGTCGTGAACCAGCAGAGTCTGGGTGTGAATTCATCTAAACGGTTCTACAGGAAATGGTAGATTTATGAATTTGCTAACAGGGAAGCTAAATAATAGTAATCCTGTGCCAAATCTTTTATAATTATAAAAGAAAGGTCTAGAGACTATCGAAAACCTAGGTATTGATTAATCAAGCCTAGAAGTTAGTAGAGTAGGGCTAATGCGAATTAGACCCCAAGCGCGGCGGCAGACATGTGTGGTTAAATAAAGCATGTCTTAAGCATGATATAGTCCATAAATTTATGCAATATGGCGGAACAGCTAGCGCACATATAGATGATGATCTTGCTCCATTTGTACGTATCTCTTTCTTAAAGCATTTTGAGAATGGCCTTAAGTATCTTGGTACTAAGGATAAGAATTACGATACCTTTAAAAATACATATGGAGATGCAATTGAATACGCATCTATCGATGCAGAATTGAATATATTTGAGAATTATAATAAGAAAGCATATCAGTATGCAAGAGATATGCTTGAGAAAGAAGGAAAGCAAGCTGCTCAAGGCTTATACCACAATCTTCAAACATTGGAGTCTCGTCCTGGCAGTCAGCTTCCTTTTACCAGTATTAACTTTGGTCTAAATTATACCTTTGAAGGAAGATGTGTAACACGCTGGTGTCTTGAAGCATCTATTGAGGGTGTTGGAAAGCATAAGATGACACCTATCTTCCCTGAACACTAACGGGGAAGTAAAACATGGTTAACCTAGAAATCTAGGGTGTATTAGTTAATAACTAATGCTAACGGTCGAAGCTGAATAAGTTAATATGAACAAATAAGCTTCTTAAGAGAACCTAAGGTCCTAACTATAGTTAGGATAGCTGGTGATACCGTGCTAAGATCAAATTTCACTTCTCTTAATACAATAGCATTAAGAGGAGATGATACTATGTATTATAAAAATCTAAAATATAATTTAGGTTTCACAATAGGCGATATGACAATTGTTGGCCGAGATATGAATTCTGATATAGTATGGACTTAGATGTGCAATATGTGGAAGAGTAGGCATGACCGTAATGGGTAATTTTGTAAAAAGAATAAATACTCACGGTTCTGTTTGTAGTAAAGAGATACTAAAATATATGCTTCCTAAACTTGGATTGAGATATAATCTTGACTGGAGATTCTATAGAATCTGGTCTAATATGAGAACGAGAACAACCAATCCAAATTATGAAAAGAAGCATAGGTATGCTGATCGAGGCATAAATAGTGATTATTTTCGCTATTTTGTAGATTTTTATGACTCGATGTATGCATCATATGTTCAACATGTAGCAATATATGGAGAACATGACACTACTCTTGATAGAATCAATAACGATGATTCTTATTACCCTGAGAATTGCAAGTGGTCTACACTATATGAACAGGCCAATAATAGAGGAGATTTATTATCATTTAAAGCAACTGACCCCAACGGGAAAGTATATTACGGTGAAAATCTCCTTAAGTTCTGTAATGAGCATGATCTTGTATATGGGACAGCTCAAGCACTATTGAGTAAAATAAATATACATAGTAGAAATGGATGGAAATTTGATAAAGTGTAACGACTATTCGAAACTTCGGTAGTTCGAGAAATCCGATGCCAATGAAGTTAGATTAGGGTATAGGCGAAATTCCTATACTTTCCGAAATGCCATGCATAAACGATGGTAACAGTCGTTTATTCGATGAGATAGTCTACTCCCCTTAATCAAATATCGGGAAACCGAGGGTGTAAAGGATTAGTATTTTTAAGTATAAGAAGGATATCAATAATCGTCCTAGTACTCCTAACTATGATCTGCTACAGCTTGCAATTAAATCTCTCACTAAGAGAATATATCCCAATGTGGTAAATTGTGATTGGACCAGTAACGATCCTGGTATTCATCCTCTTAGAGTAGTAGATGCTCCTACACTTGATAAGGATTATACAGTAACTTGTTCTGTAGGTAATACATTCTATGAATCTATAACGCTTGAAGATCTGTTTAATTCTATTCCTGTAGAGGAAGAAGAGAAGAATGGATATGTAGTGAAAGATGTTCGTAATCCGAACAATACTATTGTGACGATTCTTGATTCTACTCACTCAATGTTTAGTCCCTATATTAGAAAATTTAAGGGTATGAGTGATGAAGAGCTTCTCGAAAAGGGAATGGCTAAAGTAAACTTCATTACTAAGCATGAAGACAAGATTTCTGTAACTACAAATACATTTACACATAATTATTCCAAGCCTGATGGCAAAAATTATGTGTACTCATCTGAGTATCTTACTGGAGAGCCATATGACCCAGATGCAGAGATGGCTACTATGGGTGCTATTGATCCTAGCTATATGATAACGTATTCTAATTGGGGTGTAAATAGAGTAGAATCTATCAGTAATGTTTGGAAGCGGATGGTATTCTCACAGAATCCAATTACTGTATCTAAAGATTCAGAATATATAGATACTCCTGGTATGCTTATTTTTGATACATCTTCTAATAAATATGTGAAGGTCAAACGAATGACTCATAATAATGATATGGGAAGATGGTACAAGATTAGTTTTGGTGATAGATATTTGTATCTTACAGAAGATCATCCACTCCCAACTAATCGTGGAAGAATTGAAGCCCATGATCTTAGAATAGGAGATGAGGTTCCAGTATCATCTCTTAATAAAGAATCTAATGATACAGTCACCGTTACTGCAATCGAACATATCGGATATCGTGGTGTCGATGAGTATGATGTTGAGACAGAATCTGATAAATTTGACTTTGAATTTATCAATTCTCATAATTGCCGTACTATGATCGGTTATGATCGTCATGGTATGGGATATAAGAAGACTGGTCGTGGTAATGTAGCTCCTGTAACTATGATTCTTCCTAAGCTTGGTATTGAATATGGTATTTGTCTTGGTGAGCGTAAAGAAGCAGATGTAGAAGGATTCTTTAAGGCATTTGACAATCTCCTCGATATTGCTGAGAAGAGTCTTGTAGATAGGTTTAATTACGTCTGCTCTCAGAACCCTCGTGCTGGTTGGTTCATGTATGAAAATAGTTCTATTGCTGACGGAGATAAAGTCCTTAAATCTGGTAAAGTATATGATGCTATGAAACATGGTACGCTTGCTCTTGGGTATATCGGTATTGCTAATACATGCTATGCTATGTTTGGTAAGTATCACCATGAAGATCCAGAAGTAATGAAGTTTGCTGATCGCATCATTTCTACAATTAAGAAGCGTGCAGATGAGGCATCTGAGCGTCATGACCTTAATTTTAGTACATACTCAACGCCTAAATTCAGTTGGGCGGCTTAATGGTAACATTAAGTACCAATTGCTGGTTTCCATCAGAGATGGGGTCACAATTTATTGTGGCTAACGGTGAAGGTTGTAAAATGCTAATACCGTGTTGGTCTAAAAGAGACTAATGTAACGACTATCCAAAGCTATAAATCCATAAGAGCTCATTGAGCGGGGTTGAAAATAAGGTATATATAAATTATATACACGAAGCGAGTAGAGTAGGGCTAATGCGAATTAGACCCCAAATGCCAGCCTCCTAGTTATATAACTAGGATGAAGATATAGTCTAGTCCCCTATTAAATATCGGGAAACCGAGGGTATTAATTACGGCTGAAAGCGCATGCTACACTATTTGTAAAAATTTGCAGAAAGAATATGGTAAAATTAAGGGAGTAACTGATGAAGAATTCCTAACGAATAGTTTGCATGTTCCTGTGTTCTCCGAAGTATCTATTAAGAATAAGCTAGATACGGAAACACAGCTTGCTAAGTATTCTACTGGTGGGGAAATCAATTATATTGAATTGGAATCTTCTGTTGTTCATAATCATAGGGCTGTTGAAACTATTATCCATTATGCTATGAGACAGAATATTCCTTATCTGGCAATTAATTTTCCGATTGATACTTGTCAGGACTGCGGATCTCGTGTTGAAGAATTTGCTGAGAAATGTCATAAATGCGGAAGCACAAATATCCAAAGTCTTAGAAGAGTTACTGGGTATCTTACTACAGACTATCGCAAATTCAATAATGGCAAGATCCAGGAGGTAAAGGCCAGGTATCGCCATAGCAAGAAAACTAATTTTGCTGATCTGACCAAATAATATATTTCTTGTTAAATTTAAAGAGAGTACCCTTTATGGGTACTCTCATATTTTATGTGAAAGGAGAATCCTTTGTAATGCTTCATATAAGCGGAGTTGATTATGAGTCTGTAGCAGATGGTATAGGATTTAGAGTAACTATATTTGTATCTGGATGCACTCATCATTGCAAGGGATGTCATAATCCTGATACATGGTGTAGTACTCATGGAGTAGAATTTACTGATTTTATACAAGAAGGTATATTCAAAGCATGTGAAGTAGATTATATTGATGGTATTACTCTATCTGGTGGGTGTCCTATGTGTAATGCTAAAGAATTACTACCGTTTGTGAGAAAGTTTAAAAAGAAGTTTCCTAATAAGAATATATGGTGTTATTGCGGAGAGCTATATGAAGATATTATTAAAGATAAGAAGAGTGATAAATATAAACTTCTTAAACTAGTAGATGTATTAGTAGATGGAGAGTTTGTTCTTAAACTAAGAGATGTTACTTTACCATTTAAAGGATCTTCTAATCAAAGACTCATTGATGTAAAAGAAAGTTTGAATAGAAAACAAGTAATTTTGTTAGAAATTTAACTATTTATTTTTTATTAGACACAAAAATGAGAAATAGATGTTGTTTTAAACGTATTAAAATGGAGGCAATTAGAGATGGCAAAGTTTGAGAAAATCTCTTTTGATGAATTCAGTAAGGTATTTGCCCAGGAATTTGAATCTGAGGCAAAATTGAAAGAATCTTATAATACATTTCATCTTCCTCTGCATATGACTGAGACTAGTGCTGGTCATGATTTTCATACAGTAGTTCCATTTACTATTCCTCCTGGAGTGATGAAACTTATTCCTACAGGAGTAAAATGTCAGCTTGAGCCTAATCAGGTTCTTATGCTTTGTCCTCGTTCATCCACAGGTATTAAGAAAAATCTGATGCTTGCCAATACAGTAGGCATTATCGATTCAGATTACTACAATAATCCTGATAATGAGGGGCATATCTATCTCCCACTTTATAACTATGGGAATGAGATTGTAAAAGGTTATGTAGGAGATAGGTTTGTACAAGGAATCATTACTCGTTTTGAAGTTGCAGATAATAGTGGTACTGGATCTGTTCGAGAAGGAGGAATGGGTTCTACTACTTAACTTATAAGTAAATCCTTACCCCTAGGGATTTATTTTCATAATAATACTCCTTTCAATGTCCTTCCCTCTACCTTTTTGGTAGAGGGACATTTTTTGTTTGTGTATAAAACATAAAGTATGATTATATACTATATTAATATAACCGTAAAGGAGATGGTAGAGTTATGTCAGAAACAATAAAAGACTCAAATATATTAGAACAACATAACGAAGACATGCTGTTGTATTCTATCTATGTAGCACGAAAAAGAGTTATTCCTGACTATAGGGATGGATTGAAGTGCGTACATAGACGAATCTTGTATGCAGCATATAAAGATCTTAGAGCAGTAAGTCATGGAAGTAAAGTAAAAACTTCTAGACTTACTGGTCAGGTAATTGGTATGTATCATCCTCATGGTGATGCAGCAGTTGCGGATGCAATTAAACCAATGATCAATCCGTTTGAATGTAAACTACCATATGTCAATGGACAGGGTGGCTGGGGCGATCCATTGGGCAATCCAGCATCTGCACAACGATATACTGAGCTATGGTTATCTGAATATGGACTGGAATGTATTCTTGGGGAATTGAAAGAATCTCCTAATGCCGTAGATTGGGAAAACAATTATTCCGATAATGCATTGGAGCCAATCTATTTACCAGCATCAGTACCAAATCTTCTTATTAATGGGGCATTTGGTATTGCAACTGGTATGAAGGTAGACATACCAAGGCATAACTTCAATGAAGTGATTGATGTAACCATTGAGCTTATGAAGAATCCTAAAGCCAAGGTTATATTAGTACCAGATAATTGTATGCCTACAGAGATTATCGAAGAGACAAAGTTTGAACAAATCTGTCGTACTGGTGTGGGCAGGTATAAGGTAAGAGCTAGAATTGATGTAGTTGAATACAACAAATATCCTGCTCTTCATATTACATCTGTACCAGATCTTGCATTCTTTGATAAGATCCAAGAGAGTATTGAAAAGCTTGTAGAAGCAAAGAAGCTTCCTCAGGTTGTAGATATAATCAATGAGTCCAGTGGTGAGAGCTGGGAATATGATATGTCTATCTACATCATTCTACGTAAAGGATCTGATCCTAACTATGTGCGTAGTTTGTTATACTCTGCTACAGAGCTTCAAAAGGCTAGAACTGTCAATTTCGAAGTCTTGAAAGAGAACAAACCTGTTCTAATCTCGTATAAGGACTACCTGTTAGACTTTATTGAGTTTAGACGTATGACAAAGTTCCGTATGTATTGCAACAGATTGAAAGACTCTAAAACAAAGTTCCATAAAATGGAGCTATATATTAAAGCTCTTGAATCTGGAGAGATTGATAATATCTATAAGATGGTTAGAAATCTCAAGGGAACTGATGATAAGTCATATATAGAGTATTTGATCAAAGCTCTAAATGTTACAGATGTTCAAGCAAAGTATCTTCTTGATATAGACTTCCGTAAGGTTTCTAAAGGCTATCTTGCTAAGTATAAAGCAGAACGAGATTCCGCTTATAAGGATTCAGAACATTTCATGAAAATGGTGGACAATCCTAAAGCCATAGATAACGAGATCATTGAAGAGCTTCAAGAAGCTAAGAAGAAATATGGTAGACCTCGCATGTCTAGAGTAATAGATAAAGAAGAGGCTTCCAATATTCCTGCAGGAACGTTTAAGATTATTATCACACGAGATAATCGGATCAAGAAGGTTGAACCAGATGCAAATATCACTGGTCTTTCTGGTGGTACGCCAAGATGTGTAATTATTGCAGATAATAGGGATAACATTCTTATCTTTGGTGCTCTTGGTAAAGTCTTTAAACTTCCAGTATCAATCATTCCATTTGATTTTATGGATATCAGGCTGGTATTGAAGAATCTAACATCTGATATTTCTTCTATTATCATGGAGAGTGCAATGAAGAAGTTCGCAGAGAATAAGAATAACTTCATTTATACTCTTTCTAAGAGTGGATATATTAAGAGAATGGATTGTGTCGATTTCACATCAATTCCATTATCTGGTATCATCTATTCTAAACTTGATGATGGAGATATAATTGTTGATGTTATGTTTATGCCTGTATCAATGGATTTCCTTGTATATTCTGGTGGTAAAGCACTCAGATTACATGGACAAGATGCTCCGTATCAGAGACGTGCATCTAAGGGAAACTACAGTATGAATACACGATTCCCAATGAATGGAATTGAATGTATTTATCCTGGAGCTACGAATCTAGTAGCAGTAACTGCTAATGGGTTTATGAATAGCATTCCTCTTAGTGTGTTCAAAGCTGGCAAGCGTATGCAGGCTGGTTCATCGGTTATTAAGCTTGGTAAGGGTGATGAGATTGTATTGATTGCAGTATGTAAAGACAATGATGTCATTCATACGTTCTTCAATAACAATTCTAACCAAGTCAAAGTATCTGATATACCTATTGGATCTAGTATCAGTAAAGGTACTAAGATTAGTGGTAAAGTCGGTAGAGCTGAGATTGTGAGAAGTTAAATATATTCCTCTATCCCATATGGGATAGAGGATATTGTTTTTGTTTGAAAGGATTGATTTACAATGAAGAAGATTCCTGGTGTATGGGATTTTGAAGATAAGGTAAAACAAATTGTTGAAGAGGTCAAATCTGGTGGATATGATCTTGATTTTGATGAAGTTCTGGGCATGGAATATAATGAAAATGATAGATGGTTGGAATGTAGGTTTGATCTAAAATATGATAGAACTATGATTTATAAAGAGTTCTTTTCATCAAATATCTCAACAGTTGACATATATAGCGAGACAGTTGATGATGCATATACCAGACTCAATATCAAATCTGCTAATGTTTTGGGCAAACAATATATGCCGAAGACTATATTTCATTCTCATTATCGAGAATTGTATGAGTGTCTCTTCAATCTCTTGACCAAAGAGAAGATTATCACTAAAAAATATAAAAATGTTTTTAGGATGGTCAAGATTAGTTCAAGAAGACCACTGTGTACAGATTTTTATGGATCTTTGCTTGGTGTTGGTTGGTTTAGGTATTCTGAATATGGCACATATGCTATTGTATCAATATACAATGATGAAGGAGAACCGATTAGTCTTAAAAACAAGATCATACCCAGCTTTCATTTGGTAAATAAGATCTATAATTATCGTCATCGTTGTAGTATGAAGATAGATTATAAAGAAACTATCAAAAGATATGCTAAATCTATCGGCTTTTCGGATAATCCATTGGTCATCTTTAGTTGTAAGGAGTATAGTGCAGAATACTATATTGTGATCCCAGAGTTTAGGGATTTAAGTAAAGTTCTTACTGCTGTTGCCTTTCCGAGTAGAGGTGAAGTAGAGATAGCTGCAGCTAATATGGATGACGTAGTGATTCTTAATGCAAGAGAGGGTAATGCATATGACAAGCACGGGATATTCGACTAAAGTTGCATATAGATTACTTAAAAGCAACCGAGTCATCAAACAAATCTGTGATGAACTTAATAGTCTTAAGACTGATAAGGATCTTAAATGGTTTGAAGATGATATTGTTGTAACAAAAGTACATATATCTGGAGAGAAGGAGGAGTCTAAGGTTAGAGTAAGTATAGAACCAACAAATGATGAATCAGATATTTATATAGAATACACCGAGTATCTATATAGAAATCTCAGTTCAGCAACTATATATTTCTCTAATCATCAGATAAAACTTGATTTCCAAAATATTAATCTCTATAAGACTATTATGAATAGTATGTATGCAGGAGGTTAAATTATGATAGATTTAAATCGATATCCAGAGACAATGGCTGCTATTAGTGATATCGCTAATCTACACCAGAAGATTGCTAACGCAGCTATTGAGTTCGGCATAATCAACAGGGGTATCATAGCATATGAAAATGATTGCATTAAAGTCTGTGAATATGAAAATGCTGATGAAATTTTCAAGGTATATGCTTCAAAAAGGAATCCAAAAGGACCCCATATAAAATGTATATATGACAAAAACAATGATACATTTTATATCGGGATCAAGATACATATACCTGGAGGTGTCATCAGAAGAGATAATTTTCGTGAAAAAGGATTTGTCCAATGACAGAAGAGAAAATGCTTAAAGAGTTTGCTATACTCTTTAGACCAGTAAAAAGAAGTATTGCAGAACTTTTGCTTGAATATGGTTATACTATTGATCCAAAGAGAGGTTTTAAGATCTATTCATGTGCTATGACGTGTAAAAGTAAGATCTTTCTCAATGGATATATAACCAACGTTGGTGGCTTTGAATATAGGGAGGAAGGTTCTGGTAGTCAAGGTTATGTAGAAATAACTACAAAAAATCTTGCTATGGATGACCCTGTAATTAAGAGATCTGTTAAAGGAAACAAGATCTTTTCTAAGTTTATGGAAGGATAATAGAAATATTAAACTATAAAGCTCTTGAAGAAAAGGTAGATGAATATGCTCGTAAGATGTGGAGAGATGTAGGGGTGGTATCTCTTATCGCTAAAGCAGATGAGATGGATCTTTATATCTTCAATGTCGTTTTAAATGATAATTTCAAAGGAATATGTAATGGATATATTCCATATACTCCGCTCATTCAGGCAGAATATGATCATAAAAATGGACGGCTTTATATAAATTCATATATTAGAGATCATGATAGAAATGTTATGGAGGAGTGGGATGGTAAATGATAGCTCAAGATACAGTGATCAGTAAGATTACTAAATATTTTGACTTATCTGTCAAGAGCCAGATTGTTGATATCTTGCATAAGATAAGTAACTCTTTTGAATATGTTACAGATAAGAATTTTCTTCCATACGATGGATTCACAATATCTACAGAAGGAGTCGTTTCTATATTTGGAACTATATTTAGATTTGGCAAATTCTCTTATGAAGAAGATTTTGATGGATCTAGCGGCAAACTATATATCAATCCATGCTATTACGATAACATAGGAGGATATCCAATAACTACTAAAACCAAAGGAGGTTGTATATTAATAAATGCATTAAAAGAAATGGATCTAGAAGATATAGACAAAATGTTTAATTACAGATCCATTCCAGATTATGATACAGATCATAATTTAAATAGAAATACCGTTGTATTTAAACAATGGCTGTTAGATAAAAGGAGAGAACAGATGATGAAGGATAATGTTGTATTAAAGGTTATGGATGATAAATATCTGAAGGCCTTTAGTTCTTTGTGTGATAACACCATTGAGTATTTTAAAGATATAGGATATACAAAAGATCATGTAGTCAAACCAAACCCATTAACAAGAAACTATTTTACAATATCAGACTTCTTTGAACTTGAAGAACGTTGCACATCAACAATGATTTGTGGAAATATAGGAAGATTTCAATTTGTATATGATATAAATGAAAATCCTAATATGATGAAACTTATAAGATATATACGAGATCCTTATAGTCATAATATTCATGAAGAGTATATTGATATGAGTTTAGACGAAAAGGATGAGTCTTATATCAGATAAGTTTAACCCAACCAATTATCATTATCGATAACGGTATTGTTATAGTAAAAGAAACAGCCCCTATCCATATAGATAGGGGTTTATTTTTTCTCATTAAGACCTATATATTCGACATCCTGATAATTTGAAATGGATTGGAGGAGTTGTTGTGGCAGAACAAGAACTTGTTAATCTTAGTAGGATTAAGAAACTTGAAAAGAATGTACAAGACTCGATAGATAAATTATATACAGATACACAGGGTAGCTCACCAGAGCTATCCAGAACACTAGATTTTATGCGCTCTAGAATGCATAGAGCTATAGATGGTATAGTAAATAATAATATCTCTCATACTGGTATTTCTAATATCTCATCACTCTATTCTAGAGTGGGCCATATGCAGAATGATAAGAGTATTATAGATTCTATCATCAATACATTTGAAAATGATAGTATGATGGAAAATGTAATGCAGTTGTATTCACAGAATCTGTATCTTAAAGAAGCAGATAAAGAATACGATGTTATCATGAAATATATGCCTAAGCTTAGAGAGGCATTAGAAACTCGTAAAGAAGCTGTTCTTAGTGCAGATCATTTCACTAAAAACGCTATTAATATTAGATCATCCTCTTCTGATCTGTCTGCAATCTCTGTAGATAACAACATCCAAAACATGAGAGAGAAGTATGATATCGATAATCTTCTTGATCGTGTTTATAGTGAGACAGATATTTATGGAGAATGTTTTGTGTATTGTGTACCATATAAGAAAGCATTGAAACGTCTTCTTGATGGTAAGAAAGCATACGATGCTGGTACTAATGCAGCACTACAAGAGTCTTTTGTAGCTTCTTATGATAATGATTCCAATGTAACTAGCTTTGACGTTAGTGGAGATGGATTGACATTCGAGATCAATCGTGGTGGAATTATTGATGAAGCCGTTATGAATAAATATAAGGCTCGTAATGTGCTTAATGAAGCAGCAGCTTTATCCCTTAATGAAGCCAAACTTGATGAAACACTTCCTAATGATCTTGATAAGAAGATGTATAGAGTAGATGACCCTCTTATGCAAGATGGGGTTATCGACAGTTCTAAAACAACCGATATCAAGTCTCCTGGAGCAGTAATAAAGGTTCTAGATCATACAATGGTTAAGCCATTGTATATTGATGATGTATGTCTTGGATATTATTATATTGAGACAGACAGACCTATGGATGTAGAACAGCTTACTTTCTCTTCTACACTTGGAGGATTGAAGCCTGGTTCTACAGCCAGACGATTACAAGAGAATCGATCAGATGCAGATAATGCAATTCTCAAAAAGATTGCAATGGATGTATCTCAGCATATTGATGCTAAGTTCATTAATGCTAATCAGGATCTTACAAAAGAGATCTATATGATTCTTAAGTATAATATGACTCATAATGAAGAAGGAAGAATTAGTAGAGTTAAGGTCACTTTTATTCCTCCTGAAGATATGATTCATTCATACTTCCACCTTGATCCTAAATCTCATCGTGGTGTATCTGCTTTATCCAGAGCTCTGTTTCCTGCTAAGCTTTATTCATGTCTTTATATCTCTAACGTCATTGCTATTCTCACAAGAGGCAATGATAAGAGAGTATATTATGTAAAGCAGTATGCTGATACTAATATTTCTGCTGTTCTTCTCAATACAATCAATCAAATCAAACAAAGTAACTTTGGTTTGAGACAGATTGAGAATATGAATAATATCATGAATATCACAGGTAGATTCAATGATTATGTGATTCCTGAGTCACAGTCTGGCGATTCTCCTGTGAGATTTGAGATTATGCAGGGACAAGATGTTACACATCCTACAGAGCTGATGAATCAGCTTGAAGAAATGTCTGTTAACTCCACAGATGTTCCTCTTGAGGTCATTCAGGCTAGACAGCAGCTTGATTTTGCTACACATTATACAATGTCTAGCTCTAGATTCCTTCGTAAGGTATATAATCTGCAGGCTAAATATACTAAGATCTGTAATAAGATTCTTACTAATGTCTATGATGCAGAATATGAGTGTGAGGATAGTGTTTATATTGAACTCCCCCCTCCAATGTATCTTGCTATGATGAATTCTAGTCAGATGTTCCAGTCTGCTAATGAGCATGTAGATAATGTAATGGGTATGTATATGGATCAGAATACAGAGGATAGTGAACTCTTTGATCTTGCTAAGGCAAGAGTAAAGAAATACTTCCTTCGTTCATTCCTACCCGATGAAGCCATTACTGATATCATTGAACAAGCAAGAATGGACTTTGCTAAGAATAAGAAATCAGAAGAATAAACCATATCCCTCTACCTGTAATGGGTAGAGGGATATTGCGTCAACCATTTAATAATGTTTAATCTGAGAGGGGATGAATAAATAATGTCATTTACACTAGAAGATAAGGTGAGATGGGATAACCTCTCTCCTAGTCTAAAAGCAAAGTTTAAAGATATAATCATACAAGAGATTCTGAATTACCTTAACAATGCTGATCTTGAAAAACTACTTGGAGGATTGTCATATAAGAACCTACCTCCTAAAATTGGTACAGCGGATGATACCAAACTTGAGTTCAAAACAGTCAATGGAGATAAAGAACTAGCAAAACCCAAGATAAAAAAGGGAATAGAAATAAATGAAAATACGCATGGAACAATCAATCCGCATAGAAATGTATATGCACTAGGCAGTTCCAATGGTGACTTATACTTATATTCAGATTATTATGGGTATTCAGCTAATAACTATAGTAAATTTGTTATTAAAACAAGATTCATGGATAATGGTAACATATATGACGGATTTAATAAATTTGATTACAATATAAGCTGTCTTCAGAAAGATTATGTTTTCCTATATAAACAAGACAACGAAGATATTATTTATCTAGCAGAGTTTGATCGGGATAATATCAATTCTATCTCTCCTACGCCTAATATAATAAAGACATTCAATAGAAAATTGTTCATTCCAGATACATATTACCCTTACGTGCATTCAAATGCTAAATTTTATTATGATAAAGATACTAAGTCTCTAATTGTTCTTTATGAGGATACTACTGCTCATAAATTTACCGTTTCTATATATGATGATAATTTGGCATTAGTAAAAACAATACCATTAGATTTTAGTACTACAGATCGTAGAGCTAATTTTAATCCAGTTATGGCGGTTGATACCAGAAGAAATACAATAAATATCGTAGTGTGCAGTATGCTACCAAATAGTGTAGATGCTGGAGAAACGAATCCAACAGGGCAGGTTATTGATGGATTTAAAACATCTGTATGTATAATTAAGTATGATGATATGAATAAGCTATGTACAGATGCATCATATGTACCGAAAATATATTATAGTAAGAAACTAAATGATAGATTGTTTGTAAATCCTGATTATATCAATAACTCCGAGATACAGATAAATAGTTATGCTTATAGCAAAACTTTTATATATGATGATAAAGCTGATAAATATTATATATCAGGATATGTACGAGTAGGAACAATAAGCACTGGAGGTTATTATTCAGGACAAGGTCATATTTTAATTAAAATGACGCCATCTAATGATATGGACTTGTTAAAGACTGATCCTTATAAATATTTGTTTAGCAATATAACTACACACAAATACCATTATCATAAACTAGGATATTTTAATCTTGACAAAACAGATGTTGTAACCAACTCTGTACCAATAGGTATATATACATCATCCGGACCTATAATGGCATATAATAGGAATATAAACAATAAGTATATGCCATGTATGTACTTTCCATACAAATCATATATGTCCCCAACTCCAATCATACCAAATTATATGATAAGTTTTAATACATCTAACCCTGATCTATGTAATATCACTGGCAACGTAAATAAAGTTGTATCGTCAACTGTAAAGTACATAATACTCGATGTTGCCAATAAAGGCATACCAGAATATCATTTGGTAAGTACAGAATACATTGGTATTCGTATTAATGAATATACAAATATAACATCAATTTTTAATACTATCAAGAGTGATGGAACTATAATAAACAGCGATAATATAGATTTTACATATATAGAGAAGTACAAAATGTGGTTAGCTATCGTAGCATTTTCAAAACCCTCAAATGATGTAGAGTACAAGCTCTATGTGATAGATGGTGAAACTATGAATGGCGGTATTGTCTCTAAACATACATATACAACAAAATCAAATAAGACTGTATGCAATAACAGTACAAGGATCATGTATAATGGGGATACGAATATCTTGTTTATTGCATCTATTGTTCATGATACTACAAACACATATTATTGTTTAGATATGCATACTAACCTAGATCTGAGTAATAAAACTGCGTTTATTGATGGCATACTGAACAAATCTGATAAGCTTGTTGATAGAGATAATGGTTGGTTCTTATCTAAAAAGAATATACCTGGATCATTCTCTATGGTATACGATGGATCTGGGGATAGATATACGCTATGCTTCCTACCTGAGAATACAAAAGCTCCTATAATACGTACTGTATATGGTGTAATTCCAAGTAAGATAAATACTTGGGAGTACTTTAATGATAATCCTACTTTGACAGAATATGTATATTTTGATCCAGCTAGTAATTATAAAGGACTGGACGTAACATCTGATCCAAATCTTAAGAAAGCTAAAGCTTCTATTGGAGAAGGACATGTTTTCTTAGGTGGTAGATACTCATGGTTTAAAGGCAAGAAAGATATTGAACTTACTACTGATTGTATTAATTACGTATATCTTTCTAGAAAGAATAAGGCGGATGATGTTACTGTAGAAGCATTTGATAAAGCTTTGCTAAAAGTATCCAATCCAATAAGATCCAATAAACCATATTCTGATCCCGCTATGTTTGAAACGGTGCTTATTGGGACGGTAGAGGTTAAAGGAAACCAGGTAACTAACGTGGTGCCATATCCTATTGGAGATAATTACTTGTACCTCAACTTTGATATTACTCATTAATATTATACATCCCCCTCTACTCATAGTGAGTAGAGGGATATTCTTTAGACCTTTTAATAATCATTATAAGAAGGAAAGGTGTGAACCAATATGTCATGGACACCAGAAGATAAAGTTATATGGGATGATCTATCTCCAACACTCAAAGCTAAATTTCGTGATATTGTGAAAAATGCAGTTAAGAACTATCTTAAAGATAAAGGGTTTCTATCAGATGCATTAGAGAATGCATTCTTTGTTAATCTTCCACCAAAGATTAATACTTCTGATAATACTACGTTAGACATTACTACTGTGGATGGAACAAAGACACCAGTAGTTGTTAAATTTGACCCAAATAATGTTGTTAGTGGCCCATATTATGTTAAAGATGAAGAATTAAGATGCAGTATGTGGTATACTGATAAACAGAATAGGCTTTGTAAGATCTGGGTTAATGAAGATGGATCTAATATCAAATCTGCAGAAGTGATTGAGCCAAAATATCTCTCTAATATGAGAAGCAATGGAGATATTACTACAAATATAGAATATCTATGGCTTACTTCCATGACAGATAGATATACCTTCGTTAAGATTAGATATAATAGCAATATTTATTATCATATGATATCAACTCAAGGGTCTTCAAATCCAGAAGATTGGCAAGAGTATGAAGATATAACAGAAATAATGAGTTTTGATAATCCAGCCTCTAATGCTTTTGATATAAAACCAGAGCATGATAAATATGTTAGTATAGTATACTCACCATATTATAGAACTTGGATAAAGGCATATGGATGTGTGACACTTAAAGATGGGACTCCATCAAATGCAGTTGCTGTTTGTGCATTTAATAAAGATAAAGTACTTGGATCCTATCAGCACGTAATGGCAGTATACTATAACAATAGGGGTTATTTTAAACAAACACCACATAATTATATTCTTATGAATGTAGATCTAGTTCAAATTCCAATAGATACTACAATGGGGGGTCGTGGATTTAATTATATTCTATTTACTCCATTAATTAGAGGAGAGATGGTAAATGGTAAGCTCACTCCTATTAGTACGGATAAAAGAGGCAATGATGATTTTGCTATACCTATTGCTGGAGCATTCAGCGTATTAACAGTAGATTTTACGTCAAGTTTGACACCAAAATTTTCTTCAAATACATTTATTGGGCAACAGCATAGTATGCGTAATACAAGTAATGATACCCTCTGTGAATGGGAGCTAACCAAAACTCCAGGAAATATAGAAGCTATCAAGCTTGGTTATTGTGAAAAGCAAAATATAATGTACACTCATACAATAATAAAGAATAATAATAATACTATAATAGAAACTAAAACATCACCTTTTGTGTATATATTTAGTTTCTCTCAGGGCTGGAAATCTTTTTTAAAAGATAGCACCATTGTTAACTATATAGAAGGTGGTCATAATTATACACCATTACAAGAAGATACAGAAAAGTGGTTTGATGAAATATATAATAAAGATATAAAACTTTCTGATATGTTTTATTCAAATAATAAAACGTTTAAAGCTATTGTTGATTATTCTACTATGGCAACTCCCAATAAAATTGTGGATGCAGTATTTATAGCTAAAGATGCATATAAATTTACCTCAGGCAAATACCAGAAAGATTTTAATTATAGATATAACAGACCTTCATCAATCTGGCTTACAACAAAAGAATTAAGTAAAGATGTGGCACCTGATTATGAGTTAGCACTTTTAAAAGGATTCTCATTCAGTAACGAAAGTATGATAAAATATACAACTGTCCTATTGTATGATAATACAGCAACAGATGTTCTTGCTAGAAATAGGATACCGTTGAAAATAGTAATAAATAATACGGATGTAGTAAGTAAAGTTGTAAATACAATGACTATACGTTTTAATACTCGTTGTCCTGATGTAACCAAACCTAATATTGCTACAATCGATATTCCTATGACTAGTAATATATATACAACATTTTTACATGATCATTTAAAATATTGTATTTCTGGAGTTACTAGATATAAAACAGACCCGCCAAACCCAATAGATACATTGATGGTGTATCTATTATCGTATTATGAGGATAAAACTGTTACAGAAGCGCAATATTCAAATCCTGACTGTGGATTATATCTAAGCCTGTGCGATAATAATAATACGTTTATGCATTATAAAATTAAAGATAGTAAAGAATTATATTTTAGTACTAGCTCTGGATATAACGCTCCAGTTCCTATATCTAATATATATTTTGTATCACGTAATCAATTTTATGTGATGATGATGAGAGATCATGGCGATGGTACTTATGATACTGGTGTATATGAGATAAGTAGACCGGATGATAATTCTGAGTTTGCTATAAAGAAGCAACGGCTGTTGGATAGTACTAAAGTTACGAATGACTTATCATTGGATTATCCAAATCCAACAAATATAAAAACATATATAAAAGATCTAAATAACCCATTCGTATGTCAGATTACAAATATTGGGCCTTATAGTATAAGCTGTTTAATACCAATAACTGATGGGGCATACGCTATTTGTAGCAGCGGAGATACGGAAAGTTCAATATATAAACCTAGAACGTTAGAAGAATTTATGGATAATAAATATGATGTAATTATTTTTAATATCAGGCAGAAGACTAAGGATGATACTAAAATTGTTATCAAGCCTGCCAAGTGTACTATAGGTAAGGCTGAAGTATTCTTGGGTGGTAAATATTTATATATGGATAAACATGGTCCATTTGATCTTACGAATAATGCCACTACTTATTTCTATCTTCATAGAAAAGATAGAGCTAAAGGAGTCACTCTAAAATATTCTACTACTCTTGAACCTAATATATCTAATCCTATAAAAAATAACAAACCATACTCAGATCCATATATGTTTGAATCTGTATTGGTGGCTTCAATAAAGGTAGAAGGAAACCAAGTGGTTGATGTAACTAAATATCCTATCGGAGATAACTATCTATATCTTAACTATAAATAAACTCATTCCCTCTACTCTTATAAGAGTAGAGGGATATAATTTGTTCATTCGAACCTCTTAATAATCAGTGTGATTGAAAGGGTGATATTGTTATGAGCTTCACACTCGAAGACCTGTTACAGTGGGTAGAATTATCCCCTAGTCTACAAGATAAATTCGATAAAATGACCAAAGAAGAAATAGAGAATTTCTTTAAAGATGGTGGATATCTTGACGGATTGATGAAGAAATATTTATTTCTAAATCTTCCTCCAAAAATCGGATATGGCAAGAATACATTAATAGATATAGATTTTAATAATGGTGGTATACCTACACCAGAAGCTGGTATAGATTATGAACTCGATGTGTATGGTAAAGTTTACACCATGCGAGATAAAGATGGTAGGATTTTTATATGGTACACCGCATATCCTATCAAATCTACTAAATATACAACTAAATGGCTATATAAACAAGAGTACGATACGGTTAATAAAAGGCTTAAATCCCCTATAAGAGTCGAATTACCAGGACTTGCATCTGAAAAGATTGAGTCTATAGAAAGTATTGGTTCTATATACTATAATAGTATTAGCTTAGTTACTAATAATGGAAAAAAATATATTATTACTACAAACGGATCATCTGATACGAGAGAATGGACTTCGTATATTAAACCTGATTGGGCTGCAATTGGTACTCTTCCGGCTACAGAATATATTGATATTGGTACAAATAGAACAATACGTACAGTACCAATGAATACTCGTAGCAAATATGGCAGCTATAATGTTGATATACCCAGTACCACAGTATATACAGATGATTATAAAGCTAATCTTAGCAATACAGAAAGATGTGATTGGTCAGAAATAGTATCATATGGGCAAGAGGATTTTGAAAAAGCTAATATATTTACACAAAATCTATTGTTCAAAAACTATAAGGGAAATTTTAAAACCATCGATGTATGTGTAGGCGTAGATAAAGATGAAAAAGAGATACTTCTGTCTCTTGTATTAGAAGTGAATGAAGACGCTAACCCAGGTAAGGTAAATCCGTATAATAAATATCTTGCTCATCTTTTGGTTACCTTTAAAGGTATAGATTTTAATGATCTGTATAAGATAAGAGGGGTTACTGGTAAAGATTACTTGAAGCCATATATCAAGACAGATTTTACTCTCATCGGTTCTACTACAAATCTGGATCTTGGATGGAAAGGCGGAGTAGTAAACTTTGAAGAGCGAAATAGAGCTGTTACTGTTTCTACTACTTATAATGAGAAATTTAAAGAGTTCATGTTTACCTTTAGAGGACCAACAGATAGAACCAAATATGAAACTCCAGTAAGAATTATCAATCTATATGAACTTATTAGAAAGCCTAGTGAGATTCATAATTCATGGAACTATTTTGATTGGTCTAAACTACATATCTATGATGGCATTATTAAAAATGGAACTGAACAGCAAGAAGGGCCAGTGGTTCCGAAAGATACAGAAGAAAATTTTGGTATTACCAATCTTGCATATGCACCCGTGATGATGTCTGATAAAGATGGAAAGCTTAATGTTTGGACCGAGGGTGCTAAAGTTACTATAAATGAAGATGGTTCATTAACTCATACATATCCTACTGAAAATACATATGTGGCGCCAAGTAGTATAGAAAATAATTATAAATATACTAAATGTACTGTGATATCAGCACAATACAATGCATTATTTTTCTTAATGTGGGACTGGACGTATGTTGATAATGATAGCGCTGCTACGCTCATTGCTAAAACGGATGGAAACAGCGATTTTAATACAATGAATAATGTTAATAAGGCTGCTGGTAGAGTAATACAATACAATACTGGTATATATTGGGATAGCATATCTGATAGCTATGTGGTGTCTCATATGTCATCAAATACTGTTAAAATAAGTATATTTGATAGTACTCTTAGTTTAATAAAAACATTGGATGTTGCACAGTTGCCACCTGATTTTAATGATGGTAATGAAAAAATAGTTAATACGTCTATTGCATTTGATAATCGTAGAAATATTCTATTCATAAGCGTATCTGGTGGTTTACAAAGCTATAGTAAAGCCCACACTGTGTTATTTACACTTAAAGATATCAATATGACAGAACTCTGCACTAATACTAAATATGCTATTGTAGATAAATTGGCTGCAAATATAAATACCATAATAGGAACAAGCAATTTCTATAACAGAGGTGCATTAGCTAAGTATAATTCAGGAGACTCGTTCCCTAAATATTATTCTCCTATGGTTAGAATAGCCTATGACTATGATAAAGATTGTTACTATATAACACAACATGAAGCAGATAATGTAGATATCTTTATAGATGTGATAGAGGCATCCAAATGCGATGTATCTAAGCTCTCATCTGGTTGGGCATATTTCAATATGGATTCTAATAAGAATTATTATAACTTTAGAATCGGTATTGCTCCTACAGGAGCTGAATTAAACCCTCCTATATATTATAAAATGCGCTATCCATATACAATACTTAAAAATCCAAGTAGTAATTTGGATCTGAAAAAAATATATAGAATATCTCAGCCTATCATGCATAATAGTAATGCTTATATGGATAGTACGGGAGAAGTACTGTATCTATATTCAACCTATTCTAACTATATTACAACAAATATGGATAGCTATATAATTAAGAATAGAGAATTTAAGTCAGATCGTAGTATTGACTATGAAAAATCATATGTGGCTAAATATTTGTTATATGCTGATGTGTTTAATGCTAGAAGTGGTACCGGACAGCAAGCAAATAGTGATAAATACCTTTATGGAAATATAGGCACTCTGCCTAAGGAAATCACATATAATGGTAAAAAATATTTATCTACTTATCATATGGAATGCACACCTCATAATCAAAACACCCCATATTCTATTAAGCTATATAAATCAGTACATTATACAATTGAATCTCCTACACTACCTGTTGATTATTATGGGCATCCTGCTAGTCGTGATGATGATGATCTAAATTCTGTTACTATAAATCTTAAAATAGCTATGCCTGATTTTATCGATTACGTTACATCTGCTGGAGCTTTGTTAAGTAAAATATATATTGTGGATCCCCAAAACATATACTGTACTTTGTTTAATAATAGCACAAAGAAATACAGCATTATTAAACTAAACTTGGTATCTAAGGTATATGAACGATATGATACAGAAGTATCTCTTTCTGATGGGCATATGTTATTAATGTGCAGTGTAAAAGACAATGATGCTTTTGCTATTAGTCATAAAAGTATTGGAGCAGACAAATTAGATGAAGAAACCCCAATACTTTTAACTAAATCTGGAAATGCTTATAGTCACTATATATGCACATCTATGCTGAACAATATTAAGAGTATACGTCCTGGTTATGCTATACAGATATGTGATATTGGATATTCTACTAGGTATGGCTATTATATGATTGCAGTTGCTAAGCAATCTGATGTTCAAAATAACAATCCAGAATCTGATAATACTATTATAATTGCATCTACTAAGGATACGATTACTAATAATCCAGAATATACAAAAGATCAATTCTTTAAAGATGGTAAATTCTATTATGAGATCTATAGTAGTACAACAGCTAGTTTAGCATATAAGACTAGAAGCGTTATATATAACAAAAGACCAGATATGCCTGTTCCACAAAATGTGATACCAAAAAGAAAATTTAATGGACCAGTAGCATCATCTATTAATGGCGGTATCGGAGCTTCACTGTTCTCTGCTGGTTTTAGATCTGGATCTAATTCAGAATATAAGATAGATGAAATAAAGCTCCCTAATTATAAACCACCGTTTATCATGTCTGATAAAGATGGCAAGATAAATATGTGGTATATTATATATGATAATAATACTAAACAACCTATTGGTCTATATAAAGCATCTAAATTACCATCAGAACCAGATTTTAAGTTTACTAACACGAAGCAAGCCGAGCCAGCATGTTTGCGTGGGAAGAATGCAACAATAACTAAGATCCTATCTATACAATATGAAGCTATTTTCCTTGCTGTGATGATATCAGGAAAAACATCTATCTATATGATTAAGACCGATGGTTCTAGTAAACCTTCTGAATGGACGGAATATGTAGATATATCAGATATCATTACTTCAAGTGGTGGAATGGAAAGCTGTGTAATATATTATACCATTAATGATTATAGGGATAAAGATAATACACATCAAGCTATTACCAATCCTAAGACATTTCATGGTGATATCGGACAATGGATAGTTGCTAAATTTAATAACAAAACCATATCTCTAGATATGTATGATTCTAACAAGTCTTTTATTAAGACAATTATGGTTGCGACTTTTAATACTGCTGCATCAACAGACATATTTGTTCCATCGGGTATTAAAGTATCAGAAAATATTGCGGATGCATTAACTTTGATGGTAGATGAAGAAAATAAAACTCTTATAATTGGAGCAGCAATATATGGATATGGAACTGATTCATCCAATTCTATGATAGCTGCCTTCCCAGTATTCATGTATACTATAGATTATACACCAAACGGTATTGTTAACAGTTATATTTTGCGACAAAAGACAGATATGCCTATATTCAACAATAAAACTGATCTTGCTTTAGGGTGGGGATTGTCTTCAACACGATCTGTTAGAGAAATATCTGGTACATATGATTCTAATACGAAGAATTATATGCTATCAGAGCATGTAGGAGATTCATCATCTGGTGAATATGCTATAATGGCTCGTTCTAGATGTAAGAGTAATTACTTCGGTAAGGGATGGATTTATTTCCCTTGGAATAAGAAGAACATATACCCATTATATGGGAAAATAGAGGTCCCAAAGAATCCTCCACCAATACCTATTCCAACACCAACTCCTACCCCGACACCGACTCCTACCCCAACTCCACCTACACCTCCACGTATTACAACGATTGATATTGCTGTTGATATAAGGAATATTTTTGTTCATAGCAAAGTGTTAATGAGTATTGTAAATGTTCAATCCGATATAGAAAAACTCGGATATAGTAGTTCAAATATTGCATTTACCGATGTTATACATAAAAATAGACGATGTACGATAAAAAGTGATTGTGCTAAGTTTATTAACAAAAATAGCATGCAATTAGAGAGCATAGTCCATAAGTGGAATAATCCACAAAAGAATACTAAAAACGTGAACATGTATCTGTACACTCCTATACTTTATACTAATTCATGGTTATATAAAGCTGATGCAGAACTTATATATTCAAATATACATTGTAATCTTGCTAATTTTTATACCTGTACACCACCATATTACCTTGTAACAGCAAAGATTAAATATGATGATTTAGGAAATAATATTCTTTTACCACGACCAGGAGATCAACGAGAAGTTAATATCACAGATTCAGAAGTGATAAAGACTGAATTTACTGGAGTTATATGTGGTGCAAGTCATTATTTTATAGATTGCGTTATTATGGATAATAATGGGCTGTTCTATATATTTAGAAGAAGAATAATTATGGTAGATGTTACTCAGGGTTTTGATATTATTTGTATTGATAAAGACGGAAAGGTTATATCATCTAGCCCGATTGTATTTGATGCAAACACACTCGGTAAATATATTATAAATTTTTCACAAGATGTGATAAATGTAAATAAAAATAGAAGTCCACATGCTATGACGTATTATAGTGGCACATTAGAAATAAGTAAAGCAGTAGTTTATAATGATAATACAATATATGCATATGCACAAAAGAATAGTGATAAAAATACGCTTACTTCAGCAGTATTTATGAGATTTGATAAGAATAATAATGGCACGTATACTGCTACCAAGCTACCATTGTTAAATGGAGAATTTAAACCAGGGTATGCCTATGCGGATTATTTTGGATATAATAATAGATATGGATGGTTTGTAGTATTTAATCTAGGTACAGGATGTGATTATATCTTAGGATATAATGAAGCAGGTATTCTAATTTTATCATCCAAAGATACATTAGAGGGTGGACGAGAATATACAACCGAAGAGTTCTTCAATGGTAAGTATTATACAGAGTTTTATCCGAAACACCAAACCATTACGATAACTAAACAGGATGAAACTCCTACTCCCGCACCCACTCCATCACCTATACCTACACCACTACCTGCAGTTAAACCACAATATACAATCAAACCTGCACCCATATTCTTAGGTGGATACTATACTGATTTCCCAGGTGCAACAGGAGATCTGATAGATAATTCAATCAATTATATCTATCTTTATAGGGATAAGGTTAAATGGAGAGAAGTAAAGGTAGAAATTACTAAATCTCCTCTGTGGCCTCTTCCTGTAAAGAATAATAAGCCTTATTCAGACCCATTGAAGTTTGATAAGGTATTGGTTGCTATGGTGGTTGTTAAGGATGGTAAGGTAGTTAATAAAACATTGTATCCTGTTGGAGACAATTACTTGTATTTGAATTTTGAGATTAATCATTGATACAAATCCCTCTACTCATATGAGTAGAGGGATATAATTTTGATAATAGTTGTATACTATTATAATAGTATTAAGAGGAAAGAAGGAGAAGAGATATGGAAGAATTAAAGAAGTTAGCATTACAGGCTGCAGATGATATTGCAAAAACTGGAGCTACACGCATTGTGTTGGATGATATAGCGATAGATATTAGAAGGCATAAACTTATTAAAAATAAGCTTATGATTGTGGTTACCGATCTGGATGGTGATATAATATTTGAATATTACACCTCATTGGTCAATTTAGAATATGATCTACTTGACCTGCGGAGATTAGCTTTAGATTATAATATTGATAGAGAGGGAACAGCATTTTTAGGATATTTTATCGAAGCTTGGTACTATGAGGAGATAAAATAACCCTCTACCCAATATGGGTAGAGGGAAAGGAAATCACAAAAGTGGTTTTCTTTTTTACTTCTTGCCAAGAGCATCATGAATCATGCCGTTTGCGGCATCGATAAGGGGCTGCGGATTCTCAGCAATCTCCTGAGTCTGTGCAAGCACAGCATCAATGATAGCCTTCTGAGCAGGATCCTTTACCTTCTCACCAGCAGCGTGCGAGACCTGTGCAACAGCAACAGTCAGGGCTGCAGACGTAAGCTGCTGAAGAAGCTGATCTCTGAACGGCTTCCAAGCAGTCTGAGTGTTTGCAAGCTTTGCAGAACCATAAGATGCTGCAGTAGCAAGTGCAATCTGTCCAAGAGCGGACCATACAGGATTTGCCATGTCCAATTCTCCTTTCTCATTCTTTTTAACTTTATATACAGCGTAAGATACAAAGCACGAAAACAAGAAGTTTCCGAGCCACATAGATATCTTAACGACGTATACTTGAAGTAATTGCCACATAATGCATTCCTCCAATCTTAATGGAAAGTTCGTAGTATGATATATCAAATTGTATAAACGACTCTATATATCAATAAGCTAAATGGTTGTATACTATACAAATAGAGGAGTGGCGAGATATCTACTCTGAGATTTGTATAATGATAAGGAGTGATCTAATATGGTTCACAATGAGATTGTAATTACGCAAAAAGGATACGAAGAAAGATTAAATGTAGATGATAGGATAGCTAGGGAGCAAAAAGAAAAGGACAATTATGACAAATCTCCATATTGTCCTGTTATTAAGATGGAACCCGTTACAAGTGAGGCATGTTCTGATATTTTGGATACTAGACCAATTCATGAAAACGTGCCTCAGCTTAGAGAGATTGTAAAGCGAGTTCCACTTCGTGAAGATGCTTCTGAGCTTAATAGAAAGATAATAGATTCATTAACCAATATGATGGATATGCCATCACTAATGTATCGTATGGGATACATGGATGGAGCATCAGATGCCATTCATAACGTAGAGAATGGTGATGTATATATTGATGAAAAGCTTCGCAAATATAATCTTGAGCTCAAGAATAATGAGAAGCTTTAATAAAGGAAGGATGATTAAACAATGTACAATGTAACATTCAAAGGATCTTTTGAGAGCGATGAACTTCGTGAGAAGTTTGTTAATGGGCTCATGGATTATGCAACAGCATTCGATGCTGCAAATGGAAGAGGAGATACTTCCTTTGAGCAGGATCTTCCTGTAGCGATGAGTCCAGGTGCGGTGCTTGCCCCTAAAAATCCTGAACCTATTAATATTATGGCAGAAGTTGAAGATACTATGAGGTATCTAAAGCCAGTTGTAGAGCGAGTAGAAGTGCCAGAACTAGTATGGGATCATGCGGCAGATACATATAATGATATGTATCCGGTTCTTGATAATATTGTTCAAGAGGCATTTCGAGAAGGATATAAAGCTGGCTTGGAAGATACACTTGGAAATGTGCTTGCTCATGGAGGATATATCCCTGAGACGTTTAAACAAGTTATTCCTCCAGAAGACCTTCCTTGATATTGATTGAAGTTAAGATATTCCTATGGTCGTGATGACCATGGGATTTATTTTTATTGAGAGGCGGTGTTTGTATTGAGACTATATTCTCTTGCTTTGTCAAATTATATAGGAATATATAATGGTATGGGTCTGGAGAATATCTCTATCGACTTCTCTAAGTGTAGAAACAATATTGTTATTATTAAAGGAGACAATGGTTCAGGTAAATCAACCATATTCAAAGCTTTAACTCCTATGGGAGACAATAGTGATGATCTGATTCCTGGTAAACCTGCTCAGAAATCTATTTCATATGTAATGGATGATGAGTCTATCATCAATATTATTTACTCTTATCCCATCAATAAGAAGGGTGAAAGAGGACAGACTAAGTGTAATATCTTCAAAGTTATGGGGGATACCACTATAGATCTGAATCCTAATAGTAATATTGGTGAAGCCAAAGATATGATCAATACTCTTTTTGATTTTGATCAAAACTTTGTATCATTATCTCAATTATCTTCAGAAGACCGTGGGTTGGCAGATAAGAAGCCATCAGAAAGAAAGAAGTTTATCAATTCCATCATTGAATCCATGTCAGAATATAATGAGATGTATAAGAAATTGGTAAAGAAATCTTCTGCCCTTAAAATGAGTATGGGTTCTATAAACACTAAGATCGCCTCTATCGGTAATAGAGAAATGATTGTCAATAGATTGAAAGTGTTAGAGGATACTCTTGGAACTCTAGAAGATAGACGAAACATGCTGCTTGCTACAATGGGAGCACTGAAAGCAAGAGCAGAACAGATAGATAGTGAAGATATTATCTCTAATACAAGGGAATTGAAGGCCAAAATAGTAAAGATTGAACAAGAAACTCATGGCTTTCAACCGAATAAAGAAGATTCTAAACTAGATGAACGCCTAGATTCATATAAAACTAAGCTTCAATCTTTGTCAACTAATAAAGCTATATTAGAGGAACGATATAATACAATACAAGCCTCTGTAAGCGATATTAATAAAGATATACAAGAGAAAGAGATAGAACTAAACTATTATAAACAAGATGATTCATATGATGATATAAAGTCATCGATCAGTGAAGCTGAAGAAGATATTAAGAAGGCTAAATTATGGTTAAATTCTAAGAATCTATCTGATGATATCACAGATACAGATTATGAGTCTGCTAAAGCTTGTATTGAAGGCATAAATGAAAACTTACAGTGTCTTCAGACTAATGACATGAAAATTCCTGCTATTGTATATGTAATAGAAGGAGTTATAGATATACCAACTCATGAAGAGATTGATAATGAACTCACAGCTTTAAATAATAAGCTTAATAAGTTATATAGTAAGCTAGGATCATTATCTTCTGAAGCTGTATCTGAGAATTTGTGTATTCCAAAAGATTGTAAGATCTCTAACAAATGTTCCTTAGCAATAGCATATATGAAACAGACCAAGTCCGTTTCAGATCATAACAAGGTATCTGCTCAGATAGAGGATATAAAGTATAAAATACAATCTTGTAATGAGATTCGTAAAGATAGATATGAGTTTGATAAAGCGGTGAGAGCAGCTAATTATATTCTTAATACCTATATGAATAATAAGAATCTCTTAGCCAAATTTAGTATCATATTTAAGACAAAAGCACAGATTTCATCTCTTATGGAGTCTACAGACCATTTAGCCTTAGATATGAGAACTTTTTACGATTTGGCAAATTACAGGGTCTCAATTAGGTCTAATTTAATGCGTTTAGAAGAGCTCAAAGAAAAAGAAAAGCTCATTAAACAGAATGAAAAGCTTATTTCTACAACTAATAGAGATCTAGATAGATTAAGAGAGAAAAAGGACAAACTGAAGCTTACTGAAGTAAAGGAAGAATATCTTCAAATATGTGCAGAGTATGATGATTTGTCTAATAGGATAGATATCGTATTACGTCGTAAAGCATATTATGATAGATGGAAGGAGAAAGAAGAATACGAGAAAGAAGTATCTAAACTAAGTAATCTATATGAAGAAGCACAACAAGTTACAGAGAAACTTAGTTCTATTAAAGTAGAATTAGATGATGTAATGGGTTCTAAGTATAGTGAAGTGGTAGAAGAGATAGAATCTTTGAAGCATCGGATTACTCTATACAATGAATACGTAGAAGAGTATAAGCAATTCTCTGAGAAGTATGAAGTAATAGAAAAGGTAAAAAAGTATACATCTCCAACAACAGGTATACAGACAGTATTCATGGGAATGTATATGAATGATATTATCAATACTTCTAATCAGCTACTATCATTGATGTTTGGTGGTGAGTATGTATTACACCCATTTGTGATCAATGAGAATGAGTTTAGAATACCATGTAGTGGTAGAGGATTGTTGAACGATGATATATCTTCTATGAGTACATCTCAGATATGCATGATCTCTATGATCATATCATTTGCTTTATTACATAAAGCATCAAGTGTGTATAATATCATCAAACTCGATGAGATGGATGGTGGTCTCGATACACAGAATCGAGTAAACTTCATCATACTTCTTCAAAAGATGATGGGATTGCTTAATGTAGAACAGTGTATCATGATTAGTCATAATAGTGAGTTACTGATGCAGAATGCTGATATCATTATGCTTCGTAACTCAGATCCAAATCTCAAGATTGATGGTAATGTTATATTTAAACTCTAAAGGAGGAAACTAAAATATTTCATGTAAAGCTCGTTATCCACCCTAATACTTATAATGGAGGTATGAGAGTTGTAGATAATATGGAGAGTATTATGGAAGATATTCCTTTCATCGATCCTCCTGATACATTTCCTGTGTTTGTAGATTACCCATACGAGCCAATTCATATTGATGAAAAAGGTGGTTCGATTTTTGAATTCTTTGTGAATGATAAAGATATCAAGCCTTTTGTCGAAATGTCTAAGAATGAGCATCTTAAGAATATGGCTATCCGTCTCTTTATCTTCGATGAGAAAGATAGAGATGAATATAATTTTGATGATTTTTATATTCTTGAGAATGGTAAAGTAACGCATTGTTATTTGAAAGGCACTTCAATGGTGAAAAAAGAGATTGAGGTATAAAATGATTAATTTTAGTTTTGAAACGCATGAGCTATATATTCCTGGCCTTCTTGATAATATCATAATAAATATTATGAATGAAAGCATTAAAAAGTGTATCTATAGTAATGGTCATGTAGATGCACCATCTATTAGAGTTATGCTTCCTTGTAAGTATTATGGTAGGTATAAGAAGGATGAATCTATGGAATATTTCATAGTTCAATTTGATTACAATGTCCCAAATATGCATATAATCATTACAGATGCATCTGGTAAGATTGTACTTGATCGTATCTTAACACATGAAGGATATGATGCATTTGCAGTAGAAACTGCATTAAGAAATGAACTTAAATATACAGGACGCCATATGATCATAGATTATATATTCTATATAATGGATCATGTCGTTAATATGCTGAAATAGGTATATGAAAGAGGATCATTGTAAAATACAGTGGTTTTCTTTTTTCATTGACTTCGGTATAAAGGAGTGGATTATATGAATAAGAATACAAGAGCTATCGCCTCTTTACTATATCCTAAAGTATCGAAAGCAATGGAATCGCATCCAAATGGATTCAAGCAGGTGTTTGCTAAGTTTGTGAATGAACGTCATAAACAATTATTTGCTACTGGACCATTAGACAGAATAGCATATGGTACACAAGATGGAGATATGCTATTTAATGCTCTTCATATGGATAGAAGAGAGGTTAAAGAAGCTATTAGTGAAACTTACTATTGGAATATAGCAGCATTTAACCCTCGTTATGCTAAAGATGAAGTTACAATTCTTTGTCTTTGTATCATCCGTTATTATCTTCTTAAGAAAGAGATGAAGGGTGCAGAAATGGCTGCTATATATATGGGTTTTACTGGTAAATATTACCCATCTATTCATTATATGGCATTCCCAAAAGCAGAACCATCTAAATATGAACATGTAATGGAATATGTAGTAAACAATCTCTCTAATAAATATGATCTTAAGAGAGAGGGCAATATCCTTGGCACTATAAGATCTATTGCAACTACGTGGATGAATGCCTATCCAAAAGAGTTTAAAGAATTTGATGATGAAGATGTGATGTATGTTATACAACAGCTCCATAACAGAATCAAATCTTTTATGAAGAATATCGCTGGGTTGTATTATAAGGCATATGAAAATAAGTCTTATATAACCTTTGATGGAGAACTATTGACTGATGATGAGTTTCAATTAGCAGACTCAGATTCATTGAGAGCAGAACGAGTAATAGAAAATTCTATGACAAGAATTAACTCTATGACTGTAGATTATCGATTCTGTAAGATGGCTGCAGATACAATAGTTAAGACAGAAGAGGTTAAATCTATAATCGAATCTATTCTTAATGATAATAAGAATATATCAGATGTAAAAGAGTTGGTTAGATTGCTTGTGTATACATACTTTAGAGAAAGCAAAACTAAAGATGTATCTGACATCAAATTCATTACATACTCTATTGTACCTAAACCTAATTCTAAAGATAAACATATCAATAGAATTAAAGAGATTGTAGAATCATGGCTTGAGATGTCTCCAAGATATCAAAAGAGAAAGGCTAGATTGGCTACTAAGAACAGTTACTTTAGAACAGTTCTTATGTATTTCACTCTTATCATTCATACTACGAACAAGTAAAGGAGTAATTATTATGGCAGAAGCTGAGATTAAGGTTCAAGAACATGAAATTGATTTCAATATGGGTGGTTTTGAATACAAGAAAGTAGTTTCTATAAACCTCACTAAAGAGCAAAGAGATGTTATTGCTAGAAAATATCAACAACCGTTTGCTTTGTTTAATGTAATTGGAAACAATGATAAAAGCTTCGACATCTCTGGAATTGCAGTTGTAGATACCAATGAAAACGAATCCAAATCTAAATATATTGGTATTGGTTCAGATGTAGTGATTGGAGGCCAGGATAGTTTTGTTAATTCTATCCATAAATTTATTGAATACACATTGAAGAGATATAACAAAATCTAATATAATAAATATCTCTCTACTCATAATGAGTAGAGGGGTATATTTTGATTTTTTTTACTTATATACTATAAAATTGTTAAGATGGAACAAGAATGAGTTATCTTGTTCTTTAATATGTTTCTCTTGAAAGGAGAAGTTATCATGCGGGAAATTACTAAAGAGGTGCAAAAAGGTATTGCAACAGAGGTGTATCTTGGGTTTAAAAGGGGAAGTGATAAAGTTTCTATTATTTTTGATAGGCTGTTGATGGAAGCGGCTATTGAGAATAATGGCAATAGCATCAAAGCTTCCATATATTCTATTAATGGAGGTGAATGCAGTAATAATGTATTATCTGTATCGCATCGGTATTCTATGGCGGATGTTAAAATCGATCGGCATAAATCGTATGCACAATACAGGAAGTCGATTGAATATATTCAGAATAAGCGTCAGCAGTGCTATGACTTTATGGACGTTAATGATGCATGGCGGAACGCTATTTCAATGATCATAGCGTTTAATAAAGCAGCTCAAGATTATTATAAGTATATTGCTAAGATTGAGCTTCAACGTAAACAGATTGCATTGGTAGATAGGTTAAAAGAAGAGGTGAAAATTGCACCAATTTACTATAAGATGACCGATCTATCTGACTCGTATAAACTTATCATACCAGAAGAGGAACCAACATGTTATTGGGGGCATATTGGGGATGATAGACTTGCGATGACTGGTATAGAATGTTTATTTAAGTATGAGTTTAATGACGATAGAGGGTATATTTTCTGGGATCCATCTAAGGTTCAATTCATTATTACAAAGAATCAAAGAGCAAATTTCGGAATGTATTGGGTAGCCAATACGTTTGAGGAGGTATTTTGGGAAATGAAAAGAAACCCTGTTACGAAGAATGGTAGGGAAGTAAAATACCACTTCTAATTCATCTTCCGCTTTTATAAAACTAGGAGTATTAACTCCTAGTTTTATTTTTTAATCTTTCTTTTGTTTATATACTATTATTATAGAGTATCATGAGGAGAAGATACTCATATCATGTAAAATAATGATATTACATGAACAATTAGATAAGTTGATAAAGGAGGGATTGAGATGTCTGATAAGATTGGCGTCATCAATGAGATTGGAGATATGGGTCTCGGATTCGATCAGTTGAGCGAACGAGATCAGAAGATCTACATGGAGCAGCAGGCTGAAAAGGCACAGAAAAAGAATACTGTGGAGTTCGGCACTGAGCAGAAGAAGTAAATGATAGATTAGTTAAAAGCAGGAAGCTTAACTAACTAAGTACTAAACTACATCATATATCTCCCTTCCCAATGAGGAAGGGAGATATGTAGTGACAAATTAGGAGGTCAAACTAAAATGCGAAATGTTAAGGCCACTTTGATTTTCATGACTGTGATTATGATGATTCTAATGGTAGGAATGGTATCATTGTATTATAAGGTATCATTACTCGATTCAAGAATTAGCAGTTTGGAAACAAGATTGATTGAAAGTGAGAATATAGATAGAGAGATGTTGGATAACCTTAAATCTATTAGAGATAGACAAGAAGAGGTTAAGAAGATTGAAACAGAGCGGATGGAACACAAAAAAAAGCATTCTGTAGCAATAAATGAATTAAAGAATAATGGTATTGGTATTAATACTGATCTTGGAGATCAAGTTGCATTGAATGCTGATGATATGAATAAATTGATTGATAAATGGACTGAGCATCTGAGCACACAGTCTGTTCTTAAAGGGCATGGCGAAGCATTCATTGTTGCATCTAGAGAAACTGGACTAAATCCGATCTATATTCTCGCTCATGCTATTGAAGAGAGTGGATGCGGAACTAGTTATCTTGCTGTAACTCGCAATAACTTCTTCGGTATCAATGCCGTAGATAGTAATCCAGGTAAGGCTTACATGATGGGCGATGGTGTCGATGAAGGTGTTATTGCTGGTTCAATGTGGATTAAAAGAAACTATTATGACCAAGGATATACTACTCTAGCAGCTATGAAGGATGCTGGGTATGCAAGTAATGATTCTTGGTGTAATAATATTGCAAGTATTGCAAATACATCAATCAGATATTTGTGAGGATAAGATACAATGAAAGACGTACTTGTAGACAATATTCTTTGTATTGAATCTGATGATAAGAATAGAATAAGAGAAATATATGAGTTCTTATCTGATCGGGATACTGGATGGATATTGGATTTCAACACCATAACTAATTCTTTTGGTTATGGCGATGAAAAATGGAATAGAGATCATTGGGGAACACCTAGCAATGCTATAGATGTATCTCACTTATATGATGATATCTATGAGCCATATCGTATTGAATATCAGTTCAAGACATATGAGACTCCTCCAGATCTGGCAATAGATAAGCTTGCTGAGCTCTATAGCGATGTCAGAATCGATTTTAACGGGAAGAATATAAGTATAGGTAAAGTTAGTTGAAAGGAATGAGTTAGTTGAAAATTGATGGGTCGTTTTATTGTACTATTTGTGGATTCTATTCTAGTGCTGTAGTTCCAAATAATGAAGCAAAATCAGATATGAAGGATCTTATCTTCTATCTTAGTTCTAATGGAATTTATTATACAGAAGGCAGCGATAAAACAAAAGTTTCCTGGGGAATGGAATCTACTAGAGCTCCTTTGGCCACAGTAATAGATCTGTCTAAGAAACATCCAAACCTTAGATTCTGTATTCATTGTACAAGTCATGATTATAATAAGTGTGATTATATGTTCTTCTATAAAGCTGGGATCATGAGCACATATCTCAGGAAGAGTTGGACAAATCTTCCTGTTGGTACTATTGATCCTACAGATGGCTATAAGGAGACATTTGAAAATGAATGAAGTTAGAACTAGATTGGATATACTTGGAGATTATGAAGATCTGTGTGAGATAGAAAAGGCAGTAGAAAGTAAATATCTCATTTTTGACCTAGACTCTATAATTCAAACTCCAGAGTTTGATAATAGAGATGATATGGAAGAATGGAGAAAGGATAATTGGGGCACAAAATACAATGCAAGTATGATGACTAAAATGGGTTATAATACAAATAAATCTGTTTTGTCTTATCAGTTTGTGTTTAAAGAGGAGATCCCATTTATCTGTATTGCAAAACTTTCTGCTATATTTCCAAATGTATGGTTCAATATTCATTCTGATTATTACCATACAGATACACGATCTATTTCTACTTTTGGTAAGGGTAGATGCACAAGGGTTAGTGTTATGACTTGGTCAGACTCTGACTTTGATATGAATAAATACAATACTGCTATTAAGAAGGTGCTGAAAGATGGATAAGAAGATTGTTGAGAATAAGCTCAGTATCTATGGAAGTGAAAATGATATTGAGTCTATCTGTGCAAGAGTTAGGTCTCTCAATAAGAATTTCGACCTGGACAACATCGTAGATGTTCCAACAGATCTTGAAGATCCAGTCGAAATTCATAAATGGAAATTAAATCATTGGGGTACACCAGAAAATGCATTTGATGTACATGTTTTTGAATAGAATACAAATAGTGCAAGATTTGAATTCTGTACTGAACATGATACTCCTTATATTGCTATTGCAGAATTATCTGCTATCTATCCAGATTGTGATATGACAATTATTTCGTCATCTAAGAATGATAAGTATAGTGATATAGAGATCAATTTCTATGATGGAAAAGTTGAGTCTGTTTCAAGGCTTGAGTGGGTTGAAGATATTGCTCTTCAAGAGAAATATAATATTATTATAGATGGATCTAGGGGTGAGTAAATATGGCTAATCGTGTTTATACGGACCTTTGTATACGAGGAGACTATGATGCTCTAAAAGAGGTTATCGATAAACTTGAGCTTCGCTTTTTGAATGATCTTGTTATGCCTATCTGTCTGAATAACATATTCCCTATTCCGAAACATTTTGAGACAGAAAGGGAAGAAAGAGAGTGGTGTGAAAAGCACTGGGGTGTAAATGAGATTTATGATGTAGAGCATCTAGATTATAGTGATAAAGAAACCAATTATAGGTTCACTAGCACTTGGGGTGCCCCATATTTAATCTTTGCCGCTCTTTCAAAAGAGTTTCCGTCTGTTGAAGTTGAATTACAGTGTGAATTCGATGTAGATGGACGTGATGAGAGAGTGACATTCAAAGCTGGTAAGTGTATCAGATATGAATTGCTGGAGTGGAACAACGACGAACAATTAGTTAAACTCCAGAATGAAGAAATCAAAAATGTAAACGGAGGTATTTAATATGCTTAAGTGTGCAGTAATTGGAGTGGGTGCAGCAGGTAATAAGGCCGCTATTGCTCTTCTTGAAGCAGGAGTTATGGGCACGAAGGATGTTATCCTTCTGAATAGTACTCTGAAAGACGTTCCTGCTCAGTATAAGGAAATTGCTATTGAGTTTGAAGGAAACTCTAAGGGGTGTGCTAAAGAGCGTCATCTTGCACAATCTCTTGCAATGACTAACCTTCAGTCTCGTAATCTTGGGATTGATCAGCTTATTCAGGGCGATGACTATAATTTCGTTCTGATCTGTACTTCTGCAGAAGGTGGCACTGGTTCTGGCGCTTCTATTACTCTGGCTAAATATATTCATCAGGTCCTGCAGAAGCCTGTGCATTTGACGGTATTTGCAGGATTTTTCAATGACTCTCGTGGTCTAAAGAATACTGTTGACTGGTTCAAGGAGACTAGTAAGGATTATACAGTAGATTGTATCTGCAACTCTTATTTCCTTGACGAGAATAATGGTAATGAGCGTAAAGCTGAACAGGCTGCAAACCTGGAGTTTGTAGAACGTGTTAAGATCCTTCTCGGTAAACAGCTCGTTGATAGTGAGACAAATATCGACGATGTTGACCTTGAGAAGCTCGTTATCACACCTGGCTATCAGATGGTGGTTCATGGTGATCTTGGAAAGCCGAAGAATAAAGAAGAGTACAATAAGATTGTACGTCGATACATTGACGAAGCTAGAGGATTCTCTACAGAAGCTTCTGCAACGCGTATTGGTCTTGTGCTCAACATTTCTGAGAAGATTGATGATGCAGTAGATTATTCATCTTCTGTTATCAAAGACGTTTATGGAGAGCCATTTGAGTTCTTTACCCATGTTCAGAGGATTGAGGCTCAGGGCAATTACATCAATATTATTGTCTCTGGCTCCAAGCTTCCTATTGAGGAGATTGAAGAGATTTATGAGGAGTTTCAGGCTCGTAAAGCTAAGGTAGATACGTCTGCTGATGAGTTCTTCAGCAAAGATTTCGATACGTCTGCTGATGAGTTTGATATGGCTCGTGGTCGTATCTCCGATTCTCAGATCGATAAGAATCGTGCTGCCTTCTTTGGTGAACCCACTCCAAAGCAGGGTAAGGGTAAGTTTACAGAGACCAAAAAGGTTGATGAGATGTAAAAATTAAAAGTTAAAAATATGCCTAGAGCCGTTTAATTGGCTCTAGGTTTATTTTTAATTTACTTGCAAACTGTAATATAAGAGAGGTGAGAATAACATGAATGAAGAAGATAAATTCTTTGAAGAAGTAAAATCTAATCCTAAACCTAAATACACTATTCCTGTAGATGGAAGAGTATTCCCATTTCCTAAAGGTGAGTTGCTGGAAATGCTTAAGGGATTAGATTCTCTTAGTGATGAACAGGCATATGGTCTTATCTCGCGAGAATTCTATAGTATTATGAATGATATCTTCAATCATAAATCTAAAGACTATCGCTTTTTGCTACGTTCCCCAAAGTTCCTCTCTATCATGATACAGGTGGTTAATACTCATAATATTGGTTATGATGAAACTATCCATTGTAATTCATTTATCTATAACTTTCTTATCATTCTTAATCAGAGCGGAGAAGAAAGCTATATTCAGAAACTCTTGTTTATGCTTGGTGAAGCATTAAATAAACAGACTGTACGAAGATTAGTAGGTTGTGAAATTAGTGAGAATCTTGCTATTTTCTTAGCTGTATCTTTGAAAAGTTCATTTGAACCTGGTTTGAATATACGTAGGTTAAACTTTGCTCTTGCTACAGCAATGCCAACTATGATTACAGATAAGAAAGTCATTGAAATATATGAGTCTGTATTCGACAATGTAGGTGAGCTAATTATTCAGACTATCTTTGATAAAGATATTGTAAATGCTGTCGAAGAGGAATGGGTAACAGAGGAAGTATATCAAGCAGATCAAATTATTACATATGCTGTAATGATTATTCTTGAATCTATGGTACCTATTGAGATTACTCATGTTCTTCTCGGTATTGCAGAATACTATAAATGGAAGAACTATGAACAAGGAATCTGTAAAATTGATTTCCATAAACTCAATAAGAATATCTTCATAAAGACAAATGTTATTGTAGAACAGTTAGAAGGAGATGGACATATCCTACCATGATTACTACATTTAAAGGCAGGAATTTCTATCTGTCAAACTACTTTACTGCTCCAGTTAGATATGACGGTATTACATATCAGAATAATGAAGCCGCATTTCAAGCACAGAAATGTGTAGACCCTAGAGATAGAATGGCTTTTATTGGGCTTCCTCCTAATAAGGCTAAAGCTATGGGAAGAAGGGTAAAGCTTCGTAAAGACTGGGAAGATGTAAAGAATCGTATTATGTATGAGATTTGTTTGGCTAAGTTTACACAGAACAAAAAGCTTAAAGAAGTGTTAATCTCTACAAAAGATGAAGAGCTTATTGAGGGTAATACCTGGAACGATACCTATTGGGGTGTGTGTAACGATAAAGGTCTGAATATGCTCGGTAAGATACTTATGAGAGTTAGATCTGAATTACGCGGAGATGAATAAAATAGACCTGCTCATATGAGCAGGTCATTATTTTTTGTTTCTTAATAGTCTGATTACATTAGAATAGCATATCTTGTATAGGTATTGGGAGGAGATTATTATGAGTTTTCTTATTAATAGCTTTAGAGAATTGGTAGCTAAAGATAAAGATTTCGCTAATAAACAAGAAGCAACAAGTGATATTCTATATCCTACAGGATTTCCTAATTTTGATGTGACTAATGGTTATGTAGCAAAAGGATACAATCCTAAGACTAAAGAAACATATACTTATTATAATACTGGTATCTGCGATGGCAGTATAAACCTTATTATTGCTCGTTCTGGTTCTGGTAAGTCTACATTCTGTGTACAGAGCGCTGCTAATATTGTACGACCATTTCCTGATGGAGCTATATTTGAAGAGAATATTGAAGGTGGTATGACCACTCAACGTCGTATGCAGCTTAGTAGATTTTCTATGGAAGAAACAAAGAGAAGGTTTATTGTTCGTAACTCTGGTATCACTATAGAGAACTTTTATAAGAGGGTGAAAGCTATTCATGATCTTAAGATGGCTAATATTGATAAATTCTCTTATGATACGGGGATCCATGATATTTATGGAGAATCCGTAATAAAGATGATACCAACAGTAGTTATTCTTGATTCTCTTGCTACTATCTCTACTGAGAAAGTAGCTGATGAAAAAGAGATGAGTGGACAGATGTCTCAGACAGCAGCAGCTAAAGCTATTGCTGCAGCACTTCGTAGTTTAACACCATCTTGTAAAGAGGCTGGCATTACTATTCTGATGATTAATCATATCACACAGAAGGTTGAGATTAATCCTATGATGCATAGCAAGTCTCAGACTATTTATTTGAAAAATACTGAGACTTTACCACGAGGAGTCACTCCTATATACCTTGCAAACAATGTAATTAGGATTGATGATTCTGCCAAATTGAAGCCAGAAGAAGGTTTCGGTATCTCAGGGTCAATAGCGACGTTCTCGTTGGTAAAATCACGTTCTGCTAAAGCAAATAGTGCTACTAAGATGGTATTCGACCAAGAAGTAGGATTCGATCCTGAGTTGTCTATGTATGTATTCTTGAAAGACTCTGGATATGTGAATGGTTCTGGTGTAGGGTATTATTTGGGAGACCATACAGAGTATAAGTTTGCACAAAAGAACTTCAAGAAGAAGCTAGCAGAAGATGAAGGGTTTAGAAAGGTATTTCAAGAAGTATCCTTTGATGCATTGAGCAAGATTATTAATCAGCCTCGTATGTTAGAGGAGCTTGATACATCTGCAACCGATGGAATTACCAATATGATGGCAATGAAATCTCCAGAGTAAATATATAAGGGTGTGGTAGTAATACCACACCTATAAATTCTCCATTCAAGGATATACTATAATCTTAGAAAGGAGAAAAATTAGCGATAAATTAAGAGAGAAGAAAGGATATGGTATAGTTATGCCAAAGTTTAATCTTGCTAAATATATAGCAGATGCAGAATCACGTATACCAGATCAAAACTATGCTCTTGGTAAAGGTTTATTACAACCCTTTAGAAGTACAAATAGTGGATCAAGAGCTATTATGCAAAATGTACAGTTAGATCAGCGTCTAGCTTTGATGGATCCAGAACCACCTATTATTGCTACTGGTCATGAAAATAGATATGGTCAAATGTCTAGTAATTATATTGTCAATGATTCTAACAAGATTGTCATTGATAAGATCTCTAAATATCCATGGGATACATCAGATACTAGACGAGCATATATTATTACATTAGATCCGGTGACTAATGAAATAGATATCCTTGAACGTAAGCCATATGAACATGTATCTGAGTCATTTGGTTATACGTTTAATTCAAAATACTTAGATGGGTTGATGGTGGGAGATATCATCCCTGAAGGTAAAATCACCACTAAAACAAGATCGTTTGATGATAATGATCTTCGTCAAGATGGTTTGAATCTTCGTACTATTTATGTGGCAGCCGGATTGACTACAGAAGATCCAGTTATTGTATCTAAAAGTACTGCAGAGAAGTTTGCATCCCCATTGATTGATTCTATCAGAGTTATGATCAATGATAATGATATTCTACTCAATCTATTTGGTGGAGATAGAATCAATGAATATAAAACTTTCCCTGATATTGGTGAAGAAATTACAGATGGTATTCTTTGTTGTATCAGAAGAGAGAAGAAAGATGAAGAGGCTCTATTTGCACAGAGTTGGGAACGTCTAAAGACATTAATGGTTTCAGATGAACCCTATTCTATTAGCGGTGGCAGAGTAGTTGATGTAGATGTACGATGCAACAATCCTGAAGCATTGAAAGAATCTGTTTATAATCAGCAGATTTATAAATACTATCTTGCTAACAAGGAGTTTGCCACAAACGTAGTCAGATGCATAAAACCATTACTCGATAAAGGTTGTACTCCATCATATCGTCTTGGCGTATTCTTAGAAAGATGTCAAGATATGATGAATGATGTCAATTACATCAACGAGAAGGTCTTCAATAACATCATCATGGATATTACCGTGATGCGAGTTATCCCTCTTCATAAAGGAGATAAGATTACTGATAGATATGGTGGAAAAGGCGTTGTATCTGAGATACTTGATGATGATATGATGCCAAAGATTATGATTGCTCCTAATATGTATGAGCCTGTAGATATTGTGTATAATAAATGTACATGTGTTAACAGACTTAATCCAGGACAGCTCTTTGAGGTATCTCTTACATATATAAGTGAGAAGATTCTTGAGTTCATTGCTGACAATCATATCAATCATTTTGAAGCATCTAGTATGATATATAAATATCTTACTATTGTATCGCCCCGAGAGGCAGAGTCTTTTAGAACAACATATGATCATATGATGGATGAGGATAAAGAATTCTTTATCAACTCTATCATAGATGATGGATTCATCTATCTTGTTGTGAATCCATTTGATGAAATGAGTTTGGATAAACTAAGAGAATTGTATAAAGAATTCCCATTTGTACAGCAAGCTAAAGTCTTAGTTAAACAAAAAGACTCAAATGGAAACTACAGAGACGTTCCTACTAATAGGCTTCTTACTGCTGGTCATAAGTATATCTATAGACTTAAGCAGTTTGCAGAAGAAAAGTTCTCTGTTGTATCCTTGGCATCTACAAATATCAGAGGAGAGAATACCAAATCCAAGGCTTCTAAGCAGCATAAGATTCTGTTCCCATCCACACCAGTAAGATTTGGCGAGATGGAATGGGGAGATCTAATTCATATCAGTGCAGTAGAGCAGATGATACAGATCCTAATGCTTTTGTCTACTTCACCTGGAGCTAGACGGCTCTGTGAGAATCTTCTTATTGGAGATCCACTGAAGATGGATGTAAAATTAGACAATAATTCTACATCTCGTTCTGCAGAAATTGTTGCAGCATATCTCAAGACTATGGGTCTACGACTTAACATCAAGAAGATTCCCAAGAAGCGGAAAGGTGCTCTTAGACATGTAATATCTAGAGTTCCAAAGAAAGCTCCGCTTGAGATTATAAGGAGAATACCTTATGAAGTTCTTGAGAAAGATATGGACAGGCTCATCATCGCTGATAGTGAATCTAGGAATAGCCTTAAAAGAGTTATTAATCGTATTCACAACTGTGATACAATTGAGCAAGCCCAACAAGAAATCTTGAGGCTTAAACAGTTTGAAACTGCACATATTATAGATCTTGCTAAAGATATGTATGGTGTAGACAATGTGGATGATATTCTTAATCTTATCAATTCTGGTAAGACTTTGACCAAACCAATTCAGGTTGCACAACGTGCTGTTATAGAGCGTGTGCCAACGTTTGAAAACTGACGATAATTATATACTATAAATATGTGAGTACCCATAAGTGGTACTCACATATAATTTTTGAAAGGAGGAGAATTAGAGTGAAACAAAGCATTGCAAATGCTATTGATAGTCTTAATAGGGGCTCATTGGATAGTATGACATTCGATTTTTGCAACGAGATCAATACGATGACAACGAAGTTGTTGAAAAAGAAAGATATTAATCAAGAAGATCTAAGCAATATGTATGGAATACTATTGATTAGTAATATTCTGTACAATAATACTACAAAATCAGTATTGCCTCTTGAAGATGGGGTTTATGATCTATTAGTATCTAAATATGATAATCTAACCAATGGCAAATCTCCAGTAGGAGCAAAACCAATCATATTTGATCCTGTTCAAGAAACAATGGTTGATGGGACTCCTAAAAGAAATGATGGTTTAATAAAGGTTGTAGAGCGCATAGATACATCTAATATGCTCTATTTCAATGAGATTAGGAGGAATAGTATTCCTATTCCTGGGTTCTATAATAGAACACCACCTGTTGGGAAAGAACAAGTCAGAACAGATGTTCCCCATACATATCCTGAACTTGCTGGTACACTGGATAAGTGTAAATTTGTATTAGATGTACAAGCGGCAACAGCAGGAGTATTGGATGATCCTACAGTAAAAGTCTTTGAAAGAGACTTTATGGCTAGTATCTTCAATAGAGGGATGTACTTCAATACAGTAATTGTTGAATTGAAATATGATGGTGTTGCTATTGAAGCTACAGTATGTGGAGATACCATTGTTTCTGCAATCAGTAGAGGTGATACAGAAAACAATGAGGCTAAAGATCTTAGCCACATCTTCTATGGATACAAGTTTCCTAAAGCAACAGATCCTAGATTGGATAAATTTACATTTGGCATTCAGTTCGAATGTATAGTCACATATGAGAATATGATTATACTAGAACAAAAGTTCGGACTTAGGTATGCAAACGGCAGAGTAGCTGCTATAGGATTGTTAGGTAGGAATGATGCAAGAGAATTTGTTCCATATCTAACTCTAGTACCACTTAGATCTGCTGGATATCAGTTTGAGAATCCTCAAATTGAGATCGAGTTCTTGAATAAGTATTATTCATCTGGTGTGGATCTAAAGTATGCAGTGATATCTGGTGATTATACTCAGATACTGTATGGGGTAAATAAGTTTGTAGAGGATGCTCAGTATCTTCGTCCTACGATGCCTTTCATGTATGATGGTGTTGTGGTAAACTTAGTTGATCCTCAACTAAAGGTTACTCTCGGAAGAATCAATTCTGTTGATAAGTGGGCAATGGCGATTAAGTTTAGTACAGAGGTTAAACAGACCATATTCTTAGGATATGAATATACTGTTGGTCAAAATGGAGTGGTGACTCCAATGGCTATAATCAGACCAGTGGAATTTCTGGGTGCTGTGCAAAACAATATCTCTATTCACTCTTATGCAAGATTCAAGCAGCTTGGTCTTAGACTGGGAGATATAATTCGTGTAGAGTTCCGTAATGATGTTATGGCATACATTACGAAACCAGATAATACTTATAATAGGTCCAATCCTAATAGTATTATTGAATTCCCAAACAGATGCCCATTCTGTGGAGCTCCGCTTGTATTCTCTAATAAGGAAGCTTTGTGCCCAAATAGAGAATGCCCAGAGCGTAATCTTAATAGAGTAGCAAACATGTTTACTAAGCTGAATATCAAAGATTTCAGTAAAGAATCTATTAGAAAGCTTGGTATTACATCGCTATCAGATTTTATCAATTATCCGTTGAAGCAAGCTATTTCTATACTTGGCCCGGCGAATGGTGCTAAGTTTGGTGATAGACAGGAGCAATTCCTTGGTACAAGATATTATGATTATCGTCTTGTAGGAGCTATTGGATTCTCTTCTATTGCACAAGCAAAGTGGAAGCTAATCTTAGCCAATATTCGTCTTGATAGTATTATTGCTAAAGATGATACAGAGTTGTATAATACGTTGACAGCAATAAAAGGTATTGGCCCTGTTGCAGCTAAGACAATCATGATTGAACGGCCAGATTTGCTTGGTGATTTGATTACAATAACTAAGCTTAAGAATGTAACCAAAACTTATGGTGATACTGATGGACGAGTTAAGGTTAGATTCACTGGTGTACGTAATGAACTACTTGCAAATGCATTTAGGGAAAAAGGGTGTGATGCTGATATACTTAGGGGTGTTACGAAAGATACAAATATCCTTATAGTTCCATATCTGGGTTATCGATCTAATAAGACAGCCAAAATTAGTCCTAGATGTCTTGTTTTGGATGAACCATCTGCATGGAACTATGTCAATAGTATTTCTACTTTTGAATCTGGTGAAAAATTATGAATAAAAAAGTAGAGCAAGTATATGTGGATATCTTAGAAGGATTCTGCATGCCTACTATATCTAGACTGATATATGTACCAGATGTAGTTCTCTATAAAGAGACGAGCTTTTGTATGATTAAAGCTATTTATTACGTCTGCAAGCAGCAGAAGATGAATTTAATAAATATAGATAAAGATACAAGAACAATTCTTCCATTAGATACATGGAAGAAATATGCTAATCTATTTTTAGATACATCTAAGAGCATACACATCATTTTTGAAGAGCAATATATAAACTATTATCTAGGAGTATATAACTTCTTTGATATTATGAGCTCTAAATCAAGTGTGAGTTCTTGTTATGAGGATGAAACGTTCACTATAACTAAACCACGCAAATTCGCGTCTTTAAAGATTCCATATTTTACTATCACTCATAAAGTAGGTTCTAAAATTATGGATAAGGTGAAGCTTCACATTAACTATCTTAGTTGAAAGGAAGATTATTATGAAGAAAGAAGTAGTAGTTAAAAAAGAGACAATTAATAATGAGATATTTTTCGGGCTTTTAGGTAAAGATGAAGAAAACCTATATATGCCAGATGCTGATGTAGTTAACTTAGTTACATTTGCATTAGTAAAGGCAGTATACACAAATATCCCAGATTATGTGGTTTTCTCTGATAGTGAAACTGGAGCTGTATCACCGAATAAGCTTTGGAAGAAGATTAAGAAAGATTTTCTTGATATTCTTTATCATGAATACAATCTCGTTCTTCACCCCGATGCAGTAAACTGCTTTAAAGGGATAAATGTATTCTTTTCATTAATTATGAAAGAATCATTTACTACACAAAAGTTTATTGGTAAGGAGACTATCACTATCACAAAAACAGATAATGTATATGAGTTTGTACGGCTTGACGAGCATTCTAAAACACATGTTGCAAGATTGATTCTCAAGCCATTCTCTAATAATATGTAAATTGTTCTTTGGTAGATAAAAGGAGTATGATAGATATGGCTATCAAGGTTAGAAAGATAGAAAGACTGATCAATAGTCTTTATATTGCAGGAGACACGTATCTATATCCAGATATTAAAAAGACAGAGTATCAGGAACTCTTACGTGCTTTCTTTACAGCTATTGGCAAGATCAATGAGGAGAATAAAGATACTATAGCGGTCGCCAAGCTGTATCAGAATGTGGTTATTGTATTTGATCATTCTGAGATAAATGTCGTGATGGTATCTGATACAAAAGCATCTATATATAAGAGGCAAATCCCATCATCTGAGCTGTTTAATAAGCTATTGGAATCACTTCCAAAAGATTTTAGCATATCTACGTTTATGATCGAAGATGTATTTGATTTGCTTAAGAAATGTATCGCATTAAACATCCTGTGCAATCCTATGACCGCTCTTGTGGTTCATGCAGATAAACCATATGTGATTCGTCCATTTATGTATGGAGGAGCCATCGGTGTTTGGAGGAATTAGTCGTGCCAAAAGACAATTTCTACACTATACTTGCAAATGGTGAGTATAAACGTGATCCAAATTTTATAGCTGTAGAAGCATATATAGATAGAGCTTTTGTAGATGAAGAGATGCGACAAGCGGTAGAGGGTGCAGTAATTGGAAGCTTAATATTATCTGCAACATATGCATTCTCTCCATATATGAATAAGTATATTCAATTAGATTCAGATATCTTCTTATCATTTTGGAAGACATCGGATAATACGATGCGTATTGCAGTAGAAGGATCTTGGAGTAAGAAATGTAATCTTAAATCAGACCCTGATATTGTAATGAACCTATTCAAGATGTTTTGTATTAGTGGAGCACCTGAGTATGTAGGTTTGGCAATTAGATTAAATTTAGACACAAGGATACTTTCATTTCTAACTATAAAGAGGATTATACTTTCTATGAGGACAAGAGAAAGATCAACCTCTTATATGTTAGGTGGTGTTGGTAAAGTGTTTGCCACACCAATAACTGATGGAAGAATCTATTTAGCTCAACACGAGTAATTGTCAACTCAAATATATACTATAAGAATAGATGATGGTAAAGAAGATAAATCTAATCCTTAACAAGGGGGGTGAAATACCATCATGAAATGCAAAATGAAAGTGATCATACATTTATTGATTTAGATATAATTAGATTGATTTTCGATTCTATCATCCATATCCAGGCAGATTTTTAAAATCTTATTGAGATTGGAACCTGGATATAACAAAAAGATACCAGATACCATAATGGGTATTCTAGTATAAAGGCTAACCAAAATTTATTTGGAGGGATTAAGTCATGAGACAGTTTGAAGAGACAGGTATTGCAAATGAGATTACTAAGGTGCTCACAGAGAAGTATAACTTCTTGTGGGACTCAGCATTTAGTCTTGATGCAATAAAGACAATGTTCTCTGGTATGGCACAGTACCTTGGACAGGTTAAGAGCAAGAAAGTTGTTAAGGCTTGTCGTTTTGATACTGGTACGTTCCATATTGGCGCTTATGTATCCTTTATGCCGAGTGATGAGGATGAGAATCGAGGAAGCTATAATCTTAGCTTCACTTTTGATCCCAAGGATATTCCTGAGGGTGCAGAGATTGTAGATTTCAGTGATCCTGTATTCCGTCATATTGTATCTGATGAGGGATATAATCGTTATCGTATCCTGTTTACGACATATGATGGTCAGGATTATATGACTCCTGCATTTGCGGTTGCAGCAGATTGCATTAAGGAGTATCTCCGTGCAAATGTAGATGTCGACCCAGAACTTGAACTTAAGGATTTCTTTATTGCAACCGTACAGGCTGACGGTAAGGAAAACTATTATGCTATTACTCCTTCAGCAACTCTGAAGCAGTATGTAAAGGATGATGCGGCTCTCGAAGAAGAGGTTGCTGCATAAGGCATAAGCTAAAGATTCATATAGAGGAGGCATATTAGCCTCCTCTATATTTTTATGCCTTCATCATTCTTTTTATTGGGAGGCTTGTGCAAATGGAGATCAGACAAGCGTTTGTTGATGGCAAACTGATGGATGTCGTTACACAAGAAGAATATGAACGTCGTGCTAGCATGAAGAACGACGATATGATAAAAAATACTTGTATTGAACAAGATGGCACTATATATCCTGTCGTAAACAGACCAGAGACAAGGAGAACTCCTCATGTCATTAACGTGGGTCCTGTATTTAAATATGTGGGCTCATGTGAGGATGGGTTTCCAAGCTATAGTGCAAGTAAAATTATCGACTATTCTAATGTGAAATCAAACAGAGAGTTGATTGAGCAGCAGAATAAGGCAAGAAAAGAAGAGATGGCTATTCTTACACAAACAGGTAAAGTATTTGCACCTGTAATTAGAGAAGAGGATTCTCCTGCTCTGAAGTGTGTTAAAGAATGCTTTCATGCTAAGAAGATCGATATAGATAACTATAGAGGTCGATTTGACAGCAACTGTGATTTTGCTAATACTGTTAGATTGTTTGTAAACCCAAATAATCATACAATTAGTGTACAGAAGATCCAGTTGGTTGGAGAAAAGTTTGATATTGATTTCAAGCTTGTTGCATCTGATAAACCAGATGCAGTAAATCCGATGGATAAAACAATACAGAAGGAGTTGTGATTAGATATGCCTATGACACAAAAGCAATTCATTCATGACTTCATTGAGCAAACAGTTCCGAAGTATAATGAAGAACTGTTTACTCGTTCTGATGAACAGATCATATCTAGTCTTGAGAATATTATCCTCTCTTGTCAAAGAGAAGGATATGCTATAGTCAAGGTGAAGAAATTCACTGTTATCGAAGACTATAGAGAGATTAGAAGAAGGTTGAGAGAGTATCAGGATTATCTCTTATCTAAACCTTCATCCAAATCCAAAGGTCCTCAAGATAATCGATATCAATATATTGATCTTAGGCATTCAGATGTGAAGCTTTTGATTGTAACGTATTATATTGCAGCAAAAGATGGAGAAGATGAGCTTGATGTTTTGATTGCTGTGCCAAGAGTAATTGATAAGTTCTATTTTAGATTAAATGGAACTCTGTACAGCTCTATGTATCAGATTGTGGATGCATCTACATATAATACAACAACATCTGAGTCTAATACAAAACATTTCATCACACTCAAGACCATCTTCCAACCAATTCGTATCTTTAGAAACTTTAGAGATATTGAAACTACATCTGAAGAGAAGGTAACTTGTTGTACATATGACAACAATACTTTCAAGAAATCTGTACCTATCATTCTATATATGTTTGCTAAGTATGGATATTATGAAGCTCTTAGGTTTATGGGTGTCTATGGATCTTTGTTCGTAAGTACAGAAGATCCTAAAGATGACAATATCTATACATTTAAACCTAAGAAGACTTCAGAGTTCTATATTAATACGCCTAAGATGATCTTTGATAGCAATCAGGTTGTACAGCATATTGTATATGTACTGACAACCATTGCTAAGAAAGAAGTCAATATACATGATTTCTTTACACACGATTTTTGGTTGATGCAGTTAGGTCTTGCATTTAACAATCTTACTGATCCAGTGAATAAGGGTAGAAATATCCTTAATTCATTGGAATTGGTATATGATATTGAGACCAAGCAAGAGATACATCTTCCTATTCAGCATAAGTATGATACATATGCTATTCTTAGATGGATGGTATGGGAATATAATAATCTTAGGATTAAGGATAACCTAAATATTCTTACTAAGAAGCTGAAGTGCAGTGAATACATTGCATCTATTTATGCAGCTAGATTATCCCGTAACATTTACCGTCTTAGTGATAAGGGTAAAGATGCAGATCTTAAAGAGATTCGTAAAGCCATCATTACTAATCCAATGGTTCTTATTACAGATATGGGTAGAGATAAACTCATCAACTTCCGTGGTATTGTAACTGATATGGATTCGTTGTTGGCCAATAAGTTTACGTATAAGGGTGAATCTGGTATTAAGACTATACCAACAGCGTATAAACTGGTTCATCCTACCAATCTTGGTATATTGGACCCAGATGCTTCTTCACCTTCTGACCCTGGTACTTCGGGTTCTGTAGTTCCAATGGTTAAGCTTTATGAAGGAAATTACTTCTCTGAATTCCATGAACCAATTACGTGGCAAAAAGAGTATAGATCTCTTCTACGTACATATAAGGATGCAAGGGGATTGATTGAAGTTATTGATATGAAGAAGAAACTTCTAGGTGATGCGAAAATATCCGCACAAGAAGTCATTGAGGCAGAGAAAACAGTTCAGACTACATATAATCTACTTAAGAGTGGAAAAGAAGTAGTTATGAGACTTGAAGGTCTGCCACTAGAAGGGAGTGGAAGAATTCAATATGTCTAATATTAGAGAAAGATTTTTCATCTATTCGAGAGAACAGATGGACAGAATTATGGACGCCAATAAGAGAACTGGTAAACCTATGCCGACATTTGGTAAGGTTATCGTAAATGGTGTCCCAAAGGTTTACACAGATATTCTTACAACAATGGACAATGCTCCATTTGCTGATGCTGAATTGCTTATCAGCGGGGATATCTATAAGATCAAACATACCAAACCGAGCTATATCTAATACAATTCCCTCTACTCATAATGAGTAGAGGGATATATTTTTATTTTTTGTTTATATACTATACCTTTAGAAATATAATATACTGAGATTTCTAAAGGAGGAATCACAAATGATTATGGAGAATGATATTGTGGTATTGTTTACCAAGAACCCCAATAAAAATCCAGAAGCGGGCGATTGGTATAGAAAGAATGGAGAAACTGTTAAGGTTTATTCATTTGGTAAAGAAATGTTCAAAACCTTGGATAAAGCTTTTAGCGATGGATATGGGTTCATTATTCTTTCTATTGATAATAATTACATTATCACACAAGCTGTACCTATGAATAAAGGTAAACTATACAAGAATATGATGACATTAACTATGGATAAGAATCATAAGAATAATGTCTCATATATGGGCCAACTTATGACAAGCCCAAATCTTCATATGACAATAACGTCTATGAATATTCGTAAAAACTGTGATTTCTTTTCGTTTAATATCAGTTTCTATGATACACTTGGTGATCTAGTTGAAGTGGAGGTATTAAAATGATTCTTGGGTCAAATGATGTACTTGCATTATGTACAAAACTCGTCGATGAAGAGAAAAAGAAAATAGACGATGCTGATTATAAAGACTATACAACTAAAATCTATTTTTATGAGATATGTGATGAGGCATATGATATTATATCCTCTACATGTAAAGATGGATTTATGTTGGTTCCCATTGTGCTTACTGAACATATAATTGCTTTAAAGCGTGCAGATATGTGTTCAGATGGAATCTCTGTTATTACTGATGCAGAAATAAAAAGGGGTTCTATTATTCGCATACCAAATTGTATCGTTAGTTCACCGTACTGGATACATGGTATTTGCAATGTGTTATACAAAGGAGACTCGATGAATTTTGATTTTATATCATATGATATGCAAAAAACAAATACATCGATACGTACATCCTACGATATACAACACAATATGATGGCATCATATATGCAACCATATCCACCTAGAGAGTTAGAGATACAATTGCATAAGTATGCTAATGGAGGTAATAAATAATGATCGAAGTCATTGTTCGAGATAAATCCGGTATCTGCCCTAGATGCGGAAAACATCTTGAAATTATTCATGAAGTAAAGAAGGCTTATGAAGTTACAGATGGCGGCTTTATGAGAAGAATTATCTCAGAGAGTAGTTCGTTTAGGGCTGAATGCAAATGTGGATTTACGGCACCAATGAAGATTTCTTTTGATGGTGCTGCAATTCCATTGCGCTCAGATGATGGATTAGGTGATGGAAAACCTGATAAGAGTAATCTTGTTGGAAAGGTGGAAAAATAATGGCGATTGGATACGCTAGAGTAATAGATATGTTTGAGGATATATATTCCTCTAGAAAGATTAAGCGTGCTCAGAGAAATGCAGAACACCCCGAGTCTATGGGGTATATTGTTCCATATCTCAATATGACTCTTGATGAGATTAAGGTAGAAGGAATAAACCGTATTTCGAAGAATGAAGAGGACAAGTTTGTATACGTAGTATATGGCAAATCCTCTACCGTGCTTCCAATAATCAATACACTGAATTTTGTTACTGGTGATATGGTTTATATCATCCTTGCGGATAATGTGATTGATAATGAAAAAATACATACTTCGATCTACAATCTGATGTATATATTCAGTGAACTTACTCCATTTAACGACGTATTTCAGAAGTATACTGGAGTGATGAAGTTTATTTGCTCGTTATATATTCTCAGCAGAGTCGATGTCGAAATCAAGGATAAGTTAATTAATGAAATCGGAGAAGATCATAAACGGCTCGTCGATACAATCTTCGATGAGTTCTATGGAGATCATTATGATATGATCTACGACCTTCAGGCGAACAAAAAGATCCTTGATGTTGGACAAAAGCTTATGGAAAAGTTGAAGATCTGATTTAAGGAATAAGCTCTCATATGTTTATATGGGAGTTTATTTTTTGCTTATTCTATACATCTCAATAATGTGAGGTGATCGAAATATGTCAAAGAATGTGTATATGGTGCCACTAATAACAGGTGGTATTAAAGATAAATCCATCACTACAAATGGAAGAGATTTTAAAGCAAATAAGCTTTTTATGCTTATCTGCAATCATCCTATTGGTAAAAAAGAAAAAGTATACTTCGAGTTTACTATAAGAGATTACAAGGATATGGCTGCTATAAAGTATTATCCTTTATATGCAGGTGTACATAAAGAGGCATCTACTGGTACTTTGAGTAATGATTTTTGTATCGGATCATTATTCTTCTCTGTAGTCTCTGGTAAGTATAGTGTATTGGAGAAACACCGCAGAACTGAATCAACAAAGAATTCAGATCCTGGAAAGGCATCATTTAGACCTCCTGCAGTTGATGAGATTGTTGGTGTAGCAATAGATCTGTGGGAGAATAAGATTACCTTCTACGTGGAAGGTAGAAAACTATATACATTCTCACCATCCTTATTTAATATGAGAGATGAGAATGGTGAGTTCTATGCAGTTATGTATTCTAGTATTCCTGCACAGTTTGTAGGCTACGTAAACTTTGGTAAAAATGGATGTAAATATACACCTCCTGGTTATCTTACCATGTGGCAAGCACATAATAAGGCTGTTGAAGAAGCTACTATTATCGGTAAAGTTTATGTAGAGCCATCTATTAGAGATAGAGTATCTGCTGAGATAAGTGGATTTGTTGGAGTACGACAAATTAAGAATGCTGGTAATATAGTACTGGAAAAGACTCATCAAGATGATATAATCACTAAAGATGTGAACTTTGAACTTGGTAAGAATAAAGGTGTATTATACTCATCGCTTCCCATACCAAGTAGACATAAGATTTATACAGAAATCTATGTAAGAGATGCTATTCCAATATTCAAAACACTCGGCATTCCTATTGCTATTGGTATTACAGATAAACCAGAAGATATAAGAAATGGTCATTCTATGGAGCTTCCGATGCACCATAAGATGAATCACCAATATGATTATATAGAACACAATATGAATTCTTCATATCGTCATGTAATCGATAATGTATTGACCTCTGTTCCAAATGAAGAGGGTAAAACTATTGGTATTGGAACGGATCTGAAGAATGGCTTGATCCATGTATGGATCAATAAGATTCTTTTCTATACATATAAGATCCAAACTTTTAAAGCTATAAACAACTTTAGACTCTTTATCAAAGATGACGAATCATTTACTAATATAGCTAAAGGATATGTTAATTTTGGTGCTTCTGAGGAATATGAACCAGAGATTAATCCATTTAAGATGAATATACCAGAAGGATATATGTCGCTATGGCACTATTATAATAGATTGAATAAATATCTAGTTCCAAATACACCCGAAATTGTAGGTGAATTGGAAGTAGAAGACAAATATACTAGATTGACTAGATATATTAGTGGTCAGGTTACTGTAGATGAAGATGTGATGACAAAGACATTCAGATCTGGATTAAATAGATTAATGAGTACATATAACATTGTTACAGATATAGAAGATCCTGGAGATCCGAACTATAATGAAGCTCATTATATTGAATCCATATCTGGAACTAATGTAGATCATAATAAACTTATCTCTGATAACAACGATGGATACTATCCCGATAACCCAAATGAGTCTAGAAGACATAAGAAAAGAAGACGTAAATAAAAATATATCCCTCTACCCAGTACGGGTAGAGGGAAATTATTTGTATCTCAATACTCATCAATACGACGATTACCGACGATAACCAAATCATATGACAGGTTAGCATCAATATTACGAGCAATACCATCTCTAAGATTGATATCCATTCTAGCAAGAAGTCTATCAGATGGGCGCTCAATACCAGGTACACTCTGACCTGTACTTACATCTACAATATCAAAATACTTCTCTTGAGTCTCTTGATTATAGACAACTACAGTCTTAATATTAGGATTCATCTCCATACGAATAGCGCTCATCTCTGGAGATGGATTCTGTACAAAGTTATCATACATCTGGTCTTCTGTCATTCCATTGCGATTAATAGCAAGACCATTAGGCCCATTAAGAGCTGATGCTGGAATGCTAAATCCAGGAGGAAGTGCTTGCATAGTTCCGACAGGAGTGTTTACGAATGCATTATACATGTCCATGATTGCTTTGTCATCATCTACTCCAGCAATCTCCTTATTCTGCTTCATTCGAGCTTGATCAAGACGATGTGCATTTGTAATAGCACTATTGATTTCTCTAATAGCAGATATACGATTGCTTACCAAAGATCCTGCAGCACTAGTAAGTTCACAAATATAATCATACTTCTTTTTCAATGTTCTAGATGCACGTACCATCTGCAGATCATGTTCAATCTGCGATGCCATCATATCAATACCATTAATTGTGTTCTTAAGCTGCTGAGTGGTATCTTTATAGGTGGTAAAATATGGCTGATTTGTTTCCATCATACTCATTTCTCTATCTGAGTTTACATGGACCATTTCTACCTTACCATCAGACTTACGAGGACGACCACGTTTCTTTTTTGGCTCCTCTACCTCTGCAACATATACACCACTATCATGGTCTTTTTCGATAAGAGCATCTAGACCATCAGTCATCCTTTTAATGCTATCTCCATCAATATCTTCTGCTCTCGTTACCACTTGAATAAGACTCATAATAATCAAATCCTTTCAATTTTTAAAAATTATGTTATTCTAAACATATTAAATTTAAGGTGTTTAGAACAACAAGACATGTCAAATTTGAGCTAATTGATATTAGCTTAGGAATATTACAGATAAGTCCTGTAGATTGCTTTTTATGGATAAAACTTATAATTATGATATACTATAATACTAGAAGAGGGCAGATAAATTTTTATGACATATACTACATCATAGTGAAGCGGTTATGGCATAAACCGTTGATCCCCTCTCCCAATAAATTTATCGCACGAGCACATATTTCCTCTACCAGAAATGGTAGAGGGATTTGTGTTTTCAAATAATAGATTACACCGAAATAAGAGGTGAATTGATGATGCATAATGTAGGAGATAATCTTACAATACTCAATGTGGAGTATACTAAACCAAGAAGAGATGACAATGGAAAGCTTGAAAAAGACTTTCTTATTATGACTTATAAAGATATAGATAAAGGGGTTAAAGAGCATAAGATTATATATGAACCTAAGTATACTTTCTATGTAGCAAAGAAAGGTACAGAGAAACCATATAATCAGTTCTTTGTTTCCAAAGATAGTGTAGAAGCTGTCACTGTACCATACAATAGTCTTGTATTGGAGATAGCAAAAAGAACAGGCCATACAGAAGATTTTTACGATAATTGTAGGAACCGTAATGGTGGAGCTAATAAGCTTATGCATACAGATCCAAGAATCTTCTTATCTGATCTTTCTATAGAATCATTTTACCGAATGGAGTTTAATAAGATATATCAAAATCAACCATGTCCAATAGATATAGGATATATCGATATTGAGGTTGATACTAGATATATAAATGGAGCATTCCCACAACCAGGAGAGTGTCCAGTAAATGCTATATCTCTATTATTAGAAAAGACCAATACTGAATATGTATTCATTCTGAAAGATCCTGCTAATCCAAAGTCATATGAGTTTGAGAAATATGTGCAAGAAAATGACTTTGAAGCAGAGTTTAAGAAGTTTACAGAAGAAAATGTTGGTGGATGGAAGAATGTACATAGGCTGAACCTAAAAGATCTTAAGATCAAAGTCATCTTCTATGAAGATGAGTTAGAAATGATCAGATCTGTATTCAGATTGATCAATACGGTTCAGCCAGACTTTATGCTTGCATGGAATATGGCATTTGATATTCCATACTTAATTGAACGTATTAAGATATTGGGAGGAAGCCCAGCAGACATTATTTGTCATCCAGATTTTAAAGAAAAGTATGTATATTATTTTGTAGACTGTATGCATAATCTTCCAGAACAAAAGGGAGATTATATGCAGGTTGCATCATACTCTGTATATCTTGACCAGATGATTCAGTTTGCATCTAGACGTAAAGGACAATCTGCATATGCAAATAATAAGTTGGATTATATTGGCGAAGTTGTAGCAGGAGTACGAAAACTTGATTATCATGATATTGTAGAGAATCTGTCTGATCTTCCATATGAAGACTTTAAGACATTCATCATGTACAATATGACAGACGTAATTGTTCAGAAATGTATTGAAGAGAAGACTGGTGATATAAGCTATGTATTTAACAAAGCATTGATGAATGCTACACCATATGCTAAAGTACATAGACAAACTGTATATCTTCATAATAGAGCAGCAATGTTCTTTTGGGACAAAGGGTTTGTCATGGGCAATAATGTCAACAAGTTTAATGATCTCTCAGAAGCAGAAAAGAAGGAAAGAACGTATCCAGGTGCATATGTAGCACCACCAATGCTTGTTGGTGATATCCCATTGGTTAAACTTGGAAGAGAAGGTATAGAGTCTGCTATCAATGTAGCAAGAAACTGTAATGATTTTGACTATAAAGCGCTGTATCCTTCTCTAATGAGAGAGCATAATATCGCTCCTAATACACAAATTGGGATACTTTATATTCCAAACAAGATATGGGATAAAGAGAATCCATTTAGGAAGCCAGAAGGGATATATAAAGATCAATTCAATAGATCTGAAACATTTATTGAAAACTTTGCTTCTCATAATTATATTGAGTTTGGTCATAGATGGTTTGGATTGGCTACGTATGAAGAAATGCTTGAAGATATATATGAGTATTTTAATACTATAGAGCATCCGTATGTGCCGATTCAAAGATATCTATCTAAAGGTAAGTTTGTTGTTATTAGAAGAGATTTTGATAATGAGAAACTTAAAGTAGTTAGAAGAGAAGAAGGTAAAAGACAAGTCATCACGAGATATTTACCTTTTGGTGATGAGCAAAAGAGTATATTGCATGATGCTATGGAAGGAATGATACTGAGATGAATATTGTTAAGATAAATGAAGAATCATTTCAAATTCTTCTTGAAACAAGTAAACGAATGAAAAGTGATATTACCATGCTCGATGGAGGCGGTGGTATTCATGGTTGTAATGGATTTGTTAATGAAGAAGATAAGATATTTGATATAGGCTGTATTAAAAGAGTAATTGATGAGTATAGCAAAGTATCAAGAATAAAGGAAATGCCTGTTATCAATATTGCTATACAATCTAAAAATATTATTGCTCTTGGCAAGATTCCTGGAGATGGTTTGGAATTATATTATCAGAAGTATAGTGATGATGTATATATGTGTGATTCTGTCAAACGAGGAGACTTAAGTTATATTGCCTTCGATTGTCAAAAATTGTATATGTGTGTTATGAACGGATTTTATGCGAATTCATTTATGACTATCAAGAAAACCTTAATTGATAATCTTGATATTAGTGATTATCAACCATTTCTTGATGTAATTAACATGAGTGCTAGTGAAGGAGGAGCCATAGTAAACTATAATGGAATTCCTATCTTTACTATTGGCAATATACTTGGCGTAAATAAAGGGGATAAGGTGTTCTTAACAGTCGAGCAGATAACTGATAGACATGCTAATGCTTTATTCACTGTATGTAAAACCAAAAAGAATTATAGGCTTGAGGTCAAGAGCACGATATTGATTTAATCATAATATAACCCCTACCCATTACGGGTAGGGGAATATTTTATTTTTTCATTGCTACATCCATCATCTCTGGATTGAATAAATCTTTTACTAAACTGCCAAATATATCTCCTTCAGTGCTATTAGGAATAATGCTCATAATGGCAGATATATAGAGTTTCTTAGGCACATCATATTTGGATGACTTCTGAAGGTTCATATACTGTTTCATGAGAGCTTTAGTCTCTTTAATCTGTTTAGTGATATCAGACTTAGTCTTTCTATCAATAGATTTATTAGAGTCTAATTCATGTTCCAGATTCTCTACAATCAGATTCATTCTAGCCATAATATTAGGATGATCATCAAATAAGAATTCTGTTCCAAGAGCAATCATACCAGATGCATATGATAATATACCGTTTTGTTTATCTTCGTGTACACCTCTAAGATGCTCTATCTTTTTCAATGCAGATGCCAATTCAGGGCCATAACCATATATAGTAGCAAAAGAATCAGCATATTTTTCATCTACATATCTTTCTACACTTTGTCCTGGTAATACTCTAGCAAATAAATTCTTTGCTGTTACAGTAACAGCACTACTAAGACCATCTAAGAAACCTTTTTTATCACTCTTAATAATCTTTGCCACATCTTTCACAAATTTAGCAATATCTATATCCTCATTCTTCTTTCCACCAACAGCAAGTTTTATTTTAGTCTTAGTTTTAAGCATAATTGCTGTTTTTAGGCCCTCTAGTGCATTTCCTAGTGGTAATACACTGTTAAAGAAGTTATGAGCAATTTCATGCAATGTGATGGCCGTAAGTTCCTCTGAACTAAGCAAATTAGGAGCACTGTTTTGTTTAAAAATAAGTGTTGGAGAATAAGTAATCATTATTAAACACTCATTTGGAGTTATAAACTTAATTCCTTCATTTGTTACTTTTACAGATGGCGGTTTACTATATCTAACGGGTATTGTATAGCATACAGCATCCTTATCCACATCTACATAGAAAGTAGCATTACAAAATTGCTTAAGAGCAAGCTCCAATTCTTTAAGTAATCCATTAGCATGAAGATCTTTCTCTGTAATAGACAAAATCCTTCTAAAAACATCATTGATATATTCAGTTGCTTCGTTTCTGCCATAATATGATTCATAAATAATCATTATATTATACCTCCTAATATTTGTCTTCTTATTAGAGGGTTTGCTGAATTCTTTATTAGGTGGACATCATAGTAGTCTATATAAAAGGGGGTTAATTATCAATGGATAAGGTTGTTACACTTGCTGAACTCTATCAGATGGGTAGAGATGCGTATGACAGTCTCTGGGAACAGGCTCGTAGCCTCGATCGTGATGTAAAGCTGTATCTTCATTGGACGGCAGGACACTACACTACAGTATTCCCTTCTTATCATGTGAATATCACTGGTGATGGGGCAATTCATGTTACTGGTGATCTGGATGAGGTTAAGTCTCATACATGGCGTCGTAATACTGGTGCGATTGGTATCACTCTTGATTGCTGTGTCGGTGCTACATCGAATGATCTTGGCCCTGAGGCCCCAACTCAGGTTCAGATTGAAGTGATGTCCCAGGTTATTGCAGTACTTGCAGATGCTTTGGATCTCAGTATCGATATCCAGAGAGTTATGACTCATGGTGAAGCAGCAGATAATCTTGATGACTATTGGGGTGCATATGGCTCTGATGAACTATATGGTCCTCAGAACGGCTGTGAGAGATGGGATCTTGCTATTCTGACTAATGATGATGAGTGGTGCTCTGGTGGCGACACACTTCGTGGTAAGGCCAACTGGTATCGTAATGAGTGGAGGAATAACGGTAATCCACCGTATACACCTGCTCAGTAAAAAGTTTGATTGAGCTTTTCCACCTACTCACTTAGAGTAGGTGGTTATTCTCTTTTATATAGATGAGGTGAATTAAAGTGTTTAAAAAGCGTCAAGAAGTAGAGGAATGGATTTATACATTCTTAGATAAACTGGATCCAACAGAGCAGAACTCTCAGTTCTATAAAGCTAAATTTGCTAAGATGAATGATACTGCATTCTTAGCATTTATGAAACAATACTTTCCTATTAAATTTCAAACCAAAGTGTTTGAAGTAGAACCGAGCATGAAACAAATTGCAGATGCGTTGAAATATATCAATGTTCCCATTACAGAGAAGATGCATATTCCATTTGAGTATAAAAATAAAGATGGAGTATCTGTAATGTCTGAAGATGCTGTAGTGGTATATTCTCCAGTGAAGAAGATGAAACAGTTTGTTTCTAAAAAGAATAGTATGTCTACAAATATCAATAACCGCAATATGAGAGATGGTCTTCTTTTAGCAGTAGATAAGAATGGTAATACTACAGATAGAGAAATGGAAGCTCTTGCAGTTATGGGATTAGATCATACTATGAAAGAGTTATCTACGTATAGAGCAGACAGTATGGATGCTAAGAATAAATTCTATTCTGTAATCAATAATAAAGGTATGGTTATGCAGAATGAGGTTGATGTAGAAACATCAGATTCTCTTGCACGCAATGCATTGAATGTATACTTCTTAGGAGCAGGACTGAATTCTAATTTGATCAATGAAGGTCATATGCTTTATCATACTAGTAAAAATAAACAACGAAAAACAATTAGACAGTGATATACTATAAATATGAAGAGTTATTTATCCCTCTACTCATATGAGTAGAGGAGATTATTTTGTTGAAAGGATGTATTCAAATGGAAATTCAGGATCTCTTAAAAACGAACATTTGTAAAATGAATAAAGTATATTTTATGTTAAAAGAAGATGTTGTCACAAAAATAGATTTTTTATATGATCGATTAGTTACTCATAATATGGTTGATAGTATAGCTTGTAGCACACACCATACTGGGGTGAGTTATACGGTACAGGCGATGTGTAGAGTAAAAGAAGAAATGCTTGATAATATGAGTATATTACTTAGCACAGGATACAAACCCAATGAAGATTCCGTAGGTATTGATTTTACTATATATAAGATCTATGAAGCGAATAGATCCGATATTAAAACACATACAGGTTCATTTGAATCTAATTTGATAGATGAAAATAAATTTGAATGTCATACTCCTAATATATATTTTCTTCTTGGTCAATATATAGGTCAGAATAAAAAACTTAGACAAGTTATAAAAGATTTGAAATTAGGAGATGATCTTATTAGGTATTCTGAAATAGTTAAAACTGCAATAAAAGAAGTAGATAGTGTAGAAGATGAATTAATTTATCAAATCTATCGAGGAGAACGTAAATGAATATAATTACATCATCAGGTAGTTTATAGAAAAGGTGGTATAAAGATGAATATTGAAGAAATACTTAAAGACGATATCTATGACTTGTGGAATCTATATGAGACTCTTAGAAATAATGTAGAGATGCAAATAGAGACCATATATAACAATTCAGATACTAAAGATAATTTTACTACACACAGTTATAACATTGCATCTAGCAATGTAGATGAAATCATCTCTAGGCTAAAAGATGCTGCATTTATAAAGATAGGAATGCTCTTAGACATGGGATTTAAGCCTGATAGAGATTCTGTTGGTAAAGAATATGTCATATACGAGATATATTCAAACAATCGAATACATATTAATCGAACATATATGAAGAGTAATCAGAATAAGGCACAAGAAAATATAAATACAATGGAAACTCCATTACTATCAGATGATGATATTATTAGAAAATCTCTTACTAAAGAGGCTCTTTTCTATATTGAGTTTATAAAGAATATCAAGCACCTTGATCGGCATCTTAGGGAATTGGAATGTATAAAAGAAAATATACAATATTATGAACCAAAACCACCACATCTAAATTTAACAAATACTGCCAACGATGCATTAAACGATACTAAAAATAAGCTATATGATGCACTATGGCTTCTTATGCTAAGAAAATGCGATATAAACGCATATGGTTATGGTGGAGAAAGTATAAGAAGAATCTATCAAGATCATAAAAAAGGAATAAGCGAATATATAAAGAAGCTTATTTCGGATGATATAGTTAAGAGATATACAGATGTATTTGATACAGACGAGAAATTGTAAAACTAGTAACACTCAATGATATATTATAACTATGACAAAGAAGAGATATGAAGAGTTACATATCTTAAATGTCATCTCTTGAAAGGAGAATATATCATGGTTGGATTTGTTGTTAGACGCAGTACCCCAGAGGAAAAGATTGCTGAATTCGTTGCTGCTCATAATAGCGGTATAATAGAATTCGAAGTTAAAGGGGACTGTGGAATCACAGTTGAGCTTCTCGGAAACTACGTTGAGATCTATACCCAGCATGCATACTGGAATGCGCCTGTCCGCTATTTCGATTCGATTGATGCAAAGCTTATCGAGGATCGAATGAATCCGTCTGAAGATGAAATGAGCATCATTCGTAAGATTATGCGTGCAATCAACAAGAAATCGGCTGCCGCATAATCAAAAATACGCCTCCAGAAATGGAGGTTTATTTTTTGCATAATATACCCCTCTACCCATATGGGTAGAGGGGTATGTAAACACGTAGAATACTATTTATTTTTAGTATGTGATACGCGGAGAAGCTGCATCGATACCACCAGTGTTACCAGGCTTCGGCATCTCGCTGAGAGCCTTGTAACCAAACTTAGCTTCCTCGAAGACAGTGTTCTTATTAACCCAATCAAGGAACTCACGAGCCTTAGCTGTGATACCAGGACCAACAAGCGGAATGCCATTGAACTGAAGATCAACTTCCTTCCACTGAATCTCACCACGCTCACCATTCGAAACTTCTGCAAGAGTTGCAGTTGTCGGCTGTGCAGCAACAATGAGATATGCCTTCTCAACACCACGAACAGTGTTATCCGTCATGAAGTAGAGGAACTCAAAGACCTCATTCTCATAACCAGGCTCAAGAAGACCATCTGCAATCAGACCATTATAAGTCTTAACCTGTGTCTTCGGATCCTTGATACCACGGAGATAGAGCTCATGAACCTTTGCAAGAACAATACCGCTCTTTTCTGTATAACGCATCGAAAACTGCGAAGCAGATTGCATATTGACCTTCGTGATAAGCTGAAGGTTCGAAACACCGTTATTGATTTCCTGAGTCTCAGACGTAATATCTTCGAATCCAGAAATTCCCTTGAACTCATACTCAAGAATATGACGATAGTTATCGATCAGATGCATGTATTCTGCAGACTGTGTACGAAGCTGTTCAAGGAACTTCGGGATGGAGAGCAGGATCAGGAACGGATAACCAGACTCAAAGTTGTTGAACTGAATCAGGTTCGAGAAGTCCGTTACACCACGAAACAGAGTATATTTGGTAATATCTCTTGGTGTAATGGTACCAGCAAACATATTATTTACCTGAGTAGCCATAGTTTATTTCCCTCCTTTTCCTTTAACCTTTTACAACCGTGATCTTGAAGAACTCAGACTGAATGAAGTTTCTCATCTTGACCTCAATCTCGGCGTAGAAGATCTTATTCTGCTCATAGACGTTATCCTCAATGTACTTCATCTCGATGCTCTGGAAGTTATGGGTATGCCTGTCAATAACAGACTGTACATCATCCATATACTTCTCAAGAGAATCGGAATCAAGGAAGTTGTAACGAATCTTCGGACACTTCTTGCGGATATCTCTAATGAGACCATGGAGGGTAAGCACATTGTTAATCCAAGAAAGCTGAGTATAACGCTCCTGAGAGGTATATTCAGTTTCCATGGTCAGAAGCCCACTATAATAACTTGCATAATTAATACGCATATCATCAATAGTCTGCTTCTGGTCTTCACTCGGAGTATTCTTCGGTGCAAAGTTCACAGTTCCCTCAATAACCTCAGGGAATGTAATCTTGTAGAGCTGACCGCAGAACGGACGAGTCTGACCATCAATGTAGTGCTGTACAAAGAGCATAGCAAGGTTATATGTTGCCGTAACTGTAACCTGTTTACGAGAATACGGCTCAATGATATCCCAGCTATTCTGGTATGTAGCACAAAGACGAGATGCAAGGTTCTTCTTATCTGCCTCACGAATAGCATCAAGAGTCGTAAGACCCGTATGCATATCACGGAAGTAGAAGACATCCTCACGGAATTCTACGAACTCCTCAATCTTACGCTTGATAGCATCATCATAGTTAGCGTCAAAGATAACGTCAACACGGAAGTTATCAAGGTCATAGATCTCATCAGAATCATTGCCAGACCATGCGGCAATGGAAGCCTGATTATAGAGATTGAGAGCAGTTCCAGACATCGGAGAGTTACCAAATGAACCATTGGTACCACCGAGAAGAGCAAGACCTGCAGCATTGTCAAATGCTACACTCGTTCCATCAATGTCAAGAGTCTTAATCTTACGACCATACGTATCAAGACCAAACAGGATATCCTGATTGATGAAATCATCATACGTAGAGCCAGCAAGATAAGAGACATTGCTTGCGAATCTCTTAATCTCATCCTCGAAGATAAGCGAACGAACCTGTACCGACTTTACCTTCGTGACGTTCTCAAGAGATACGTTGCGGGTAACCTCAACCCGATCAGGATTGAGAGTGAATGCCATCGTCTCTTTCTCAACACCGTTGTCAGCGATAGTCAAGATATAACGAACGTAGTCAACAGGTCTACGAGAGCTCGTATCTGCATAGATACGGAACGTCTTAGTCGAAATACCTCGGCCATTATCACAAATCAAAAACAGCGGATAGACAGAGTGTGCACTAACTGCAGTTGTGGTAATATTACCGCCAATATCAATGATACCAGCATTACCATCTTCTGCATCGCATGGATAGTCAACGTCGGTACGCACAGCATCACGATAAGCATAGATGTTATTACCAAGCGAGCTAGAACCGCTGTTGCCATACGGAGTAGCCTTGAAGATAACATGAGCCTTCTCAACTGTTGCACTACCGTTTACACCCTTCGAGGGGTCTGCCTGAGTAGGATCGATTGTTTCCGCTCCAGCCGAATCAATGTAAATCGGATTTCCGTTGTTGTCATACTTCTGAACGGTAGCCTTGTACACTTCTGCATAAATCAGAAGGTTAGCAAGCGTCGAGTCGGGAGCGACAATACGCTTACAAGTGAGGCGACCACCAGCAGTAATAATTCCTGCAGCCTGTGCCAAAGGCTGACCATAAGTGCCAAACGAGGGATTCTCACCATAGATATCAAAAAACTTTTGACCTGCAAGCTGAGTCTTCCACTCTTCATAGCCCTTAGGAGCAGCAAAGGTACACATATAGACTGGACGATCGATTTCTTCTGAAGGGACTGCTACTCTTGGGATATCAGAATTATCTACAATCGTAAACTTAGTCTGTGGATATGCCATTCCTAATTCCTCCTTTAGAGATTAATTTCAGTGTAACATGCCTTTATATGATTTGCTTAAAGACAGTAACATTATTCATATGTTTATCCCCAAAAGTGCCTGCAGGAATGAAATCAAAAGCCATTCATAAGAATCTTCTCCAATGGAGATGTAGACTCTCTGTCTGTCATAATGGCATGAACCACAGAATCATCAAAGTTTTCAGATTGAATAGCAGCAAAAGGACTAAGTATCTTAGAGACTTCTTTTACAGAAATAGACTCATAATCATACATATCAGTATCTTTAGAGAGTCTAAATGGGATATCTAGATCCTTCTTGCTTCTGCATAACTCAGAGAATATGACTCCCCATAACTGAGCGTTGATTCCATAGTTAGCTCCATTAGCTCTTATATTTTTATCAAGATATTCATGGATCTTATCATATGGTATAGTATTCGGTATATTACCAGTGATGATGAAAAGATTGAGCATAGCCTTTACATAATCAGTGCTCTGAGGCACTTTGGTATGTACAACTATAGGAGCTCCATTAGCAAAGCTAAGAACTCTATAATCTTGCGCTTTGGATTCTTTAGTTAGTACTACATTTGTCAGTTTATCTACCTTAGTAGGTTTAGTACTAAATACTGTAGGATAATTGATCTTATGTAGTTTACTCATCTTTCCAGACTCATCTTCAATAGCATATGGTACTATACCAAGAATATCTATAAAATCTCCATGAATCTTTGCAATGTTCAAGTCAAATTGTTTCTCAGGAACATAGACTTTTAACGTTCCTTGCCCATCATATACAATAGAATCATTTACTCTTTTAAAATATGCTGGCAAACCCATTTATAATCCTCCCTCTCTTGCTCAGATATATCATCTGCATCTTCATATATTTTGAGCCTTTTAAGTATTGCATTCTTTCTTGATTCGATTTTGAGTCCTTTTTCTATCAAATACTTTAGCTCTTTTGCACCATACCGTTTAAGTATGGCCATTGCTGCAAACCCATCACTAGAATTAGGATCTACATTCTTCTCTTCAATAAGATATTTCACTATATCAAATCTACCATGACTGCACGCACCAATATATAGCTGATCTTCAATAAAATCTCTATCTAGACGATCAATGATATATGCTAGATATGACAATGGAGCACGCTGCATAATCTTATATGAAGCTTTATAATATCCCCAATCATTACCATACACATCATCTATAATCTGTATGATCTTCTTGAATATATCCTCGTCAATAACACCATCATCATATAACTCTGACATCATTATTGTATCTACTTCAAATAATTCTTTATGGTTCTCTACACAGTATTCAACGATAGCTCTCTTAGCATCAGTTTCTCCACCAAGAACTAGTATGGATTCTAACATATTTCTTCCACTATCAATCTTAGAATTGATCAGATCTATATCATTATCAATAGCATACTCTTCGATCTCTTTATCATTCTTAAACAAATACATCTTCATTTACTCCTCTCAAAAATAAATGGCTGAGGGAATTAACCCTCAGCCAGATATATTGCTTAAAACCTTACGGAGATACAGCCACATTATTATGTGACTTATCGTTCAGATCTGCTGTCTCTACGCCTGTTGCTGTAAGTTTATACTTCTGAATCTCTTCAGTAATTCTTGCTTTTCTATCAGCAATATTACTGCGAACCCCCCGATTCGGATCCCATGTAACAATCAGACCTTCAGCAATCCGTTCCCATCCCTCATCAGTGCGTTTCCCAGTGAATCTAGATGTATTACCGTTAAGTATCTCAATAGCACGATACTTAGCTTCATCACTGACATTACCTTTATTGATAGTATATTTAGAAGTATCGAATTCTTTAACTGTAATCTTACCGCCAGTTGTGTGTCCACCAGTTGTTACATTAGCAGACCCAGTACCACCGATAACTACAGCATTATAGATATATTCTCCAATTCTATCTCCACCAATAACGGTTCCACCAGTGATTACACCACCAGTTGTAATACCATCTACAGTGACAATATCTCCGTCGCGGTGAATGACACGGCCATTCCAAGACCCGATAGCGTCGCCACCAACAACAGTTCCTCCAATAATAGTGCCTCCATATGTAATGTCTCCTTTAGTAATACCGCCGATGGCGTACATATCTTTTCCGCTAATGATACCACCATATACGACAGTATTAAAAGTCTCAATGTCAACAATCTTACCACCAAGAGACTTTCCTCCAGTGATATGAGTATTGACAATGATAAAATTCACTACACTTCCATGAAACGTCTTCGATCCATCTGGTTCTACCACAAATCTATGTGGCATATCCTCATCTATCTCTGCATGGATAACCACTCCAGCATCAATCTTACCACCATCTACAGTATTATCGACGACTGTAACAACTTTACCATTATTAATTGTGCCATTAGTAATACCATTAGTTGTATTACCTAGCACAGTGCCACTATCTACTTTACCACCTTTAATAATCCCTTTATCCTCATCATATTCTACAAAACGAATTACAATGTTAGTGCTCTTACCAACGGTCGTGCCCCCGTGGACTTCAGCATCTTTCATTGACGGATCTTCATCCATGTATTCTGTATATCTCTTAATATCCCGAATCTGAGATGTTCTAATATGCTTTACATTAGAACCATATCTGGTCGATGCATCCAAAGTAATTACATACTCTGGAGGTATAGGCAACCCAGAAGATGTCTCAATCTCAGGATCAAAGATTCGTCTAATATTAGTAATAGTACCAACCATACGCTGGATCAATCTATCTTCTAAGAATGTAACACGATACCTATAGTCTCTTTCAAGCTTAACTCTCTTATCAAATGCTGGATCTGAATAAGTAAAGTCAATATATACAGAAAGAATAGGTATTGTGGCCACATCCACTAATATCTGTCTGTGATCTATCTCTTCAGCCATTTCTATTTACCTCCTTATATATAAGATTTACCAAAATGTCCAGCTCTAACCTTTCGGTTAGAGCCGTATTGGTAATTTAATAGTTATCTACAACAAGACTTGCTTCATTGACGAACCAGACAAAGTTTTCTCTACGCTTCTGTGTTTCATCAGTCTTATCTGCTTCATAGCAGAGAGTAATAATATTATTAGCCAATGTAAAGAGATACCAACACTGTGGTTTATCACTAGGAATAACGTTGTGTGATGCTACTCCTAGAGCCAAGCATACGAGTTTAATCTCTTTATCAGTGATCTTAAAGAGTTTACATAGCTTAAGAGCATCATGAACTTTCTTTATTGAAACATCATTCTTCATAGACTCTTGAATCAAATAATCAAAGTCTCCAATAGAGCGCTTATGATATTTCTTATTCAGATAACACTTCTTAAAGTACTCGCTCTTAACGACATCAAGAAGTTTATCAAAACTATAACCTTCTTTAAAGGCTGTAATGATATTAAGAAGCTTCTCCTTCTTCTCAGGATCAGTTTCTTTATCTGCAGCATCTTGCATGCGCTTCTCCATCATAGTTTTCTGATTAGTAATGATATCATGGATTTTATTCTCTGTATTATAGATAAGACCTTTAATATCTTCTTTCTCTTTATTAAGATCTTCAAGTTCTTCATATTCTTTAATAACAGATCTTGCAACTTCTGCAAGCTTAAGAGTATCATTTACTTTAGATTTATCAATCTGTGCAAGTTCATGTACCATCTTATGAGCCTTTTCAGGAAGCTCTGAAAGAGGATTGAAATCTTTATTCTCTTTAAGCTTTTGAACAAGAGTAGACATGATCAGTCGATCATTCTCATCAAAATCAGAGAAAATTCCATCTAAATTAATATCATCCATTGCTTTGAAAGCTTGCTTAAGACCAAAATTAGTAGCATCCTTCTTCATTAATACACACTCCTATAGATTTAAAAGTTAAGATTAATCCGTGTATCTGCTGGCAAGCATCTACGCTGCAGATCAATCTTAAGATATGTCACAATAATAGGATAAATATTTGGAATGGAGATCAATCTACAGTAATAATCTTTATAAAAGTCCATCTTTGGAAATACATGTTGCATAAACGCAGCAATATGATAAGGATTGTTACGATATGTAACAGTAAGAACCTGCTCCATTGTAAAATCCATATCCATCATATATTTAACTACATAATCCAAATGAGAGCTAATGATAGCCATCTGTACACTATCAAATAGCTTCTTATTATAGATCGTAGTTACATCTTTATCTTTCTTGAATTGTTCCATATTCAAGACTTTATACAGCGTATCTTGTTCTCTAATAATATAGTCTGCCATGAAGTTAATAAGATAACCATTATAGTTAGATACAAAGAAATCATAAAGAAGCTTAGCAATAGAATATAAATCCATCTGATCTGTATCTCTAAACTCAAAATTAAATGCCTTTGCAATCTTACTAAGGATCAAACTATAAGTCGATTCTCTAATATCAAGGATATTAGGTTTGTCTTCTGGATAGTCATTCAAAATAGCTTTAAAATTATCCTCAAAGCTATTAATGATATTGGCTTTAGGGACAGGATTAAAATCATTCAATTGATTGGCTAGGATATCCTCCATAATGCCAATTACATAGTCTGTATCAAAGCTAGATAAGATAGAAGCTAACTGCCCCTCTGCTCTGATATTGTATGCTTGGTTATTCTGCAAAAAAGAACCCATATTTCATTTCCTCCTTTAAGAGTTTAATGATGAGTTATGTAAAAAATAAAAAATGAATCAGTTTTGTTTACCAAACCGAAGCTTAAAGATTCTGCGCTCGATATCAGAGATATCATATAATATAGCAATCCACTGCTTATCAGTATATGTATTTTCATCTAGACGCTCTTTAATCTCTCTTCTTACCATCAAGAGCATAGAAAACAAAATAGATTTGAGAATATCGTTTGCCTTTTTCTTTGTCTTTATCATTTCAATAAATGACGATATGAATCCTCTATAAAAGAACCCAATACAAAACTTGACTCTGATAAAGGCTGTTATTTTTTCCCTCAGTTTTACGTAGTCATACACAGCTTGTCCCTTTTCAACCTTATATGCTACGATTCTATCAATAAGCTCAATAAACAAACACATGGTCTCTGCAAAATACTGCATTCTTGAGTTATGATAGTCAGTTTCTTTGATAGTCTTAAGCAAATCCTCTTCTGCTAATATTGTTAGATATGCTCGATCATTAGACTTACCAATTTCTTTAGACTCCACATTTCCTCCGGTATCGATATCCCTTACAAGTTTATACATTCCCATCCCCACGTCTTTTATTGTGTAGAGTCCAACTGCATACAAAATTTGGAATCTTGGCGTTGCCCATTCATCATCATCCACTTGTGTAAAATTCACTAACCTATTCAAGACCATCTTAATCACTCCCCCTTGTGTGTGATTAGCGTTGAACACTTATGTAAATCAATAGAGTGAATAGTAAGCAGCTCAATTGATTTATCCATGCTTTCCTTCTTTCTTTGGTTTGCCTCCTGGATACACACATTTGATCGGTGTACATGTCTCCCTCTACCTTCGCCAGGTAGAGGGATATGTACTGTCAAATTTTTATCTGATAGCATCTCGTTTTAGTTGTTCCATATAATTCTTTATATCATCAGCAAGCATCATATCTATAGATCTATCATCATCAGTATTGAATCCAAGCAATACAGCATCAGGAATAGATTTAGCAGCATTACCATAGATATAATCCACATCTTCTGGTGTAATATTATTATCTCTAGCATATGCTCTCTTAATAGCTCTATTCTGAAGCATTACATTAAACAACTCATTTTCTTTACTTCTTTCATTCATAAGGAATTCTTTAAGAGTTACACCTTTTCCTTGTTTAAGCTCAGCAAGCTGTTTAGTGATATCATCGTCATCATCTTTCTTCTGTATATATTCAATTTCAGTGATTATATCACTATATTTCTCTTCAAGACCAGTAACCACTTCATCAATGTTTTCATCGGTTTGAATAGTGGTTTTATCTATATTGAATCTTTGCTTAAGATCTTTACCTTCATACCATACATATAGAGCCATAAGATAAGAGAAAACTTGGTCATCATGATAATTATCAGCATGCTCCACTTTGCCATTTCTCTTAATCTCCATCCTCTTTAACTCTTCAAAGATCACTGGAGATACAAACTTATCTTTATGGGACTCCATTCTTTCTTTAAGTATTTGAATAAGGAGTTCTCTCTTAGATTTAGATGAATCTAAACCAAATACTTTAGTCTTAGTCTTCTTCCTTACAATTCTAATACCATCATTAGTCTCTTCAATAACTCTATCTTTAATCTCATAATATAAATTCTTCTTCAGATTAGTTTCAAGAAGTTTTGCCAAAACACTAGCGCCGTAACCAATTCTGTTTCATCACAGACGCAACTCTGTGACGCTCGGTCAATTCCGATGCACCCCCATTACAGGGCGTAGTTCAGATCATTTGTCATCCCTCTCTATAAGATAGAGTAGGGCCAGGATTTTTCTTCTGCCATTAGCTTGCAGTTCTACTCTCCCGCCAGGAGATGATCGTTGGACGTACTGTCGATAGACAGTTTCGCTGCTAAACAAGGGTATCCGAAGATTTAACCCTCTTCAAAGCATTTAACACTGTAGGAACGTAGAGATTACTCTCTACGCTGAGATTGCTTCCGCTACTCCATTGCGCTCAATATTTATGACAGCGTTTTGATAGTACTTCGTCACTATCTGATAAATAACTCTTGCAAGATCGTTTGTGTTGATAGAATTGTTCTTAAAATCTGCTATAACCCTTGTTGTACGTGAATCAATAATTGTTATAGCAGATGCATCTCGATTATAACCACCAGATACGTCAACTCCAATAATAGGAGGATACTTAGGTGTATAATCTGCTCTAAGAGGAATAGTATTATCATAGATATTAAGCATGTATGTTCTATTAAAAATCTTAATAGGCTTAACATCTACAGGAGGATGTACAAGTCTAGATACACATTCAAGATCTTCTCTATTGAATGGAGAATTCTCTGGATTTTCAGACCATTCAAGAAGAACTTCTCGTCTAATTGCATCCCAGTTCCATTCAAGATCTTTACAGATATCTGTAAACCATTTCTCATCTCTACCAATCTGTTGATATGTGTATTTGATATAGATGAAGTTAGACATCTCGTTTGCATTTAGAACAGACATGATTTCATCATATGTCATATCATACCATATCTCACTGAATGGGGTTGCATTCATACGCATTCTGTTTGCAGCAATACCCTCATTGGTAGTAAGTATACCTGGAGTAGTAGTAATAAGAATGCCATACGGTTTGCCCATTCTCTTTGCATTCAAAGATGCAGTCTTATATGCAGGAACAGCTCCAAGATAAATATCTTCATTATACGGAATAAATGCCCACTCATCACCCCATAGAACAGGAAGCGTGCGCCCTCGAAGAAGATTGGTTGCTAGAATAGCAGATCTAGCAGATGGTGCTGTTCTTATGATATTTCTATTAGATGGATTCTTAACAGACTCAACTGTTGATGGAGCTTTAATCTTTTTATTATTGAATGAATATGCTTGATCCATTCGTAGATAAGAAGGAAGAAGATCTCTAATATCTTTCAAACGCTGTAAGTTAAGTTTAGAGTCATCCATCTTCTTATTCAAAAATGTAATTTCAGAATCCGTTGTACCAAAGTTATATATCCATAAGTATCGACAAATAGCAGACATAGTCTTACCCTGCTGACGAGGCAACTCCAAAAAGATATTGAAGTTATACATCATACAGAAGTTAAGGGCAAGGTTACCTCGATGAAGCTGATAAGGCACACCACCAGGAATACCTGGAGATGGTACTCTTACAACTTCTCGAAGGAAGTACCAATAGTTATTCATTACTTCAACGAAAATCTTTCGTTTCATCATCTGATTCAGATTAGGATCAAATGGGCTAACTCCAGCAAGATCTGGATCTAGCAATGCAAGCATAAATCTATTATTCTTAACGCCAAGGCTTTTAAGTATATAGTGCATGTTTAGGAACGATTGATTCGTTGTAGACATTTGGTAGAATACCATTGGTCGTTTAGGAACCTGATCTACCGTTTCCATTACACTTAGCCTCCTTTCGGTTATTATCCAAAAGTTGGCGATTAGAAAAAAGAAAGTCCCTAATCCAATTGGATTAGGGATAATTATCATATTCTCTTTACTACTTCTATCAAGTTTTTGCTTTGATTCTCATTCCGAATCTGTTCTGCATATAACTGATTTACTCTTAAGCTGATCTCTCTTTGTTTATTAAGAAGATCCTCATCAGTCACATTGATATCATTAAGAGATTTGCCATACTTTAAGTACACTGGTCTTTTCTTCCCATAATAGTTTCTCAATGAAGCGAAACCATTGTCTACTACATCTATGAAATATGTATCATCTGCTCTTGTACGACCCAGAGCCTGTCTAGTTAATACTAATGACCCCATTGGGTCTGCAAGGTTTACAGTGTATTTTAACCCTCGTATGTCCATTGCAGTACCACAAGACTTGATTGTAGACAATATGATCATTTTAGACAATTGTTCGTTCTTAATCTCCTTGGGTACAAGGGAATTATAGATACCTATTTCATCTTTTAGATGAGGAAATGTATAACAAAGCCACTGATATACAGTATTAATCGCTTCATTAAGACCGATATATATTAAAGTACGTTCTCCATTCTTTGTACAGAAATCTATAAGAAGCATAAGCATCATATAGAACTCTTGCTTCTTAATTATGTATCGAATATACTTGAGTTTATCAAACCCATATATATTACGACAAGACGAAACCTGTTGTGGAGTAGGATGAGAATTGTAATGTATAGCAATACATTTTGTATGAGGATCTGTCTTTTCATCAAATAGATCTATCTTTGGAATAGATTTCAGTGCTAACTGATATACAAGATTCTCTCCTCTATCTGATCTTGCTGGTGTAGCGGTAAGATACAGAGTTCTATATGTATTAGTAAAGAAGTCGATAAGACACATATTATCGAAGTTAAGATGAGCCTCATCATAGATCTTCAATCCGATACGTAAGAATTTAAATAACTCTGTAACAGACTCCCATCCCTTTTCTTCTCCATAGTTTCTTATTGTAGTATGAGAAGACAAAATGAATTTATACTGTTTAAGATCTTTCTGACCTTTCAGAAGCTGTATAATAGATCTCCTACCAGTAAGGATATAAATCTCATCCTCTTTGATATTGGTATATTCCATTATACAGTTCTTCCATTGATTAATCCAGTTTACTGAAGCGGTGATCATCATAGTTCTCTGTCGTAAGAATGATGCCATAGCAATAGCAACATATGTCTTACCTTTACCAGTATTCAAATTAACTGATAACTGACTAGAGAATCTATTAGAGATCCATTTTCCTCCTCCTAAGACAAACTCAATTGCTTCCTTCTGTACGTCATCTCTAGGAAGATATTTGATAAGTACAGGTTCTACTTCATCATATGGGTCATGTGATTCTTCATAGAATGCATTAGCTTCGAACGTTCGTTCTAGAATACCTATATCTATTCCTCTAGGAAGGTATAAGATTTTATTGTATTCATCATAATACATTCCTTTAGCAGTTCTGCAATGACGAAGATTATCCCATACAGAGAATCTTTTCTCTAGTTTATAACTATCTCCGATATCATAGTTATTAATTAAAATTGAGGTTCGTCTGATAATGATCTTCTCTTGGCTCATCCCATAACCTCCTGCAAATCTCTTCTCGATAGTGTCCTTGTACTATATTTTCTTGTAAATAGTAGTCTTCATTTTCATATCTATCTACTCCACACAAATCTTCATGTTTAGAACCATAGATGATATCAATAAACATTGGATATTTATGTACAAGATGTTCTATAATCTGCTTAGGATACTTATCTGTCTTACAAGAGATCTTAAGCAAAATGGATTTAATATTTTTAGTCTTTCCATCAATATGTTGAAGAGACAGGACCTGTGGTTTATCCAGACATCCCCATTTTTCCCACATTTCATCTTCTTCTTGAGTATCAAGTGGAATTATCTGATCACAATTCCATATCCCTTTATCCAAGTCTAACGTAGACAAAACTCTATTCACATCAGCACTAAACCCTTTGATCTTAAGTATAGCATGAACCACAACTACAATCTTTTTCATAATATAACCCTCTCCATATAAAAATAAATACCCCTAGGATTTCTCCTAGGGGTACAAGTTATTCTCGTTCTCTTACGCGACGAATAGCAACAATCTTCTCTGGCTTCTTAGTTGTATTAACGATATTGGAAGTATCAGAGAAGAAGTTTTGAGGCCTCTGCATAAAGAAGAGATCCATAAATGATGGCTTTGTCTTCTTAAACGTCAGAGGATAATACAAAGCAAGACCAAGATTCTGATACAAAAGTGATACAGTAACAGACGGATGATCAAATAGTGCTTTCTTAAGTGTAAGAATTGTATATGGCACATTTGGAATATCCCAATCTGGTTTCTGTAGATTAGAATGAATACTTCTAATCTGATTCATGATAAGCACTTCATAATGGATAGCTTGAATACCAAGTTTACCCTCAATAGCAGCCTCTATAATACCTTGAGTAAGAGATTCTGCATTATGAAGAGAAGTGACTTTCTTATTATCCATAAGACCCTCAATATCTTTAAGACTCTTACCAATATCATCATTCTCAATACGAATAAAGAACATTGACATATCTTCTATATCAGAAAACAAGAGCTTAACTTTCTTATCAGGTGTAGGAATACCGTTGCTTCTTATCAAAGCATTTAAAGAGTTAGATATGTACATCTTATACTCTTCCGATTCTCCACCAACCTCAAATAGACTATCTGACCCTTCTTGCCCAATATAGAACTTAGTCACATACTCATTATAGTTCGTATCTTCTTCATTCTCCTCTGTCTCATCATCATCTGTATCAATACTCTTCTTATAATCTACTTCATTCTCAAGTACTATATCTTCTGGATCAATAAGAACAAACCATTTGTTATTATACTCAAGATCTTTATTAAGAGTAAGCGTAATTCCATCTACCTCAATAAACCTACGGAAGTTCTCATTCCAATAGAACTTCTTAATCATAGTTTCAAGAAGATGTTTAGCTGATAGACGCATCTGAGTTGTCTTATTTGTAATAAGCTCAGCAGCCATCTTACCAGGTTTAATGCCTCTATTTGTATATGCAAGAGGACCATAACATTTAAAACAAATACCATGTCCTCTGGCCTCAGAAGCACACTTCTCTGGAGATCTGAAGTATAAAGTCTTTCCAATTAGCTCTGTTTCGTTACCTTTACAAAGGTATTCAGGACCATCTGGATAGAATCTGTACCATCTGTCTCTATAAAGCTTCAAAAACTCTTTAGAGGTAATAGTAAGCTCCAAAAGATTCTTAGTATGGCAATCATATTCTGGATCATCATGCAAGAATGAATCAGTGGAATTCAACCCAACAATTCTAGCGAATTTACCAGAGTCTCCAACCTTATCCTTTGTAATAATCTGAGCATAACGAGATGCTGCAGAATCAATAAACTGATATGCAAGTTGATTAAGACCACCATTAAGGTAAGAGCTATTTATAGCAATCGGATGTGCTCCACCTTTACCATCTGGCTTAGTTCCAATATTAAATGCAAATTCTTTAAGCTGTTTAATATTTGTGCCCTCTCTTGCTCTCAATGAATCTGCCAAGCAATGTTCAAATCCAAGAAGCTTCTTAGAGTTTTCAATAATAGCCACACCACGATTTGTCATTTCCATACCAATATCTTTTACATCTTCCAGTGGTACATCTGACAAATCTATATGCATAAGCTTATCAAACTCTGGAGATGCATTCATAAGCGAAACAAAATCTTCCAGATTCACAGTACTTGCTAAATAAGCAGAGAAGTGATCGATATCCATAAAGTTATGCAGAGTATCATCAATCAAATTATTCATATGCTTGAATGATACAACTGTACGATGTGGGATGATAAAGTTAACATCAATGAATTTCTTAATGGTATTTTTAGTAATCGCATAATCAAAGAAGAGATGATTTGGCATAATCTTCTCTCCAAGACGGATAATAAGATACCACATGATGATATTGAACAAGAGATCCGTAATGGTTAATTTACATTTAACCCCTGTATCTCCAAAAACAATATTAATCTTCGTCCGATGGACAAAATCTGTCTCAATACCATCTTTCATAATATTGATGATAGATGTATAATAGTCATCCCAAGTATCATTTGTAATCTCATTTGTGTTGATAGTAAGTTTACCTGTCTGAATCAATGGTAGTAATGGACCATAATTCTTATAATTGGTTAACATACATACATCTCCCTCTTTAAATCTAGTATCGCACTATATTCTTTAGTTTTAAGGATTGTAATTAGTTAATCTCTGTCAACTAGTTCTCAATACCTTCATAAGTATAGTATATCAATAAGCTTAAGTTTTATAAAAAAGACTACATACCCCTCTACCCAATTACAGGTAGAGGGAATATGATTTAAACTGAACAATTAGCGAAGCGGACGCGTGAATGCATTCGGGCTGATCTTAATAAGAGCACGCTGTGCCTTAACCGCATCTTTCTTAACACGGTTAGCATACTTAGCCATAAGCTTAGCATTAAGCTCATGCTTCTTTCTCTGAATGATCTTAAGCTTCTTGTAGTTCGGGTCTCCATCTTCCTTAGCTTTCTGATAAACAGCAAGCTTAATACGACGGGACAGATCATCAATCCTATTAAGGCGAACGAACGTACGACGACCAACAAAACCACCATTCTCCTGAAGCAAGGCCTTGCACTCATCGGACTCAAGATACTGCTTACGAGCATCCTCTTCCATGCAAGAAACCACATCATAGAAGAAATTTTCCATCAGAGCATTGATATCAGAAACACTCGAACCTTCGCCGATAATCTGATCATCTGCTCCTTCATTGATTCTGTCAAGGATCATTTGTTAATACCTCCTTCGATATTCAATTATACACCTTATAGCTATATTGTGTATAATGTACCCTTTAAGGGTCATTATTAATTTGTTCCGTATAATCAACCTTAAAAGGCTAAATAATGGCATACTATAAGATTGTATAGGATATTTAGTATAAGAATTTTACTATGACCCTAGAGTATTGAAAGGTAAGGTGATTATATAATGGAAATTCTTGAGAATAGATTCATTCAAGAGTATAAAAATACATTTAAACGGATGATTCCGTTATCCATTCCAACTTTAAGCAATGATGAGTTGGAAAGAGCATTGAATTATTCTATAGAACGAAGATTCAAAGATGCTGAAGTGATGATTCATAATAGCTATAAGCATGCTAAAGTAAATACTACATTAGCTAAATATGTAGATTTTATATTAGATAAAAAACCTATCATGACTGCATATGGAACATTGTTTACCAGACACGGCAGTGTTCCTAATCCGTTATATGATATGGTGGATAATTTTGTTGGTCGACGCGGAGAATTGAAAGATGAAATGTTTAAATATCCTAAAGGATCTGAAATGTTTAATCTTTATAATCTCCTTCAGTTGGTTGCAAAAGTAGATGTTAACGCTTAACGTAAAGGGCGCCCAGGCTTGCGAAGGTCTGGTGATAACAGGGTGAATTGCTGGGACATCATAAAGCCTCTATGCTAGTATATACTAGAGCGAAAGCAGAAACAAGTTAGAGGATTCTAGAAGGATGATAGTAAGTCCTAACTAGAGTTTACAATTGATAATCAGCAGCTAACTTCGGTTAGTTCAACGACTATCTCCGTTAGGAGAGTAGGGATCAAGCGATCTCGAAGCCCCCTGCATCTCACTGAGATGAAGATATAGTCTCCACATCATACGAAATGTATGAGAGAGGAAGTAGCGATTCCTCGTAAGACAATGGATTTACGGTGCACTCGGAGCAATGAGCTCTGTATTTTATAATCTGTATTGTGCTGGATCGATCACTATGTCTGGTAAAAGTGCAATCACAGCAAGTATCATGTTATTTGAATCTCTTCTTGAAAATAATGTTAAATTTGGATCATTGAATGAGGTAATTACATTTATCGATAATGTGAGACAAGAAGAGAGTGAAAGACAGTTTACAGACGAGCTTACTCTTGATAAAGCAGTAACAAGAGAAGAATGTTTTTCTAAACTTATCTTGGCATGTGGATATAGATGGGTACCATCAGAACGAGAAGCAGAGATTATATGGGAAATTGTATCTAGATTAGATCCTTATAATCTAAATAGAGTATATTATAAGAATAACTTATATGAGTTTTGTAATAATCAGAAGATTACTGGGCTCATAATTGATATTCTTTGTACTCTTAAGGCTCCATTTCTTGATCCAAATCATCCACCAAAAGAGATTAAAGATAAGATAGAATTGTTTCTCTCTTATATAAAGGAATATGTCTATTATGGTTATCTTACGATAGATAAGATTGATCGTACAGAGACAATGATTAGACAATCTGTTCTTATTACAGATACAGATTCTTGTATTATATCTCTTGAGCACTGGTACAAATTCGTATTAGAGCGTGCTAAGGGTATAGATATGAGAATCAAACATACTTTGATAGAAATCGTTAAAAAGGTTAAGACAGATGATTTTGGTGATCCTGAACTGATTCCTGTAGTCACTAGGGATGATGTAAAGTATGACTATGATTTCTACAATGATCAGATTACAGAGGCTAAGAGGCAAATAAATCCGATATATACGCCTCCAGCAAATGGATTTAGACATTCTATCATAAATATCATGTCTTATTGTGTTGGGCAATTGATATTGGATTACATGAATAGATTCACAAAGTGCTATAATTCTTGGGATAAGAATAGAACTTGTATGCTCATTATGAAGAATGAGTTCTTGTTCAAGTCTATCATGCTTACAAACGGTAAGAAAAATTATGCTTCTATTCAAGAGGTTCAAGAAGGTAATCTAGTTCCTAAAGAAGCTGGACTGGCTATTACTGGACTTCCATTGGATAAAGTTGGTATTCCAAAGAGTACTTCTACAGCATTAAAAAGAATTTTACATGATCAAATTCTAGATGCAGAAGATATAGATCAAATGGGTGTATTAAAAGAACTTGCTATACTAGAGAAGAATATATATAAGTCTCTAATCAATGGTGAGACGAAGTATTATAAGCCTGCTAGAATCAAACCATTTAATGCATATTCAGATCCAATGAGAATTCAAGGTATTAAGGCTTCTGTAGCATTCAATTCATTAAAAGAAGAGAATGAAGAAGCAATCAATCTTGATCAAGCTAATACGGTTATCATTATTAAGACAAATCTTACTAAAAAGACTGTAAATAAGATTCAAGTTGATCATCCTGAGTTCTATGAAAGAGCAATGAAGTTACTAATGAGTGATGATTTTAAAGGCACCATTAGTAGTATAGCAGTATTGATGGATAATCCTGTACCACAATGGATTGTTCCATTTATTGACTATACTGATATTCTTCATGATAATCTTAACTCATTCCCATTGGAAAGTATTGGAATGCATAGGTTTGATAATAAGTATATCACATATAGCAATGTTCTACAATTGTAGAGGAGAGATATGATGACCTATGATGATGCAAAAAAGATTGAGATAGAAGTCAAAGATGCATGTATGGGTAAGAAGGAGATAACTGTATCTCTTATAGAAAGGCTTAAGAGTCTTCTTTGTAAAGAAAATGGAGATATAGACCCAGATGCATGTCAATATATTAGAGACAATACTAGCATTAAAATAGTTAATAGAAGAATCAATGAGTTAGACCATGATGTCATTATGGTAGGGGTGTCATATAATGATATAGCCATTGAATTCTATAAAACTCCTTTTGTAGAATAACAAGATTTCAATAATATACTATTATCTTGTATAATCATCATGATCTATAGACGCCTTACACCTTTAATGGTGAAGGATCTAAAAAGGATCTATAGATTAAGTACAAAATTTAAAAGGAGTGTGATTACAATGATGATGTACAAGAATCGTAAGATGGTAATGCCAGCATCTGAAGAGGCAATTCCGAAGTATTTCGGGATTCTCGGGATCAAGAAGTATCCGAAAGGAATCAAGCTATCCTGGTGGACAGATGAGACCAATCGGAATCTTGATCAGTACTTCGGAGAGACCGTCAAGACACCCGAGTTGATCGGAGATGAGATTGACCGTGACAAGCTGTTTGAAATTTTCTCTGTTAACCAGGAGAATGAGACGGCTGTCTTCATGGCGCATCATCAGTGCTATGGGAAGGACAACGATTCTCTGATCAAGAAGTTCGCAACAATTATTGCTCTTGATTACAAGGTCAGTGATATTTACGAACTATATTATCAGATCGGAATCTCTGAGACACTTCTCAATAAGTTCATGCATTTGGTGCGCGACTATGAAGAGGAGCGTTTGGAAAAAATCGCAAAGAAGTCTGAGGCAAAAGCTTCTAAGGAGGAGAAGTCTAAGGTAGATAATACCAAGGACAAGAAGGCTGCCAAGTACACTGAGCCCGAAGGTGAAGAGCGTCCCCAGTATGAGTTCAAGAACAAAGAAATTGTAACTCTTCCTGAGGAGAAGCTCAAAGGTTTTGTGACTTCAGTGCGTCGTATCGATTCGGTGCTCGACTCTCTGAAGAAGTCTGAGGATCTGAGCGGTCTGCTTAAGGACATGAAGTTTGTGCTTGATGAGCGCAAATACTACGGTCCAAGCAATTTTGCGATCGAAAGCTCCGACGGAGAGGTGATCGTGTGGATCCATCGTAATCTCAACAGCGATGACTCCACGGCCATGACGTATGATATGTATGTCAGCAAGGAAAACGATACCGCACTCAAGCGGTATGAAAATGATGAAAAGAACTATCATCGTGAGACTCAGAAGCGCAAGAAGGCAAACGAAAAGAAGAAAGAGAAGGTGGAAGAGCCAAAGGCTGCATAAACCTTTTCGATCAGAAGAATATTGCCCAGGTGGAAACACCTGGGTTTTATTTTTATATGAAAGGAGGTATATAATGGATGTAGAGTTTGATGATATCAATAAAATCTCCTCTACAATCATATGGCTAGATATAAACACAATAGTCCGAATTAATGCTAACATGTGGAACACTTCGAAGCGTTATGGTCGTAGTTCTTATCATAAAGAAATACGATACTATAACGAAAAGGTGGAGAAACAATTGGTTAATATAAATCTAGATATAGATTCATATATGACAATTGAGAATCTTAAACCTAATGAGAAGACACATGAGAAAGCTTTTATTAAGCTTAGAACTGCAGATCTGTATCTATTCAGAAATGCATTGATAAGTATGTATACATTATTGGAGAAAGACTATAGCTCTATCTTTAAGATTAAGGGTGGAAAGCCTGTAGTACAGAACATTAAACCTGTAGAGGTGAATTGTTCTAATATTGTAGGCACATATATGGTTCTAACTCCTGATGTAATAGAAAGCAAGGATGGCAAAGTTAAAGGTGGTATTAGAATCAACCTAAGTTCTACAACGAACTTTGTTCTGATGGATATGACAAAACTATTAGAACTAAAAGAGATTCTAAATACCATAAATCTACCAATGTATGGTCAGATGTTGATCAATTATGTCGGTAGACCTAAACTTGGTTATAATCTTATTCAAGTGGGAGATGCTGGTGAAGGAGAAGGTGTGTCATCTCCTGTTAAAGGACGTACACTCGCAGATCTTATGAAGAAAGGTAATAACAACCAGTTCGGACTATTATGAAACAAAATTATATCCCCTAGGCTATTATGCCTAGGGGTTTATTTTTTGTTTAGTTGATCGTCATTATAACAGGCTGATTGAAGTTTGCTGCAGATACATAGGATTCTTGCAGCTTTTCTACAATCTCTTCTCTTGCGTTTGCTTTATTCTCCAAATCTCCAAGTTTAAGATCTGTAGATGCAAATACTGTATCTAAACCATCATAATATTTAAGCTCATTAAACAAATATGCTGCCACATCAGCAATAGCAAGTTTTTCAAACAACTCCATCTTTGTTGGAGCGATAGTCATAAGATTAGTTGGATGCTTCACAAAAAGATTAATAGGAATAGTTTGCATAAAGTCAATTATATCATTCTGAATAATAGCACTAAGTTTAACTCTATTAGGAGGCATATATGCTACATAGATGCCATTGGCAAATAGGGATGTATGATCTGCAATCATCTGAGTCATCATAATATCTTCAGCATCATATGATGTCGATAGCATATCAAATGTACCAAATCCTCCTCCATATTGATAAGCTGGTGATTTGGAGCTGAATTCATGCCAATCTATATCACCAGCACCAAGGATCTCTACTGATTTACATACATCTTCATCAATGATATAATATCCGTTCTTCTTATTACCCTTATTAAGAATATAGATCATCTTATGAGGGAAATAACGAGAGAATGTATCAAGAGTATCTCCTTCAATAACTTCATGAGCCCATGTATCTTTAGAGATCTCTTTCGGAAGATTAAGCATCTTTGTACCTAATCTTCGTTCTATTTTATTTAAAAGCCTAGTCATTCTGTTTGTCATAGGCATATCTCATCAGTCCTTTCAATGTTATACTCGTTTATATACTATACTATTAGAAAGAGTATAAAGGGAGGAAGTTGTTTTGAATTATTATCATCTTCAGAATCTCATCCATCAGATGCTGGATTATCTTAATGGAAGAGTAAATAAGAACCTTATGTGCTATAGATATGATTTTTCATTCAATCCATCAAATATATGTGCATATGAAGCGTGTGGAAGAATTATGTTCTTCTTACCTCATATTGTACATAGATTCAAAGACTATCCGTTCTATACATTCAAAGCTCATTTGCTTTTTATTGTGATACATGAACTGTCTCATATAGATCAGTTGATATATTATAATCAATATGAAAACGATACTGAGTATCGTAATGAGATAGAGCAAGCAAACAATAATAATACATTTTCGTGGATTTCTCGCAATATCAGTGCACTACACAAGGTATTTGGTGAATTTGACGAAAACGCACTTGTTGACCTTTCTAAACAGCTTAATTTCAATAGGTTTAGATATAGGGTTGCAACAAAAAATGAGCTTGTTGAGATTCTTATAGAGAAATATTTGATAGGAAAGAATAGTAGCCGATATAACTCTTTTGGAACCGTAATCTTAGCTTTCCACCATAATGGATATGAGGAAGTAAGGATAACAGTTAAAAAGAATAGAAAGGTTATAGATCCTAATGTGATCCATCCTATTGTATATAACATCAGATGTTTCAAAACAGTAGATGTTATAAATAGGATAGATGGGGATACATTGATTATAGATATCACTTCTACTGATTCTGAACGTACGTTGAATGAAGTGATACAAAGAGTTCCATTAAGATAAATGAATATCCCCTCTCGAAAAAGAGAGGGGTTTATTTTTTGTTTACATCTTAAGGCAATAGTTCATTATCTCGTTCTGTACATGTCTCTCAAGCGATACAACCATAATATCATAGTTCTTAGATACAAGAGATACACTCTTTCCATCAGGAGAAACAGTGATAGACTCATAGAATGTGTCAAAATTCTCAATAATAGTGTTCAGATTAGCTGACTCCTGTTTAATATAGTCGATAACAGACTGGTTTGTTACAGGAGCAATAACCTGATATCCTTCCTGAACAAGAATCTGGTTGTCATTTTCATCACTAGGTTGGAACTCATGCCCCTCATACATATTAACAGATTCACTAAGAACCTTAGATGTGTATGCTTTATCATGTGATGGATAAATAACTCTATCATATGTGATAAGCTTAAGATTCTTTACATATGCTCTACCACCAACAGTCTGAATAGATCCAAGAGCACGAAGAGAGAACGATGGTTTACATCCAGCTCTCAAAGAGCGATCAAATTCTTCTCCAAGAGCATTAAATGTACCCATAAATCGGCCCTTAACAAGAGGACCTTCCATCCAAAACTTAGTATAGAGAACTTGTCCCTTATCAGGCTTAATAGTAGACTGTCTACGAAGGTCTGTAGACATAGGATGACCAGCTTCACCAATCATATTACCAGTAGAAATAAGCTCTCTTTGTCTAGGAGCAGCAATCTCTCTAGCAAGATCTGCAGTAGCATAACAACGCTTATTTCTATTTTCCTTTTCTGCTTCTTGAAGAATACCTTCACCAATTACTCGACCAGACATCTCACTCGTAATCTGAAACTCTGCATCTTTGGTAGAGGATTCGCAGATAATATATCCAATATTTTTATTTTCCATCTTAATTCACTACCTCCCAAACAGTTAATTTACTACAATGTTCAGGATTGGCTTAATTAAGCGGCATTTATCCCTCTATCCATGATAGGATAGAGGGATTATATATGAAATATCGATTACTTTTTCTTCTGAGACTTCTTCTTAGGCTTCTCTTCAGACTCAGACTCATCGCTAGTCTCTTCAGTCTCGTCCTCATTCTCCTCTTCCTTTACCTCTTCGGGTTCAGGATCAGGCTGCTTTTCGGACTCATATTTTGCAAGCTCTTCTTCAGGATCAGGGAAGGTTGCAACAGGAGGTGCAGTCTCAGCAAGATTAGCGCCGTTGTCTTTGTCATAATTCGTAAAGTCGAGCTTTACTGTAACATCATCAGAAATAACCTCTTCGACCTTAGCCTTACGGAAGAGACACAGACGGATATCTTCAACATCCATCATGATATTACGAATTGCTCCACGAATGGGAATCTTAAGATCCGTAACAGGGACACTAGCAACAATATTAACACGCTTCTGCATCTTAATAATCCTCCTCTTCAACATCAATCACAAGATCAGTCTGGTCGGTTTCAGGCTCATCCTCATCATCTTCAATGATATCATCTTCAGCCTCTACATGATCAATATCATCGTCATCATCTGCCATATCTGCATCTTCAGGATCTTCATCATCAACCTGATCAAAAAGATTATCATCTGTATCTGCATTGCCAGACTGGAGATCATTAGCAGCGATAATTTCATCCTTGATATCATTATCAAGAATATTCTCAGCCACATCTACATCGATAAGGCCTTCTTCAATAATTGTTTCTTCAATCATCTAAGTCAACTCCTTCTTCATCTTCTGAGAGAGGGAACAACCCCATTGCTTCTTCTCTAGGGCTAAGATCTTCAGCCATAGCGTCGAGCGGATCATCTCTATCTGCAGAGATAGCTTGAAGGTCATCAGCTTCCATCTCTTCAATTAAGATTTTATCAAAAGGGCTAATCATATGTGTTAGTACCCCCTTTCATAGGTTTAATTATATGTCAGGCTAATTCCATTATATTGGTCACATTAAGGACTTATGCATCCTCTTATTAAGCATAAGCTTCTCCAATTCTTTATCCAAAATAAAGATTATAATGGGAAGAGCATGATATAATTCTGTATTATTCATAAGAGTGATATTCTCTAGAGAGTCTATCATCTTACCCGTGATTGGTTTTTGGTCATTGAAATAGTTTGCTATAATATTATAGAACTCTTTCTCTCCATCTTGTTTCTGATTGTTTAGAATAGCGGCAGTAAACTCATTGGAGAAAGTTTCCAATGGCTCAGCAACCAATTTAAGATGCGGATCTGGTGTTACAATATAATACTCTTCCAGTCTTGTAGCTAGAAGAGACATAGGATCATCATTCATAAGACCATAATATCTTTTGAATACAAAGTCTTTCTTACATTTCTCTATATATCTGTAAATAGACTTATCATATTGGATAGAGAATGTATCTGGTAAAGCAACAGCTTGATCAACAAAGATATATTCATCGCCATACATAACTCTATTACGAATCATGAACTCTATCGTCTCAGGATCATAGAAATTAGCATCCTGATAGTAATATACAAAGGTTTGCAGAGAATCAGCAAAAAATAAACTCATATAAGTTTTTCTAAGAGAATTGGTTACTTCTTCCATTCTCTCTACAAACTCATATTCCTTATCTTCTATTACAGATTTATAGTTAGATCCAACATTATCTGCAATGAATCTAAACTCTTTCTCTACTTTAAGAGCTCTATCATCACCAATATCATCAAGAGTATATTCAAGTTTCCAGAAATTAGAGCCATTCTCTAATGTATCTGAAGTGACTTTGATAATTCTAAACCAATATGTGCCTCTGGTTACATGATCTATTGTAAAGTACGAGTCAACATACGGCCTAAAGCTATTAGGTGGGAGTATGCATTCGCCTTCAATATCATTAGCTTCAATACCAAAGTCTCCCACTTCAAGCTCAGCTTGAATTCGTTCCAGTCCATATATAAATACACCTTCAATCTTATTATATTTTAATGGACTATCATAGTCTTTAATATCTGCAACTTGTTTAGATCCTTCATCTAGTGTACTCTTAGTATCATTCACATTATAGAATGTAACAACGGTGGGTTTCTTATCATTGAAGATATAGAAAGGGCTGTCCAATCTATGCTTAATACCGTTGACTAGACTGTCTACTGTATCTTTGCGAGAGGTATTTATAAACTTACCCAACGTAATTCCTCCTTTCTTAATTACTTAGAGGTCCAAAAAATAATAGAGATAGGTACTTAGACCTATCTCTTATAGTTCTATTATAGATTCTCTTATTCTGTCCATAGACACACCCATATCTTTTTCACCATCATGAATGTTTCTATGAATAAATAGCTTGCAATGAATTTGACTTAAGTAGTTTCTAGCTTTCATAAGCTCAAAGTCGTTGTTGCTTATGTCATTATCCACATACAAATGAAATTCTGCATTCATAAATGCATAATTGGTTATACACATCTGTACTGTATTGAAATAAGCTTTGCCACATATAGCAATATAAACATTCTGATTTCTATTTGCTCCTCTAAGATTATGGAAGATAGATAGAATATCAAATGGCCCTTCTGCTATATGAATCTTTACAGGTTCTAGAGAATTATAATATACAATACTCGGAATCATATATGACCTATATCCATCCTCTATATCCTTGAAGATAGAATAGACGTTGTATTTATTATCCAAGTATTGTGGAACTGTACCAGAATCTGCTAGGTTCTTTAGAGTGACAAATCCATTGTCCAAAGACAAGAATCCTATCCCAAATCTATCAAATATATCTAGAACACTGCTATCTCTAGTATACTCTGAGATATAGTTGGAACGTAGCAAATCTCTTAGATTTAATACAATCTTATCATCTATCAGATCTCTATATGTAAGATTAAGACCTAGCCGATGATTTATGTATCTAAGCTTAAGCTCTGATGCATGAGTCATCGAGATATACTCATTTACAATATTGAAGGTCTTATTCTTCAATCTCATAGATCTCAATGCTTTAGATGACTCAGCACTATGTTGTTTTAACAGCTCCATCATCTGTGTATCAGAACTATCATATTGTGGTTTGAAAGTTCTTAATACATCTGGGGTTAGTACTCCCCTAGAGTTACACTTAAAGCAATTGTATACGGGGATATCTCCATTTACTTTGATATACAAATGCCTAGCATGAATGTCTTTTTGTGAATCTCCACAAAAACGACACCGCATTACTACCTCAGACCCTCCCGATGCCAATCTAGCATCTGGGAAGGTCTGAAGTAAATAATTGCTAAGTGTCTCCTGGAAACTCACTTTCCGGTGCTTTCCTTCGCTCCCTCTTCTTTCATTGCTTTCGAGAATCCGTGAAGCAATATTTTTGCAACAAAGAAGAAGCCGACTGTGATAAGCAGTTGGTATACCGCATCCTCAAAGATAAATGAGAACATTGTCTTATAATAGAACAATGCCAGACCTGTGAGGATAAGAGAGTAGCGTGTGATAGGGTTGCTGATAATCGACATAATGATTCTCCTTTCAGAATCCTTTAAGATGAGTAACTCTTTCTCATCTCTTCTCTACAAATATAGTATGTCATTATCATAATCTACTATTTCAAGCAGATGGCTCACCAGATTCTTTACGCTTTTTGATTTCCTCTTCACACTCTTCCATTGCTGCTTCTGACATATCTCGATAGTATTTGCACATAAGGATATGATCTTTATTCATACCCTCTATAAATGCACTATTCACTACACTTGTGATATATGCAAATGTAACCACTATAAACCCAAGATTTAAGATAACTATAACTACAGCAAATATATAGGTATACACGCCTGCATCAGCGTCTAGTACCATATAACCAGCTATACCCATAGTCCATGTATATAGAATAATGAATCTAACTAGTGTCTTTATATGATTATAACTATCCCTTATAGGAACAGGTAAATCGACTGTGTCATTATTATATTGCTCTTTAAAGTTTGGAAGAGAATTAAAATAAGCATCATACTTATCGTTTATCATCTTATTGATCTTTTCTTCTCTTCTCTTTCTATTATCATCAAGATTCTTCTTGAATGCTTTGATAAAGTTATCTGAGAAAAAGTATTGAGCAATGATAAACACAACCAAAAAGACAATAACAGGCAACGTATATGGCCATATCATCTCAATCCCATTAATCTTATTTTCATCAATCATTGGTTTGGAAATTAAGAAAGAGATCAATCCTGAACATATACATGCCACAATCATTGCATTCATCATATTTCCTCCTTTTATTTAAACCCAGCAATATTACTGATAATATTCACCATGATATACAAAACAACCAATATGGTAGATATTGTCATAACTAAAGGTCCAAGTGCATCTAGATCAATAGTTCTCATAATATTGTATCTATTAGATATCGTTCTGATGACAAGATACATACTAACACCAAACCAAGCACCAACAATCAGTCTAGCATTAAAATACCAGTCATTAAACATATCAGCATATGTACATGTGTTGTACATCATTATTATGCATACCAGCATCATAACACTGAATACAGCAGATACAATTCCATATACAAGATTCAGCATATATACCTACTCCTTTTCCCTACACCTATCATAAATATCCCAACTCATAATATTGCATTTGATATATAGCATCATAAACAGCTTTCCTATGAAAGGTATTCTAGATGCTAAAAGTAAAAAGAGTTGCACTACCAAAAGAAGTGTAGATAGTGTAATCCATAAAATGTCTTTTACTTTAGTCATCCGAATACTCCTTGTATGAATCTATATATAATATAGCAGAAGAAAACTATACATAGTATCTTCAATGTCCATACAAATGCCCATATTATAACAGGAAATATGAGTATGGCAACTACTCCAACTATTGTAAGTATAATCAATATGACAAATAAAGCCTCAATTGCTTCCATCATAATCGCTCCTTACCTCATTATAAGTCTCTATCCTGTTTAGTACTACATATAGCACAATACATACAATTAGTGCTAGTTTGCCAAGACTAGGATGATGTATATAGACAATGTTAACCAAAAGCGTTGCCCACATCAATGCCATAATGATATAAAGAAGATTCTTAATCATGATAATCACTCCTATAATAAAATAGATATCCTAGGGAGACTATCCCTAGGGTAATAAGTTATCTCAAATCATCAATGCATAAGACAAGAATTGTTCAGCAATCAGATCCTTATTAACTTCAATGACTTGACCATGTAGTCGTCGATCATAGAAATCAATAATAGTGAACTCAGATGCAATACATTTTGCGATAAACCCGAAAAGAGTATTTTCAAGTATCTCTTCATTTGCATAATTGTTCAATACTCTCTGATAATTCTCTGACATCTTCATCCTAAGCATAATATTCTTATTAACAGTCTTACGAGCAACTGGCTTTTCCACTCTACCACCAATTATCTCAGCAAGCAAGAATAGATTATTTAGTTGCAGTTTTCGTTTAGCAGCAAGCATCAGAATTATATATTCACGCACATTCACGAACTTGATTGAATTTGTATCTCCAAACTCATCCATGAATAGATAGAATATAAGTTCAGACTGGAATACATTCTTGACCTGACGATCTCCCTTAGAAAGTTCTTGAATATAGAAATCGATCTCAGCCTCAGAGAATGGCCCATATGTCTGTTCAATCCGCTCCATCTGCTTCATGCAACTAACTCTAAGATGCATAGCAAGAGACTCATTCTGTTTGGTCATATGAGCTTCAAACCTATCTGTCTCAGAGTTATTATCATCATCACGATTACTACTAGACTTCTGTATCAACTCAAACTCATATGGGATTTCAGTAACCTTGTACTTAATCTCATTCTGAATAACGTTTGAGTTGAAGCTAACAATGTTTTCACTATACTTATATTTCGGAACAATTTGTATGATAAGATTTTCTACAGTATTTATTGCATGTATAGTAGGATTGATACCACGAATAGCCTGCATATCCCATAACTTAGGGTTGTGTGTTCTATTCTTGCCAATGTTTGTTATGACGGTCTCATATAGTTTGTTCTTCAGATCTACGTTATACTTTTTATAAAGCATATCATAGATAGGGTTAAAACAAGCTAACAAGAAATCTTTAACCTCTATACTATTCAAAATCTTGTTAATGTACATATAATGACTAACCAGAGGTATAATCAAACACTGTATCAATGACGCTTCCATAAGAATCTTTGCATGAACGTCTTTATATTCAAGACAAGGATTCTTAGTATTTTTATATAAAGCAGTCATCTGATTATAATTGTCTTCATTCATGCGTGTAATATCATAATGAAGTATTGGACTCGATTCAAATGAAATAACGTGACGATATAATTCATTTATAAAAATAGGTACAGTGTATTCTTCTTTTTTAGCCTCCATAAAGAACTTGGCTTGAGCATAAAACCCAAGAAGGATCTTGTCTCTATCATAGAAATTTTCAAAATAGTTTAGGTACTTGTAGCAATGCTCTCTAAAACACACGCTTTTTGTACCGTCTTCTCTAATCTTAGTTTGTCCATTATAGCACTTTTTGGGAGTCATAGAAAAGTATTCAAATGGATTTCCAGGAGGTCGTCCTATAAACCAAGCAATAGGTGCTATAATTAGACCTTTCTGTTCTTGAAATATCAATTGATCTGGCCTTGGTTCCCATAAATCGACGGGAACAAATGGCTCTATTTCTACTCGACTTATTACTTTAATCAAATTAGCCATCTTAATATCATACTCCCTTGGTGATTAATGCTTATCGCTTACACTAATCCTCCTTCCATGTATATAGTATATTCATGAAAAGAAGTTTTGCCCTCTCGTTCCCAATTTCACTTCTTTTTAATCACAGTCGATCGTTTAACATGGCTAGTGTGTCCGACTGTACCAACCTTTTTAGTCGAAGTGATAGAAGCTGTATTCTTTACGGGATTGGATACAGCTCTTTGTACAACCTCTTTTTTCTCTTTTGCTCTCTTTTTAAGAGCAGTGGCTCCTTTAGATTGACGAAGATCAATCTTTTTATCAGCATCCATGATAGCACTAAGTAATATAGTCTTATTATACTTAGCAGCATCATACCATGTAGACTTCTTATCAAATCCTTTGAGCTTATAATATAGATAAGCAAAATACAAAGACTTTACATATCCAACAAGAAGCTTAGGATTGGTTTCTTTAGGCTTCTCTTTCAAAGCCATTTCACTCATCTTAGACGCAAAATCTTCAGCAAACATTTTGTTATGTCTAAATGAGTATGCATATGTAAATACAAAACTTGGATCATTGGAAAAGAATTTAACGTCGTAATTCTTTAATGTGGGTTGTGCTGCCACTTCATCTGATTGTGTAGAAAAATCAACTACTACGTCATAATAAAACTTCTCTACTACTTCAGATGGAATCATCATATGAAGAATATAGTGTTTTTCACTTGCTTTATACTTAGTTACAGATATTCTTCCTGCTTCTCTGGCCATAACAGCATTAAATTTGTTTGTATACAGCTCTTGAAACATGAATCTCTGTGAGTATACAGCATTCTTCTTTCCCATTGGGTTTCGTATGTATTCTTCGAATGTCATAATATCACCAACTGTCAGTAATATTAAAATAGAGTGGTTTACAGATGTTGCTCATTTATGCCACCCTCTTTAGTGTTATATGGAGATATAACACTAGACTCATTAATCTTGATATCCACATGCTTCTTTTGAGGCACATAGAGGACGTTATATTCTTTGGTGGGCAGAAAAGACTCGTTAGGCTCCATATCTTCATAATAGCCATTATGTGAAATCATAGTGTATCCTCTCCTCTTCATACTTTAATATTCCCATTATAATCTAAAGTTCAGATATCCATTTTCTTAGTAAGAAGCAATGATAGCCTATCTATTTTTTCTTGTAATATATCATTTTCCTCTCCCGGCTCAGCGATTCTTTTATATAATTTTTCTAATTTCTGATCATCGGATTTAATCATAACTTCATTAAGAATCTCATCAAATTCATCCATAAACCAATATCATCTCCTTTAGAATAAAATATACGAGAGAGCATATGCTCTCTCGTAATATCTTTGTTCTTAAATGTAAATGGATGCTTATACGTTATCTTCTTCTTCCATATCCTGATAAATATTAAATTCAGCAGAAGATACAAAGAATTGGTTAGTAAGGAATACTACACCGATGATCTTACCAATTGCATCCAAGATAATAGGATCAGATTTAATAGAACTAAGAACAGCTCCATCATATTCTTTAGTACGAATATTATAGGGGCATCCCTTTGCAATACCAGTATTTGTAATTGCAATAGCTTTATTCATGTCTCCGTCTGCAGCACTGCTATAAAGAATAGCAAGAAGAGATACATATGCATTACAAATAAGCTGATAGATGTTGTATTTCTCTCCATTCGCAATGCTCTGGATATCAAATTCATTCATACCCTTAGTATCTTCTGCAAGAAGATAATTGAATGCACGGAAAGCCTCAAAGTTAGCACCAAAACCGATACCCTCTGAAGCAGCAGAACGACAATTCAACACTGCATCTTCTACAAGATCACGAAGTGAATCTCTATCTGTTTCAGAAATACCACCGACATAGATTTCAACCATATTAGCTTTATATGCATTAATACGACGCTTCAAAAGACCGATGTCAGTTGTACTTGCATTATTCTCACGAAGACCCTTGAGGTTCTCTTCCATATCTTTAAGATGATTCTTATAAAGATCTGTAAGCTCACCATCAGCACCATACATAAGAGCAGGATTGATAAACTTTGTCTTAGCGCTATCTGTAACACAGATATCACAGCGACCAGCATATGAATGTACATTCTCTGGAGTAAGAGCTTTTGCAATCTTATAATCTGCAGTTTGAATCGCAATATCATTATACTTGCGAATCAGTGTAGCGCCAGAGAGATATGAAAGATCGTTGATATAATTAGCATCATTAATATTTGTGACAATATTAATCGGGAATTTCTTGCGATCCTGAACAGATAGAGCTGCCATCTGGCGAACAAGAGCATCTACATCACTCTCAATATCTCGTCCAATCTTAGGGCATACAATAACAGTTGGTTTGATATCTCCAACTCGTTTTTCATTAACAGGATCCACTACATTATCTTTAATGATCTTAGCAAAGTACCCAATCATCTCTTCTGTATCGATAGGATCCTCAAAGAGATAAAGATATGGGTTATGAATCTCACAAGTATGCTTATCTGTGTTGATAAAGGCAATATCAGCAAGACCAGATTGAATGCTGTAGCCATCATACTCACGAGTATATGTCTCTACACCATTAGCAGCAGTCACATCAATAAAGACATCATTGCCAAAATCTTCATAGATATCTTCAATGAGATTAGCAACAAATTCATTATTATCTGTAGAGATCAATGCTACCTTACGAATATTTTCAAGAGTGGGTTCAATAGCCTTAGTCATAATAATATCGGAAGCTTTCTTAATTGCTTCATTCAGATCAGCAACAAGTTTCTTCTCATTGATATGATGACGCTCACTTGCATGGCACAATCCTTCAAAGATACAATAAGAAAGAATAATAGCAGATGTCGTTCCATCGCCAACCGTAGTAATGATTCGACGAGTGATTGCTTCAAGGTCATCGCGAATACTAAATTCAATCGTACCACGGAAATTGATGTTCTTAAGAATGGTATGGCCATCCTTAGTATATCTAGCAATATCCTTCTGACGACGATAAGCAGTATTCTGACCATCAGGGCCAAAAGAATTGGCCAATGTGTCAGAAATAAGCGCTAAAGTTTCACTTTGGACCTTCCTCAACGCCTTCTTTTGGACTATATTAGAATAGATCTTATACTCCATTTGCTTCTCTCTCCTTACAGACTGGGTAAATGCAAAGGATAGCCTATATACGGGTCAATTGTATGAATTACGTTACCTTTGATAAGATCATTTAATCCATCTTCTAAACGGTTTTTCTCATCATAGTTGGCTCGTATATTATGGATATACACATGTTTGCCTTCTAGACCCTGTTTATATTTATGGGCTGTAGATGAATATGCAGTATAGATACTTGTATAAGTATCCATATCATATTTATCTATAGTCACAGTAAACTCTTTTTCAATAGCCTTTGCTATACTCTCTTGTATCTCATTATGGCAATTAATAGTTATATCAATACCACTCTCTTCTACCTTAAGATAGGTTCGAAGAAGTCTCATAACATCAGTTGGTATAGATACATTTAGAATATTCCCATAATGCTTTTCATATAGATCGGCTAATATATCATCAGCACTATCATAATATTCTTTCTTTAAAATCCATTTGATAGGATTTGCATGTTGAGATCCCACATATAGATTCTTTAGAATAGACATACTGGGATCTTGCATATAATCCTTAAAATATCCTTTTTTGACTGTCTCTGTCTTTAGTATGTATACCACGCATCCGATAGGAACACATACGATAGACTCAAAGTCAAATATATTTTTTGATCTATGATTAATCATGATGAAGAGAAATATTCCTTGTATCTTATTACAGATACAAGGAATATATAATCTTTCTCTTAGATATTTTCAATCTCATCCAGCGTAGAAGATACTACTGGATTGGATTCGGATGCTCCACTTTGATTATTGAAATAGCTTGTACGAGTTGCATTGCCACTATCTCCACCAAGAGATACACCAAGCTTATCAGCAATCTTACGAATTTCGTTTCTAAATGGTTGCATCTCATGTACCACAGATGCTGCAATCATATTAGACACTGCATCTACATACTGCTTAAGAGCATTTGCAACTAGCTCAATCTCCATAAGTTTAAACTGGTCTGTACTGGTTTCATATTCACCACTATCAGCATTGAAATTATCAATGCTATACATAATACCAACCTTAAACTCATATGCATATGAAGATTCAATCTTACCCTTATCATTGATCTTAGCAATTACCATACAAGGCGTACCATTCTGACCAATGAACTTACCATTCGAAAGAATAACTACACCACTCTTAACCTGAATGGCACGATTGTAATCTTTCTTGGCATTAGCAGAATCACTAAGAAATGCCAAATAATCCTGCATAAGAATATACAGTGCTTTAGCACTCTGCACTCCCATATATACAGAAATAGCATTCTTGTGGTCATATTGTGCATAATCACCATTGTTATTCATCTTTGGTGCAATAGATACTTTAAGCATCTTATTCCACCAATTGAAGGTCAAACTTGTTTGATCCAGCTTCGCTTCTGAATTACTGAACTGATATCCATATACTGTAGGATGGAAATCATTGTTCTTTTTGTAATTGTTGTCTCCGAGTGCCATAATTGTACCCTCTCCTTCATAATAACTACCATTTAGGTATATTTCAACCTCATTTATGTGTACTATCAAAAATCAAAAATAAAATACCCTTGGGTTTCCCCAAGGGTCTATTTTTAATCATCGTAGCCGTAATTGACATAAAGTCTTGTTTTATTCTGATAGATCTTCTGCTTAGAAATAGTACTACGAAGCTTGTTATATTCATCAAGTAATTTTGTCCATCTCTTACGATTAGTGGCGTTAAGTTCTTCTGTGGCCAAGAAATCCGCAATAACACCCATACGAGAATTAATACGGTGGAGAAGAATCATAGCTTCTTCCTGAGTCTCAAGATTATTGGCCTCAAACTGAATCTCATAGAAATCATCTTCATACTTAGAGATGCCTTTGGTCTTCATATCTTTAAGCTGTCCAGAGATGGCATTAGCTACTCCCATAAAGAGATCTTCTCTAATAACAGCAGCATCATCGATACGATCAAGCCGACGATAGATATTGTCCAATTCTTTGCGGTCTAGCTGAGATCCTGTATATTTGATCCCCTTTTTGATTGTATGTCTTGCAGCAATACGATATTTAAGTACAGAGTTATATAGTCTCATAACCCACGAAAGTACAACAATTGGGGATTCAGCTTTAGTAAACGGTACCTTACCAAGAGATCTGAGAAGGTTCAAAATATTAGCTGGAGCAATTCCATACATACTAAGAATTTCTTCATTAAGATTATCCAACCCCACATAGAACATTGATGTCAGTTTCTTCATTGCATCTCTAATACCAAAAGAGATCAACTCTTGATAATGAATCGAATCAGAATACTTGAGTACAGAGTTTGTACTAATAAGATACTCATCCAATACAGCCTGTGCTTTTCTCATAGGAGAAGCATCAGATACCATGGCAGCCACATCATATACAATGCAATCTGTAATACTATTAGATTGAATAGCATCCATAATCTGACTATCAATCTCAAGATAATACTCAGATACAATATATGGCTCATCAGACTGAAGAATGTCAAAAATTCTTTTTGCATTCAGTACAGGACACACATTAATACCGAAAAACATCTTGTCTGTATTCTCAGCATAGATAACATCAAGGCATTTAGATCCAGGAAAGATCTTATCAAGAGAATATTTAATGCTCTTAAGAGCTTCAATGTTCTGAGAAAGAAGAAATGCACTAATTGATGCATCAATATCGTCTTTAGCAGAAATAACTTTAGCAGATACTACAGCACCAAGCTCGATAGTTGAATCATTATCTTCGAATCTGTTATAATCAATTCCATCTGCACTGGCAGAGGGATCTCCATTGGTAAAGACAGAACTAAATGTAATTTCATCAGTTGCAGCTCTAGTAGCATTTATAATCATACCACTCATCCTCCTTATATAGGTTTTAATTACTGATAAGTCAATCAGATAATAGTAAAATTGAACACAAGAAGGGACCTACCACAATGGGTAGGTCCGAATTCTTGTGTAGTATATGATAAGGCAATGATAGTAGGTGAATTACCAATGCTTGCCCGTCGTCGTGACAACACCGTTGACAGCAGACGTGTAGTCGTTGCCATTTGCAGTGTAGTCGTTCATAGCCGACGTACCAATAGGATCCTTATTATCAAGAACCTCACGGAGACCACGCGGGTTGACAATACGGACACGAGCCTGAACAGGCTGGAACTGGACAAACTTGAAGCGCTCAAATGCCGTGATAGCAGGGAGTTGTACGTTCACCGTATCACGAATCTCATTCGAGACGTAGAACTGATAATCAAACAGCTTGTAGATAACACGATTCGTGTTACGCGGATTCAGCGTAATGATGAGGTTGTTGTTATCACGCATCTTGCTCGTCGAGATGAAGTTGTAGACACGCTTCTCACTCGTAACAACCGTACGCTGGAACTCAAGCTCAATAGGACCAATGCTCGACGGCGTCTGATAGACATACTGCGTCGGGGTGATCTTACGAATAAGGTCAGGGCGACCAATAACCGAAACAGTCATGTTCTCATCGTTCAGGACCTGGAGCATTGCAGTCACATAGCTGTCAAGCTGGTCCATGAACATAGCCTGACGCCACGTAATCGGGTCATGCAGGAAGTTCGTCGGAGGAGCAAAGTCAAACGATCCAGAGATCTTCTGGCTATCGGGCAGACCATTGAAGCTCTTGTCATACTCAAGATGGATCTCGTCATCCTTATAGTTCTGGAGAGCGAGGTTCATGATCGACATAATCTTCGTAACCTGGTTAACCTGATAGAGAGCGTTAATATCCTTAACCTCTTCAGGGCTGACCGTTGTCGTGAGATGCGGAGCCTCTGCGATCTGGAAGATCGAGGTCTCTGCAGACCACTTCGAATGGCAAGTCTTGAACATTGCAGACGAAACGTCCATAACAGCATGAAGCTGAACACCAACGACGTTCGCATTCGTGCACATGATCATGAACTTGTTCTTCTTCATGTAACCAGTGATAGTACCCTCAGCAAGGCCGAGCTTATCGCCAGCAGCAGCCTGGTCATAGACAGCCTTGAAGCGACGGACACACGAGAAGTCAAGCTCATTATAGGACGGAACAAACTCAATAGCATTGATCGGGCAAACAGCCTTAACTGCTGCACCCGTACCAGTCTTCTCAACACCGTGCTCGTCAATGTACTTGGCACCAGTAGCGATGAACTGGTTGACAACAACACCACAGATGTTCGTGCGGATCGAGAGATCACCTACACCGTTGAAGTGCGTGCCAACAACGTCCGTCGTCTCATTCTCAGGAAGTGCAAGGACGATCTTCTTGTTCGGAACAGAGTTTGCAACAGCATCATGAATCTTGTTCTGCTCCAGGAAGATATCGATTTCCTTACCATCCGTATCAACAAGCGTACGCGTCTCAAGCGTCAGTGTGAACTTCGGCGAACGAGCAACATCATTCGGAAGCGTCTTTGAAAACGCGCAATTGAACAGAAGGTTCTTGTGCATCGGGAACGTAAGACCAATAACAGGATTGAACGTCCCAAGCGGAGCCGACTCCTGAACAGCCTCACAGTCATTCTCGAACAGCTCACTCATGCGCTCTTCGAGCTCCTGGACAGCACCAGGCTTACCCTTATATGCGGGATCCTCAGCATGGTAGCTGTTCTCAATGAAAAGCTTACGAAGAGCCTCCTTCGAACTATCATGCATAAGGAACTTGCTGGGCTCAGAATACATATCGAGACCAGACTCATTAAGCACACCCTGAGCTACATCAACAAAAGATTCTGCAAGTGCATGCATCGGGTCATTTGCGTAGCCACGGTTGATCGATGCGATCTGTTCGCTTTTACGAGTACCAACGATTGGCATTATGAATTCCTCCTTTAGAAGTGAATAGGCTTTAGCCTATTTCTTATCATAGTTTATTTGAAGCCCTTGAGAGCATTCAATTTACATTATTGTTGTAATATATACTATCTCAATAGGATTAGAATTTACTTTTTCTTATCTTTGGCTTTACCAAGCTCTTCAATAATCTCTGTAAGATATGTATATATTACCATATGCCTTTGAAGAATGATTTTATTCTCCATATAAGACTTTGTATCAAAATTTGAGATAAGAGCTGTCTTAAGATTCTCTTTCAAATCAATAAGCTTCTTAGTCACAAAATTAATAGGTTTGGTAAACTGATCCAAATGATCTACCTTAGCAAGTCTTTCAATAGTCTTATCAATAGACTCATATAACTTGACAAACTGAGTTTTAAGCTCAGTTTTCATCATAGCAACCTGCTCAGGAGTCATATTCTGAAACAGTTCTGATTCTAATTCCCTGATTTCATCCGAAGACGGTTCAGGAGCTTCTGAATCTTCACCTTCGTTATCGTCGGAATCTCCGTCGAGGTCGCCTTCAGAATCACCGTCATCCCCATCATAATCAGGAATATCATCATCGCCAGAAGAATCAGTTGCGTCGCCGCCACCTTCATTTCCGTCGGTATCTCCATCTTCATTACCACCAGCAGTGTCATCCCCAAGATCACCAGAATCATCTGTATCATAGTCAGGAACGGAATCTTCTGCAGCGTCTGCACCATCTGTATCATGGTCATTGGTTCCATTAGTATCAGCTTCACCATTTGTAGTTTCAGGTTCTTCGATGTCTTTTGTATCATCTGGGGGATTATCTGGAGTATCTTCGTAGTCATCATTGGAGTCTCCATCAGAAGTATCGTCATATGAAGGAACCTCTTCATCAGGCTCAGCTTCTTCAGGGTCTTCTCCTTGATCTTCTTCAGACTCTGGATTGGTTTGTTGCTCATTTTCTTGTCCCTCGTCATCATCAGAATAGTCTGGAACCTCTTCATCGGGCTCCTCTGGCTCATCATCTTCAGGTGGCGAAGGATTGTCCTGTGTTGGATTAGTTTGATCTTTGTCTTCATCTTCGTCATCACTTTTGATAGATTTGCCACCAATAGTGATATCTTCATTCAGATATTTTACAAATGTTCCAAAATCCATTTTCATCCGCCTCCTTCAGTCTTCATTCTCTTTACCACGAAGCTCTTGTACATCATTATCGTTCCATTCGATCTTCAGATTGTACCTAAGTCTGGCATATTGAGATTGAAGTTTCTTTTTAGTGAGAAGAAGCTCTTTAACTCTCTTAAGATCATTCTTTTCTTCAGCTTGACGAATATATCTATCAACCATATTCAGCTCTACATCAAGCTCATTAAGAACAAGCTGTCTCTCTTTAGCTTGAATACGTTTAGAGATAACAAATCGTACAACTAGAGCCACAATAGCAATAGCAGGACTGATCAAGAATGCCCCTCCAGTAAGAATAGCAAGTTTTACACATTTGCTCATAGAGGGGAGAATTTCTCCTCTAATAACTGCTTCTCTATTCTCAGAGGTAAGAGATTTTTCAATAGAATGAGAGATAAAACGAGATGCAGCATCAATAGTTCTAGCTGCTACCTGAGCCTTAACATCAAGGTCTTTAGCAGTATCAATCATTTTATCTATAGCTAATGTAAGACTAGATCCAATACTTAGCTCATTATATGATTGAATGCTATTGCCAATTACATCACCCATATATCGAATCTCATTCATATTCTGAAGAACTTTCTCGATATTCTCTTCAGTAACAAGATCATCGGATATATTACTTACAGCTTCTCTGCAATCAACCAAAGCTGCAATTCTAACATAGTTTTCTGAAGTTGGAGTCTTTCTTAGCTCATCAATAGCTTCACTAATAGACTTCTTCATAGACTTGTAGTCTATCATATATGGGAATTTACATGCAAATTCTGTAAGATAATCTACTGTTTCAAGAGTTGAGGTAAGATAGACATCTTTATTACAGAAAACCCTATTATTAGCGATATCATTGTTCCACTTGATATCTTTCATAGTGTCTATTACGGTATTGATATAGCTATTGAGCTCTATAGCACTTTCAAACTTAAAATCAAGCTTCATATCAAGATCATCAGAGTCATCATTATGAGAAACAGCGCTATCTCCTTCTGGAGCGAGTCTATCGTAATGTTGCTCAATCTTCTCAATACTTTTATTCATCTTTTCTAGATACTCTTCAAGACGCTTTCTCTTCTGAGGATCCTGTTCTTTATTAAGCTTATCTTTAACTTTCTTTCTATGATCATACCATTTCTTTAATACTTCCTTTGCCACTTCCCAGTCTTTCATCTTAGAGATAATAGCAGAAGTGATAAGGGCAAGTATTCCACCCCATGCGCTGATAGATGCAATTCCGATTACAATAAAGAAATAGAATGAGACAGAAAGAACATTGACAGTTCCATCAACAATATCTTTCTCTTCTTTAACAGTCAAAAGTTTGTTGATAAGAGTAGTGAAAGCCTTTATACCCTTATCTGCTCCACCTTTGAATGCAGCAATTGCTTTCTCAGCAATATCCTCATATGATTCTACAAATACAGCCTCATCCAATGATTCAAATTCATTTTTAGTAGTATGATTCTTAGATGCTTCTCTGATAAAATTAATATACGAGGTTTCTGTTATGAATGGATTAGAGTTGAGGACTTCTTCCATGATATTCAAAAGAACACCAGAATTGTCTTTTACATCCATATTAGTCATCAAGAAGTAGTCTGTCACATGCTCAACAATATCCTTCTGCGAACAATGAACACCATTTCTATTAAAGCCATATAAAGTTTCTTCAAGAGCAATACGATACTTAGTATTGATTCCAATATTATAAGTATCAATAAAAGAGCAAAGCCCGTGGATACAACACTCTAAGTCTTTACAGTTCTCTTGGATATAATGATTGACGTTGAATCTCTTACTAAGATCTGCATAGTTCTTAACGACTTTGTCACAAATAGCAGCTTCTTCTACAGCTTCAAGAATATTCTCGGTATTATCCATAGATTTAAGTTGAGGTATAGCAGCAGTATACCCAGGAATGGAAATGATGTTTCTAGTTACAATGTCAGCAGCGATCTCAATTTCTCTTAGAGTTCCATTCTCGTTTACATGAGTATAGAGTTTGAGCATCTGATTGAGATTCTTTTGATTGTTATTAGAATACAAATACCATTTATCAAGAGACTCGCAAATATTTTTGAAGTTATAGTTCTCTTGATACCCGTTAAGCAATGGATATATTCCTGACTCATTGCTTTTGGTCGTTACTCTTTCCCTAGATAGAGCTTTTGTGATTGGAATATGTGTTTTCACTGCTAACCCTCTCCTTTATTCGACACGTTTTAATCAATTATCTAGAAGTTCACACATCATATCTGAACGTGAGCATATACAACAAAGCAATCCCCCGTACAACTAAGTACGGGGGAATTAGCTTTTATAAATTTATATGAGAACCAATGGAACGTGTTATAGAGAATTTTTTGGTTGAAGTGAAATCTAGAAGTAAAAGAAGATTTTGTAGAGATTTTAGCTATAAAAATAGCTAAACATTTCTCTCGAATTGTAAATATGAACTCTAGTCACTTCCAAACCTATTCTCATTCCATTATATTTATGTCAGAATTCTACTTTCTGAAGTTTGGCTTTATCATCAGGAAGCACAAGGGTTAGAGAATATAATGCTTGCTTACCTTCATTAGTAGACTGAACTATATTCTGACAGCCGATAGTAATATAATGAGCCTTAGAGTTCATTTGCTCAATCAACTCTTTATTGGCTTCTTCAGAGTATATGGCTTTGCATGATACTTGATCTCCATCATAATCTCCTCCAATACTAGGAAGATATGCATTACAAAGTTTCAAAGTATCAGTAAACTTATTAGTTGTATTAGTATTGTAATCCTCTTCTTTGATATCTGGATAGAATCTATAGAAGGTATTATTTACAAGCATCGGAATAGTATCCTTAGTAGATGATACATTCACTTTACTTGGGAATTGGTTAAAGTAAGAGTCCATGGGAAATCTGGTGATAAGAACAGCCTTGTCTTGCACTACTTCATTTGCAGCAATAAAGAACAAATCACACCAAGTCATCCTACGGTCTAGAGTTGGTGTATCAGGAAGAATCCCTTTATCCTTATATTCAATATATTTCTCTGGAGTCATACTGTATCCAACCAATTTAAGGAAACCAACTTTACCATTCTTCAATGGCACTTCAATAGGTCTGAATCTATTTGCCATACCATGGATGAATCTATCCATCTCTTCCTTAATCTTTTCATCAGAAAATGTGATTTGATAATCTTTTATATCCGTCATTTCAACAGTCTTATCATTGTATACTACTGGGAACTTCTCCATTCCTGCAAATACATTATCAAAGAATCTTCTAATATAGAATAACATGAATGGATAATAATTTGCACACAAAGATGCAAGAGGAACAGCAACATGATCCACATCAGTAATCATATCTTCTACATTCTCCACCTTCAACTCTGGTGCTGAAAGAACAAGACGAGAAGAATAATCTGTTGTCTTAGACAAATTAGATCTTCTGAGAAGACCAAATTTACCAGCAATACCAGTTACAGGTTGACCATTGTAAGTTCCTTTAGTGAAATAATCATAGAGAGATACAATCATCTCTTGGATTCTCCCTCTAATCTGATCAGAAAGATTGAATCCATAATCATTTGTTTCTTGTAGTGATTTGGCAGCAATAATAAGGGAGCTATAGATTTTGTTAATATCGCCTACCCCAGTATATTTACCAGTACTATTTACATCTCTCCAGAATGCAGGTATGACAGTCATATCTTTAATAAACATGGTATCCTTATGAGACTTTAAAAAATTGATACTATAGTCTCGTCTACTTGATGTAGTTCTCTTAATCTTAATCTTATCAAAATTCTTTTGCAAGAATTTGATACCACATTCACCATTAGGATCTTCTACAAGTTCTCCATCTTTAATGATGAATGTATTTGTTCCATGTACACAAGCTCTAACTTTGCTATCCAGTTTAGTCCAAATCTTATAATGCAACGGATGCATAAATACTTCATTAGCACCAAGATGGATATAAGAGAATATATTGGCTCTATCATCTTTGGTAATACCAAATATCTCATTAGATAAAAGGCCATCTGTAGTTGGAAGTCCATTTGCATCAAAGAATATAGGATTCTTTACAGCCTTTAAATCATTGACTTTTATAAACTTATCTATATTCAATGGCTCTATTTTAAAGTGTTTATTCTTCACTTTATATCACCTCTCTTACAAAGTTGTCGAATAAATAACAGAGTAGCCATAAGGCTACTCTGAATATTATCACAGATCGTTAAGCTTAATACAAATATCTCTACCCTCCATCCATACATTAACGAAGTAATTATGAGAATAGAGAGTAACTTTTATATCATTATAACAAGAAATGAGGTAGGATAGATCAAAATTATCATTAGGATGGATACGGTAGAAGAACCCGCTATCATTCTGATGAACACTGATATTCATATTGGTAGAGAAACATGATTTCAAAAGTTGATAGATCACCATATTCTCATCCATCATCCTACATCGGTCTTGGTGATTGATTTGGTTTTGGTTTGAGTACAAAATTTCTTGAAACTCGACGAACGTCATTTGGTGCACCTCCTTCCAGTGCATCCTCTAATGCATATCTCTGTTGTTGTGCTTTACCAGCATCGCTTTGAGATTCCTGCACAGCAGTAAAATATAGATAATGCAGGAACCCCAATGGAGCAGTTAACAAAGTATCCATAGAAATGCGATTTCTATAATACTTTGACACCATATTTACTCTGTCATAGAATTGGCGAACTGAACCAAGCGATGACGTGTAAAAAGCATTGTAAGCGGATTTACAAAATCATCTTCACGCTTAACGGTATGCATACACTTAGGACACGTTGCATCAGGATAATGGAAGGAACACATAAACTTGTTACGAGAGTTGATCTCTTCGATAGTTCTGACAATAACACTGTACTGATCAGACTGAAGTGTCTTAAGAATGTTATAATATGCAACAATCTTATTACGCATTGTCTTAGCAGGATTGTCCTTAATGGGTTTGCAATCTACAGGGAAGAGCGTATCATTTGTAATGTAATAGATATTGGCCATATATGAAATATTACCAATAGTATTAGCATACTTGACTCTAAATGCCTGATCAAGAGAAGATGCGCCGAAAATAATATCAAATACCGAAGGTGCACGGAACCCAATGGCATAATTATTACCAATTGGGACAATTTCTTCTTCGACCTCATCAGGAGTGCTGTCAATAGCAGTAGAGATGAGCTTCTTATATACTTCTTCACACTCATCATCAGTGTATTTGATCATCTTACGATAATCTGTATCTACAAGGAAGATATTCTTACACTTATCATTAGTGCAGCTATTAGCAACAAAATTGCTATTCTTGAATGTAGCAAGATAGATCCCAAAGTAGATATCGTTGATATCAAACCAGTTAATAGTCTTAAGCCACTCTTCCATAGTAGCAGGCTTATTGCTATCAACAAGATGATTGAAGATAGTACCAAAAATAAGTCGATTCTGCATCTCTGCACTCATATTACGATCATGAATATCAGGATTGAGATTCTCGATTTCTTCACCAGAGAGAGCAGTATAAGTGGCAAGTCGTCCACTATTCGGAAGAGGCCATGTAGCAGTATTAAGATTGTTCTGAGCAAGCTTAAGAACTTTATTCACAGATACAGGCTTGCTTGCAACACGAAGCTTCTTAACCTTATCTTTATCCATAACAGGAGTTACAGAAAGCTTGCTAAGTACTTCTTCTCTAAATGCCTTCTGCTGTGCCTTCAGCTCTTCCTGCTCATCAGCGGTAAGTTCAGGTGTCTCTTCATCAAGGAATTCCTGAAGATCTGCATCGGAGATTGTCTCCTGAATTTCATTAGAATCCTTTGTCCTAATAGCCTCAACAACTTCTGTGGGCTCCTGAACCAATTCTCTCTTTTCTTTAGAAGGCGTATCCTTTTTTCTCTTTGCTTTCGAAGGAGTATCTTTCTTTACTTCTTCTTTAACAGGAGTTTCTTCCTTAACGGTTGGTTTCTTTACTTTTTCCTTTGGTTCCTCTTTAACTTTTTCTTCTGGCTCTTCTTTAATAGAAAGAGCATCATTCTTCTCATCTGGATCTGGCATGAAGGTATCAAGAGCCTCTTCTTTTGTATCTACAAAATTATCATCATCTATCTTCGTACCAAGAAGATCTGCAAGATCCTCATCTGTAGAACCGTTGTTTGCCTGCTGAGGAGTAATAGATTCAAGATTTTCTTCCATCTTATCACCATTAGGATCGAGCTTATCTGCTTCATCTTCAAGGGATGCAGCAATACAAGCCTCCTTAAATGGAGTAATAACATTCTCCATCAGATCTTTCTTCGTACGTTCAATATTCTCATCTACAACTTTCATCATTTCTTCTTCAGCCTTCTGTTTAGCAGACTTCTTCTCTTTAACGTCTACCATAGCTGAAATATCTACAACCTCAATATCTTTATCTTTAGCGACACGATTAGCACCTCTATCTGGACCAGTAGTCTTCTTCTGAGGATCTGCTCCAATACCCATATCTTCCAAAGATACCTTCTTCTTATCTGCCATGATCTTTTCCTTCTTTCTTTAACTCTTACAATGAACTAAGTTTATTAATCTCAGGATCATATGTAAGCTGATATGTATAATCATCCACAGTGATATGAATGTTTACTTCTTTAGTGATAGAATTGTATGATACAGTCACTTTTGTTGCTTGAAACTCAGGTAAGTATTCTCTAACCTGATCTTCTATATCAGACTGTAGTTGTTCTATTTTATCTTCAATAGCAAATCTATATCTAGATACAAGTCCTACACCCATATTAGGTCTAGTAGGATATGTACCAGGCTCTAGAAGAATCAATCTAATCAATAAAATATATGTAGCGTGTTGATCGGTATATACTTTAGGGTGATTGAATTCATCGATACCGAGGAATGCTTCTGTTATAGTAGCCTTCTTATTTGTTCCTAATACCTTAGCCAATTCATACCTCACCTCCTATAAATATTTACATATAAGTGCTAGCTGTATAAAGTTACATAAATTGGTATGATTTTTGACACAAGGGTAAATGATTAGGAGGTATTGGATATGGGTAAAACTTATACTTGTCCTCGATGTTCTTTTAGAGGAACTAAAGAAAAACTTATAGACCATTTTGAAGATAAACATGAAGAGATGATTCCAGAAGGATATACTGCTGGAAGGGTTATATTCAATCATATCAACAAGAAGGATCATGGAACTTGTGTTGTATGTAAAAGAGAAACTCAATGGAATGAGAATAATCTTAAATATAATAGACTCTGTGGAAGAAAAGAATGTAGCGATGCTATAAGACAGTTCTATAGAAAGAATATGATTAGAGTTAGGGGAACAGACAATATTCTTAATGATCCTGAGCAACAAGAATTGATGCTTAAGAACCGCAGGATTTCAGGTAAATATAAGTTTGCTGATGGCGGAGTTCATGTTTATACTGGCTCTTATGAGAAGAAAGCACTAGAATTCTTAGATAAGATCCTCCATTTTAAATCTTCTGATCTTCTTGTTCCTGGACCTGTATTAGAATATGAATATGAAGGAAAGAAGCATAAGTATATCTCTGATATGTATCTTATACCATTCAATCTTATCATTGAAATCAAAGATGGCGGAGATAATCCTAATAATAGACAAATGAGTTCTTATAGGGCTAAGCAAGATGCTAAAGAAGCGATGGTTAAGAAGTTAGGTACATTTAATTATCTTAGGTTAACCAATAATAACTTTGAGCAACTTCTTGGCATTATCATGGAACTCAAGATGCAAATGGATGATGATAGTTTAGATAAGAAAGTCATTATCAATATTCATGAAGAAGTAGAAGCAATAGAAGAATCTATAATAGGAGGAGAATAATGAATACAAATGAATCTATGGGTCTTGCTGCTATTGGAGGGATTCCTTCTCCTAATAGCTCTATTTACATTACACAATATGGTGTACCAAATGGCTTTCACGATGATAATGTAGAAGGGTATACAGTATCTAATGATCTCATTTCTAAAAACGTAATTGCTATGTCAGACGGTAAGCTTAGAAGTGAAAATACAACCAGCTTCCTAACAGGAAAGAAGATCAAAGTATTTAAGTATATTGGAGAGAATGCGGATCAGATTTATAGCAAGATCTTCAATAAACTTAATGAAGAAGTATCTAGAGAATTTCTATATGAAACCATTTCTGGTAAGAAGCTTTTGAGCGATGATCAGATTGAATGTGATCCTTTATTCAAAGAAGTTAAGCTAGATAATATTCTTGGTAATATTAAAGCAGATCTTCAAACTCTTGTTGCAGAATATAAGAGTGAACTCGGTGTTCCTCTCATGAATATCCCTCTTATGAATACTAAAGAGGTTCAAGAAGCTACTACTCTTACTGAAGGAACAAATGTAGAGATTATGGAGTCTGTTAATGGGTATTATGCTATTAATAGAACTACTGGTAGAAGAACTAGTTGTTATAGATCAATGAATGAAATCCCTATTGATTGTGTAAAGGAGGATAATGTATGATTACTGTTAGTAAAGATATTATCATCGATGATAATATGGATGAACTTCTTAAAGATCCTATTATTAGAGATGGATATGAAGAAATCAAAGCATGGAGAATTGCAACAGGAGGGCATATCCTTCTTTATAACGCATATAAAGATCTGGATGACTTAGAACAGGATTATATTGACTTCAATAGCATGGATATTGATGATCAAAGAGAATCAGATATCAAATCTATTGAGCTATTCAATATGGATAATCAGAAGAGGTATGAGTTGTATAAAACAGACTTTCTTAAAGATGATATCCCTGATGATCTTGTAGATAAGGCTTATTCTCCTATTAAAGAAGCTATGTCATATGGATCTATGATGGAATCTATGTACAAATATGGTATTGAATCGGATTATGTAACAAGAATGGAAACTCTTAATAGAATGAAAACGATTAATGAGAACAACATCTTTACCCATATGCTTGAAGATGATGTTTTTGATCACTCTGCATCCATTTATGTAGAGCCCACTGTACCTTTCTTTACACCAGATGAGATGATTAAGCTTGGAATCAGTTATTATGAAAAAGAGCCTCTTTATTCATCTACACCAGATACAGCTGCTATTGCAGAGAAGCCAATAAAAGAATGGTTTGAGCAATATCGTCATAAGTTTATGGGATTCATGTCTGAATCTTATATCCCAGCATATGAATGGAGAAATACAATCAAATCATTAATGGAAAATATTGATGATCTTAATGGCCAAGAACTTTTGAATAGAAAACAATCTATTCTAGATCTTGGATGGAACCCAGAGATTCCATATACAGAAGACAATAGATTGTTTGCTAAGAATCGTATTGAATCTATTCTAAAGAATGAATCTGCAAATGTATTTAACTTGCTTGGTTCATCTGTTGGTGTACAAAGAAAAGGTGTTATTACAGAATCTGCAGATGAGTCCAATACCATGCTTATTATTTTCTCTGAGAAAGGAAAATATGGGTATAAGAAAGTAGGAGTATCATTTACAGAAGATCTGGATTATTATAGAGAATACGATTTCTCTAAAAAAGAATTTATTAAGAATAGTTTGAATGGTCATGATAGTACTGTATTTACATATACCCTTAGATTCCCACCTACTAATACTCTTCAGAAAGTAAGACGAAGACTAGATAAGCGTGGAGTAAAATCTACTAAAGGATTCTTCCTTATGATGCCTCCTACCAATGCTGATATAGTGAATAAGAGCGTTATCTGTAATGAAATGGTTAAAGCTCTTGTAGAAGATGCTACTGATGGCAAATGTACTATAGATAATATTACTGTAGCAGCAATCTATGAAGGTAAACTAGGAGATATGAAACTCAATGAATCCAAATATATTGTAGATGATTTTATTCCCATCAATGAAGTAAGAGAATTCCCGATTCAGTTTAATGATAAGGGCGATCTTCTTATTGATACTAAGAGTGGGGAAATTGATTACGAAGGAGAGTATTCCAGAACTCATATGGCAATACAGCAATATGAGAAAGGAAAGAATACTAAAGGGATGGAACAATGTATGATTCGTCTCTGGCATATGAATATTCTTCTTGAAGAGCAGTTATTCAAGTGCTCTAATAAAGAAAAAAGAAATTTACTGCTCAAAGCAAGAGCCAAGATAGTAAATGATATCAAGACTTATATGCCAAAGATTACTAAGCTCGATCCAAGCTTCAATGTTCAAAAAGCATATGATATAAGTCCATTTGCCAACTCTAAGATCAAAATTAGACGTTCCACACTAAAATATACGATAGATCTACTTAAGAGCATATTTAAGCCTATCTGAGTTCCTAAACACATTAAAAATAATATGTTTAGACACTATATATCCCTCTACCCATATGGGTAGAGGGATATTTTATAGTATCAATAAACATTAACGACTGCTTTTGGTTTAATCTTATACCAAAGGACACCGATGTTATAGGTAACATTATTAAACCAAAACTGATAAAGCTTTTTCATAATTGTACTGTTTGTACTAAAATATGGATGCTCAATGTCTGGCAGAAACATAGGAAAAATTTTGTTAGATATATATACTCTTGGAAGGAAAGTATATCTATCTTTATACAATTCTGTAAACTGCTCTAATGTAGCATCCATATAGACTGTATTTTCCCCATCAAATAGTTTAACCCAGGTATGCTCCATAAACCAAGTCTGTGGATTTCGACCAAAGATATGCTTCTGTTCACCATGCATCATTCCTGCAGATACAGTGAGTTTATGTGTATCAGCATATGCTTTTACTCGGTCAATAATAGCCTGCGATGCGATATCACACAATCCTCTACACCTATAATACTTAGATTTAGGATTAGAAATATCATATGATTTAGATAACTCATCCCTCACCTCTGCTCCAATGGTAATTAGTTCTTTTTCTGAGATTGCAAATTTGTAGTTCATAAAGTAACCCTCCTATATAGAATAGAAATACTAATATTCATGTATATAATATATCATTCATCTATTTTATTTTGCCCAATACTGCTGCAGCCATATTCTTGTTAGATTGTTCTCCTTTAGTGGTATTTTCATACCCACTAGCAAGAGCTTCCAATCTACCCATACTTGCACCATTGCTCATCATATTAATAATATCACTATCTTTAAGATCATCAAGAAGCTCTTTTGCCGCTTTAGCCACTTCTTTAGCCTTCTCAGGATCAAGAGCCTTTTCCTGTCCAGTATCTGGTACTTCTCCTGCTGCAGCATCATCAATCAGCTTCCTAAAATGTAATCTACAGTTACAAATAAATTTGTCATCGCTTCTCATAAATATTTCTACTTTACGATCCAAGATAAATGCCCCATCTTTATCTGAATGTGTATCAAAGTTCTTTATAATGTATCTCATATTGATATTGAGTACAGATACATCAAGATCATTCTTATTTAGAATAAAAGTATTAACTTTACTTTCCAATTCAGACTTAATATTTTTGAGTTTATTAGCATTATCATTAGGAATATTGTATATAGTAGTACCAGTTCCATTTCCACCAAGATTAAGATTGAAATCGAATTTACTTATACCAAGTTTACCGATACCACTAATATCTCTAATGGCATGGATATCATCTCTAAGCTGTTTCAATGACTTAAGACTCAATCCAGTGCTCTTTAATTTGTTAATAGCATTCTTACCAGATTCACTAATCTGTTTAAGCATAGATTTAGCATTCTTCCCGAGGGTGTTAATATCTGTCTTTAAAGCAGTAAACTGAGCTTTAAGATTAACCTTGATATTAGATAACTTCTCCCCATATGGTTTAAACTGATCATTGATTCCTTTAAACTTGTTTGGAAGATCACTAAACTTAGCTATATTAGCCGCAACCATCTTAACAGTAGAGTCATATGCTTGTTTATTAGCATATAAAACATTGACAAATTTAACCACTTTCTCTGATTCTATTCCAGTACTAGCAATTGCATCTATAGCCTTCTGTGCAGCAGCAGATATTTCACTGACAACATTCACATATGGTTTAAGTTTATCGTTTGTGTGAGTAGCAGATTTCTTACTGTCACCTTCAATATCCCCAAAACATCCTTTAAGAGGTCCAAGATTAGCTTGAGCATTGATGGCAGTAACACCAGTGAGATATGATGGTGCCTGGTTGATATTACCAAGAATTTTAAATATGCCTCCCATTCCTTCATCATAGTCTTTATTAATACCATTAAACGAAGCAGTATTACCACTAATAGCAATCTTACATTGATTTAATATTTCTGCAACTCTTTCTTTATCTTTAGCGCTAAGAGTTTTTTCTGTAGGCCCATCTGAACTACTAGACTCAGGTTCTGGCATAGCCATAATTTTAGCAAGAGCCTGATCAATAGACTGTATTGAACTTCCCTCAATACCATTAACATTCATCGTCTCTAATTTAAAATCAGATTTGAGTTTATTCACAAATGCTGGAACTTCTTGTACAACACTACTAGCTACTTTAGCAACATCACGAAGACTAGATGCTATATTATTTATATCACCTATAACACTTTGCATAGAACTAAGGGTCTCTAATGAATTTTCTTTGCTCGGATTTATGATAGATGAAATAGAGTTGAACTTCTTACGTGTATATGTATCAATATTATACACTGTATCCAAAGAGTTGATATTAACTAAATATGCTTTTTGAGTATCATCTTTACTCATGCCTTGTACAAGAGCATTGATGTCATCTGGTGTATATACGATAAATTTTACCGTCTCATATTCATCTGTATTCTTAGGTGTTGCTTTACCAGAACTGCTCACTAAATACATACAATCTGGTTCATAGAATACTCTATACTGAGTATCATAGAATACCTTCACATCATTCAAAAAATCAATAGTCTTGGTTAATGAATCCTGTGGAGGAACGATAAGTTGATCAAATGTATCATTATAAGTAAATGGCTCTACAAGAAGCGGTACACCATCTGTAAATGATCCTACAATATTCATCATTGTAGAATCTACAAATGTGGTATTATTGGTTTGCTTATTCCATTCTATAGGAGCTTTAAACATTAGACCTATGTATACTTCTCTATACACATCTTTCTTATTACTATCATCTTTATAATCAATATCTCGATTATAGTTAATATCATCTTTCAAGAAGTACTCACACTTCGCATTATATACCACTTCTTTAATATTTGTATTTGCTTCTGTATTAATCTTATATACAGTCAAAAGCATTTCATCCGTTTTTGCCCCCATGATGATTCTATCATATAAAGCTTTATCTATATTAAGAGTACAATACATAGTAGGCATATTGGCTTCTGCATAATTATGATCTATGAATAGTTTACGAACATTCTCTTTAGGAATATAAATGGTTTCATTCTGTGCCAAGTATACCAAGTCTATGTAGTATTTATATATAGCCATACAAAACTACCCCCTCTATAAAAAATAAATATTAATCAAAAGTCAGATTTATGAGAACTTATCCCTCTATCCCATAATAGGATAGAGGGAAATGTAATCTCAATCAAAGTCTTTGTAAATCTAGTGGTACTTCTTTAAACCACTTATCATTAACAGCTTTAAGAGCTTCTGGATCGATAAGAGACTCAAGATACCGTTTGTCTGATGCTTCAGGAAGCATGTTATACATAGCTTCCTGGAAACGAATGTCAATAGCTTTATATCTATTAACAAATTCATCAAACTCAATCTTATTCTTAGTTTTGCTCTTATCCAAACACATCTGAATTGCACCATAGATATATTCTATATCTCCAGCCATTATAGCTTCAGACGGTATAAACCGTGTTATCTTAGCAGCAGTGGTGATATTGAATATACTACTTACACTACGACCAGATAGTCCAGAAAGACACATAAGGACTGATATAGCGTATGGAGGAGTGCTAATATCCCCTTTTACCAATCCCTTAGTGTCTTGTATAAAATACAATGGAGCAGTAATTGCATTATATGAAAATGAAGCATCCTCAAATCCACCAGATTGTGCAACTACGTTCTTTTTCCTAAATACTATAGTATTTGGAGAATAGTATGGCAATTGGTACATGTAATCAGACGAACTAATTACAATATTTGGAACTCCATTATTAAAATCTTTAGAAATCAAACTCTTAATGATAACTGCTGATTCTACTGTACCTTCTTTAAGATACACATTTGGTATATATTTAACCAGAAGTCTGAGCATCTGTAAATTATCTTGTAAGGTCTCCATCATTTTTGTATTGTAGTTCATACGAGCAGAATATTTGCTATTATACTCTGCAATAAACTTTGTATTGTTTGAAGACATATTCAAACTATATACAAGAATGATGTTAGATTCTACATTATGACTTCCTCTAAAGTAAGCTCTTATATGAGCACAATAATTGATTGCTACTGCAGTCATTGTGTAATAGTTCTTAACCTTTAAGCATCTGAATGCTGGTAAAAAGAATTGGTGGAGATCTATAAACACATTAACTGTATTAGCAGTAGAGCCTTCAAATTCTCTTGCGACCATGCTAAATAGACTCTTGTATTTTATAAACTGACCATACAGAACTTGCTCAATAGGTATCTTATCATCATAATATTTGCTAGGAGTATTATGCATAGACATACTCTCCTCCCTTAATGATGGTGGCGCCAGTCAATCGCCTGCTTAATATCTCTTAAACATTTATCACAGATCTGATTTCCAAATCCTTTACCTCTATGAGATTGACTAGAACCACAGATAATACATCTGAATGGCAATACCTGTGCTGTCTGTAACTGCTTAATACAATTCCTGCAGAAATGAATTTTCATTTCACGCGGTTTAATTGAATCAATCTCTTTGCATGCAATGCATTGAAAATACCAAAGCAATGTTTGTGGTGGAAACTCGTTATCAAAGATACATGTTTCGAATATACATCTACCGTTAGTATCACAGAATTTACATTGTGTATCTACTTCGCACATTTCAAACTGCTCTAACGGTTTATCTTTCTCTCCACCATTAGTTGAATCGGATAAAGCCATTATAAACCTCCTTTGTATGAAGGTCTAAGACCTTATTTACTTGAGCTTCTTATAAATCCGATCCATGATGGTATCATCCAGTACAACCTCTTCAATTGATGCACCACAGATCATTCCATATGGCTTATCATCACTATTATGACCAGATACACGAAAATAGATTCTACCCAAACCTTCAACACTATCATTCAACTTCTTAACCACAATATTCATAAGATCATTGATATCATAACTTTCTTGCGTATAAAGATTACGAACAAGATCATCGCTTGTGGAAATGATAGCTTCTTCAATAAGAGCACTCATCTCATCATCTGAAAGAGTCTTAATATTGATAAGACTTCTGATCTGAAGACCAACATCATTGTTCTGAATAACACAAATGCCTTCTGGATCAATTGTATTATTTGTAGCATTCAGAAAGATAGAAATGAGATTATCCTTAAGATCAATTCTGGCCCAACGCATATCTGTAAATGTATACTTCTTACCCATAATCATTATCTCCTTTACATTTAAAGAGTTATTTATTACACAAGTGTAGTCAAACTGCTTTTTCTTCTATCATTTTGCCTAATCTTCCTACTATAATATACTTAAGTTCATCCTCAATAATGTAGGCCCCAGTACGATACTCTCTGATTAGCTTAAACTTATTTAAGCCAGTGAAATAAAAATCATATCCATCATTATTTCTCCTTATCAATTCTAATAAATTTTTATACATACAGTCTTTAAAACTACTATTGCGATATACCATATTCCTATCATAAAACATATCCATAGCCATATCTTCAAACATAAGATCAGTTATGTATATTTTTAGATCCTTTAGTCTATATGATGTGATAGTATGCAAGTCTATGATTTTAACAGCACTGCTCTCTTTTGTTAAGATAGCACCAGATTTATCTATCTCGATATTCGTAAACCCAATACCATCTCTACCAAATAGATTTACTATATACATTATCCTAACACCTCTTTAGGATCATAGTATTCTTCTACAACCGTTTCTTTAGCAGCCTTAACCTTCTGCTTACCGATTACTCTTACAAGAGAATCATCAAAATCTTCTCTTTCTTTAAGCTCACCAATAAGCTCACTAGTCTCTCCAAATCCTTTACGAATTAGAGTCTTAGCAAGATTTCCTGGCCCTTTATCTGTTGCAAACGTAACACCCTTGGATGCTTGCTCTCCAGTTTCTGATAAGAACCATTTACGAATCTCAATTTTAGGGGTTCCATCTCCCCAAGCAATACGACGAAGTATAATAGCTGTATTGCCTTTTTCATCTACAACCTCATCAAGATCTGGATCAACGGTATATTTAAATTTTTCCATTATAATCACCTCATAGAACAAAAAATATAGACGAGCACCGAAGTGCTCGTCATATATTTCTCATCTAAAATGATTCATCAAAAACCACGAATATAGCTGACTACTATTAATGATCTTATTAATGAATCATTTATAGATCAACTCTTATCCACGATAAATGTTGAGAGACCCAACATTCTGTGGACGCATACCGCTCTCATCAAGAACCTCGTTCAACACGTTGTTGTTGAGCTGGTTGATAAGGAACAGCCACTTCGACACATAGATGTTTCCACCACCAGTGTTAAAGCTAATAAGAGGACGTACAGGAGATACCACATACAGATACTCTTCCTTATCCTCATTGTAGTGGCCATATACCTTCTGAAGGAGACGAACGATGTCGATTGATACCTTCATATAGATACGGCTGCGCTGGAGCCAATCGCTCTCACTAACCTCAGCAGAGCACTTCTTCCAATCAACATTCGACTGGAGACGATCTCCGATGAAGAAATTGCGCGATACAAACTCAGACAGAGCATCCTTGCCTTCATCTGTAAGCTCATACACACGCGCAATACGATTGCGATTGTTGTACTGCTCGATGATCGAATAAGAAGAACGATCCGTCTTATCATCACGACGACGAAGAATCTTAATCTTACCATCACCGAATTTGATATCTCCTGCACGCTCAGTGAAGAAGATATCACACATGATCATACCCTGTCCTTCGACAGTGATATTGCAGCCCTCATACTCAGGGCATGCTGCGCGGAAAACGGAGTTAACCATTTCCGAAAGCTTGTCACTCGTAATAAGCTTCTGCTTAAAGAGTGACTCCATCTCCTGACGGACAAGATCGATACTTGCCTTCAGCTCACGCTTCTTGCGCGGCTTTCCGTCATTCACCTGCTGGTTATTAACCAACCCATGTCTTTCTGCGTAGCTCTTTCTCATTAGAACTACCTCCTTTAATTTATTTGAAGTTACCCAGATATATTAACTGGTCACCTTCTTACGATAATAGTATATGCCCATATTATTTTTTACCAGGCATGAGTTTAGCTACTTCTTCTTCACTGAGAATACCTTCTCTATCTAGAAGAGAAACATTGAATTCTCCTTTGATATATACTACAAGATATAGAATCCCGTACTTGTCTCGTACTAAGATGTAGTCAGTTTTAAGTTTTGTAAGATCTACGTCTTTAGCATACCTGATAGTTTCAATTTCACTCATCTTATGAGATGTAATAAGCTCAAGAGCTTTTAACTGTTCTTCATCATAATACATCTCTTCCCTCATAATAAATGGGACACGATAAATACTAAAAGCATTATCTACATCTTCCCAGAAGTGATTAACTTCTAGAAGTTTATGTATAGTAGGCTCTAGTCCTTCATACTTATCTTTAAGCTTATAATAAGTATTATTAAGAAAATCATTACATTCCTTAAATATCTTCCTAGGAATAAGCTTCATAATGGTCTCTTCATTATCATCAAGATACCCTTCAATAGAACAATTGTTCCCCATAGATACCTTAAGCATATTCTCTAAAAGACCATCAGTGCCCTCTACATTAATCAATACTGTACCAAGAATAGGTTTATATACCGTAGGTACTTTAGAATTTATATTGGCTTCATATTCATCATAGTTCATGACCATCATCTGCCTACAAACTAGATATGGAACATGTTCTCCTTGACGGAACATTGTTATCATTACATCTCTTGAACCACTCTTAAGAGAAAATACTGATCCAAATGTAAATGACATATCAGATCTGATCTTAGAATAGTTCTTCTTAATTTCTTCTTCAGTAAGAATAAAACTATGTTCCAAACCCAAACTTTCATCATATACGGCAACTTTGTTACCTTTATAAACTGCCTTAACTCTGACTGTTTTTAGCTCATTTTGCTCATTATATGTATAATACCTCTGCCCGACAGCATTTTTTGCAAATTGAGTATTTTCCATATTCTAAACGCCTCCATTTCAATTACTTTAGAGTAGCATATTTTTTAAATATTTACTACTTTCTAAATATATAGTATGTAATTTATAGTAAATTTGATGATATAATATAATGATAAGAAGAGATATGAGAGAGTTATCATATCTCACAATGGTTCTTTTGAAAGGAGAACTTAAAATGTCGGATATTACAAAAATTAACCTCGCAAAGGATGTGCTGAAGTCTGTTGATGAAGCTCAAGAGGAATATCATCGGGTCATACATCAGTATACGGTGACACGCTCCGCCCTGAACAAGGCGGAAGAAATCGAGAATCCATCTAAACATGTGCTCGAATATATTGAAAGCGCTAAAGCAATGGTCGAGGCGCTGAAGAATGAGAAAGAACACATGAAGAACCGTTATATCGAACGGCTCGATGGATCGAATGAGATCCTCAGTCGGATGGTTGGATGGTACGAGGACCTCCTCGTCGCCATTGATCTTCAGGAAGCAGAGATTCAGCGACTCCGCAAAAAGGAAAAGGAGACATCAAAAGCGTTCGATGATCTCTATAACAAAATGAAAGGAGGAAACTAACGATGGATGAGATCTACGAAAAGAAAAATGAACTCGATCTGTTGAACGAAGTCATAGATGACCTCAGCGATGCTATGATGAAAGCATCGAAATCAATCACACCTTCACTCACATCAGATCCATTGTTTCATTTTCGTAACATGCTGAAGAAGTATAATGAAAAGAAAATGGATCTCAGCGATGAGCTCATCAACCTTATGCTCGATAAGCTCGAAGAGTAAACAAATTACCCCTAGGCAATTTGCCTAGGGGTTTATTTTTTTTTGTTATCTTTTCTTTTTATCCATTGTTCTGCTGAGAGGGCTGAGGTTGAGCATTAGCATCCTTAGATCCCATATTATCCACTCTTGCCTTCATAATAGATACGTAATCATTGTAAATAGTATTAGCAGATTGCATCTGTGCAGCAATCAACTGCATACCAACAGTCTTATATGCCGTAAGAACATTGAGCTCTTTAGTAGATTCTTTCTCATCTTTACTAGAACTCTTCTGAGTATTCTGTTGCTGAGTACCATTCTGATTCTGACCAATAGTCATCTTACCATCATCAGCCTTATTCTGCTGATTGGGCTGAGACTGTTGCTGCTGTTGTGGAGCATCATCTTCATTAATAGAAAATTCTTCCCTAAGAAAAGACATCACCATTTTACTACGATCCTCAATGGAGATAACCGTAGAACCCTCTTGCTTGGCAGCCTGTTGCTGTTGTTGAATCTGCTGTTGGGCTTGCTGCTGTTGCTGAGCTTGCTGTTGAGCCTGTTGGTTCTCTTGAGACTGTTGCTGTGCAATCTGATTAGCGTTAATATTAATCTTAGCAAGAATATCTGCATCTGCAGTAATAGCTTTCTCAATATCCTGGAATTTATCACAATAGTTATAAATATCCATGAAATTGAGTGCATTAATATTAGTCTTAATCTTAGCATCTCCGCCCTGGAAATAAGCTTTAGCAAAGTCTTTAAAATCCTTAGAAGGATCATTATACTTTGGAAGGAGAAGAGTTCTCATCTCTTTCTCACATTCATTCTTATCTTCAGTATTCTTAACTTTTTCTTTAACAGAATCGAACGTAGGAAGCGTAAAGTTTTTGATATTATTAATACCAGCACTATAGTTTCTCATTTCGATAGGAATCGACTCGCCATTTACTTTAGCAAGAATCTTATCCTTCATATCTGTAAGGAAAGGTTTATGTTTGAGAATCTGCTTTTCAGAATAGGTGGTGAACTTACCTACCATAGTCTTGATAAGATTAGTAAACTTCTCAAATGTAGACTTAGTAGCCTGTTCATCAGCTTCTCTGATAGCTTTAATCTTAGCTTCAAGGTCTTTCAGTTCAAGAGGAGTTACAGATTCTGTTCTACCAGTGAGCGTTCTTCCAATAGAACCAACAATGCTATTGTTACTAGTATCCTTTGCTCTAAATCCAACCAATCTTCCCTTAGGGGTAATCTGTGATTGCAAAGCAAAATCAGGATTAGGATTTCGTCCATTATAAAAGCTAATAGCTTTCTTCATACTAAGGGTAGATTTATTAGTATAAAGAACATCTGTAGCTGATGCTATAGCAACCGATATAATCAGATTAAGCAATGCAAAGGCAATGACTTTATTTCTAAATTCATTATCATCTAGGATGTACAAGAAACATGTATTTTCTTTACCACTAAGGAAATTCTCCTTGTTTTCAGAACCATGATAAGGAACTTTCTTAATCTTATAACGGTTCATAAGTTCATCGATAAGCTTTTTGCCTTTCTCGTAAATAGCTTTACGAGACATAGCAGCTTCATTAAGCGATTCAAGTTTGCCTTCAGATACAGAAAGAATCTGAGCAAAGGTATCCACTTCTTGTTTAGCAGTGGATTGTTCCATAAGGAGGCGCTCATATTCTACATCATTCATATAATTCATGATTTACTTCGCCTCCTTACCAGCAGCTCTAATAATTCTAACTGCAATCTCATTATTCTGTACAGCCATCTCCCGAATAGCATCAAGAAGAGCACTAAGGAAGAGCATAATATCACTATTAAGATAAGAAACGTAGTTAGTCATCTTAGAGATATATGCCATTGCAATAATATAGAGATTCTCTTTCTCTGCATCCTCACCAGTATCTTCTCCAATGATATTCTTAACCTTATCTCTCAATCTATAAAGCGATTTAATAATATGATCATAGATATCTTCAAGTTCTTTAACGTATTTAAACGTAGACTTCATAAGAGCTTCATATCCATCTCCACTGTAAACAGAATAGATGTAATCGATATATTCTCTAGTGACCTCTACATCACCTGGCTCTGATTTACCATCATGAAGATACTTTTTGAGTTGGGCATTGAATGTCTCTTTAGTAACAGAATGTTTATAGCCAATAAGACCACCACGAACTTTGTCAAGAGCTGCGTCTGTAATAGACATGTTATCTACACCAGTTCTAAACTCTTTGACAAGTTGCTGAGCACTTATACCATCTGCACTAATATTGCTTGTAATCTCATCAATCTTATCAGAAATAGTCCTAATAGGATCAAGAAGATTTACAAGCTTAGACGGATCTTCCTCAATAGTACAGAGAAGCTTAAAGTCATATGCTCCCTTAATAGTAAATGTAGGAGCATTCTTGACAATATCGAGATTTCTCTTGATATAGGTATTGCTACCAAGCCAAGAAACAGTTTTTTCAAAGAACTTCTTAATCTGCTTCTTGATATATTCAAGAGCTTTCTTAATCCATTCTTTAAATGTTTCCAAAGCATCCTTCATAGATTCATTAATAACCATGAAATCAGACGCTTCAGAAAGACCACCATACATCTTCATCTTGTATTCTGATTCTTCTCTAATATGATCGATCAGGAAATCGATTGTCTCACAAAAAGAAGATTCAAAATCAAAACTATCTGTATTATTAAGACCAGGATCTTGATACTCAAGAATCGCAGCATCAAATAGTTTCAATTTATATTCACCTCTCTTAGGCAATAAAATATCCCCCAGACACTTAGTCTGGGGGATGAATTTCTGATATTAATCAAATCCTGATCAAAGATCAGAGTTCAATACCCTGTTCCTTCAGATACTCCTGCCAAGAACCGCCCTCAAGATCCGTGCTCTCGTTCTTGCTCTGATCCTTCTTATATGCCTGAACAGCAGCGGAAGCATAAGACTTATACATCGAGAGACGCTCGCTCGAAATTGAAATGATCGTGGAGTTGCAGGAGGTCATAATACCGATTGCACTACGAACAAGAGAGATCTTCTTGGAGAAAGCCCTCTTGTGCTCATCAGCAACCTGATCCTGACTCGTCGAAATCAGACGCTCAAACATAGAGAAGCTGATCTCATTGGCCTTAAGAACATTCGAAAGGTTCTTAAGAGAGAGATCCGAATACAGAAGAGCCTTCAGATCAGAAGCAGCAATCGTAAGCGTCTCTTTGCTCTCCGAACCACGAAGCTTCTTAACGAAAGCCTTGTGGAAATCACTTGCATTATCTACACCAGCGATGGCATTGTATACCTTCTTAAGAGCCTCTTCCATGCCCTTCTCTTTTACAAGGTCATCATTCTGAACTGTCTTAACACTCTCGCAGGCCTTCTTAACCTCATCGCCAGCGTTGTCAAGCCCAGTATACTTGTAACCCTTGAACTCTTTAACGAGTCCAGCGCCACCCTCGATCTCCTTCTTGTACTTCTCATAGAAGCCCTTCGAGCTACCGAGCCAGCCACGAATCTTAGCAACAGCCTTCGAGAAGAAAGCCTTAACCTTCTCCCAGACTTTCTTGATCCAGTTCTTAACCGTATCAAGAGCACCTTCGCTCATAGGCTGAAGCTCACCAGACTCAACATAAGCCTTGAACTCATCCTGCGAGATACCAACCATGACATCTGTCCAGGACTCAGCAACATACACAGCCGTCTCAAGTGCAAGGTTATTGAGCTCAAGCTCATCCATCTCATTAACGGCCGAAGAAACATTCGTCGAATCGAGAATCATCTTAAATTCCTCCTTAGTTTCAATATCTAACTAATTTTAGTCAGATAACTTTCAGTTTGATTTCTAATCAGCTTGATAAGGGCACTCTTATCAAACAGATTGGATTTATTAATATGTTTGTGTATGATAATGTAAGTTAGATATTACATACGGCTCTCTAGCAAGGTCTTCTGGATAAATGCCTCATCCATATTAGCCATTCCAAGACTATTCATGGTTTCAAGAGCCATATAAACAACTGTACTATCACTGATGATCTGTTTCATATTGAGTTCATTATTCTCATAATAAACTTTCTTAAGATCTTCAACCTTATGCACATTCTCAGTCATGATTCTGACCATAGCACCAAGCATATCAGTTGATCTATCATACACTTTAGAAGCTTCATGTTTAGCAAGCTTTGTAAGATCTTCCTTAACAGCTTCATTAGCAGCAGTCTTAACCTTCTCATTAGCTTTATTATAAATATTCACAAGAGAAGCTTTATTCTCTGCCTGCTGATTAAGGAATTGATCCATAGAATCTGCTACACGATCACGAATGATCTTAATAGCCTTCTCAGGAACGATATCCTTGATATTATTGATGAAATCATCTGCAATCGCTTTATCCATAATATATACAGGATCCTCATCAATTGTATTGGATTTTGCAGAAGCTTCCATAATGATAGCTTTATATTCTTCACACAGACTTGCAATCTGTGAGGTTATGAGGTTCTCGTTCAAGAACTTATCTACAAGCTTAAAATAACCTGCTTCTTGAACGAAATTCTTAATGGTATTTCTACCAATGTTCATATCATGGTTGTCTCCACCAGACTCCTCAAGGACCTTTTCAAAGACAGTATAAATTGCTGTCTCCATAAGGTAATTAGAAACAGAAGTAGAGAAGTCGAGCCTTCTGTTCGTTGCAACTGCATTTCGAGACATGTTCTCAAGAACCATATTGGTCTTATCTATAGTCTTTCTTGCAGATTTTGCTTCATTCAATGCACTAAGCTGTGATTCGGTGATACTCTTGTCTTTAGTAGACTGAAGATGCTGTTTCACAATTTCTGCATTAGATACAACCTTCGTAAACAATTTGTATTCACCTCCCTCTTAGAACAAAGAACCAGTGGATGCAATAGAATCAGGAGCCTGATCTACTACATCGTTGATCTTATATGCTTTAGAGTCGTCCTTGATTTCCTTGTATGCATTCTTGTCTGCTTCTTTAGTTTTAACAGTAAAGAATTCTGCAACCTTACGGAATCTGGAAGCAATACTAAGCTGCCTATTAGCAACAAGCTTTCTATCCTCAACGGTCGTGATCTCATTATTCTTGATCATCTGAGCATTCATCTCAAGGAGATCTGCCTGAAGATCAAAGTATTGTGAGATACGAGTATTGATTGCAAAGAAAAAATAAGTCAGCTCACGAATAATAGGAAGGATATTGACAAGGATCGCAGCGACTGCCATACCAGTAGCAATAGTACCAAGCGATACACCAAGAATGCCACGAACCTTGGATTTAATAAGAGGATCAAATGCCTTCTTAATCTCTCCATCTGCACAAGCCTTGTTAAATCTAACAAGATTTGCGTATACAAGAGAATCCTTAGTACGAGCAATACCAGCTTTATCAAGAATAACCTTATACCCATTATTAGTACCAGGATTCTTGATAAATTCGATTGTTACTGCAATCATATATGAAAGACTGTTGATGATTGAAAGAACCATTGTGTTATATGTGGTCATAACAATCTCAATCTTAGCCTGGAATCCACGCTTATAGATAACTTTATCATTCTCCAGATTATCAAGAGCAGCACGAATAACATCGATAGAATCCGTCGGCTGTCTATATTGCTCAAGAATTCCTGTAAGAGTCTCAATTACATCAGTAATCTTATCATACGACTCAAGCATAGTGACATCACCCTTAGACTCAGGAATATCACCAAAGTCAATATCTGTCACTTTATCTACAATCATCGTATAAAGCTTAGATGTAAGAGAAAGAAGCACAGACGTCTGATCAGCCTCATCTAGAGCAAGGATTTGATTACGAGTATCGCGATCATGAATATCCATATATTCACAGAACGCTTTTTCAATTGGCTTTCTCATGTTTTACCTCCTTATCTAGATTTAGAAAGAAGATTGATAATCTTCTTGTACTGACCATCATTAGCTTCTCTTTCAAGATGACTAAATGAAACAGTCTCATATGCTGTAGTTCCATCATCAAAAAGGAAATGAACCTTCTCAAGAGCCTCATCAACGACGATAAAGCACATGATATTATATGCATTCATAACAGAATAGACTACATTAGGACGCATAATATCAATATGCTCTTCCTTCTTAAGCCAATCTGCTTCCTCTTTAGAGATTACAAGCGTTGTAATTGCAGATGCATCATTAACTGTGCCAGTCCATCTACGAATACGAGACTTAATGGCACGATGCTCAAGCAGCTTCCAAATAGGAGAAGACTTTCCCTTACTAGAAGTGGAAAGAGAATCGAGTTTTGCACGATCAATAGCAAAGATAAAATCTTTCCAGAAAGAAATCTGTCCAGTAGTAGCCTTAAGGAAGTTAAAGAGACCATTTTTATCGTCATTCTTAATGATAATACGATCAAGCATATCATCAGAATAAACATACTGAAGTCTAGCCTTAACACCGATTACTGCTGAAGTAGCAATAGCATTGGACCCAGAGTTGCCTTTAGAGATATAATTAATAACCATCATAGAGGGCACAAGTTCATTTGCCTTCTTGATATCAGTAACAAACGTCTGGTTCCTAAGAATATCTTGTGTTTTAGCTTCAGCATCAGCCTTATTTTTAGCAGAAGTATATCTATCACTACTTTTTACACTTTTGCTAGCAGAGGATCCTGCAGGTACAAGAACAGGCTGAACATGTATATCTGGCGCTTCAGTGATAGACTTAACTTTACTTACTCTCATACCATGAGACATATCTACACGATAATCGGACAAAGGTCTAGATGAACCATATGATTCATCCAAAAAATAATCACGGAACTTTTCAAAACTCTTTACTGCCTCTTGGAAAGCTGCCTGATCATTAACTTCGATTCCAGTAGATTCTTCTGCAGAAATACTGTTAGCAAAGCCAATAACATCATCAATTCCAAGGTTACCATCAGTATCAAGATTTGTATGGAATTTCTTAAGATACGAAATTGCATCCTCTGCATTAGTGATTGTAATTGCAGAGAATAACATTTGAAGCATTGTGACTGCCTTACGTTCGATCGCCTTAGCAATCATACTTGCTGTCTCAACCGAAATCTGTTCTGTAACAATAACAGGAAATGTCAAAGTCAAATCTCTACTAGCTTTAGCGATATTCTTATAACTAGTCTTAGATTGTTTGAAATTATCCGTTATATCCGCTACTCCAAAAGAGTCGTCTGCCAAGTCTGTAAGCATAGTAACGATGTCTCTTAGAACAGTCTCGTGGATATATTTAGGATTATTTTTAATATCCATCGTAGTAATCCCTCCTTATTAGATTACTTGTATGTTTTGCAGTAAGCAAAATTAAAGGCAGTCACAATCGACTGTATTATGCATCAATTAGGATCGTTCCTTTATTTAATCACATCTCGTTTAATAACTTCAATAGCTTTATTGATTTCTTTATAATGGTCTTCCAAAGTTGTTTTAAAACAGATACTTAGTTTTGTTTCCAGCTTGATGTTTTCGAACTTTAGATCATTAATCTTATTATTCAGATCTTCTATCTTCTTATCCCTATCTCCAATCTCTTTTCGCAGATAATCACAATAGGAGTTTACTTCTGATACATAGGTATCCACATTTCTTCTAAACTCTTCATTCTGTTCTTGTTCATCCAAAAGTTTGTCCCAATAATCATATAGTGGTTGTCTTGGATTTCCCCACTGAGGGACATCATCATGCTTACTCATCTTAGTTTTAATCCCCTTTTTTATTCTAGTTCTATATCATTGAACCATAATTATAGTATATATCTATAAATTATATTAGAATGTGTATGATCAGGTATAAGGTTACCACCAAAACATCAGGTTAATACTGAATCAAGGAGGGATGAAGATGCCCGAAGATAAATATAAAAGTCCAGATGACAATAAGAGTTCCGATGTGTCTAGTATAATTAAACAGGATTCTAAACTAGATAGAGAAAATATAACGAATAGTATGTCATCTGATGACGAATTTCAAAGATTTCTTCGTTCCAATGGTATATATAAACGCAATGATATGAGTTTGTTTGATTGTTTCCATCGTTATCCGAGGCTTGATCCATATAATGCAATGCCTCCTGCAAGAGAATATGTATTCTTCACCAAACCAGATCTTAATCTGTATCAGGCAAAAGGCGTTTTAAATCCTCAGATTGCAAACATGCAGATGTTTAAAGATCTAGATAGACGTGGATACCGTAATGTATTAGAGCAACTCCAATACAGTATGAATCCTAATAGACCGTTTATGAATCTTCTCTCTAATAGACGTACATCCAATATCGATTTACCATCGATTGTTGCAGATGTATTAGAGTCTAATGCAAATATGTATAATACTAAGATTCATTATCGTAAAGGAACAGAACCAGCAGATGAGAATGTAGAATTCTCTGTTGAGTTCGAAGATACAAAGTTTCTTGAAGTGTATACATTGTTTAAAATATACGATGAATACCAAAAGAGAAAATGGTATGGTGTCTTAACACCACCAACATTGGGAGATGATCCAAGAGAGTCAGATCAAATACCAGATTATATAGCTTATAAGATTCTTCATGATAAGATGGGAATGTTTAGGTTCTTAGTGTCTGAAGATGGAATGACAATTCTTCATTGGGCTCAATTCTGGGGTGTTATGCCTCTCAGTGTGCCTAGAGAAGCTTTATCTGATATTCCTCAAGACGGTCATTTAAAGTTTACTGTCAATTTCAAAGCAGATTTTGTTGAAGATATGGAACCGAATACATTGTCTGACTTCAACAATATCAGTAGCTCTATCCCTTGTAGTAACCCTGATATACCTGTATTTGATACAGTTAGACGACAGGTGGATGGAGAGAATGTTAAACGTCCCTGGGTTGAAGGTGTTGATAGTCAGCTTAGTGCAGACGTAAACAAAACTGCTGGAAACTATAAAATGTATAGACTAAAATGGGGTGGAGATGCATAATGTCAGGAACTAATACAAATATGACTTTAACCACAGATATATATGACATTGAGTCATATGTGGATGCTATAAAGTCAAAATATATCGATATTCCTGAAGATACCCTTACTATGGGTATCTATGGATATCTTTCAGAGATCATGTCGAACACCATTGAGAACACTACTATTATGGCTGCTCGATATGCAAATGAATCTGCTCCGACAAGAGCAAAATTTGAACGTAATGTTCTTTCTCATGCACTATCTCTCGGCATCAACTCTATTAGAGCTGTACCAGCAGTTATGCAAGTATTCCTTTGTTTCCCAGAACAGATTCTGATTGAGAATATGAAGAATAATCGCTTTGCATTTGATAGAGGATTTGATATCTTTATTGGTGATAACAATAACTACATATATCGTACAGATTATAATATTATCATACATCGTAATCTGTTGCCTAGTGGCAAGTATGTTTATACAGCAATGTATGACTTTGATACCAAAGAGAAGAACGAAACCTCTGATATTATCAATCCATATCTTCCCACTATAGGCTTAATGTCTACTGGTGCTACGAATCTTGTTATGGTGCCCACACTCATACGTCAGGTATCACATACACAGATCTTTAAGACTATCATTATTAATAATCCTCTTGAATCTAAAACGATTACATTCAATTTTGAAGATCAGCTTGCATACTTCAATCTTGTGGTTCAAGAAGGAGACAAAGTTCATTATCTTAAACCCATTTATGATGGTCTTACAGATGATACCGGAGCTGAGTATTGTAATTATATGTATCTAGATGCATCTAGAATACGTATTCGTTTCAATAGAAACTCATATCAACCAAGAGCGAATGCTAATATAACAATCAACGTATACACTACTAAAGGAACTGCATGTAACTTCTCATACAAGCAAGATAAGATCGTTAGACTATCTTCAGAAAAGTTCTCATATGATTCTAATCTATGGATGCTTGTCAGACCAATAACTGATTCTCAATTCGCTAAAGATAGAGACACAGTGGATGAGATCAAACGCAAAATCCCTAAGCAAATGCTTATGAGAGGATCAGTTACAACAAGTACAGATCTTAATAACTATTTCAACTTCTTAAATAGTGAAAATAGAAGATTGTATTTCTTAGAAAAGGTACATAATCAGATTGAACGGGTATACTACTCGTACCTCATTCTTAAAGATGATCTTAATATTCTTCCTACAAACACTCTTGATGTAAAAGTAGCGAAGAGTATATTTAGTAATATCAATGCAATCAATTATGTTATTGCTCCAGGAACGAAATTTTACTGTGATCCTGAGAAAGAGATCACAGAAGCTACAAGTACTACTGATCCTGATACTATAAAATTCATGGATAAGAATGGGTTCCTATACATAAATCCTTTCCTTACCTTGATCAATAAGAATCCGTTCTTCACTGAGTATTATCTAAACATCTTGGATTATACAAAGACTCTGAATTTCGAGTACATTAATGAACTATGTGAAGTTCAGTTTATTGCTACATATGTACAGATGCAGCGACTATTCTATACTAAGAGAGACACATATACTATGACTCTCACATTGGAACAGAATGTTGCAGAAGACTTCCAGCTTGTTGATAAAGACAATGATGGTACTATTATTAGATGTGCTGTGGATGTATATGCAGTTATATTTGAGAGTGGTGTAGCTAGAAGATATGTTAAGGGTGTAATCCAAGAATTTGATGAAGAGACATATAACTATATCTACACCTTTGAGTTCAGCACCAATGATACAATTAGTAAGACAAGCAAACTTACTATTACTGGAATGAAAGAAATTGGTACAGGTATGACTACACTTACATACCTTCCTAGAAACATTGAGGTTAAGTTCTATGTGCTTGCTAAACTTACTAATGAATTTGGCCGTTCTCACAGCGCTGATAACTATATTCCTAACCTTAACGGTTACAGTTTGTGTAATATCTACGGCGTATTTGGTGGCATTGATCTTTATTATGATTATACAGATCTAATGACGTCATACACAACGCTATTCCAGAATGAGAATAAGTCTTATAGTTATATCATTAAGAAGATGCCTCTTCTCAGGTATTCATATATGAATACAGAAGAAAGAATTCTTAAGTTTGTTAAGCTTCTTGAGACTAATAAGCTTTATCTTGAATCTGCTTTGGTTCTTCTTGAAGATAGCTTTGGTATTGATTTCAAATTCTTCAATACATATGGTCCTTCCAAACTGTATAATATTGATAATGAGAAGCTTCTTAATAGAACTAATCTTAGTCTCACATTTGAGGTTAAATTTGTTATGGCTTCTGATACCTATATTACTTCAGATATCTCGAAAGATATTAAAGTTTATCTCGAAGATATAAACACTATCAATGATCTTCATATGCCAAATCTGATTACATATATAACCAATAAATATCGCAATCAGTTGGTATACTTCAAGTTTATTGATCTTAATGGATATGGGCCAATTAAACAAAGTATGTACAGAGAAGATATAGATGCGTTTGTAGAATCTACAACTGTGCCTGAGTTCTTGAATGTCAATATTCTCAACAATGGAGATCCAGATATTCAATATAAGATAATAAGTTAAACACCACTTATCCCTCTACCCGTAATAGGGGTAGAGGGATATTTTATGTAGTTTTAGTATGCTGGCTCAGAATTCTGAATTACTTCAGCCACATCAGAAAACACAGGGCTATCAAGAATTTCTTTCAAAGCTTCCCATGCGTCTAGTTTATCTGTTAAAAGCATATCAAATGCTTTTGCAGAGAATCCGGACATAAGGGTTAGCCCTCTTTCATTTTTAATTACTGGAATGCCACCATTACGATTATTTACATTCCAGAATACAAGATGTGGAAGCTCATATCCCTTATCCTTGAACATCTTTTCAATATGTTCAAATAGCATATCCTGACTCCAGAAAACACCATTATTGAATACAGTAGTTATCTGAACAACTTCATTGAATTCCATATCAGATACAATAACAATCTTATCTGGCAATTCTTCTTGTTTCAGCTTATTTTTAATAGCTGTATCAAGGATTAGCTTAAATACTGCTATAATGTCTGTATCACATGCATTATTGTACCTAAGTTTAGCAACGGAATCAACAAAGTTATCGGGATCTACATTAACTACTTTTGGATAGGCAGAAAACGTGATAAACTTGTTATGGAAACATCCTTCACTATGTTTAGCAATATACAGAGTTAAGGAATCTCCAATATCCATAGCAGTTGTACTACCACTTACCTTCACAAACATAGAAGAAGATCCATCTCTAACTACCAAAGTATTCTTAAGCTTCTGTTTAGGAACAGGAAGGCTATTCCAAAGAGTATTCAGATAATCTTCATTCATATTATCGCTTTTAATCATTCTAACAAGCTCATACGGAAACAGCGTTCCAGTATTTACTTTAGCCTTACCAGAGATAACATCATCTAGGAATTTACGCCTACGATTCTCATCATGATTCAGGAAAGCATTACCATATAGAACATTAGCTTTGGATGGTACTTTACTATAATCTATCTCATCCCATTTATTACGAGACATCTGCGACTCAACGACCCTAAGATAGTTACGAAGATCTTTAAGTGTTCTTGCATACAATTTGTAAGAGTTTCCAAAGAAACTAGATTTCTTGCAAATGTGTCTAGCCATAGAACAAGCGTTCTTATTAGATGTAGTAATGGATGGCATCCACTTAGCAAGAAGAGAAATAGGCTTATTATCAATCCTATTATGAATATCTTCTCTAAGCAGTTCATCGATACATTCAACTGTTTTATCTGGATCAGTATTCATACCGACCTTAATAAAATCATCGAACCTTCCATGCTCAATAGCACATTCAAGAAGAGGTATATAACTCTTATAGTTTCCAAGCCGTTCTGTAATAAATAATCCAATGATATGGCGGAACAAGTCTCTTTCTCCAAGACCATTTCGAGGATCACGAAGATAGAACATCCAAAGAGTCGTATAGAATGGATACTGATCATATGCTTCCATAAACTTATTATCAAACTCTTTGATCCTTATATCATCTTTCTCAATGATAGCTCTTCTCATAGATCCAACCATAAAATTCAAATCTACAAGAGCATTATCTGTCTTTGCATAAAGCTTTGCACCATTCTCTGTCACAACACCAAGAGTGTTCTCCATTTGATCCATGAATTCCATTGTTATTTCCTCCTCTAAGAAATAGATATTAAAAATCCTCATTTATATAAAAGACAAAATACCCCACTAGGGATAAACCCTAGTGGATAAGCGATTCATTCCTAGTAAGGTATTTTGTTTCGACCCATAGATTTATTCAAAATTGATGGTTGCTGTAAGGGCCGTACATATAAAGTCTGAGATCCATGAAAAAAGGTGAAAGGAGCGACCTTTCAAAATGGTTGGCTGAGGAGGCCAACAAAATCGTCTTATGGGTTTGGCGTTCCTCGTATCCCGAGGTGCTTTTATGCCATAGACCTGATCTGTGTTAGTTATAATTAGTTGCTGTCAGGATCTCTATACTATATAGTTCATATAGTATTAATTTTTAAATGGCACCCCATACTGGAATCGAACCAGTATTACAGACTTAGAAGGTCTGGGCATTGTCCATTATGCTAATGGGGTAATAAAAATTGATAGCAGAGGCAAAGGTTATACCAGATGATGATTCTAAAATTTAGTTTGCCGAATATTATAAGTCATATTCTAATACAAACCTAGAGAACCCAATAAAAACATATAACCTCAACTCTGCTATGGGAAAGATACAGTTAACGCCATGTAACTGATATCACCCAATCATCATCCAATTCTCAATATGATGTAATAGTTATTATTAAAATTTAAATAAAACTAATCATCACTGTATTCTCACCATATCTAGTAATGTAATAAAACATGCTAGCTTGTGCATCCTGATAGAATCTAGCGAGATGCTCAGGAGGAATCATACTAGCAATATCGGCTTTATATATGCTATAGAACTCAGCCATAGCAGACTTAATATTTGCATCATCATAATAGTCGATACTATCATATCCAACATCATTCTTATTCATATATGCTTTTCTAAGCTGAAGTCTGATAGACATGGTATTCATATCTGTATCAAATGTAGAGATATTATTGGTCATGCCTTTAGTGAATAAAAGAATATTCATAAGTCTTTCAAGCTTATCAGCGCTATAAAATCCATTTTTGCAAAGACTCTCTCGCACCATAGTGCCAAATTCAAGGTTGTTCATTTCAAAATTCTCCTTTTTATTTGAAATAATCAACCTCTCCCAGTACACGATCTTCGATCGCCTTATATTGATACTTGTTGTATAGCATATTCAAGTATCTGAGGCGTATTTCTACTCTCGGCAATATAGAGTAGTATTTGTTTACAGTTCCAGATATGACAAAAGAATCATCTAACCAGATATTGCTATTGTACATATCACTATATTTTTTACCTACATTATCCCAATCTGGTTTCGTAATAGGTCGAATTATTCCTGTTTCTGCTAAGAATACATCTGTTCTATTAAATGCAGAAGGGGTTTTAAAATAACAATCATATATAATTTCTAGAGGTGTAGATAGTAGTTGATCGAAACCAAAGAAATCTTCTGCATCAACCAATCTCTTCATAAATCTTTGATCATCCGATCCAGTAATAGAGTAAACATGTATAAATGGACTTTGAATACTACTAACATTACGTCTATTTATCAATCTGAATCTTGGTCTTGGCGTTCCTTCTGGTTCTTCATATAAAATAATAAAGAACTCTTGAAACGATAGACTAGCTAACATTGCATCTCTTTTAGCTAAAATTTCTTGTTCCATACGTTCATTGATATGATATTCATGATACATCCATTGAAGCCTCTCCATGAAGTCTTTTGGTATATGAGAATACTTCAATTCGTACTCTTCAGACTTCTGCTTACGCTTCTTCACATATTCCCTCCATTCCAATACAATATAGGGCTAAGAGGTTTCCCTCTTAGCCTTATGTAACCACATTTTTAATTAATGAATATCGAATAGTCTCTGTACACTATCAATCACAGTTTGATCTATAGAATCCATAACCTTCTTAGCAAACGATGCAGGTCTAGAAGACTGTGCAAGAGAATGATAAACTATTGTTCTCACAATATCTGGTTCATTGATGTTACAACCACAGAGATTTCCAATATAATCCATAAGGATTGTATTATTAGCCAGTTTATAGTTTCCTGCATTATTATTAGCAAGAGCCATAACGCCATAAAGCTCTTTGATTGTAAAGTTTACATCAACAATCGTAGGCATGCCATAATGGTTCCATGCACCTTCTTGGCCCTTAGTGATGCTCATAGAAGTTATAATACCCATATCGATATTAAATTGCCCCTTATAAGAACAACGCACAAGATATGGTGATACAAATGCTGAAGGACCAGTACCAACAGGCATAACAAAGCCCAATAGATGAAGAAGAGGGGCAACAATATTCAGATACACACTCATATCATCATTATCAGGAGATACAAGCTTAATATCTATAGAGTAATCTCTGGAGAATGTAGAATCTGCCCATATTTCTGGGAATATAAGTTTACCACCAGAGATAACTGTATCAAATGAATGAGTAATAGTTCCAAGAAGGCTACCACCAGACAGAAGTTTATTAGCTGCACTTTGTGCTACACTAGTATCTTTTGTAGGATCTGTTTTAAGAGTATCTGTAACCCGTTCTCCAAGAAGATTCTCATTAGATCCAAGAAGGAACTGCATCTCTCGGCCAAGGTCTGAGATAGAGTTGATCTTCTCAGCAAACTGAGATTGGGTAGTAGAGTTTGAAAAAGACTCATTAATCTGAGCCTCTGCATTTACATAAAATGCAACTCCACCATTATAATTCAGCTTAGATTGAATAGATCCATTAGAATAATTCTTCCAAGAGAACATACCACTGCTAAATTCATGGTTACCTGGCAATCTCTTACCTCCGATACCCATAAAAATAGCTGCAGCCTGCGCCATGGCATTTACATTCTGAAAATATCCAGCCCAGTCAGGTTTAAGTTCATAGTACTTACCTGGGTTCTTAAGCATATTCTCTATTTCAGAACTACCGAGGCCTCCTAAACCATCAAGAGCACTAGAAAGAATACCAGCTTTTTCATCACTAGAATATCCTGCTAAAAACGATGGTTTACCAGGAACCATAACGAGCAATGGCATACGAGCTACTATCTTATCTGCATATTTACGACCAATAGATGATTTATTATTACCTCCATCTATTCTTCTATCTTGATGAGGCATATATTGATATGGCATACCAAATATACCATAAAGATTAGTAATACGAAGATCACCGCTAGTAACATTTATATCTCCACCATTGATAATACCTCGTGCTGAATCAAGTAGGTATCCACCATATTCTTTAGTCTTTCCTCGTACCCAGTCAAAAACATTAGCTGTCTGCTCTGCAGCAGCACTACCTTTATCCTTTTCAGAATCTGTATCTCCTATTCCAATACCATTTTTAATCTTCTTCCAAGCATCATCCATCCATCCAAACAACTGAAGATTAAATTCTTTGATTACCTTCTCATTGAATTCAATTTCACCTTTTTTAGATTCTGTAGTATGGCTAAAATTAGGACTCTTATTCTCATCTTCTATATATAACCAACAATGATCTTGAATCTTATACCAACCATTTAATTCAAATTCATATTCAAATACATCACCAGAATACACTTTTCCTATCTTATATGCATCTTCAGTACAATCATAGTATATAGGCGCATCGGATTGCAATTTGATATTTTGTGCCATTCTAATCACCTCTAAATCCATTCAATTACGATAGTGTCAAAATAATAATATTCTGTATTTTACAAAACATATCCCTCTACCCATACTGGGTAGAGGGAATAGTTATCTATCTACTTAATTTCTTGCAAGTGCGTTCATCATGGCAGCAATACCATCAAATGCACCCTTCATATTATCCATAGCCTGTGCAGCCGTAGCTCTAGCTTGCAAAGCCTTCTTTGCATCAGTGTTAGCCTGAGCAGGATTCGTCTTTGGAGTAGAACCAATAGCATCTTGAGCAGCAGACTCGTTTCCAGTAATAGCATTAACCATTGTAGACAGCAGTGCTATAATAGCATCAAACTTGTCTGTATAATCTATAGCTCCAAGTGCACTAGTAGAAGCACTACTTGTATTAGTGTTGGTTGAAGTGCCTGTCTGAGTACTTGTAGAAGTACCAGACTGAGCATTAGATGATGTATCTGATTTTGGTTTATCTGCAGTTTTAGCATATTTAGGATCAGTAGAGAGGAATTTAATTGCATCCTCTTGTGTATATCCTTGATTAAGCAGATACTTGATATCATTTGCTTCATATGGTTTACCATTAGGAGCAAGTATTTCTTTAGCATACTTAGGATCAGTAGAGAGGAACTTAATAGCATCCTCCATAGAGTAGCCCTTATTAAGAAGATGCTGAATATCATTCTCTTCATAAGGTTTACCATTAGGAGCGATCTCATTAGTAATAGGTTTACCTTTCTCAGCTTGTACTGTAGATGCAGGAGCATTAACGTCAATCGTTTGCGATTCTGTCTTGGATTCAAGCTGAGATACTCCTTGCTTCTTAAGTTCTTCATCATAAAGCTGACGAATCTTAATAGCTTTTGCTCTAGCAGTAGTGAGAGTATCATCATCAGTAATTCTATTCTCATCAGTAATAAAGGAATCAGGCACATCACTAATATATTGTTTAGCAGAATCAATGGAATTAATGTTATGGTCATCAGCAAATCGATCATATCTTCCACGTATCATATCTTTCAAAGCATTAGGATTTTTATCTACAAAGCTTTTAGCTGCATCTATTAAATTACCAGTTCCTAATGGATCATAGGTTTTAAGATAATCATTAAATTCTTTAAGACCTCTTCCCCATTTTCCTGTGCCAGCCATAGTCTGGCTGTTCTTTTGTGCATTCTTAGCAGCTTCTATACTATCTTTAGCAAGATTTGCATACCAAACTTTCTGTTTGGCCATACTTAAACTATCAGTATCTTTTACTTGAGAAGCAGATGTGTTCGGAAGACCATTAAGAGCTTTCTTAGACGCTTTCTTAAGCTTATCGAAGAGGCTTTCTTTATCATCATCCTTTTTATTATTACTACCAAATAAACCACGGCCCCATTTTCCTCGACCCCATTTAGAGCCACCAGATGTAGGACCCGCTTCTGCTCTAGCTTTATCAGGATCTCCTGGTCCACTATTTGTACTTACGGTACCGCCACTTCCACCACGTTTAATATATCCAAGCAAGGGGTTATCATCTGTACCAAAATAATCACCAAATTTACCATGTCCTATCTGATGAGCACTAGAAAGATTACTCCAAAATCCACCTTTACCATCAGCTATAACAACATGATCTGGTTCACTAGGATCACCATCTGTGTCAATGAGACCCACATCCCCTTCAGCAGCAGGTTGATCTGGTGGTATAAATGTGCCATCAGCAATAGCATTTTTCCATGCAGTAGGAACCCACTCGTCTATAAGAGGCGCTCCTGCTTTTCTTAAATAATCATTAACAAATTTAGTACATCCACTACCGCCATACCAATAGGGAGGGTTAACATCATCCTGCCTATGACCAACTACACTTTCTGCCCATTTAGATGCTTCAGATATAGCAGCACTAGTAGGTTCATAAGACCCTCCAGCGCCACCTTGTTTATCATCACTATTTCCACCACTAAATATAGAAGCGAAAGGATTGTCATCTCCAAAGATAGTTGCAAGTGTATCCTTACCAAACATTTTCTCTGCACCAGCAGTAACAGCTTTAGCCATTGGGCCAAGTGCAGCTTGCATCTTTTCTTTAAGCTTATCTGCTATACCTTGGAACTTAGAAAGAATTCCTTTCCTGGGAGCTTTTCCACCAGATTTAGAATTTCCTCCAGTAGTTCCACCACTATCATTAGCTTCACCACCACCAAGAGCAGCACCATCAGAATCATATGCTTGTTGCGCAAACTTCTGACGTTCTGGCATTTCACCAGTATAACCCTCAAACCGTTCAGCCCATACAGCAGCAGCATCAGTAGGACTGGTCTGTGCATTGGTCTGATTAAATGAATCATTTCTTTGAGTAGATTCTTCTTTAATATAATCTAGCTGACCAGAAATAGAATTAGGATCCCCACCATTAGCAGTAATCCAAGCTTGAGCTTTTGGCCATCTATCAACAGGATCCCACTGAACGAGACCGTGATATCCTTGTTCATTTGTAGAGTTTGGATCTAAGGTAGATTCTTGATTAATATTACCAAGAACACCAGCAGCAGCCTCTTTAGTAAATCCTCTATCCATCAATCCTTTAAATATAGTTTCACCAGCATTACCTTTACCCCATTTAACTTTTCCACCACGACCATTAGCAAATGCATTAAATGCTTGGATAGTAGGATTCTTAGACATCTGAAGAGCTTTATTTCTACCCCATCTAGAACGTCCCCATTTTCCTCTACCTTCACCACTAGCATCTTTAGCATCGTAGTATTCGTTATATGCAGCGAGGTCACTTTCACTCCACATAGGTTCATCATCATAATTGGTAGCAGTCTGAAGTGCATTGAGAATTACTTCTCTAGGAACATTGGGCATAGCATCTGCTTGAGCAATGAATTCCTTGGCATTCAAATCACCATGACGATAATAGTCATATAGCTGAACAAACTTCTTATCTGCTTTTCCTTCATCATAATATTTATAAAACTTATTAAAGTATTCTTGAGTATCACTATCCCACATACCTGCATTGGTAAGTGCAGCCTGTACTTCATCTCTAGAAGTATTTGGGTTGTTGTTAGCTTCTCTAACAAACTCTTCAACTGTAATCTCTTGATTCTTAAGCTTAGCAGTAAGCTTATCCAAATCAGTAGCAGTAACCTCAGAAGCTGTCTTTCCAGATGTAGAAGATTTGTATCCAGTGGGAGAACCCTTCTTAGCACCAGGTTTTGCTCCTGGCTTAGCAGATGCATTAGCAGTTGGTAATGTAAATGCTGAAGAAAGTGTAGATGCTATATCAGCTAACTCACCAAATATACCACCATATTTCTTTTGTGCAGGTTTACCGCCAGCTTTACCACCACTAGAACCAGTAGTCTGATTAGTAATGCCTTTACCTTGTTTATTAAAAATCTCTATAGCATATTCATGACGAGCACCATCAATGCCACAACCTTCAAACTCTTCTGCCCAAATCTTACTTGCTTCTTCAGGGGTTGATGCTGCAGCAACTTTATCCCATACACCAGGACGACCACCACCGTTGTATCCAGTAGTAGCCTCAGCTTTCATAAATTCGAGCTGAGTTATAAGATCACCAGAAGATGTGCCTCTCTCAGATGCAAATTGTCTAAGACTATCACATCTGCTTTCAGTCCATTGACATAGCCCATATCCTCTCAATGAACCCTCAGGAGCTTCGTCTCTCTCTCCACCATCCTGATATGCATGAGGATTAAATCCAGACTCTTGCTGAATATTTCCCATAATACCAGCAGCAGCCTGATTAGATAATCCTTGGTCTTGAGTCAACCAATCCCAAATATCCTCAGCATTATCTGCACCTTTACCCCACTTAGATCTACCATATTTACCCTTAAGTGAAGAAGCATATCTAGAAGCGCGATTAAGAAGATTCTTAGCACCAGCACCCCATGTAGAAGCTTTTCCTCTACCCCATCTACCCATACCAGCAGACATTGCAAGAGAAGACTTATTAAGAACTTGACTTGTCTTAAACTGTTGATTTGGGGTTGTAGATTCAGGATCCTGAATAGTGATATTATCTCCATCCATACCAGTAGCCACAACGTAATGAGGATTAGAACCAAATGGTGTCTCAGATGTTCCTCTAGCTTCCTTAGCAGGAGTATTATTCCCATCTGTACCCATAAGAAGAACAGGATTTCCACTCTTAAGAGATTTCTTTATATCATTCTGTGAACTAAGGTTATGTGTATCAATACCACTCTTACCAAGATAATCCTTGAAGAATCCAGGTTTGGTACCTCCGTCCTTCTCTTTATATCCATGATCAAGAGCATATTGCGCAGCATTCTTAGTATCCATAGGAATACCAAGTGCAGCAGCCATATTAGCAGCAGATGCAGGGCCACAGCCACTATCAGCCATATTTTGCATCTCTGTATCACCATAAGCATTATAACCCATACTATTCACTGGATCGACCTGGGAATGGAATTGGTTAAAAGCATCTGTGCCTCTTCCCCATCTTCCTTTTCCCCACTTACCTTTACCAGCAATAGTATTCATTATTGAACTACCAAAATTACTGATACCTTGCATTGCAGCAGCACCAAGATTCTTAGCACCTTGTAATGCAGAACCAGCTTTATCTACAACCCAGTCTTTAGCAGAAGATGCTTTATTCACAACCCAATCTTTAGCAGCAGATGCCGTATCAGCAGCTTTACTACCAAGAGTTTTAATACCTTCATACATAGAAGAGCCAAATCCTTTGACTTTATCCCATGCAGATGAAGCTACATTCTTAGCGCCTTGTACAAGATCAGAACCAAATCCTTTAACTGAATCCCAAGCCGAAGACATGAGTCCACCAGCTTTTCTAGCACCTTCCATAACTTTATCTACAGCAGACGAAAATGTACTCTCTGCTTTCTGACCAGTTCTACGCACTTGATCAATAATCTCTTGTGTAACGCCCATAGCAGGACCAACGATCTTAACTACAGACTCAATTACATCTTCAGGATCAAGCACCCATCCAACAACAGGAATAGCTTGAAGTATAGAAGCTGTAAAACCACAGAGCATCTTCATGGCCATAGTAGCTGTACCGGCAGGTAACTTAAGCCACTCTTCTGCTTTATTATAGCCTTCATAGAACGAACTAATAGCAAAACCAACTTCAAGTCCAATTGTAACTGCAATACCTACACCAGTAGCACTAGCAGCATAACCAGACATTTTCTTGGTTGCTCTAGAAACAATTTTATTTATATTCTGTGGATCGCTTACTTTCTGCATGATAAATTCACCGAACTTCATAAGAGACGGTTTGACTTTATCACCCATAATAGATCCACATTTTTCAATAACATTCTTAAGACCAGACTTAACCTTTTCAAGTATTGGTTTAGCCTTTTCTGCTACCTCACTAGCAGCTCCAGTAACTTTATCTTTAACACCAGTGCCTATATCTCTAATCGTACTAGAATGATCAGAAGCAAAATCATATACATCTTTAGCAAAACCTATACCGCTACCAACCATCAGAGCATTTTCGCCCCATCGCATTGCAGTATCGGTAAAGGATTCATTAGCCTGAGCTTCTTTTCTAGCAGCAGCTTCTTCATCTGACTCTGTGAGCCAATCATATGCACCATAAGCAAGAGCAGCTCCACCAGCTACTTTAAGACCAGTCATTGCCCTGCTACCCCATTTAGACCTGGATCCTCCTGGAGTAGGTACTGTACCTTTAGCTCCTCTTCCTCGTCTACCTAATCCTCGTCCGCGTCCACCACCAGGAAGGCTTATTCCTCCACCAATTCCACCAGTATCATAAATAGCATCAACAATGTCTTGCAAAAGACCTTCGATATTACTACCATGAACATTCACTGCTTCTGCAGGATCATCGGATTGGGTTGGATCAAGTCCAAGCATGCCACGAGACTTACCAGCAATCTTAGATGCAAATCTACCAATCTTAGAATTACTAAGTTTACGACCATATTTAGTATCTTTAATCTTATCCCATGCTAATTCAGCACCCTTATAAGCTACTCTACCAACAGCCTTAGCACCACTCTTAGCCAATCCAAAGAACTTATTACCAAGATATGTAGCCAACGGAGCAAGAGGACCAAGAGCACTAGTAAGAACTCCACCAAGTTTCTTTAGCCAATTAAGAGGGTTCAGGAAAGAAGCAAGATCTTTAATAGTATCCCAGAAACCCTTCTTAGGTTTCTTATCCTTATTGGATCCCACCATAGCATCCATAGAGGCTCTATTTACATCAGTAAGATCTCTAATACTATACAACAGCTCTTTCTGCACATTATCTCTATCAGCAATTTTATCCTGAATAGCTTTATTATCTTTAGTATCCACCAAAGACATAGAACCATCCATAGCAAGCTTATAGGTCTGAGGACCATACTCTGTATTGATTGTCTCCGACTTCTTGCCTTTAATATCTTTAGACTCAGCCATTACACCTTTCTGAGGAGAATCAATACGTTCACCTTTAGAAACTAAAGTTGGCTGTTTATCTTTAGTAACTACTCCACCGTCTGCCATAGCAGCAACAAACTCACCATTCATATGTGCAATAGCAGTATCATTATTTACTTTACCACCAGATTCTCTCCAAGATTTATTATCGATTCTGCTAAGAGGATTCTTATTATTTCCTCTCATCATCCATTTAGCATCATAGTATTCATCTTTAGTATGATTAATACTTGCATCCCAAACAGATCTACCGAATCTACCAAGTTTTCTTCCAATCTGTCTAGCTCGATCCATCTTAGAATAAGATACACCTTTACCATGGCCCATCTCTACACCAACCTGACGGTTAGCACCAGTTATATCTTCAATAGATCTACCCTTATTAGAATCATTAAGCAATCTTTGTCTATCTTTAAATGTTTTACTATTAGGATCAATACCTACACCAGTCTTAGCAAACTCAGCAAGACCACTAAGTTCTGTTCTCATTCCAGCCTTAGACATAGAGGCCATAGCCTGAACAGTATCCATCTTAAGATTCTTAATAAGATGAATATTCGTAATAGGCATCTGTGCTTCTGCAAGAACCATCAATTTATCGAAATCTTTCTCAGAAAGGCCAGATATAACTTCAGGGTCAGTTATCTTATATCCACATTTAGCAAGTCTCGTCCATCTATCAAGATCCTTTTTGCTCATATTAAGAAGCTCATTCACATCGTCAACAGTAAACCCAGATGCTCCAATATCAATAAGCAACTCTATCTCAGATTCGCTCTTATCATAAAGCTTATGAGCATTTTCAAGAGTAATATTAGTCTGTCCACCAAGAGCATTATTAACTCTATTTGCTCTATCCTGGATACTGCGATTCATATCCCTCTTAACTTCATGAGCTCTATTTACTCCACGAGCATGCTGTTCACCTAGCTCTGCTACCTGATTTCCTGTAAGAGCCCCTCTAGAGAGGATCTTCAGACTCTCCGCCATATCTTTAAGAATAGGAATCTGCTCTTCAAAACCACTAAGCAATGTTTTATTGATAGCAGCAGCCTGCATAGCAGCAGGATCAGTTTCATCAAGATTATCAGAAGCTGATTTGAGTTCGCTCTCTCGACTATCATATTCCTTCTTAAAGAGATTCTTAAATTTACCATAGTTATCTTCATTGATACCTTTGAATCCAAGTTTACCCATTCTATCAAACATATCTGATCTTCTATCAGTATAATTACGTTTCTGAGCTTGGATCTCTCTAATCTCGTCGCCAGCTTTATTGATATAATCCATAAGATCTTTCTTCTCTGCACTAGAGATTTTGGATCTCTTCACGATATCAATAGCAGCTTTAGTATCACCCATCTGAATAAGCTTCATAACCTTAGAAGCCAATCCAGAATCTCTGAATCTCTTAGTAATCTCATTACCATGAAGCTTCAGTTTATCTTGTTCTTCTCTCTCAAGATAATCTTTACCTTCATCAAGAGAACCAATAATACGACGCATCTCTTCAAGGCCTTCTCTATCAGTACCTTGCATAGTCTCATCCATCTGACGAAGATCATAATCCTCATCACCCATAAATGCAAGACGTTCAGATGCAGTCATATAATCAGCATTACCCTGACGAATATGCCTCTTACGTAATTTATCTCCAGCTTTACCTATCAATGCCGAAGGCAACTCAATAGCTTTCTTAGGAAGCTTAGCCAATGCACCAGCTTTTCCAGCAAGGAATCCAATTCCTCTACCAAGCTTAGAATAACGAAGACTATTGAACATACTGATTCCAGTCTCTGTTTTCATAAGCTTATTAAAAAGCGTTTTAGGAAGTCCAAGAAGAGATCTAATACCCATATTAAGCTGCTTACCCATAGGAGCCATAGCATTAATAACAGGCATAGCCATCTTATCTTTAAACCAATCAAGCACATTCTCTTTAAGACCACTACCAAATTCTTTAAGCGGTTTTACAAGACCGTCATTGATTGCTCCTGCAACACCACCATGTCTCTTACCCTGAGAATCAGGCTTTCCAAGCAAGAAATCTTTAAATTCATCTGTAGATGCTACTAGACCGATACCAGCACCAACAACTGCACCAGGAAGCAACCCTAAACCAGTTCCAGCACCAGCAAGCATACCTGCAAATGCACCTTTAGCAGCAGATGGGAATGATTTCTTAAGAATCTGCTGTGTATCTTTACTAATAAGACCAGCTTCACCAAAGAGAGCTTCTCTCATTGTTTCATTATTCTTAGCAAATCCAACTGCCGAACCCATAAGAAGTCCACCAAGAGGACCAAGAGGAGTAACAAGCCCAAGAACCGTACCAGCAACACCCATCTTCTTCATATCAGGAAGATATTTTTGCATGGTTTCTTGAGTCTCTTGAGAGAAGATTCCACCTTTACGCTTACCAGTATCTTTACCAGCTTCATCAAAGATTCTTTCACCAAACAATGCTCTCTGAACAGTATTAGAATTAGCAGCGAAGTTTACTGCTGCACCAGCTAGTGCACCAAGAAGAGGACCACCAAGACCAGTAGCAGTACCAACAATAGCACCTACTGCTCCACCACCAGCAATAGTAGGAAGGGCTTCAGATACTTTCTTAGCTGTAATATCTACAGCCTTCTTCTGACCTTTAGAGCCATCACCAAAAGCAATAGACATAAACTGGCTAACCATACCTTTATCATTTCCATTTGCATCTTCTGAACCAGCAAGAGTTTGTGCATTAGCCATAACCCGCTGGATATTGGCTACTTGAGTAGCATATGATGCTTTACCACCACTATACATCGGAAGATTGTCAAGAAGTTTCTTCTTAACAGCCATCTCATTACGTCTATCTTTATCTCTATTAGCAGTAAGCATATTGGGATTATATATATTCTGATCAGCAGGAATAACTCTCTCACCCTTAGACAAAATCGTCAATCCCGTCTTAGTGATGTTACGAGAACCATCTGCTTTAGTCTGAATAGAATCATATGCTCGTTTAGCCTCTTTTGCTGTATCTTTAACATCGTTGATTATGCTAGCTCCAGCATTAAACACACTATCTTTTACATTATCTCTGACGGCTTTAGCTGTATTAATTACATTTACACCAGTAAGAGCTTCAAGATATTCATTAGCTCTTTGACCTAGTGTTTTCTTTTCATCCTCACGATCTTTATCGCTCTGATCAACCTTTTCTTTTATCTTATCTATTACTTCATCTAATTTAGCTTTAGCACGTCCAAGAAGACCTTCAACAGGTTTTCCCTTTTCATCCAAAAGATCTTTATCTTTAGCTTCAAAGAGCATATTAAATACATGCTTATCTGCTTGCTCCATAAGACCAGTTACAACAGCAGCAGGTCTAGAAGTAAGCTTATGCAAAGCATCAGCAAATGCACCAAATTGAGTTCCTTCAGAAACAGCATTGATGATCTTCTCCATATTTTTTCTATATTCATCAATTTCTTCTTGTGTAGCACCTGTTGCTTGCATCTGTTTAACTTTATCATCTACCCTAGTGCTAAACATGTCTGCAATGAAGGTCTGATTTTCTTTTAATCTCTGTTTACGTCGTCTATCATTAACAGTTGCAGCAGCAGATCCAACTGTAGCTTCATTAAATAAATACCCATTAATCTGAGCACTATTTTGAGCCTCTGTATCACCAGTAGCGATAGTTATATCACGATCTGACTGACGAGCAGCAACTCTTTGTCCATTTTGAATTGCTCTTTCCCTCTGAGCAATGAGGCGTTGAATCTTGGAATTATAACCACTTCCAGACCCTCCACCAACACTAGCAAGACCAGGAAGGAGAAGAGAAGTATTGATATCGATATTACGAAGATAATCAAAGATATTCATCCCATAATCATCTTTAGTCTTAATCAATCCATCTCCATTAGTAAGATACTTATTATCAAAAGATCTCATAGAGCTATTGGCATCAAAGTTATTGAAAAGAAGTCTTTCAATAGCTGTACCACTATCCTCTTTTTGTTGCAATCTTTTAGAATATTCAAGCTTAGATCTCATATATTGGCCAGGAGCTTGCATTTTGGCTTGTCTAGAAATCCTATTCCAGATAGCCTCATAAGCTTTCATCTCATCTACAGAAACGCCATATCTTATAGCCTTCTCCATATCAGTTCCAGTAGTATCAAACCATCCGCCATCTTTGAATCTCTGATTAGAAACTTTCTTAGCAACTTGTTCCATTGCTTTCATTTGTTCTCTAGTCATAGCCTGATTTTGAACGAGCTGATTCATGATTTCTCTCATTTCTTGCAGCTCTTCAAAACCACCTTGTTCAGCAGCACGGTCTCTTTGTTTCTGGAAGTCTTTCTTTAATTGCTTAATATTAGTCCATTTACCAGTTTCATCATTATATACTTGAGCAGGATTGCCAGTCAAAGCTGATTCAATTCTAGCCAGATATGAAGGAATAACTTCTACGATTGATCTCTTCGTAGCCCAATCAAAAGGAGTTGGTCCTTTCTGTTTTGTATTACGAGTATCAATTTCAGTTTTACCACCAAGCTTAACACCAAAGATCTTACCAAGAATCTCTTTACCAAGAGACCCTCCAAATTCATTCTTTGATGCCATATAATTCATTTTAGATAAGAAAGTACCAAATGCTCCACCAATCGTTTTATCCAAATCTTTCAATCCCACTTTAACAGCAGGACCAAGAGCTGTAGAAATAAGTAGTGATGGGATAGCAGCTAATGGATTGGATGCCATCATTTTAAGCATATCTTCATTTATCATATCTGACATACCAAAAGTCTTTTCACTTATAAGACCCTTGATATTCTTGACTATCTGTTTACCATATTCTTTGATATTAGGTGTACCATTAGCACCAAGAATATTGAAAAGAGGATCAGTAGCTTTATTCTTATCAGGAGTTTGTTTGTACAGATTTCTCTGCATTTCAAGCATCTCTTTAAGAATAGCATTATTCTCTTTCATGATATTCGTAGTAGTCTCAAAGTATACCTTAGAATTCTCTGCTAGTGTCTGTACCACTTCAGTATTAAACTGATATAGTGCATTTAGACCAGCAGTAACACCAGTGAACCCTTTCTCAATACTATTAGTCATTCTAGCATTCTGCACATAAAGCATATTTGCATTAGCTCTAGAAGTCTCTACTTGATAACGAGTAGAAGCCTCTATAGCAGACGTTGTAGCATGAGATTGCATAGCAGCAGCTTCATGAGTTGCTTGCATAATGGATTTTTCACCCATAGACAAGCTAGATTCAGCATTACTAGACTCTAATCCACTATCTCCATCCATATCAAAGTTATCATCTAAATTGAATGCCGCATCAAATGCTTCGTCTTCTCTCTCTTTATTATAAAGCTTACCAGATTTGATGTCTGCAATGGCATTACGAAACGCATTACCGCTTTCTTTATAAATTGGAGTATCCTTGACTGCATCTGTAGCACGCTTTAGAGTTCCTCTGAAGTCTCTAATCGAATGATATACATCCTTAAAGAGTTCTTCATTAGATTCAAGAAACTCACTAGTAGCTGGCGCATTCTCTTTAGTATAATCTATAGTGGAATACACTACAGATTTACCTATATTTTTGATATATTCAGCAACAGGACTCAATCTATCCATCTCCTTTCATATAAGATTATACTGATGTCTCAAGTATACCATTATAAGCAGATTAGACAAAAAATACCCCTCTACCCATTACAGGTAGAGGGGACGAAATAAGGGATTTTCCATATACTGGAAATGAGTATGAAGCTTGATTAGAAGGAGCGACTCTTCCAATCACTATATAGTCATATAAGCAATAATATTTTACTGCTCTTCACGCTTAATCCATGCGGGACATGGAGAATATACTTTTACCCCATCATATCCACTAACCTTGGCCACTCCACGACCATAGAGCTTCTTGCCATCAGCATCGATCCCAATTACCTTCGGGAACGGACGTGTACCAGGTTCGATCTCTTTAAGACTCAGAGAAATATCAGACTTCTCACGTCCACCAAGAGCAATCTTACGCCCAGTGTGGAGATATGTATTCATGACAAACTCTTTTGAGATGTCAACCATTGTTTCTGCTTCCTTCTTACCAAACTCATAACGCTTAGCAAGAATCTTTGCTTCATCAGATGTCACCTTAGCGGCATTCTCAATAATAGTTGCTACCATATCATGTGCTGCTTCAGCAGGACAGTATTCTCCAACCTGTCCATCTTTATCATAAATACCAACTTTGAATGTATCATCATTCAACATTGCTCGCATTACACGAACTTCATCCTTCTTGCTGCTCGTCTTCTGTGTAATCGTACCTTTGATTTCCTTTACGAGCTCATCTACCTTTTCCATTGCTTTATACCTCCTAAAAGCTTTAAATTTAACTACCAATCCATGCTTATCTTTGGATTATGTATTAGTTATGTAGTGATTAAAAAATTACATTTTCTAATCTTATAGTTCTGGATGTGATTAGAAAAGTGTATGTTTCTAATTTACTTATTTACTTATCATTTTCCTTCTTAGGTACTCTATATACCACCTTTATATACTTAGGTGGTTTTGCATACTTATTAAGTATCTCATTTATATCTTCTCTACTATACTTACACAACTCTTTCAGAAACTTAGTCATATTTAATCACCTCTTATATAAGTATTCAAGACAAAATCATTCTCTACCCATTACAGGTAGAGCTATATGAGATATATAATGTTATTCTTGATATCATAAATGAATTATTTTACAGAAAACAGGGCCTGCGGCCCCTCCTGATCGGTGGTGGTTGGTGGGTGGTACCCGAACTATTGCCTCACAATAATGTTGCATCAATTTAAAAAGTTAATTTTCGATTTTGGTTTACTTATGACCAGAATTGTCAGTTATAAGTATGAGAATAATTATACTACGTAAATTTTTGA